TTGGGATTAAAAGATTTTGCTATTCTTAGTAATGGTGAGAAGATAGATAATCCTAGAATATTAAAGCATCTTGAAGTTAAATATAGAAGATTAGCTAAATCTGTTTCTAGAAAAGTCAGAGGTTCGGCTAATTATGAAAAAGCTAGAATTAAGTTAGCAAGATTTCATGAGAAAATTGTTAATATTCGTAAAGATTTTCTACATAAGTTGTCAACTAAATTGGTAGAAAGTTATGATATTATTTGTATTGAGACTCTTAATATTAGTGGTTTAATGCAAAATCATAGATTAGCAAAATCATTTCAAGATGTTTCATTGTACGAATTTGTAAGACAACTAGAATATAAAGCTAATTGGTATGGTAAGACTATTTCTAAAATAGATAGATTTTATCCATCATCACAGTTATGTTCTAATTGTGGATATAAGAATTTTGAAGTTAAAAATCTTAGTATTCGTGAATGGTGTTGTCCTAAGTGTGGAGTTCATCATGACAGAGATGTAAACTCAGCAATAAATATTTTAAATGAAGGACTAAGAGTATTAAATTCTTAGAGATATATAATTTTAACTGTGGGACACACAGGGATAGCCTATTGTCTGGACGTAAGACTTTTTTAACGTAGTATTAAAAGAGCAGACCATTGGGTAGGAACTTCTTGGTATTAGTTCATAAGAGGGTGTCAGGTTAATTGTTAAATGGTTATATAGTATATATATGGTTAGGTAGTTTCATTACTTTTTAGATAATGTATTTTATTGTACAAAAGAAGAGGTTTTAAAGTGGAAGATAATAAATTTAATTTAGGTGTAGATGTTTTTGGTGATACTGCATCTGACGTTACATCTACAGTTGTAGAAAAAGATATTACTTCGTATTCTGTTGAAAGTATTCCTACAAAAGAAGAGGTTAAAGTGGAAGATACAAAGAAAGAAGATTTGATTGCTAAAGAATTAGATAGGGAAAATACAGAGGCTGGTTCTAAGAAAACTAAGTTAGCTTATGAATCTACTGTATTGTTGCCATCTAAAGGCATTTTATATAAAGAGGATAATATCCCTGCTAATATTACATTACGTGGTATGACTACAAAAGACGAGAAAATCATGTATGCTAGTCAGGGTGCGGATGTATTCAAGAAGATTTTAAGGAACTGCATTGTTTCTCCTGAGAATATTGATATTAATCGTTTGATTAGTGCAGATGAGATGTTCCTAATCTTGCAATTACGTATGGTTACATTTGGGGATAAATATAAAGTTCGTTCTACATGTCCTCATTGTGGTAGTGTTGATGAACATGAAATTAGTTTATCAGATTTCGATATTATGTACCTAGATGATAACTTCACAGAGCCTATTAATGTTGAGTTACCAGTAAGTGGTGATACTTTATCTTTACGTTTGTTGAGGAATTCTGATACTGAATATGTAGAGAAATATGCACGTAGGTTCGCTAAACAGTTTAATCAAAATTATAAAGAGGTAATGTATATTTGTAGGATGGCAAAATATATTACAGCTATTAATGGTAAACCTGTTGATTTTGTGGATGCACGTAGTTACGTAGAAAATATGGTATCTATGGACAGTGCTAAAATGCAAACAGTAATTAATAGCATTATTGTTGGTGTAGATACAATCGTAGACCATGAGTGTACATCTTGTGGTGAATTATATGATTTCGCTATGCCGATTACTAGTGAGTTCTTTCGTCCCACAATTAAGTGAGTTTAATTCAGACGAATATAACAATAAAGCTAGGGAGATACGATTTACTGCTTTTCGTTCTTTAATGAGAGAAGAGTTTCAACTAGCATATTTTGGTAAGATATCGTATGAATCTGTTGAGAATATGAGTTCCTTAGAGAGAAGGACGATGTATCAAATACTAGTTGAGCAGAAAAAAGAAGAGAAAAAAGCACAAGATGAGGCTATCAAATCCGCCAAAGAGAAAAAAGCTTCTAGGGGTAGGAGAAGGTAGCCTCTTCTCTTTATATGTTAGGTAAGGTTGTATATATGAGTGAGTTACAGGATAAAAAACAACTAAATAAGCGTATACAACAGATAGAAGAGAAAGAAGCTAAACGTGTTGAGAAGAACATAGCTAGACGTGAGAAGCGTTTTGCTAAGATGTTAGATTCTCAGATGACAATGTTAGAATCATTCTATAGTACATCTAATAAAGTTGCTAAAGGCATGCTTAGAGATAGTATGGATGGTCAACAGGCTATTTTAGAGGATAGTTTAGCTGATATGAAACGTGAGTTTAACTTATATGCTAAGTATATGGATAATACTACACGTAAGTACTATAAGGGAATGATTTCAGTTGCAGACGAGAGTTTGACAACTATGAAGGAGACTGTTTCTAAGCGTTTTGGTGAGATATCAGACGAGTTTGATGAAGAGATGGTTGGTATGACATCATCTTTCACAGATAGGATTAAGCGTTTCTCTAAGGGTATTAGGGACGCCGCTGTGGCATTAGAATTAACTGATATGGCTGATAGTGTTAAGAGTAGTTTAACTGATATTACTGACTCATTTATCGATAATTTCCGTGAAAGAAGTGCTAAGTTAAATGGCAATATCACTAAGAGTGACTATCAGAGGATGATTGGTAATGTGGTTGACTCATCTTATTCTATGGGTAGGAATGAGGCATCTGAGTTAGTTAATGGTATTATGGATGAGATGGGCATGAAGACTGCTAAACAGTTAGACCCCTATCTTAAAGAGGTTGCTAGTCTACATACTGCAATAGACGCCAACATTAGTGATTTATCAAGCATTATTAAAATGGATATTAATAGTGGTGGTAAGGGTGAGATACTCAAAGAGATGTCAAATATTGCTACTGGATTAGGTTCTGATAAAGACTTAACTGTAGATAGTAATGCCATGTTATCCTCAATGAATGAGCATATTGAAGATTTATATGGTCTTTCTAAGAAAGATTCTGTTAAATTTAAAGGTATGACAAAATCACTTGCAATAATGGAAGGTATTCAACAACAGCAATATAATAAAGGTGTTGAGGAAGCTGGTGGGAAGATTGTTGAGTGGTCTAAGATGTCAGTTCCTGAGTTACAGAAAGATGATGACTTTTTAAATTTCATGGCAAGGTCTGGAATGAGTGCTGAAGAATTTAGAAAAGCCATAGATACAGGTCATTCAGATGAAGTAATGAAGTCTATGCAACAGTTATTTATAGCTAATAAAGACGATGCATACGCTCTAAATCAGTTGAGGGAGTCTATGGGTTTCAGTTCTGATGCTGTAGCACAGATGTTCGCAGATGCAGATTCCTTGACAGGTGATTTGAAAAAAGTTACTGATAACATTAACAAGAACTCTAATTTAAGTGGTTCTAATGCTGAAAGTATGGCTGGGTATGCTAGTGGGCCGATAGAAAAGATAGGTAATTGGCTTTCGGATTCTTTCCCTGTTAGGATGGTATCAGATTTCTTTGGTGAATTAGATATTAAAGCCGCCAATATGGCAAACTACGCCATCATCGCCTATACTATTTCTGATAGGTGGGGTGACGTTAAGGATATGTTAAAAATGGTGTCTAGTCCGTTTAAGAGTTTTGGTAAGTTCTTAAAGGGTGGTGGGTTTAAGACACTATTCAGTTCTAAAGGTGCTTTAAGTCATGGAATTGAGAGTGGATTAAGGGCATTATTCACTGGTAAGGGTTCTTTCATTTCAACTATCGTTGGTAAGTTTAAGAGTGTGTTTTCATGGATTGGTAAGGTGTTTTATGCTAATGCACCTGATATGATGATAAAGGCATTTTCTAAAGTTGGTTCAAAGGTAGGTAGTGTATTCTCTACTTTCTTTGGTAAGATATTTGATAAGATAGGTAATACTGGTATTGGTAAGTTAGCATCTAAGTGGTTTAGTGGTGGTATTTTCAAGGTACTTGGTAAGGTTATACCTATTGTTGGTGGTTTCTTTGATGTCATTCTAGATTTCTTTGATGGAATTGGTAAGGCAGATGAGTGGTTCGGTAAAGACCATAGTTTATTACAAACTATTACTGGTGGTCTAATCGGTGCTATTTTTGGTACAGGAAAAGGTGTTCAAGGTGAGGATTTAATGGGTGATATCTTCACTATACTTGGTGGTGCTTTAAAAGGTGGTGCCGCTGGGTTCGTTGTTGGTGGGCCAGTTGGTGCTTTAGCTGGTGCTATTATAGGTGCTATAGCTAATGCTATTGGTGGTGATAGAGTAGCGAGTGCATTTAAGTCATTAACAGATTACATCTCTAGTATACCAGATAGGATTGTAGGTGTATTTACATCTGCATTTAATGCCGTACATGATTTAATTGCTGATTCATGGGTAGGTAGTTTGTTAGGGATGTCTAAGAATAATCCTAGTGCAAGTATGGGTGACAATACAAACACATTAATGAAAACAGTGGCTATGGCTACTCCGTTTGGTGTAGTTTCTAATTTATTGGGTTCTTTTGGTTCTCATGCTGGTGGTTTATCTGAAGTTCCATATGATAATTATCCCGCATTTCTGCATAAAGGTGAGGCAGTTTTAACATCTCAACAGGCGGGTGCTGTTAGGTCTGATGGTGGAATACCTATTACTGGTGGTAATAGCTTGATTGAAGCTTTGGGTATTGATGGTCAGGTTGGTCAAGGTAGGTCTATTTTGGAGAGAGTATTTAGAGGTGTGTTCGGTATTACAGGTCAGGATACTTATGGTGAGGGTGGATTATTTGGTAATATATTTAAGCATCTTTTAAATCTTGGCACTGGTGGTGTTTTAGGAAATTTAATTGGTGGTAGTGGTTCTATCTTTGATAAGCTAAAAGAATTCTTAAAAGGTGGTGGTTCTTCGTCTAGTGGTAGTTCATCTGGTGGAGGCAAACCTGCTAACATGTCTACAGGTAGTGGTGATGGTAAGAAGATTTGGGATTTCTTAGCTAAGGCTGGGTATTCTGCTGAGGGTATCGCTGGTATTCTTGGTAATTTACATGAAGAGAGTGGTTTTAGGAGTGGTGCTATTGAAAATGATGGTGGTACTACTAATGAAGCTTTAGTAAAGCAGATTACTGCTAGTAAAGAGGCATTTCTATCCGATGCACGTGGTTTTGGATTAGCACAGTGGACTGATAAAGGTAGAAAGAGTGCTTTATGGGATTTTGCACAGTCTAAAGGTACAAGTGTTGCTGACTTCCAAACTCAGTTAGAGTTTTTACTTAAAGAACTTCAAGAGGGTTATAAAGGTACATCAGACGCTTTAAAAGGTCAAATAAGTGTTGATAAGGCATCTGAAATTTTTGGTAGAGAGTATGAGGGTTTTGGTGCAGACTCAGCCGCTAGTCGACTAGAAAAATCTAAAAAATTCTATGAGGAAAATACAAAAGGTACTCCTCAGTATGCACAAGGCACACCGTGGGTACCAGATACACAGGTAGCATTAATTCATGAGGGTGAGATGGTAGTGCCTGCTGATAAGAATCCATTAAATTCTGATAACACTTCTAATGCTGTAGGTTTACCTACTGATAACAGTGGTTCGGATGATATTGTGGATGCTATTAAGTGGCAAGTATCTAGGTTAGAGAGTAAGTTAGATGCATTAATCAATGTAGTAGCTAGTAGCAATTCTAATTATAGAGGTAATGGTTTTAGTTCTGATTCCTCAGTTAATAATTTATTGAAAGTATAGGTGGTGATTGTAGTATATGGCTAATGATTTCAGTTCTGATAATTATTCAATGTCAGTAGGTAAAAGTGGTGTTACCACAATGCAGTGGAATCCTACTACAATTATTCCTTGCTATATCGTTAATTTAGTTACAGGTACTAAGATTAATTTTGCTACATTACCTACAGATGTGTCTGAGGACTATGGTGCTAGTTTCGGTCAACAACAGCCTATGGGTAGGTCATCTCCTTATTTTAACTATGAGGGTAGCGAAGCAAGAACTGTTTCTTATAGCGTTACACTTCATAAGGATATCGTACCTGATATGGAGAATGTTGTATTAGAGTGTAAAAAATTAGTATATCCTAAATATACTGGTAGTTTAGTTACACCACCTTATTGTTATGTTAGATTTGGTGCTATGATTAATATTACAGCTATTGTAAACTCAGTTAGTATTGAATGGGGTGGTGCCGCTGGCACTATCTTAGGCGATACACTTGATAGTGAGTCTTTAGGTGGTAATAGTTCTCCTACATATTCTGATGTTCAAATAAGTTTTAGTTTTACAGAGATTAGGGCAAGGTCATTAATGCAAGCTGATAATGTGTTTGATGAAGGGCCTGTTAGGTAGGTGTGTTAATGAATAAGCCGTCATTAATTAAGACTGAGATAACACAATCTTTTACAAGTAGACAAGATAAGATATCTAGATATTCTAACTTGAAGAGGTTAGTAAATTTAGATGGGAATACGTACATTGAGACACCTAATAAGATAGAGATTAGGGAAAGTAATAGGGACATATATTATTCAGTAGAAAAGGGTTATGAGAATAGACTAGATTTAATATCTAATAAATTCTATGGTACACCTTTGATGTATTGGGCGATTGCTGTTATGAATCGGATTGATAATCCTTTGGACATACCTGCTGGTGTTGTTCTTAGAATACCCGCTATTGAGTCAATATATGAAACAGGTGCTATTCAGATATGAGTGAGTTTAAAGAGAGTCAAATAACAAGGGATTTGAGTGGGCATCAACCTCTTTATGCTTTTATTGATTTAACTATAGATGGTCATAATATATCATACTTTGGTAATAAGGATTATAATGAATCTGTTATCAGTTTGAATGTAGAACGTAAGGGCAAGTCTAATCAAGACTTGTCTGGTTCTACGTTTGATATTGAGTTGTATGATGATACAGCTTTACGCATTGAGGAGTTGTTAGCTAATGCTATTCCTGTGGGTAAAAATTGGAAAACAGCTAAACAGTTAAAAGATACAGGGAATGCTGTTACTAAAGGTAATATAGAGTGGAAACAGTCTGAAGATAAAAAGAAAGACGAAGAGGCTGAAAAGTCAAATACCTATACAAAAGAAGATGAGAAAAAAGATAAAGAACATAAAGCTGGTACTAATAAGAATGTTAAGGCTAAACAAGAGGGGAATGTAAGATGTCGGTATGGTTGGTGTAATAGAAAAGGTCAAGTAATTGAAGATATTTCTTTGATTGGTAAGGCTTTGAAATATACATTAAACTTTGAGGGGCCTGCATTAACGTTGACATTAAATTGTGTAGCTGAGTCTGATGTTACTTCTACACAGAAGTTAAACATGACATTTGATGTTGCTACTTATGGTGGTAAGCCGTCTGAGATTGTACGAGCAATGTGTCAAAAAGCTGGCATTGAGATTGGACGTATTGTAGAGACAAAACCTATTTTAGGTGAGGATGGTAAGCCTAAAGAGTTCAAGACTGAGACTAAGAATATGAGGGAATTTATTTCAGATGAGTTATTAGAGAAGTCTGAACCCTTAGATTCTGATAAGCCCGGTTATAGGTATTTTACACAAGTTGTTGATGGTGTAGAGAAAGCATACTTTGTTCCTAATGAGATGTATGGTGATATGACTGTTGTTACATACAAGAAGATGGAAGAAAATACAACTTCTACATCTACAACAACTGCTAATGCACAGTGGAATACAAGTGGTGATGCTTATTTAAAAGTAATGGGTGTATCTACTCCTGTTTTAGGAAGCAATAATTCTAGTAGCATTAGTGTTACAGGTAGTGGTAAAGTTATCTTTGTTGGTGATGTTAGGGTTAAAGATTTAAGTGAGTCAGTTCCTAGAAATAAAGATATAACATATGTGTATGATATCAATGCTAATTATAGATGGCTAAGGGATAACATAGATAAGATTAAATCATTATCTACTTTAGGTAGTAGGGTTTATATGATGTTAGGTCTTAATGATTTAGATAATATCATTAATTATGTTGAGTATTATAATCAATTAGCAAAAGAGTTTGAAAGTATTGGTGTTCAATTCTTTGTAGTATCTGTACTACCTGTGTTCATGGCTAAATCTACTCTTAAGAATAGTAAGATTTTTGCGTTTAATCGTGCCATAAAGCAGAATAAGTGTAGAGAGTTGCATTATGTTGATATTTATAACTCAATACTATTATCTTTGAAAAGTAATAACACCAAGTCTGATGGCATTTCTTATAATAAACGATTAATGCAAGATGTGTATAGTCGGATTGTATATTATAAAGATATACAGGTAGAGATGGTTGGCAATAGAGATATTGCTAATAAAGGTAGAGTTATTAATGGTATAGAGTTTACTACGCATAGCGTCCCAGATATGTTAAGTCGCTCTGCTTATCAAGGTAATATTTCTGATGATGAAATGCTTGGTGATGATTTCTTAGAAGATACAATCACAAAATACTTAGCTGTTGCTATTGCTGAAGCAGATAATAGCGATATTGCTGAGTTAATTTCTGAGTTAAAACAGTATGAGTCTTATCTCATTTCTGATAGAGATAACACATTACATCATGATGTTTTGGGGTTAGATTTAAATAAAACAGTTTCTACTGCATTAGCTTTAAAAGAAAAGCCAGACATTAATAATATTACTAAGGCTTTTCTTAAAGTTATTGGTAAAGATAAGATATCAGATGACGTTACTAAATATGTGGATTTAGTGAATAATTTCACTGGTAGTGTTAAGGGTGATAAAAAGTCAATAGATACATATGTAGGTGCTGTTGAAAAATTATTTGGTGGCAATAAAGATGTAGCTAAAATATCATCTACTGTTACAGATGCTATTAAACTAATATCAGAAAATAGAGATAAGGTACTAAATAATAAAACTACTAATAAAGTTGAGTTATATGGTGGTATAGCTGATAGTATTGTTGGCAAGTTATTACCTAATCAGAGTGCGAATGTTCAAAAAATTAAAGATAAGATAACGTCTGTAATGTCTTTAGATAAAGATAAGATTAAGAGTGGTGACTATACTGAGATAGAATCCTTATTATCTAAAGAGTTAGGTATCGATAATACTAAGTTAGATAAGTATGTTTCTACTGCTAAGGCTTTAGTTGAGATTTATAAGAATAAAGAGTACTTTGATATTAAAGATACTAAATTTATGGCTAAAGACTTATTAGCAAGTGTTGTTGGTAAAGAAAAAGTAGAAAAAGTACAGAAGTATGTAGATACAGCACAAAGTATTTATAGTGCTTTGAGTGGTAATAAAGATGTAACTAGCATAAGTGGTGCTATTCGTAACCTATCTGATGTGTTAGGTAAGAAGTCTAAAATATCTAAATATATTGATAGTGCTAGTTCTATGTTAGATATTGTCAACAAAGGTCAGATAGGAACTAAGATTTTCGAGACTAATAGTGGAATAGGTAGTATTATTAAAGAGCGTTTACCTCAACTAACTAAAGAGGGTTCATTGGGTGGTATTATTGCTTCAACTACAGGTGTATCAAATACATCTACTAGTGAAGTGCTTAAAGCTAATTTACCTAAAGATGTAGCTAGTGGTGTTACAGGCTTAAATGGTTCTTTAAATAATGCTACAGATGGTGCTAAGGTAGACATTGGTAAAGATGGTATTACTGATGAAGAGATGAAGAAAGGTGTACGCTCTATTACTTTTGGTGGTAAAAAGCAAAAGATGGAGATTTGTGGTGAATTTGAGATTTATACAGGCAGGAGAGATAGTCAAGTTATTAGTTTCTCACCTGAGTTTGAATCTGATAAGATTGCTACAGATAAAGTACCTACAAATGCTTTAAGTATTGATTCTGTTAGGAATGAGATGCTAGAATGTACTATTGAGGGTATTGGTGGTAGTTTAGCCAGCGATGCTTATAAAGATAGAGCAGATAGTTCTACTGGTGTTGGTGTTGTTTTAGGTATGAGTGGTTCATCATTTAAGAATTTAGAATCATCTGCCGCCAGTATGTGGTCTAGATACTTTAGTTCTGTGTATGGTGCTAGTCTAGAAATAATGGGAAACACTAAAGTTAAGTTTAATGGTCATATTAAAATTGCTGTTTACACTAAATTTGGGTTTTTACATCATACAAGTGGTATCTATCATATTCAAGGTATTACAGATACGATTTCAGATGGTATGTTTACTACTACACTAGATTTACAGAAAAACAGTGATGAGGCTAAGAAGAAATTGAAAGGTGAAGGTGCTAAGAAGTTGAACGAAAATAAAATTAGTGATACAGATGGTAAGTATTGGGTTAAGCAAAATGGAGGTGTAACTATTGAGGGGTGCATTGCCGATGTACCTAATGCTCTAGATGATTTAGGTAAGTGGTTCTACGATAGAACTGGTAAGAAATTAGTATGTACAGCTGGTACAAATGGCGAGCATGCTAGTGGCCCGCATAGTCATGCTAATGGTTGGAAAATGGACGTTAATGATTGGTTCGGTCCAGAAGGTTTATCTGGTGGTTGGTTGATTAATGATGATGATACTCCTGGTAGCATTTGTTATGAGTTCATTGAATTTGGTAGGTCTTTGGGGTTAGGTATGAACTTTGAGGGCGACCATATTGACATTCAGATGGATGGCAAAGAGTGGAATGAAAACAATCCTGGGGGTGCTAAGGATAATGGTGGTTATAGGGGATAGTATTTTATGGCTATAAACAGTAATGACTTTTATGGCAGTCTACAAGCACCTACAGAGTTGGGTGGCATATTCCGTGCTAGGGTTGAGAATAATGTAGACCCTTTGGGGATTGGTAGAGTACAAGTACGTGTACCTATGATACATCGTACAGTTGCTAGTGGTGGTACTTCTACAGAATCACTTCCATGGGCAAGTTATTGCTCCTCTATTGGTGGTGGTTACAACTATGGTTCTTTTATCGTACCTGAGATAGGTGAGTATGTATGGGTGATGTTTGAAGATATGGATTCAAACAAACCTGTATATTTAGGTTCTGTTTTCGGCACTGACTCTACTTTAGAGAAGAGATATGGTAGTGATAAGACTACTGGTGTGTGGAGTGGTGTAGTTGGTGCTAATGAAGTTCCTTTGGAATCTCAACGTGAATCACCTACACATAAGATGATTTATAAATCAAGGCATGGCTCTATGATGTACTTCGATACAGATGAAAAAACAAATTCAGTAGGTATTGAGGATGCTAATGACCAGAAGTTTAAGATTTCTTCTGCTGAGGGTAAAGTGTTTACTCTTATGGAGGGTGAAAATAATGTATTAGTTAAGATACATAATGGTAAGATTGATATAGGCTATGAGGGTGGTAGAGGTATTCAAGTTATACCTGATAGTGGTGATATTGTTTTAAAGGCAAGTGGAGCCACTATTACGTTATCTGACTCTATCACTATGAAAGCCGATAGTGTTAATGTTAAATCTAGTTCATTTAAAGTTAACTCTAATAGTATTCGTATGCAAGCTGGTAGTATCAAGATTATAGAATAGGTGTTTACATAAACATATTTTTATGTTATAATTTGTTTGTAGTTAAGTTTTTCTTTTCATTTTTCTTAACTATGGGGAGTTCTCCGAAAGGACTCCCCGCTCCTTTCGATTATATAACATAATACAATCCTTAAAATAGCGTACACGTTTTATATATGTGTACGCTATTTTTTGTGTTAATTTCACTATGTAAATTAATTATATATTAATGGGAGAGGTATATGCGTATAATTTAAGTGGCATATGTATAGGTGATAATATGGCTTTTTATTACAATGAAGAGTTTAAAGATACAATAGCTGGTAGTGGATTATCCCTATCAAAAACATTTAAACAGAATTTACGAGATGGTAAGGGTATAACAAATGTAATTAGTGGTGAGGATAAGATTAATGAAAGTATCTACACTATACTATCTACAAGGGTTGGTGAGAGGTTCTTTCTACCTGAATTTGGTAGTCGGTTACATTTAGTTGTATTTGAGCAAAATAGATTTGTAGCACATGATTTAGTTTCAATTTACGTTAAAGAGGCTTTAGGTAATTGGGAGAAAAGAATTTTTGTAGAGGATGTTAGTATTGGGAATAATTGGGAAGATTCAAATATCGTACCAGTGCATATAACATATCGAATAGCTAATAGTAATATCATAGGTTCATACGTATATCCATTCAATAGGACGATTGATGGTGTGGATATGTATGAATTTGGTGGTGCTGTTAGTACTACATCATACTAGAAAGGGGGTTAGTTTTTGGCTAATAGTAATAATACATTGTCTTATACAAATAGGGATATTGTTAGTATTCGTAAAGAGTTGATTAACGCTATACCTACTTTGACGGATAAGTGGACTGATTTTAATGAATCTGACTTAGGTATTACACTTATTGAGTTGATGGCTGGTGTACAAGATATGCAAAACTTTTATCTTGATGCACAGGCTTTTGAGACATATTTAGATACAGCTGTTCAAGATAAAAATGTACGAGCGTTACTTCGTTCTATGAATTATAGAATACCATTAGCAAAATCATCTGAGTGTAAAGTGAGGATTGTTTTTGTTAACAACGATGATAGAGAGATTACTATACCTAAGTATACTTCTTTTACAAGTAGCATTAATTCTAGTATTGTAAACTTTGTAGCTAAAGAGACAATTACACGTAGTGGTCAGTTTGATTACATTGATATTCCAGTTATGGAAGGTGTAGCAAGGTCTATAACGTGGACTAAAGATGATTTTACTAATAATAAAAATGTTGATGGTGATATTTCAAGACGTATTTATTTGGGGTATAAGAATGTTTCAGATGGTTCTGTTGAAATAGTACAACATGGTAATGTGTGGAAAGAATGTAATGATGCATTACTAAAATACGAGGGTGGTAGATGGTATTCTGTTCATGTTGATAGTGATGGACAGGTATATGTGTTAATGTCTGTAAACTTTCTACAGTTAATTGAAGATGGTGAGAGTTTAGATATTAATTTTGTAACAACAAATGGTATTAATGGCATTATTGATATGGATGTGATAGATACTATTAATATGAATATACAAGATGTACAAAGGATATATAATACAACAAAATCTTATGATGCATCAAACTCACCTAGTAGTGCTGATTTACAAAACATGAAAGTTCTTGCTAGACGTAATGCTATCACAATGGATAGGTATATTACCTTAGAGGATTTTGAGACAGCTGTATATGAACAGCCTTATGTATTTCAAGCTGTAGTTAAGGATTGGAAGTACTCAGAGTATGTTAATGAGCCATATGTTGTTAAAGTGTGGGCTGTTAATACATTAGGTGAGTCGTTGGGTGAATTAACAAGAGAAAAATTAAAGAATGATTTAATGTCTAAGGCTATTGCTGATGTAACTGTTCATGTGTTAGAGGTTGAGAGTGTTAATTTTGACATTGACGTTGATGTTGTATTAACATTAGATAATGAGACAGCTAGGGAGAGACTTAGGTCAGAGATTGTATCATTCCTTAATATGACATATCGTGCTGAGAATATGTCTTTTGGTAGAGACATATCTTATTCACTTATGACATCTAGGGTTAAGGCTTATTCTCCTTATATTAAAGATGTATTGGTAAGAACACCTAATAAAGATGTTGAGGTTGGTAATATACAATTCCCTAAATTGGGTAAGGTAACAGTTAGGATTGTAGAAGAGTTGTAGGGGTTATGTATGAAACTAATTGATAGAATAAAAAATAGTAAATACATGACTTTAATACCTGAGAAGTATAGAGAGAATGAAAATTTCTTAGTTTTCTTCTACTTGTTAACACAACAGTTTGATATTAATGAAGAGAACATACGGAATTTCACCTCATTAATTAATAATGATAAAGTACCTATGAAGTTTCTACAGTCTTTGGGTGCTTTTAATAATTATACTTATCAGCATTTAGCTAAGAATGATTTCAATAGAGAACTTTCAATGCGTATGTTTAACATTTGGGAGCAGAGGGGTTCTAAAAAATCAATTATAGACGCCGCAACGTGGGGTGATAATGTTGGTTGGGTTGGTGGTGACTTATGGATTCCTGGTTATTATCAGCCATCACAGTCTGCTACATTTGAGTTGCCACGTGATAAAATCTTTAGGCATAGCATATCTAAGTTTTCAAGTACACATGTATTTGAAGATGGCAAAACATATATGCCTGGTATTATATTATTGTCTGTTCCAAATCTAACTAAGGAAGTTAAACGTAGGATTTATGAGGTAACTCCTGCTGGTAGGAAGTATATATTTCAGATTGAGTCATCATTCTTTCCTAATGATGGGATAGATAATTTAGAGATAGGTTCTTTTAATGAATTATCTTTCTATAAGAAAATGAGGATATATCCTAAGAATGTGTTTGAAGAAAATCCACCATATGACAGGGATACTGACATAGATTTCACTTATGAGATAGATATGTTAGTTGATATGGAGGAACTTTGGGACATTCTTATTCATAGTGAGACTAGAGGTCGTAGATATCATAGTGGTCATTTGACTAATATTACAAATAACGAATATATTATGAATATGGCATGTTCTACGTTACCTATTTCTGTATTAACACATAAGTTTTCTGTTGATGGGAATGATAGTTTAACAGATAGTAGTTATAAAAAGGCTGATACTGGTGAGTATTTAGATACGTATAATAATAAGGGTATTGACTCTATTACACGTGATATTAATAGTGTTTATAGCAACAGTTTAGATTTAGACGTACATAAAGAGGTACGTCTAACTGCAATACGTAGTGAGAATTCATCTATAAGGTCTAAGCATGGTAAGATGAGTGGTATAACTACTAGTGTTGTTGATGCTTTTGTTGAAGCAGAGCCTATTTTACCTAGTGACTCTTTATATTCAGTTGATGATGTAGCTGATTTACATGAGTGGGATTATAGAGATGAGTTCTATTCTCATGGTGTTGAATTAAATACAGACAAAGATTTACCTGTTAGATTAGAGTTTACACATACTTCATTTAGTAGTATTTCTTAGGTGTTTAAGTAATATATAATAGTATAATTTATTTTAGTATATAGAAAATATATTTAATGGGGGAACAGTTTTGGCTATTTGTACGTTAAAGGCACATGTTTCTAGGGCATTAGATTTTTACAATAAAGATGACATTTACTTCGCTATTGGTAAATCTACTCCGTGGAGTGCTAGTGATATTGATAATTTTGATACAGCGAGGGATTATGAAAATAATCCACCTGTACCTAAAAATACAGATGACATGAAAGAGATTGTTGGTTTTAAAAAAGCTGAGTTTAAGGCTATGGTAGTTCAAGATGATAATGGTTCTTTGGAATATCGTGGTGTGAATTGGCGAATCGTTTCACCTACAGACGCTGTAACTGAGGGTGCTAGGTGGGTATATATCTCAACTGAGTTATCTTATGATGAGTTACCAACAGATAAACCATATCGTCAGGTTGGTATTTATACAGGTCTAAAGAAGGCTGGTTCTGTTCAAGGTAATGTGTACAATCTTCTACCTAATCAAGTATCAGATAAAGGTTTATTAGAGGTAATTGACTTTAGGAAGCCTGTATATCGTGATAGTGATGTTAGGGAAAAATTGAAAATTATTTTGGAGTTTTAATTATAATGTTAGGAGATATAGATGAGCGTTGTTTCACAAAGTCCTTATTATGATAGGTATGATGACGTAAATTCAGAGCATCGGAAAGCTGGGTATACTAGAGTTTTAGCTATCCCTGGTAGGGCAGAACAGGCATCTGAGTTTAATGAAATTCAGTCTATTCAAGAGGATTATTTATCACGTATTGGCGATTCCTTATATAAAGATGGGTTTGTCATTAGTGGTTGCGAAGTAAATATAGCTAATAATTTTATCACTATTGGTGCTGGTAGGATTTATTTAGGTGGCTTAATTCGTAACACAGAAGAGGTTAAATTAGCTATTACAGGTGTTGGTAAAGAGAGAGTTGTAGCTACATTAGTTACTAGTGTTGTTACTGCTACGCAAGATAGTTCTTTACGTGACCCTGCCCAAAATGCTGAGAACTACAACCAAGTTGGTGCTAATCGGTTAAAACAAGTTGTAGCTTTCTCAGTTATTAGCGATTCTAGTGCTTTGGGTGATTATTCTGCTGTAGTATACAACTTAAATGATGGAGTTGTAGTAAAAGAGGCTAAAACAGATAACTATTCCATTTTAAATGATGTACTTGCTAAACGTACATATGATGAAAATGGTAACTATAAAGTAGATGGGTTAGACCTACAGTCTGTTACTGAAGATGAGGGTGACAAGATTCGGTTGTATGTGAGTGCTGGTAAGGCTTATATTCGTGGTTATGACGTAACTAAGCCAGCTATGAGTAGTATTTTATTGAATAAATCAAAATCTACTAGGGTAGTTACAAGTGAATCTCACTATTTTAAATCTTCAATTCGTAAATATAAGCTTTCTAATTCACCAGTAGCATCAATTCAAAACTTTACTGCTAGTGTTCTTGTAACAGGCGAACGTAAGTTTAGGGGTAATGTTAAAGGTGGTCAAGAGGCTTTAAATAATACACCTGTACAAAGTATTGTTAGTGTTTATACTAAAAACGCACAAAACAATAAAGAAACTGTATACGTTGCTGGTAGGGATTACTCATTATACTCAGACCAAGTGGATTGGTCTTTGACAGGTGATGGTGCTACTGAACCTGTACAAGGTACTACATATTATGTTGACTATATTTTCAATTATTCTATGCGTGAGGGTACAGATTTTAGGGTTGAAAATACAGTTGATGGCTCATATATTGTATTGTTAGATAATGGTAGTAAACCTACAGAAAACTCTTTGATGTACTTTACATATAACTTTACACTAGCTAGACGTGATTTAATTTTGTTAGATAGCGATGGTTATTTGAGTGTTATTGAGGGTACACCTGATAGGGTTGAGGATTTAATCATTCCTTATAATGGTTCATCAGCATATTTAGAATTAGGTTATGTAGATGTATATCCTACTGATGCTTTGGGTACAAATACAAGTGGTACAAAATTGTCTAGTGTAACAAATTATGATGGGGTTAGGTTAACACAGGATAACTTGTTATTAATGATGCGTAGGATTAATAAGTTAGAGGATAGCATTGCATCCTTAGATATGGAACGTAGTATTGAGGCTGGTGAGGATTTATCAAGTCTATCTGGTTACTTTACTGATAGCTTTGAAAATATCAATAAATCTGACTTAACATATACAGATACAGCTAGTAGATTATCCTATACAGCTTGTATTGACTTTGATAGAGGTGAGTTAACAACATCTGCCACTATTGGTAGTGTTGATATGACGATTGATGATAGGTCAAGTGATAGTTATGCTACATTTGGTAATATTATTTCTGCACCATATCAAAATGTATTGGCAGTTAGTCAAACATATGCTACAGGTACTATGAATGTTAACCCTTATGCTAGTTATGGGCCGCTATGTAAGATTGAGTTAGACCCTGCTATTGATAATTGGGTTAATACGAATAAAATTAATGTATTTAATACTGTTGAGGATGTTAAATACGATACAACAACTAAAGTATATAGTCATGGTTATTGGTCTAGAAATGCTACTAAAAATCTTAGGGGTTATATGCGTACTGAACGTAAGGAAACAACAACTAAGGGTGAGGTTACAACTTCTAATAGTGTTTCTGAGTCAGTAGCTAAGTCAGTATATGAGTATATGCGTGTTAAGGATGTAAAAGTTAAAGGTTTTGCTTTTGGGCCGAACGCTAGAAATATTAGAGGTTTATTCAATGGTAGACCTATTAGTTTAACTTCTACAGGTACAAGTACAACAGGTACATCTTATGTTGTTGAGGGTAAAACATATACAACAGTTAATGCAGATGGTAATGGTACTGTAACATGTAAATTCACCGTACCAGATAAAACTCCTTGTGGTACTGTAGCTTTTCAAATGCAAGCTACAAATTCTAATGGTGAGGTTCATACAGGTACAGCTAACTATACCGCTAATGGTACTATCTTAACAACAACTGTTACAAATACAACTGCTGTTACACAACATTATAAAGTGTTGGTTGAGGTTGATAACTTATATGCTAATGACCCTTTGGCACAGTCATTTATTATGGATAATGTATATGATAGGAACTTAGTTAAGTTAGATTTATACTTCGCTAAAAAATCTTCTACAAGACCTGCTGTATTACAAGTGCGTAATATGGTTAATGGCTACCCTGGTGAAAAGGTTTATGCTGAAGTTGTAATTGACCCTAAAGATGTTAAAATTCCTACGGATAAAAATGTTCCTGTGGCTACTGAGGTTGTTTTAAATCAACCAGTATATTGTTATGCTAAGCAATATTATTGCTTCGTAGTACTTTCTGATAGTAATGATTATGAAATGTATGTAGCTAATATGGGTGATAAATTCTTAGGTAAAAATGAGCAGTTAGTCGTTAACCCTTATGCTACTGGTGTATTATTCAGTTCTTCAAATGCTAGTACATGGACAGCACATCAAGGTATGGATATGATGTTTAAATTGTATCGTACACAGTATACAGGTAATGGTGAGATTGTATTTAACAATGTACCTTTGACTGATATCACAGGTGTTATGTTGGATGCGTCATATGAGGTTGATAGTGATAGTGATAGCAAGAGCGTTTCTTCTAGTAGAACTGGGTTGAAATGGTTCTATCGTTTCACTAAAACAGGTGCTGGTGAGGTTCCATCTGATTGGTTAAGTATTGATACTTTAGTATTTAGGGATTTACAGTCATATGCTAGGAATATTGACTTAAAGGCTGAGATTACTACTGATTTTAGTACATCACCATTTATAGCAAGGGATAGGGTTGCTTTACGTACATTCTTAGATAGTAAACAGTCTACATATATTTCTAAATCTATTGACGAAACAAACTTCGCTAATCCTTATCAAGCATTAAAGATTAGTTATCAAGTCGCCTTACCTCAAAATACATCTATGGAAGTATTCTATATGGATAGAGAAGATGGTGATTGGGTAAAACTTGCTACTGATAATGCTACTATTAACATTGGTGGTAATACTGTTAAAACTGTATCTCTTGATTCCATTACAAATGTAGATGAGGAGTTCAAACAGTATACTTGGAATATTAATAAGATTAATAGTATGGTTACTAATACTCAATCAAGGGGTTCTAAGTTCTTCAAGATTAGGATTGATTTAAATACTACACAAGCCTTTAACCGTCCTAGAGTTAAAAAGCTTGCATGTATCTTTAAAGAAAAAGAATATAGGACTTAATCTATAATTTTAGTTTAAGGTTACAAGTATATATAGTATTGATAGTATAGAGGTGTGGTTATTGCTACATCTCTATATTTTTATTACTTCGGATAAATTGGGGGTTAGTATGCCTGAAAGAGTACAAAGAATGTTCTGTACAATGTTTAAAAAGACAGAGGAAGAGCAAAAGAATTATGATGCTAGGTTAGAGTTGGCTAAGGCTAAAGAAGATTTAGCAGTAACAACTGAAACTTTAAATAAAGCAATGCAGATGATAGAGAGTTTATCTAATGAGTTATCATCTATACGAGAAGAATTAAAAGATACAAAAGAGGATAAGTAATGGGTGTTTTAAAACGATATAATTCAGATAATATTGACTGGAATATAGGTGCTTTATATTCACATGATGATTATATACAAAAACTATTTATTGTAATGAAAGAGTTGGGTTTAGATAATCCTATAAAGTATGTATTTGGTACTATACCGACTATTTTAGTAGGTGGTAGGGTTACACCTAAAGATGCATCAATGGAAGATGCTTTCAAAATTATTGATAGGTATAATCAGTTAGGTGTTGGATGTAGGTTAACATTTTCTTCTATGTATGTAACTAAAGAAGAGTTGAAAGATAGCGTTTCTAATCAACTTATGCAACATTTAGAGGATAACAATCATAAATATGGTGTTAGGATGAATGGTATTATTTTGACATCTGAGTTGTTGGGTGAGTATATTTACAGTAATTACAACTCTTTAGAATTAATTTCTTCACAAGTTAAGCCGTCTGTTGAGGTTGGATTAGGTAAGGATACAGTTGATTATTATAATAGATTATTTGATTTGTTTGATATTGTGGTAGTAAATCCTAATAAATGGTGCGATGCTCACATAATTCATGGTTTAAAACATATTGATAGGGTTGAGTTTATAACTAATCATAGGTGCTTCCCAGATTGTCCTATGGCAGGTGAGCATTATAAGGCTCAGGTTGATTTAAGTAAAAAATTACTTAGTGGTGATGATTGTTCATTAGAGAAAGAAAAGTTGGATACAATTAATACATGGTGTTTAGATGTTAGAGAGCGTTTTCCTTTGTTGGGTGTTTCAATGTCTGAATCCGAGATTAATTTATTAATAGATAATGGTGTTAAGCACTTTAAATTAGAGGGAAGAGATAATGATACTTTCTGTTTTTTGAGAGATGTTGGTGATTACATCTTTAATAATCAATATTTTTCTAGAATAGCACATAGTATCATGGGTGAGGCTATATAATATGTCTACAAGGATAGAATCAGAAAATGGCGAGGAACTTTGGGGGCCTGATATTTTTGGTAAATACTCTATTGATAAGATAAAAGTAATTGCTGAGATTTTAAAGGGTGTGTTCAAAGACAATCCTATTACGTTTATTAATCAGTCTAAGGCTGACGATGAAGTTTATACAAAAACAGAAAGTAATACTCTTTTTATTTTAAAGAGTGATTTTAATAGTATTGCTGGTGATTTGGTAAAGTCATTAGCATCTAGCTATCTAAAAGAGTTAGCTAGTACACAGGGTGTGGCTAGTGTTACTGAGGTTAGGTCATTAGAAAAGGTTTCTAATTACTTAACTAGAGCATGTTTTGGTCAAACCTATACAGAGATTAAAGACTTAGCTAGTATGAATATTGCTCCGTTGCCAGATAGGGTTCAACAGGTTGAGACTCAGATGGTTTCAATAGATACTAGAATTAATCATACTATGAATGTTGTTTTCGAGACAAATAGGGATGGTTCTTTTTCCAGTATATCTAAGGTAGCAACGAAAGAGGATTTAAAATCTGTTAATGATAAAGTGGGTAGTGGTAATATTACAGTTAGAAATTCTAAGAATGTAATTGATGCTGTTAATCGGTTGGATAAGAGTATTGTAGCATTAGAATCAATTTCTGAATTTGTAAATACATTATCTACTACTGTAAATACATTATCTAGTACAGTTAATAATCTTTCAGCGACTGTTAGTAGGTTATCGAGTACAGTTGATAGGGTAGATAGGTTGGTTGGTAATGATGCATTGAGGACAACTAGTAAAACAATTACTGGTGCTATTAATGAATTAAAGGTATAAGTGAGGTAGTAGTTAGTGGAAATTAAACCTTTTAAGACAATAAATGGGAATGGGTACTCATTTAAGGAGATATGGAAGATTTACGATGAACAGTTCAACATTCTTCGAGATATCATACTATCTCTAGGTGATAAGTATCAGGTTGAAAATTTTAGTGGTAGTGATAATAAGGTCATTACATTAAATACACCATATAATAGCAATCAAGTATTTGTATATTGTAATGGTGTGTTGCAATGGAAAGATAGGGATTATCGAGAAAACTCACCTACAGAGATTGAGTTGTTATTTGATAGGAAAGCTACTGATGATGTAAGGATTGTAACGATTAAATCTAATGTCATTAAGAATGATTTACATCAATATTTACAAGATATTAGTTCTGTGGTAGCTAATGCTAAAGAACAGTATGATTCTGCTAGAAATTTAGAATCTAGGTTAGTAGAGTTATATTATTCATTACAACAAACTCATTCATTGTATACAAATAATTCAACTGCAAGTCTTGTTACTGATTTGACAAGATTAAAGAGTGAGTATGAAAAAGTAAATACAAGTGTTACTGCTTTAGATAAAAAGTTAAAAGACTTAATTGGTAGCAGTGAGTATGTTTTAACGACTTTAAATATAGACAGCTTAAAAGATAAGATGTCAGAGATAGGAAGCAAAGTTGGTTTATTAGAGTCTGAAAAGTTTTTAGATATAGTGTTCCCCGTATATGATGCATATCAGCCAAATGATTACGTTGATGGTAATGGTGATTGTGAAATAATTGGTATAGATAAGTCGCATTGGTTTATGATTGATTGTGGTTTAAATAACGATACAGTATATACCGCAATTAAGAATAGTTTAGCTAGGAATAAAATAAATAAACTTGATTTTATATTAATTACTCATTACCACCTAGACCATTATGGGAATATTGTTAGGTTATGTAATGATAAATTAGTAAATAAAGTTTATATACCAGATGTGAGTAAGACATCATTTCAGACTGGTAATTATTCTATGCCTGTAAGTGCATTGCAGAATATTGATAGGATGATTCGAGATGCATGTAGTAAGAATGGAATACCGTGTGAAATTGCTCCAAATGGTGTTGTTGATTTTCATGGTGCAGAACTAACATTCTATAATAATTCTGATGAAGATTATCAATTTATAAGGGATAACAACCTGTCAGATTACAATAATGTGTCATTATGTTTAATGGTTAAATACATTGGACGTGTCGCTGTATTTGAAGGTGACGTATTGTATGATATGATGTATAATACTGCAAAATACGTGCCTGCAAGTGTTGACCTTTTAAAATCTCATCATCATGCAATCACTCAAATGCCTGAAATTTATAAAAAAGTAAACCCTAGAGATGTCGTAGTTACTGCATGTAGAAAATACATTCACATGGTTCAAGTAGGGTATTCCTATCTAGCAGCGTTACAAGATTTAGGTGCTAACATTTATACTTTGGCAGACCAGATTGAGGATATTCAAATCACGTATAATAATAAAAATAGTAGGGTTGAGTATAATAAGCACTTAGTTCGTGGTGGTTATAATGTACAGCCTACTCATGGTCGTATTTACCTAGATGCTAGTTATACTGGAGATTTACAGACTGGTGATAAATTAAGTCCTTTTAAATACCTATCTGATGTAGTTAGATATATTCATCAAAATTCACAGTCATATCTTGGTGTTATAGTGCGTGCTGGTGATTATACTAGTGTAAGGAATATAAATGAGGTTGAAAATAGCTCATATAATAATGGGTATTGTCATATTAGAAATTTAAAAAATGAGGTAAATTTCTATTTTAGGGGTGATGGGGAAGCTGTATTCCCATCTATGTACTTTAGGGACTGCTCTTATCTTTCTTTTGATAATATTACATTTAGACGTCAGGAGACACAAAAGAATGTATACACTAATATAGCCGCTACAAATGGGTATTATAACTTTAAGAATTGTAAATTTTATAATACAAACACACCAGTTGGTCAGGAGAGTAAACATTTTTCTATTTGGGATGGTGCTGTTGTTTACTTAGATGGTACTACTTTTGGTGGCAATGTTGATATTGGGTTTAAGTGTTCTTATACTTCTTCTGCTACATTTGTTGGTAAAAATATCGCAACTGATGTTAAAAAAGTATTCTACACCGAGCATGGTGGTGTGATAAATGTTATACATAAATTTAATGTTAACAGTATAGAAACAGATTATACTAATTCAACACCAAATTTGAAGTTTAACAAGCGTTCAAAGGGAGTGCCTGATGTTAAAGGTGCAAGTCAGGGGCAGATTATAGAGGCTTTTAATCCTTATAATGGGCCGCAATATTATATTTCTGATGGTAATAATGGTTGGTCTATTGTAGACCAGTATAATATACATGGTGATAGCACTAAGACACCTGATTTTACTGGTCAGTTTTCCTATAATAAAGCAAACAAGAGTGTAAAATTCGCTGTTGGCTCTAGTTCATCTTCTGATTGGGTTGATATTTCAAGTTTGGGATTGTCAAGTGGCTTAGGTGTTAAGTCTTGGGGTGAAGGTGGTAGTTATAATTATGGTGATGTGATTTACACATCTTCTGGTAAGGTATTTAAGAACTTAGGTAATTCTTTTACTTATACACCAAATTCAGCTGTTGACACTTTCAGTGGTCGACAGTTTGATAGTGTTTTTGTTGGTGGGAATAAGCTTATTAATCTTGACCCTTATAACATTGGTGTTAAGTCTTTCTATAATTCTCATAGTCGAAACGAAAATTCACAGCTACCTGATACAAATGAGAAAATAAACAATTTAGGTTGTTTTGTGACTTATTATGATAAGATGGTGTTTAAAAATCAACCGACTAAGTATGGTCAGTTGATTAATTTACCATGCCGTGTATATGATAGTAATGAGTCTATGCAGTTGTGGATTGAGCAGAATACTGGTCAGATATACTCTAGGGGTGGCAATGGTGATTCATCAGTTGCAGATAGAAAATTCACACAGGTTTATCCTAATGATTTTGATAATGTAGATGTCTTGTTGTATGATTGGGTATATTCTCCTAGTGATGCTAGAGATAGGAACATTCGTTTAAGAAAAACATTTAATAATTATAAGGTTATTACATTTTATTTGTCTGTTGATAATAATACAGAATATTTATATCCATGTAGTTTTAATGTTTCTGAGTATAAATTAGCATTAAAGTTGGCAAAAAAAGCCACTCCTTCTCCTAAGGCATATACTGTAGGTAAGATGAGCATGTATTGGGCATTGAAGTTTGAGGATTGGGTTTTAGATTCTGATAATATAGCTGATATGACATATTCTGAAAACTGTAAATTAATGGCAATAACAGGGTGGCCGCGTAAGTTTGATTTAGACTAGGGTAGGTATAGATGTATAAAATTCCGTATAAAATGGTTGAGATAGTTACAGAGAGTGGTGAGACTTTAACACTAGAGGATGTGTTAAAGTCACTACCTACTGTACCTATGACTTTATACACAGGAAATGACGACTTTACTAAAGAGAAGATAAATGATGTTATTAATTATCTAAAGGCTAATGGTGGTGGTCAGTTTACTATACCTGAAAATCCACCTATTCATAAACTGACAATCGATGTACATAGGAATAAATTTCAAGACTATGTAGTACATTTTATCTACAATGATTATCGTTACCCTATTGGGACAGAGAAACGTCCGTATACAGGTGAGCCGTGGCAAGCTGGGGATATCATCTATAATCTTGATATTTTAAACTCAGATGATAAATGTACTATGTGGTTTTGTAAGGTAAGTGGTTCTGCTACATCAAGTGGAACGTGGTCGCAACAGTCTATATGGCAATTATCTTCTAGTGAGATTGATGACTTAGTAGTATCTCATGTAGGTTCTTCTATTGGGCCGCTTGTACAGAGAGAGGTACAAGCACAAGGTCCCGCTATGATGTCTAGTGAGGTTACTACACAGTTAAATGCTAAAGTACCTAGTAAAGTTGAGTCTGAGGTGAGTAAACAGCTTGCTACTACAGTACCTACACAGGTTGCTAATATTGTAAATGATAATCTTTCTAGAGAGGTATCTAAAAGGGTTGATACTGTAGTTATTCCTATTATTAACAGTAGATTAAGTAACACTTTATCTGATACAGCTGTTACTAGAATGATTAATGAAAAGGTAGACCCTAAAGTAGCATCTATTACTGAGGAAGCTAAGAATGTAGTAAATACTAAAGTTACAGAAGCAACTTCAACATTAAGTAATACAGTTAATAATTTTATTGATGATGCTAAACGTAAACTAGGTTCTATTACTACAGTTACAGCAAAAGATGTAGATGATAAGATTAAAGAATCTTCTAAGACACTTAACGCTAAGATTGATAATATAGTAGATAATAGGTTAGCCAATCTTAGGACTGGTCATAGTGATATCGTAGCTACTGAAGAGTATAAGATGGGTGCTGATGGTGTTGTTGACGATACAGCTAAGTTTGAGCAGTGCGTTAACGATGCTAGGGGTAAGATTTTAATTATTAGCCCTGGTGTGTATAAGCTAACTAAAAATATATTTATTGGTGAGTGTAAAGATGTTATCGTGTTGGGTTCTTTTAGTGAAAAAGTTCCTTTCATTAAGAATGATGATATGTTTATCACATCTCCTACTAACATTGAGTTTGTTAGGTCTGTAGAATTAGATACAAATAAGGTTAATCAATGTCAAGGTTTTGCATATAATTCTAATAGAAATGAGTTTGTACTTGCTACTATTAATTCTGATAATACAAATCAAGTGTTGTATATCTTAGACGGTGACGATTTAAACACTCAAAAACGTAGGGTAGACTTTAGTGATATAGAGAAGTTAGGTCATTGTAATACTATGACCTATAATAAAGACACTAATACACTATATGTATGCAATGGTGAATTTAATTCTAATCCATTTAGGTTAGCTAAATTGGATAACAACTATTCTATTACAGGTGTACATACAGATTCCTCTCAGGTTAAAAAGTATAACTTCGCATATGACCCTATCACTAAGTGTTATTGTTCTATCATGCCTGGTGATAGAACAACAGGGATTAGACATGTATACATTCTTGATAGCAATTTTACTGTTATCAGAGAGTTTGACGTTGATTTCTTAACAAAAGATTATAACAATAATGGTGCTATGTTCTATAATGGTACAATCATGTGTGCTAGTTTACATGCTATCTTCCAATTCGATGTATTTGGTAATGTTAAGACAGTAGTTGATATTGATAAGGCTTATGAGATTGAGGACTTTGATATTAAGAATGGTGTAGTATACTTTGCTGTATTAGAAGGTCATAATGTTCATATCTTTAGTGGCAAGCATAACAAGTTTAATTCTATACACATTAACAATATGAAAGTAAACCGATTACTTCTTGCTAACAATTCTCCTTTATTAGGTTTAACTGCTGAGGGTAAAGAAATTAGTTTAGCTAAGGTTGGTAAGTCTGGTTCATCTGAAATTGGTGATAAATCTACTAATACAATTTTAATTGGTAAAGATGTTAAAACGTGGGATGGTGGTGATGCATCATATACGTTGTTATCTACCAAACATTACGGTACCGCTATTTACTCTAAGAAACAGTCAGATGATACATTTATTAAGAAGACAGAGTTAGTTAAGTTGTCTATCGATGTTAAACCTGACTTCGTAGGTCAGTTAGCAGTTAGTGGTGGTAAATCTTATATAGCACTTAATAATACAGGTACAGATGGTTGGAAGCCTTTAGGTGGTGCCAGTCCATTAGAAGCGGTTGATAAGATTAGATTTACAAATGGTGCTGAATTGTGGATTGATTAGATTTTAATCTTAAATTCATAATCATTGTTTGTTGATAAATTATATATAGGTAGTGTTACAAAGGTAGGGGGTAGTCCATGAAAAGCAATACTTTTTTTAGAGGTACTACCCCTACTCTTGAAATTAGCATGGGTAGGGGTATTAAGGTTGAGAATATAGACAGTTTGATTGTTTATTTTTCACAAGGTATCACCGTACTGAAGAAAAAACTTGAAGATGTAAAAATTAACAAGACAACTAATGTAGTATATATTCCTCTAAGTGAATTAGAGACATATATGTTTAGTCCTAGTGTTGTTAATGTACAACTTCGGTATAAATTACTAAATGATGCGAATATATACAGTACTCATATTTATCCTTTTAGGGTGTTGAAACAGGTGTGTGATGAGGTATTTATAGAATGAATGAGGGTATAATTAAGTCTAGTGGTACATTCAGTAAAGTTAGTATAAACTCAAAATATGTTAATACCAATTCACATGTTGGAGTAGGCACTAATAATAGTGGTACATTAGAGGTTTCTAATAGAGTAAAGGTTACTAAAGATGAAGTCAGAGATATGCTGAAAGAAAAACAAGATAAGTTGGTTGCTGGTAATGGTATTTTATTAAATGAAGATACAAATGTGATATCTGTTTCAACTGATAAAATTGTTGTAAAAGAGGGCGAAAATATTTCTGATTTAACTGCTTTGTATTTATTGGCTAAAGGTGAGAATTAATGGCAGATTTAAAGGATAATTTACAGAGTCTTGCTACTCAAATTGGTACTGATATTAAAGGTATTAAAGCATCTGTAAAGGCTACAGATGATAAGGTTGGTGTATTAACTTCTTTATCTACGACTAATCAAACTTCTATCGTAGATGCTATCAATGAAGTTAAGGCTAACATTGTTACTGCTCAGGGTGGTGCTGTTACAGAGCAAGCTGTAGACACTAAGTTACAAGCTAAACAAGATAAGCTAACACCTGAGGGTAAATTGTCTATTGTTAAAGAGGGAACTCAAACTAAGATTAAAGTTGATTTGTCTGATTATGTTGACAATAGTGCATTGACTACAAAATTAGGTGATTATACTACTAGTACAGCATTAAATACTACATTAGGTGACTATGCTAAAACTACGGAGTTAAATACTAAATTAAACGATTATACAACAACAGCTGTATTGAATAGTAGGTTGGATTCTAAGCAAAATAAATTAACTGCTGGTAGTGGTATTACTATTGGTGCTGATGGTACGATTCAAGCTAGTGTTGATTTAAGTACTATGGCAACTAAACAAGAATTAACTGATAAAATTCGTGAGGCTGTTACAAATTTAGTTAATGGTGCTGATGCGACTATGGATACTTTTAAAGAAGTACAAGAAGCGTTGAAGAGTGATAAAACAGTTACAACTGCTTTGACATCTTCTGTTGCTAATAAAGTAGATTATAGTCAGGTACAGTCTTTATCAACAGCACAAAAACAACAAGCATGTGCTAACTTAGGTATCGGTGACCCTACAGTAGATTTGGTGAGTGTGTATACAACTGCAAGAGATAGTTAGTAGGTGATTGCTTATGGCTGATAATACACAGTTAGTACAGAACATACAATCATTAGCACAGACAGTTGGTAGAGATATCAAGGATATTAAATCTAGAGTAAACAACCTACCTAGTGGTTCTGGTGTGGACACTTCTAATCTTGCTACAAAAGAGGAGTTAAGAGTTGTTGAGGGTAAAATACCAAAGGCTAGTGGTGTTCCAACTCTTGACTTTACTGTTGAAAATAATGGTGATGTATATGTTGACATTACATATCCTGAGGTTGGGGCTGGAAAACCCACGATTGAGTATGGTACTACTAAGATATATGATGTAGTTTGGGGTATTGCTCAGCCTGGGGCATCAGGTGCTGGTAGGGGTTACTTGGAGTACAGTCCTATTAGTGGTTTTGGTAAGTTACATCTAGATATCAAGATGACACAGAATAGTGGTAATGGTGGGATTATTGCTACGTTGCCAGCTAATGCTCCAGTTCCTAGTAGATTGTTAGAAGTTGTCGTAGATGCTAACAATAATAGTGTTTACGTTGAACCTAATAGTCGCAACATCAAGGGGTGGGGTGTTGCTGGTAACAATAAGAGATATATTTTTGCTATTACAGGTTTTTGGAAGGAGATTAAGTAAGTGGCTAGAATTAAGATAGGTAATATTCATGTACCTACAAAAAACGATTTAGTAGCATTCTCTAAAACAGAACCTGTTGGTGAGAATAGACCTGTTTTGTGGGTACAGCCTACTGATGGTGAAAATGATGTGCATCCTGTAGTATCTATTGAATATGATAGTGATACTAGGGAGTTAGTGCTAACTCATTCAAATAATACTAAGTCAAGGGTAGATGTTAGTTCTTTAGGTGGTGGTACAGGTACTATGTCTGTGGTACCGCCATTAAAGAATAATACTCCTTTATATGGTTTAGATACTTCAGGCAATAGGTGGTCATTGATTAAAATGTCTAGTGGTAATGGTACAGAGGTAGGTCATAAAGATAAGCCTTTGGCTTTTTCTGCCAGTCGTTTAACTTGGTGGGATGGAAATAACTCACGTTCTATTTTGTCAACTAAAGAGTTGGATGGTGCGGGTGCTAATAAAGATGGTAAAGTTCTTTATAGAAGTACTGAGATTGATAAGATGTTTAAAGATGTCTTAGATAAGTTAAAAGATATTAATAGTAAGTTGTAGGGGTGGTTGTATGATAGTTGAAGACATCGTTAATGAGTTAGATAAGTTTATTGCTAAGTACAAGGAAAATAAAACTACTGCTGAGCAAGGACAATCTCTACGAACTAAAGTAAAAGAAGCTTTAGCTGGAAAAGGTGTACAAAATACTGACTCCCTAGATGATAGTGCTATCATAGAGGCTGTTAAGTCTTTATCATCTAATGGTGGTGCTAATACAGGTACTTCGGCGAACTTTAACATAGAGAATTTAAAGTTTACAGGTTTACTCCCTAAAGATTTCTCTAAAGAAAGTGTATCAGAAGAAGATTTAGTTAAGATTAATGATACTATTATTAAAGGTGCAAAGATTATTTCTAGTGCTGAAAATATTCTTATACTTAATAAGACGACAGGAGTAAATGTAGGTAATGGTATAGAATTGACATCATTAGACCAAAAACTCCTAGACAAAAATAAACAATATGTGGGTACTAACTACAGCAATTTTAAGGTATATAATTTGCCAGTTGAATTGGGGGATAATAAACTCACAGTAACTATTACTAATAATGGTATTTCTAGGGATAAAGATATTTCTATTACCGTAACTGCTGAGTCATATGCTAAGGAATTCATTAAAATACAATTTAAACCAGGTGAGGGTTTCAAACTACCCGGTGCTATTGATAGATTTGTTAAATATGTAGATGAATATGATACAAGAACTGAGATGGTTAGGGTTAGTAGTACTATAAAAAGTTATGGCTCACTATACTCTATTGCTAGTGTAGGTATGATTAAGAATTTAAGAAATAATATTGTTAAGCCATTATCAATGAGTATGAATTTTGATGTTAGTGCTAATGACCTAGCTACACAAAACAATGTGCCATCTAGTGAGTCAGCAGTGAGATATTCTAGTATATTCTTCGGTAAAAGTGGCAATTCTTTACGATTCTCACGCACTGGTTCAATGTACTTATTTCGAGTTGATGGGAATAATGACAGTATTTTCTCTGTGTTAGATTATAAAGATGGAGATACTGTAGAGATGTTGATTGGGGTACCATTAAGCGACAGTACTTATAGTAGTTTAATCCCACACTATGAAAGTATTTCTGAACATGTAACAGATGTATAGGGTGTAGAAGAGTATTTTGGTAAGTACTTGAACCGACTTTTAATTCAGACGCAGTATCTAAGTATCTTATATAACTACTGATAAACTTATTTTAGACAATGGTTGTGTTTTAACATAGTAAAGTGGAAATAATGTTGAATTCTATTTTCAATTAGGTAGTATTTATAGTGGGTAATAAAGATGAGTGGTATTTTGTATGTTCTTGATTCAGAAACAAATACATATAGGTTAGTTAGTAGTGTAAACATAGGCTCTAATACTGATGAGTTTTTAAATAGCGTACTTTCTAGACTAGAGAATATCAATAGAGGTTCAGAGGTTGTAAATTCTGAAAATCGTGGTAGTCCTAGTGGGGTATAAATTCACATACTGATATCTTCAAACATACCAAAGAGATTTTTGAGTTTATATTCTTAATTTTTTATTTAGTGGGGTAAGTTTATGTCAGTACAAAACAAAATTGATAATGAGTTTTCTGTGTTAGTTGATAACATCAGCAAAATTGCTTTGGCTATTGAGCGAAAAGGTGTTCATAGTAGTGGTGAGTTAGCTAATTATCATAGTGAAATTGACTCTATTGAGACAGGGAGTGTTTCAGTTATTACAGAGGACAATAAGAGAGAGATTATCCTAGAGTTCGTTAAGAGTTTAGGGTATAATAGCCCTAGTGATATTAAGGGTGCATATGATTTTCTATCTGAAACATTGGGTATTGTTGAAGCAACTTTAGGTAGAACTACTCATAAAGAAATGTCAAGGGCTTTGGGTTTAGTTGGGTTTGTTATCTCTAACAGTGTGGACATGTCAAGACTAACTTATAGATATACTTTATTTGGAGCTGATGATTCTTTGTATACAAGTGAGTTTATTCATCCTGAGAATGGTGTAAATTGTGTTATAAAAACACTCCCAGCATATGATGATACTTTAATGGGAAAAGAGGATGAAAGGACTCTTGTTTTATTCTTGACTGATATTCAATCTGTTGGTAACAACTTAACTAGTTGTAAGGTAGAAGTTTTTGTTAATGGTAATAGTCTTAGGTTTAATAAATATTCTACATCTAGAAATGATGATACTTTTAATGTTGTTCCTAATGTTTTGGGTGGATATAATCCATATGGTAAACGTATAAAATACTATATGGATTATGATAGCTCTATTGTTGGGGATGTATTGTATAGGAAGTTGAAATATATTTATTCTTTAAATGATGATGAGACTGTTTTAACTACGTATATGGATTCTCCTGAGTTTTATAGGGATAGAGAAATGTACACTGAAGATTTTGGTGTTGTGAGCAATGATACTGTAATACCTTCTAGTGTTAAAGTTATTACTTCTGAGGGATGTAGAGGTGTTGGTGGTGTATACCCAAGTATTAAGATGAGTTATGACTATGTAAACTCATTTGTATCTAAAGGGTATACTTATAAGTTTACACCTGCTGATATTAGTATTACTAATGGTCAAGGTTTTGTTGGTATGGTGGATGCTAAAGAGCCTATAGGTGTAACATTGTGGACAGGTGAGGTTGTTGTTTTCCCTAAAGGGACAAATAAATATAATTTAAACACAAAAACATTTGAACCGTGGGATGGAAATTCCTACACTAATGAAGACCACTTATAATAGATAACAATTAAATATACATAAGATATTCATAAAATAGGTAGTATTGGTGAGAGGTGTATCTTATGGATTTTAATGGTTTAAAAAATGTTACACCTATCTTCCAAACACTATTAAATAATGCTAAGAGTGGTATTCCTAAGAAAATTCAAGTTTTCATAGGAATACTTGCTCTTATATGGTTATTACCTATTGTATTAGATATAGTGTTTGTTGTTTTAGGTGTATTTTATGACTATAAGCCAGATATGATATTAAAATTTTTACCGAGGCTAGAACAGTTAATTAGTATACTCACAGGTGTTTCTGCTGTTGCGTGTTTAATGGCTATTATTGGTTTATTTACGGATTCAGATGGCGATGGTGTACCTGATTCTGTAGATAAGGATAATAAAACACCAGTAACAAATAATAGTATTCAAGTCAATGTAGGTTCTGACGGGAGTAAATCTCCTAAGTTACCATTACACATTGATAAATAATTTGTTTTGGTAGGTATTGTTTTAGTATGAGGATGCTTTATAGGAGATGTTTTATGATTGGTGATTTAAGCAAAGAGTATGAATCTAATGGTGACATCGGTGCTATCTCCACTGGTGAGGGAGATTATGGCGGAAAGTCATATGGTATGTATCAATTAGCTAGTAATGTAGGTTCAGTTGATGATTTTATTGCATGGGGATTGAATTCTGATTATAGTTGGATTGCAGAAGAGTTAGATAAATATGAAATTGGTTCATATGATTTTGATAACGCTTGGACGTATTTTGCTAATAATGATTATGAGAATTTCTACAACATGCAACATTCATATGCTATTCATAAGTATTATGATGTGTCAGTTGAATTGTTAAGGGAACATTTGTTTAATATTGAAAATCATAGTGAGACTATGAAAGATGTAATTTTCTCTAGGGCAATTCAGTATGGTACTGGTAACATTGTAGAAATGTTTGAAGATGCATTAGTAATTATGGGTGAGAAATTAAATCTTGATTTACAAAATCTTTCTTATGTTGATGAGAAACGATTTGATTATGATTTAATTACATCTATCTATGATGTGTGCATGACTACTGAGTGGAATAATTCTGTTTTACGGGATAGTTTAAATCATAGGTTTAGGGAAGAAAAAGCTAAGGCTATTCAAATGTTGTCTGATGAGTTAGGAATCTAGGTGATTCATATGGGTTTTATTGATAAGTTAATAGAATGTATTAGAGTTTTATTCTTAGGTAAGAGTATTGATAGTGTTGTTACTTCTACACAAGACAAAGTAGTAGATACAGTTAATAATACTGTTGATGAAGTTTCTTCTAAGGTAGATACAAAAGTTGATGATATCACTGATAAAGTAGATAACATTACTGATACAGTAGATGATAAAATTGACGATGTATCTAATAAAGTTGAAGATATTGTTGAGAACTCTAAAAAATTAGGTATTAACATACGAAAAAAATAGTGTATAATAAGAGTGTATCTTTCTATGGTACACTCTTATTTTTATGTTTAAATGGAGATGCTTGCTAAACATTGGTGTACTTAGTTGGACGAGAATCTTTTCAAAAAATATCACAAATATAATTGATATTTATATAATTTTCTAGTACAATTAAGGTAATTATTTATCTTATTAGTACAGAAAAGAGGTGAGATGTCTTGAATAAAAGTTTTAAAGTTAGGATATATCCAAATATGGAGCAACAAGTATTGTTAGAAAAGACATTTGGTGCGAATCGATTTGTTTATAATTACTTTCTCAACTTAAAAAGTAAGTTGTACGAGTTTTATAAAATAAATTTGAGTTATAATAATTCTTCTAAGATTATGACAGAATTAAAGAAACAAAAGTCTTGGCTTAAAGAGGTTGATAGTGTTTCTTTACAGCAGAGTCTTAGGGATTTAGATAGTGCATATCAAAACTTCTTTAGTGGGAAAAGTAAATATCCTAAGTTTAAACAGAAAGATGGTAAAAACTCTTATCGTACTAATTCTAATATTAAAATTAGTAATCGATATATAACAGTTCCTAAGTTGGGTATGTTGCGTTTTAGAGATAATTATAATCTAGAGGATAAAAACATTCTCAAAATTTATAATGTAACAATCTCTAAGACATCTAGTGGAAAATATTATGCTAGTATTTCATCCGAGGTTTATATTCCGTGTTTTGAGAAAACCAATCAAAATGTAGGTATAGACTTGGGATTAAAAGATTTTGCGATTTTCAGTAATGGTAAAAAGATAGATAATCCTAGGATATTAGAACATCTTGAAGTTAAGTATAGAAGATTATCTAAATCACTTTCTAGAAAAGTTAAAGGTTCAGCTAATTATAGAAAATCTAGAATTAAGTTAGCAAGGTTTCATGAGAAAATTGTTAATATTCGTAAAGATTTTCTACATAAGTTATCTACAAGTATAGTTAAGTCTTATGATATTATATGTATAGAGAATCTTAATATTAGTGGCTTAATGAAAAATCATAAATTAGCAAAATCATTTCAAGACGTATCATTGTATGAGTTTATAAGACAGTTAGAATATAAAGCTAAGTGGTATGGCAAAACATTGTCTAAAATAGATAGGTTTTATCCGTCATCACAGTTATGTTCTAGCTGTGGTCATAAGAACAAAGAAGTTAAAAATCTCAATATACGTGAATGGGCTTGTCCTAGGTGTGGTACACATCATGATAGAGATGTTAATTCTGCAATAAATATTCTACATGAGGGATTAAGACTCTTAGAGAGTATGTAAATATGTAATTATAACCGTGGGACACATGGGGATAGTCTACTGTCTGGATGTAAGACTCTTTTGGTGAGATATTAAAAGAGCAAACCATTGGGTAGGAACCTCTTGAATTTAATTCATAGGAGGATGTCGTGGGATTATTTGATGTTGATGGCATTGGGTTTAAAAACAAAGAAAAAGCTAAAAATGAGAACTCTTTTGATATGGGAGTAGATATATCAAAAGTTGATAATAGTTTAGTTACTACAACAAAGGGTAAAGATAGTAGTGATTTTGATAAAACATTGGTTGGTGAGATAAATCCTTTGGTTAAGGTTGATGTTATCAATCACTATTTTAAATTAAGCGACTTATTAAGGGAATATGGATGCTATATTGATGGTTCTACTATGTATTGTCCTTTTCATGACGATGATATCACAGGTAAACCGTCTGCTAAATATCATTCAGATACAGACTTGTTGTATTGTTTTTCTGAGAATAAGGTATACAGTTCTTATCATGCATTGAAGATTTTATTTGGTAAGGATGTAAACTTAATTTTTAAAAAGATATGGTCTACATTATCTAAGGAAGAGAGATTATCATATATTGGTAAACATGATGAAAAGGTTAAAGATGTTGTAGTAGAAGATACAGGGTGGGAGTACTATAATAAAAATGTATTATCTACTTTTAAGGTTGGTAAGGTGTCATATGAGCAATATAAAAATGCTTTATATAAGGTCTTATCATTAATTCAAGAATAAAATAGTATGAATTTTAAGTAAATTATAGTTGTAAAGTTACTTAAAATTAAGTATAATAGATATTGTAGAAAATGTTACTACAATATCTATTTTTTTATTTAAAAGAGGAGAATATGCTATGGCTAAGATTACAGCTATTCGTTTACCTAATGGTAAGGTTAAGATTACTAATTCAGATATTAGTGGTATTATTGGTGAAGAGTTCGATTCATCTGACGACTTCTTCAATAAATACAAAACAATTAATGAATCTACAGGTGTAGAGAATGATTGTGTACTTCTAGAGTCAATCAATGGCTAAGAATGTTCCTATTATAGGAAATGGACTTGCAGTAATACCATTACATACTAGGGGTACAAGTAAGAAGAAAAATAAAAGAGTTGCTGATTATTTAACTAGAAGCACTTTCTTAAAGTTATTAGTAGAATATTCTGATATAGAGAAGATGGATATCGTATATTTAACTGGTATGGGTGTAATGTATCAAGACGATATATTAGATGGTTCAGTTACTTTAAGGGATATTATACAAAATGCTAGTTGGTGTAATATAGTTGCTGAGGAATTGTATCGTTTGTGCTTATCATTAGGTACAAATAAGATAGTTCTTCTAGCTAGGAGTGATAGATTTTTAAAGCTTGCTAAGACTCTTAGGTCTAGAGGTGTTATAGTTGAAAATCCTATAATGGGTGTATTATCAGAGAGGTATGCAATTAAGATACTATTCTCTAAGACTAAGTTATGGATTAATACAAGGGGTGACTTTTCAAAATGAATAAAGAGTTACCTTTATTTTTACAGAATTTAACATGTGATATTACTGATTGTGTGTTTACATTAAAATTGGTAGGTAGTACTTTTCGATATAATGCACAGGAGGTGCTACAGGCTATACTAGATAATAATATGGTTAATAAAGTTATATTAGAGTTAGTACGTGAGCCTGAAAATATTCATGATAAACATGCTGTAAAAGTTATGCTATCTGTTGATGGTTATAGTGGCACATATCATGTAGGGTATGTGTCAAGAGATATAAGTGAGACAATTAGTTTTCTTCTACAAGACGATGACTTGTGTGTGCATATATCAGATGTATTCATGAGTGGTGGTGGGTTAGATTACTATGTAGGTCTTATGTTTAATTGTAGATTTAAAAGAAAGGAATAAAATCTATCTATGGCTAATGAGAAAGCTAAGAGTGATTATAAACATTGGGTAGGTGCTGTTCCTAAGATAGAGAACTGGTATAAGAATTTTAACTTTGTATTAGTTGAAAGTATGGAAGACTTAAAGAGTATCTTTAAAGATAAAAAAGATTACTATATGGCTTTTGATACAGAGACTACTGGTTTAGATTTTGAGGAGATTGACTTAGTAGGTTATTCTTTTTGCTTAGATGGTAAAATAGCATATTATGTGCCTGTATATCATTTTCAGTATGAGGGTAATTTAGGTGAGGAATCTGTAAAATTCATCTATGAGCGTATGTGTGAAGCTAAGAAGGTATTCATGTATAATATGCGTTATGACGCACGGATTATGGAATACTATGGGTATAAAGAGAATAAAGCAGATTTAGATAAAAGACGTTGGATGTATGCTAAGTTTGATATGTCTAAGGTTGATTATTATGATGTTTCCGTACCTGTATGGTTAGCTGATACAAACCAAAAATATCCTAGTTTAAAGTGGTCTAGTTTACATTTCTTAGGGATTGAACAGTTACACTTTGATGAGGTAATTGAAAATGCTGGTTCATTCTTCTATTTAAATCCATCTGAAAATGAAGATACAGTGTTTTATGCCGCCGCAGATGCGTTGTGTACCTTTTTACTTGCAACTGCAACAGTTAAGTATTTTACAGAGGCTAAACATTCTGCTAAGTTTGATAATTTGATGTTATATCCTTTATTACACTATGAGAATGAGAGGATTTGGTTGGATGGTGATGTACTTAAAAATCTTTACATTATAGCTACTGATAGGGTAGATAAGATGGAGAGAGATGTGTATGCCATGATAGGTGGGCAGATTAATCTAAACTCACCTGTACAAGTTGCACAAGCTTTTGAGAGGTTGGGGATTGATACTGGTGAGCGTACATCTAAAGGCACTATGTCAGTTGGTATTAAAATATTGGCTGATTTACCTAAAGAGTATGTAGAAAAGTTCCCAGCTTTGAAGTCATATATCAACTATAAGAAAACAGCTAAATTAATATCTTCATATATTAAACCTTTGTTGAAAGAGTATGAACGTAGGGGTTATTGTAGGTTTGCTTATAAAACTACTGAAGTACCAACTGGGAGGCTTGCTTGTGGTAAGGATGGGAAGAATTCTTTCTTTAGTCCGATTAATGCACAATCCCTGCCTAAGCCACATGTAAAGATGGAAGACGTATTTGACTTGGGAGATAGAAATTTATTCTCTAAGAAAGATAATATCATTATGGGGTATAAGTTTGTTTATTCTTCTTATGATGAGGAAGGAAAACATATTATACCTGATGACCCAACATATATTGGTTGGGTAGAGGGTATGGATGATGATTTAAATATACGTATGGCTATTTCACCTAAAATGTTAGAAGATAGCAATGATGATGATTTTTTATACACCAGTTTTGATTATGCCGCTGAGGAATTACGTATCGCCGCTAATTTAAGTCGTGAGCCTAATTGGGTTGATGCTTTTGTACATGGTGATGACATTCATAAAAGGTGTTATTCTTTAGATACTGAGTTTTTAACTAGGGATGGTTGGAAAACTTATGAACATATTGGTATTGATACTGAGATTGCACAGTATAATGAAGATACTAAAGAGTTAGAGTTTGTTAAAGCTGGACATGCTTATTTCAATGAAACAGATACAATGTATCATTTTGTTGGTAATAATACTGATTTATTAGTTACACCTAATCATCGTATGTATGATAGGGGTAGGGATAATTGGTATATAAAACGTGCAGATGAGTTATATAAGAAACATTCCTATCGTACAATCTGTAGTCCTGTATCTACTAAAGTATTTAGAATTTCAGATGATATCGTAGATAGCGGAGTTATTCACATGGGTAGTACATATCACAAAGATGGGTATGATATTTCAGTTGATGATTTTGTAGAACTTCTTGGGTATGTTATTACTGATGGTGGTACATGTTTACGAAGTAATGGTTCTAAAACTGTGTACTTTTCTCAGTCAGAGGCAAAATCAGAAGTGTTGTCTAAAATGCAAAAACTTAATGCTAGATTAGGGAATCTTTTTGATGAAAAAGTTACTATCTGTAAAGGTAAAGAAATTAATATTTGTGGTAGGACTTCCACGTTAAGTGGTGATTTTCATGTCTTTTCTGTTACAAGTTCAGCTTTATTTGATACTATTGTTAGCTATATAGGTGGTAATCTTAAAAAAGATAGGGTTTTGTCTGATAAGATGTTACATTTTAGTGATAGATTATTAGAAAAATTCTTCTTAGCTATGTATGATGGTGATGGTTTACATGATAACAGAGAGGGTAGAGAAAATTCTAAAACTATATTAGTACAGTCTAAAAAACTAGTTGAACAGTTACAATTAATTCTTATTAATTTAGGATACTCAACTAATATTAAAGATGTTTCTCATAGATACAATGTTTCTTTGTATAAACTTAATTGTGTCAGTGGTAAGAGAGATGTTAGGGGTTCAAATAAGAATACTAAGATTATTAAGTATGATGAACCTGTTAAATCTGTGTGTTTTGCAGTTCCTAGTTCGTTGTTGTTCGTGAGACGTAATGGTAAGACATCAGTTTGTGGTAATACAGCAGTAGCTATCTGGGGCGAAGAACATTATAATAGGGATTATCGTAAGATGGCAAAGTACGCCAATTTCTCTATTTTGTATGGTGCTAGTTCTCATTCACTATATGCAGATAGTAGGTATGGATTTAAGTCTTTACAAGAAGCAGAAGATTTCTATAATAAGTATAAGAAAGCGTTACCTACATTATTCCAATGGCAAGATAGGTTAATCTATAGTGCTAGACGTAAAGGTATGTTACAGACATTCTTTGGTAGACCACGTAGGTTACGTTCTTATTATGAGAATAAACAGATAGGTTTTGCTAATCGTAGTGCTGGTAACACAAGTGTACAGGGTGTTGCTGGTGATATTCTTAAAATGGTAATGATTAAGTTGTGGAAAGCATTATTTAATAATGAAGAATTCAAGGACGATGTTGCTTGGAGGGTTGCTATCCATGATGAGATTGGTTATACAGTACGTGCTACTAAGTTAATGCGTATATTAAAGATTATCAAAGAAACACAATCTGTTAAGTTGCCTGAGTGGCCAGTAGAGATTATTACTGACCCATCTGTTGGTTGGTCTATGGGTAGAGTATATGATTTTCATATGGTTGAGGATGATTCTGAGTTAGGGTATCATTTTGAGCCCGATTTAGCATAGGGGATTATTATGGAAGAGTTTATTTTTGATAGCTTAACTCTTGATGACTTAGTTAAGTATGTAGATACATCAAAAGTATTTAATATTACTAAGGGTGAATTTAATCAAGTTAAAGTGTATTTAGCAAGTTATGAAGATGAAAAGTTAGGTAGTGCGGTTGAGCGTTTAGATGTTGCTTATCACATTGGTAGTAAGTGGTCTTTGGTAGACATGAATAAAGTCGATGGCTTTAACGAAGTACCGTTGAGTTGGTTATTATCTGATGTGGGTGATATCGATGATTGTTTAGTTATTTTACGTAGAATGTCTAATATGGTCTTAGATAAGAATAATTCTAGTTTATCTACATATATTTATCATATCGTAGATGATAAATATGAGTTCATCACTTCTAATGCATTAATGAATGGTAAATTAGCTAGATATGGTATTATGTTAGATGTTTCTGTTGATGATATTTTAGAAAATATTAATACTAGGGTTGATAATGATTACGATAAGAATTCATTAATTTCCTTTATTAAGAGTGGTGTTGCTAATGAGTGATATGTTAGAGTTGGTTCAGTTGGGTAAAAATGTACGATACATTAGGGTTAATGTGTTAGAAACAACAATATCTGAATTCTCTAATTTAACTGGTATTAGTCGAGATGTAGTGTGTAGGATTGAAGATTTAAGGATGGGTAAGGGTTCAAAAACTTGCCCATCTGTATCTACCATTTTAAAACTATGTAAATCTCTAAATATTGAGATTGGTGATATTATGGGTAATGATATATCTTCTAATGAGGATGCTTTACTTAATTTAAAGGGGGTTGTTTCTTATGGCAATTAGTGTTGGTAGAACTTTAAATGAGTTAAGGCAGATGTCCTTTGATTGTGGTATTACTATTCCTATTAGAGAAGATGGTAAGTCTTTAAAGAAAGAGGATTATATCAAACCAATTAGAGAACATAATCTTTCTATCAGATATGGTTCTGTTGATAATACACCTGAGCATTTAAAGTTGATGTTGCAGTTGAAATCACCTATGTTGGCTGGTAGGATTGACTCATTCAAGGAAGAACAGCAACAAGAGGTATGGAATTCAGATAATTGGTCAATGGAACAGAAATTAAATGGAGTTAGATGCTTTATTATTAATGATGGTTCAGGTATTCACTTATATAGTAGACATAATAGTGATATTGACTTGCTCCCTATAGAGTTTACAGAAAAAGTTAAATTACCTAAAGATTTCTCATACAATATGTTAGATAGGACGTTTATTTTAGATTGTGAGTTAACGTCTGATAATCCTAATATATGTACTGTATTAGATGGTTATGGTGTAGATACTAGTTCTCAGTTGCAAGCTGTTACATCTATTTTAGGTTCTAATACTGATAGAGCATTAGATATTCAAGATTTTAACGATTTAGATTTAGTATTCAATGCATTTGATTGTATATACTGTGATGGTAGTTGGATAATGGATACTCCTTTATGTGAGCGTAGGGAATATTTATCAAACATTATCAATATGCTGGTAGATGTTAATTTTAATGTTAGACCTGTTAAATATGTAGTTGAAAATAAGAAAGAGTTTTATAAGCATTTAATTAGTCTTGGTTTAGAGGGTACTGTAGCTAAACGTCTAGATGGTGTATACGTACCTGATACAACTAGAAATTTTAAAGGTTGGGTAAAGTGTAAGAGGTCTTTGTCTGATTCATTAAGTGCATTTAACTCACAATCATCTTTAAGTGCTTTTGATACATTAGATGATGTAAGTGGTGATATAACTTTCTCATTCGGTGATACTATTGATGCTTTTATTACAGGCTATGAGTTGGGTAATAAAGGTTCTGCATTTGAAAACATGATTGGTTCTATATGTGTTTCTGTGTATGTTGAAAAAGAAGATGGTACACAGGAAGTTAGAGAGATTGGTAAGTTTAGTGGTTTCAATCTTGATATGCGTAAGAATATGGGAATGGTTATTAATGGTAGGACAGTACTTAAACCAGAATACTATGGTAAAGTTGTAGAGATTGATGGGCAACAAATTACTAAAAATGGTAGGTTCGCACATTGTGTATTTATTGGTTTTAGGTATGATAAGCTAAAGGATGCTTGTATTCTTAAAGAGGAATTCTTAAAATCACAACTACTATAATTTTTACTTGATTTTAAGTAAAAATAGTGTTAAAATTTTATTATCTAATGTTTTGAGGTGTGTTATATGAATTACAATAAATTAGATATGAATGTGTTCATAGAAAAACTCTTAGAACATGTAGAGATGTGTCCTTGTCTTTTGATAGGTAAGTATGTTACTGAGTTTAAAAAGGTATACAAAGATACAATAGAGCGTGTGTATACATTAGATGATGTAAGGAATTTAATAGATTCGTATGATGGAATTTCTAATGTAAATAGCAAGTTCTTAGTATTAGATGGTATAGGTTTTTTATCTCACGTAGGTCAAAACTCACTATTAAAGTTCATTGAGGAGTCTAAGTTGCCAATCATCATTTTATCTTATGGTGATAAAATCTCACCAATCATCATGTCTAGGATGAAGATAATTGTTAAGAGGTGGGACATTGTTAAGAATTTAAATTTCTCTAGTGTTGCTGATACAATAGCATACATAAACGAGAAGAATTCTACACGAGAAGATAAAATGAGTGAGTTTGATGAGGTACAGATTATGGCTAATATGTGTCCTAGTCTATACTCAATTAAACAGCAAGCTGGCGATAAATATGGATACACTAATAGCAGGTTAATAAACCTAATGGTTGGTACTAAAAATAGGTGATTTGATGGGCGATTACAGTTTAATCAACAAAGTAGTAAAGGTTGAGGATAGTAAAGAGGGAATAAACTATTTAGATTTAGTTTGTTTCATGTACCCTAACTATGAATTACGTACTGAGTTCAATATATTAGATGGGAATACTGATATTATATTTGTTGGTAAAGTTAATTCTAGTGTTGTAAAGTCATTAAAAGAAAACACTAGAAGCTTTATAGCAATTAATAACATAGGTATTCAAGATATTGATATGACTATTAGGGATATAGCTATTAAGGTTCTATATGATAGATTTAATAAAGAACCTAGTGATAAGACACATACAATGTTAACTTCTATGACAGAATATGATTTCATTAAGTACTTTAAATCCTTTTGGGTGTTGGGTAGGTCTAAGATTGATTCTGTTGACATATCTCTTTGGGATTTATATTGCGTATTGGGTAAATCTAGACATGATATACTTAAAACATATTTAGAATTACGTGAGGTATATTCTGATAGTATGATATTTGGTGGTGTACTATCTTTCTTAGAAAAGTCTAGGAACCTAGAAGATGTTGTTACCAATAGTGGTAAGTATCTTAGGTTGCTAGTTGACTTTAATAAGTCATATGACAAGTTGATTGTACCAATTATTCAGAAAGTTTACACAATGGAGTGTAAGAGTGATTTTGATAGAGAGTATCGTACTTTGTGGTTGTTAATGCAATTAGGTAAGGGGAATATGATATAATGTCTATACTTGAAATTGAAGTAGAAATGAATAAGGTTGCTAAGGATTTACAAGATAGAATCTATCAAGTGTATGACACATATTTGGTAGAAAATAGAAAAATCATAGACTTGCCTACTTATGAGGCTTTGTGTCGTAGTCCTAAGCTACAGTATGAGGTTTCAGAGAGATTAATACGCACTATAGATGTATTAAACGATTTAAAGTTACGTATTAGTGTTGTTAATAAAAATTTATCAGAGATGAAAAATTTACAAGTAACAACAAAGTCAGATTATCAGTTGATAGCTAATTTAAAATCAAAAGTTAATAGATACTATGATGAGTTTAATGAGCATAAATTTCAGATTTCTGACTTAATAAAAAATGCTAATAATAAACTTAATACAATTAATGCTGTTAGGTTTGTTAATGAATAATTTTTTTGTATTATGAGAGGAGACACATGGGAGAGGATGCTTTTAAAAACAGATTAGTTCATGAATTTAAAGAGTACTTTCCTAATGACAGTTCGCTACAAAATTTTTGTACGCTAATTATCACTATGAAAGGTAATCCTGATTACGCTTTATCCGATGTAGATAGGGATGTATTAAGGAACTCTATTAAAGACTTGGCTGTTTTCACTTCATTAGGCATTTATACTAAGGTTCTTGGTAAAATGAGTAATGATGTTAAAAATCAGTTAGATGTGACTACAAGAAAGAGGGGTAGTAGGGTTCTAGTTAGCGATACTACTTCTAATAATGTGACAGCTACTGTGTATGAATCTAATAGGTTTGATTTAGGTTTTGAGATAGAACCAGTTAAGGTTTCACATACTCAGAATATTCAAAATCAAAACAGACCTGTAAGTGTTAAAGAATATTCTAGTAAATCTAATACATTCACATTAGATGGGGTTGATTTATCATCTAGTAAAGAAATTCCTACAACTTCATATGAGACATATTCTGACTACGAGACATATGATGATGTTCCTACTGTTAATGTAGATGATTTAGATTATTAATTTTGGTAGTTAGCATATTGCTATTACAATATATTTTAGTTTCCAATAAGGAGAATTATTATGTCTGAGATTGAAAATTTTGATGCTATGTTCAATGGTTCTAATGAGTCCACTCCAATTACTGATGTAAAACCAGAGACTGTTGTAAATGAGGTTGCAACTGCTACACCTACGAGCGTAGCATCTCCAGATAGCTTTGTAATTAGCATTGATGGTGCTGGTTCTAATTTGTTGAGTGATTTGGGTATTAAACCTATTTCATTTGGCGATAGGATTCAACGTGTACCTATCGAGAAATATAAAGCTAAGCAGGGTAACATTGATAGAATTTCTATTATTTCTGAGCAAGTGTTACCTATTAAATATCATTACATTGAAGGTAAAGGTTCATATTTGTGTACAGGTGGTAAATGCTGTCAATTAATGGGTGACCCTGCTGTTCGTTATTTAGTACCTATTTGTGTGTATGATACAACTAAAAATGGTGACCCAGCATCTAGTAATATTGAATTAAAAGTATTGTCTATGGGTAACGAGTTATATCAAAACATTGGTATGATTGCTAACGCTGGTAATGTACGTAGTTTAGGTGGTATTACTCATGTTGATATTACTGTTAATTGTACAGAAGAAAAATATCAAAAACTATCACTTATCCCTATTGGTGAGGCTATGTGGAGAAAATCTGCTAAGGCTGTTGAGTTCTTAAATAATAAGTGGCAAGAGTCTGCAAGTGAAGCCTATAGGGCATTAGCACGTAGTGTTGATGAGGCTACATTTGTTAAATTATATGATGAAGCTAATTTTGGTGTAAAACCAGAAGAAAACAAAGGTTTTGGTGGTAGTGAAAGCAACTTCAATTCATTTGGTGGTGCATCAACTAGCAACTTTGATGAATTCTTCAAATAATAAAAATAGTTAATAGTTGAAAGGATAGAGGTACTAGTCATAATAAAATACTATATGATAGTACCTCTATTTTATGATATATGGTTATTTTAGCTATAGACCCTAGCTTTAAGGCTTTATCATTTAGTTTGTACGATAGTGATACAAAAAAGGTTTATATAGATACTGTTTCATATCCTTTAGGGACTTCTATAGGGTTTGAAAAGATATTTGATGCTGTTCATGTACAGTGGTATCAGTTGCATAATAAGATAGATGAGTATTTAAAAGAAAATAATATATCTATTGATGTCGTTATTTCTGAAATACCACCACCTATAGGCAACTTTTCGGCTGGTTTATACGCATTAGATTATACTATTCTAAACAATTTATTTGAGAAGTATACAACAATTAGGGATTTATTTATATTATCGCCATCATTCTTAACTAAGGTTCATGGTAGACGTGGGTATAAGAAGAGTGAGAGTACTGCATTAGTAAAGTATTTTATTGATGAAGTACTATCTGATAGTTTTGATGTGTATATACCAGATAGTGTTTCTGCTAAAGGGAGAGTATCAAAAGGTAGATTAAATAACGATAAAGCGGAGTCTTTTATATTTTTATTACGTTTGATAGTTAGACTTAATATCAATGGTTTAGCTGATAAGATAAAGAGTGAGGTAGATGGATTATCTCATGAGGGTGAAAAGTTATTAAGGAGTAGGTAAAGTATTGATAAAGTTGTAAATATATACCCATATGTGTGTGGGGGGGGGTGAGAATAGTATTGCTAAAGAGTTTCAAAACTGAAATTAGTCCTACTGAAGAACAGATTATAAAAATAAATAAAACCATAGGTACATGTAGGTTTATTTATAATTTTTACATTGCTCATAATAAAGAACTTTATGAGAATGGCGAAAAGTTCATGACTGGTAGACATTTCAATGTTTGGCTTAATAATGAATATCTTCCTAACAATCCAGATAAAATTTGGATTAAAGATGTTTATACAAAGGCTGTTGCTAAGTCTATGGATAGTGCATTTATAGCCTTTACAAGGTTTTTCAAGCATAGGAGTGGGTTTCCTAGATTTAAGAAAAAAGATAAATCTGACGTTAAAATGTATTTTGTTAGAAACAACAAGACTGATTGTTTAAGTGAACGACATAGGATAAAAGTTCCTACATTGGGTTGGGTTCGCTTAAAAGAGAAAGGATACATTCCAACATCTAGAGATGGTTTTATTGTTAGGAGTGGGACTATTTCTCATAAAGCTGGACGATATTATATATCTGTTTTGGTTGATATACAAAAACAAGATACTAAGAGTACTAATAGTTTTGGTGTTGGTGTAGACTTAGGGTTAAAGAGTTTAGCTATATGTTCAGATGGTTCTATTTATCCTAATATAAACAAAACATATAATGTTAGAAAAGTAGAAAAGAGTTTAAAGAGAGAACAGAGAAAGTTATCTCGTAAAGTTATTTCAATAAAGAGAGGAGGGACTACTCAAAAGAATTTTGTAAAACAAAAACTAAAGGTACAGAAGCTTTATCAAAGATTGACAAATATCAGAACTGATTATCTTAATAAAACAATACATAGTATAGTGAAAACCAAGCCTGCTTTTATTGTTATTGAAGATTTAAACATATCAGGTATGATGAAAAATAGACATCTTTCTAAAGCTGTAGCACAACAAAAGTTCTTTGAATTTAAAACTAAGTTAATTAGTAAATGCAGAGAATATAATATTGAATTAAGAGTTGTAGACAGATTCTATCCTAGTTCTAAGAAATGTCATAATTGTGGACATATTAATAGGGACTTAAAATTATCTGATAGGATTTATAAATGTTCTGAATGTGGTTATGTTGAAGATAGGGATATTAATGCAAGTCTTAATTTAAGAGATGCTAACACTTATACAGTTATACAATAAAACATGACGTATAAGTATGTACCAAAGGCTTATTTGGGAATTTACGACTGTGGAGTATACAAGAACTTGTGAGTAGTATATTCGACTTTGTTGAATTATGAAAGCATATACGTTGAAGCAGTAAGTAAAAATCGTGAGGTTTTACAATTCTCGTTATAGATGTATATCTATAATTTGAGTAGCAGTAGGTAATGGCAAAAAAAGAAAAGTCATCTGTTGATGATTTCGCAAAAAGCATTAAGAAGTTGTCTAGTGAGTATCATTCCTTAGATGCTCCAGAGTTTGTTAAAAGTGGTTCAGTGGTATTAGATTCTATATTAGGTGGTGGTATTCCACGTGGTGTATTTATCTTGTTATCATCTGATAGTGGGTTAGGTAAATCTACAGGTGCATTACATGTGAGTAAAGCATACTGTATTCAAAATAAAAGGGTTTTGTATTTAGACTTTGAAAGTGGTGTCAATTTAGCACAGTTAAACTCTATGGGGTTAGCTAAGTTTAGGTATGACCCAGTTACAAATCCTGATGGTAATTTCTTCTTATTCCAAATTCAAACATTTAGAGAAGCTGATAAGATTTTGGATGAGTTGGTTGAGAATGTTGACTTAGTTGTTATTGATTCTGCTACAGCTATTTTAACTGAGAAGGTAAAAGAATCTTCGTCTGAAGATGTACTCCCTGGCATTGATAGTAGGGTTATGGCTACATTCTTAAAAAGACATAAATCTACAAGCACACGTGCTGGTACGTCTTGGATTATTGTAAATCAGTTACGTACTAAGATTGCTATGGGTTATGGTCAACAAACTGCTGAAGTTGAGGCTGGTGGTAAAGCACTTAAATTCTACCCTGATATTCGTTTAACGATGAAGAAAGCGTATAAAGGTACATTAGAGCGTACAGAACAGACAGCTGTAGGTGAGCAAAAAGTACCATTTGGTGCTATTTGTGAAATTAAAGCTGTTAAAAATCGGTATGAGCGTCCAGAGATTCCTCTTAAATTAGCGATTATCTTTGGTAAAGGTATTTCTAATGAATATGCATATTATGACTTCTTAGAGCAACGTGGTAAGATTGTTAAGAGTGGTGCATGGTATACAATTAAGTTAGGTGATTCCCCTAAAGTTCAAGGTATGAATGGTGTTATTGATTGGATTAATACTAATCGTGGTCTTGTTAAGGATTTCATTGAGTCTGAGGGTGGTTATCGTTTATTGTTAAATGAGGCTAGTACTGTGGATTTGATTGACGAATCTTATGATGAAGAGGTCTTTGATGGTACAGAGGTATTTGATGAGCCTACAGAGGACGATGGTGAAGAATAATGTCTGATAAAATAACTGTAGATATTAAAGACTTTCAATCTTTAAAGAAAGCTTATATTGAGTTAACTCCCGGAATTACAGTTATCACAGGTGCTACGAATAATGGCAAAAGTGCCATTATTCGTGCTATAGATTCTGCACTCTTTAATCTTGGTGATGATGCTATGGTTAGGGGTGGTCAGAGGTACTATGGCATTAAGATATCTAATGACAGTCATACAATGCTTATGGCTAGGGATAATGTAGGTAAGAATGAAAAAACTGCATATCAGTTTGATGATGGAACTGTACAAAAGAAAGTTGGTAGAGGTCAATTAGAAGAGGTTTCACGTATGTTCAATATACGTGAGGTCAAAATGAATAATGGTACTAAGATGAAAATTAATTTTTGGTATCAGAATGATAAACCTTTTTTGATGGATAAGACAGCTGGTCAGTTATATGAGTTCTTATCATTGAGTTCTTGTGATAATTATGCTAGAGTATTAAAGTCTTTGGGTAGTGATGTTAGGTCAATCAATTCAGATATTAACACATTGACTACAGAGATTAACACATACAAGTCTTTAATTAATGATAAGAAAGATTTTCTATCTAAGAATGACGGTTTTGACTTGGTGTATCAAGAAGCTTTAGATGTAGATGCTATGGGTGATTTACACTCAAATACTTCTATTATTTTAGATGATATCGATACATATAGTCGTTCGGTTCAAAGGCTTAGTGGTTTAAAATCTAAGTTAGATGATAAACTTTCTGCTATTGATATGGATAGTATTAGGTCTTTATATTCAGATATCGATTCTATCAATTCTAAGGTAGATGAGATGTGTGAGTTGTTATCATACATTGATGATATTAGTAGTAGCATTTCAAGTTTATCAGATATGCATAGAGATTTACATCAAACGATTGAAGATAGTAATAGTAGTATAACTGAGTTTTCAGTATCTTTGTGTGATGTTGAGAAGATTTCATCTGACATTGATAATATTTCTGTGGAGATGGTTGATGTAGATACAAATGCTAAGTATGTAGATAGTTTAAATATTAGGCATAAAGACATACTAAATTCTATGTGTGTAGATACTGATAAGATTAGTTCTGATATAGATACATTAGATTCTTTCTCATCTGAAGTTATTTCGTGTGAAAATTGTTTAGTTGATGTTGATACAGCTAAAGGTGTGTTAGATTCTTATGTACAGAGGGTTAATGATTTAAAGACTAAAGTATCTGAAAGCAATGCAGGGTTTGAACAGTTAAAGAAAGATATAGGATATTGTCCTTATTGTAGGAGGGAGTTTTTCTAAAATGGCAACAATCGAAGATGTAAAAGCTAAGTTTAGTAGTGTTGAGAAGATTAATCAGTCTTTGAAAGATGAGTTAATTCGTACTGAAGAGCAGTTAAAATCTGCTAAAGAGTCATATGATAAAGCAGTTAATAAATTATTTGAGTTGACAGATAAAAATACATTAGAGGATGCAAGGGTGTATGTTTCTCAACTTAAAGAGGATTATGAGAATAAGTTAAATGACTTGAATAATAAATTATCTGAATATCTAGATAAAGATGGTGAATAGTATGGCAGATTCCTCTATTATTCGTAGAGTTATTGAACATAAAGCTATGATTGATAGTGCTAAGAAAGATATAGCTAATATGTCTTATGCAATTAGCACTAAATCTGATTCGCTTAAAGAGTTAAATAACTTAAAGAATATCAGTGAGTTTTCGTTTAACTATCTAGATGTGTTGGTTAAAGAAGAGTCTGGTAAATTCATTAAGCACTTAAATAACATACTAGATTTTGGTGTAAAATCTATATTTGATGATTGCAATTATTCTATTGAGATTAGGGTATCTGATAGTTCTAGGGCAACAATTCATCTAGTATACGATGATGAAAATGGTGTTAAATTAGAACCAGATATTAAAAATTGTGGTGGTGGTATTCGTACTGTTGTGGGGTGTTTATCTCAGATAGCGTTCATAACACATTATAGGTTAGAACCTGTTTTGTTTATTGATGAGGGTTTGAGTCAATTATCTAGTCAGTATATACCTAACTTTATGGAATTGATTAATCAGATGGCTGAGAAGAATGGGTTAAAAATTCTTTTAATTACTCATGACGATAGGTTTACTTCTTATGCTGTTAGACATTATGAAGTTTCTAAGGGGAATACTAAGTTATTGAGGGGTGGTGAGCTGGGTGAATGACATTCATTTAAAATTAGAAGATGGTGAAAAGATTGCATTTATTTCTGATGTTCATGTGGATAGTAAAATGCCTGACTCACGTGTAGATGATATCATTGTAACTCTTAAAGATAAACTAGTTGATATTCTTAATAAATGTATCAATGAAAATGTAAAATATGTCTTTTTTGAGGGTGATGTTGTAAATCGAGTTCAATGTCCATTTGAACCTATTACAATGTTAGCTGATATTTTATTACGATTTAAGAATGAAGGGATTAGATGTTTTTCTATTCTTGGGAATCATGATATTGTTAGAAATTCACTAGAAAACTTAGATAAAAGTCCTATTCAGATTTTATTTAAGTTAGGTGTTTTAGAACATATCAATTTAGAAACAAGAGTTATTTTTAATAATTCTATTCTACTAACAGCTGTTGATTATACAGAATATCCTATTAAAGCTGATAATAGTTACAAAGTTAATATATTATTAGCACATATGTTTTATGGTAAAAGTGGTTTTCTTGCAGATGAAAAACACAATCTAACAGATAATAATATCTTAGATTTAGGGTATGATTTAGTTGTATTAGGTCATGACCACGAAGATTATGAAGATGTAGTTGTTGGTTCAACTAAGATAGTTAGACATGGTTCTGTTCTTAGAGGTACATCTCATAACTATAATTTTACGAGAAAGCCTAACTTTGTTATCATTGATGATATACTTAAACCTAAAGAGACTAGACGTATAGAAATTGCTCATAGGGATTATAAAGATGTCGCTAGTGAGTATATTTTAAATAAGAAAACATTTAGTAGTATCAATGCACTACAAGATGTACTATCTAATCTAGCTGATAAATTAGTTGATACTACAGAAACAGATTCAGATAGGATATATAATATCATTATGAGTGACAAAGAGTTGCCTAATGATTGTAGAGAACTATTGTTAAAGTATATTAATGAGGTTTGATGTTAGATGGCTTTTAAGTTAGAAAATCAATATACATATCTGTTTGAGGATTTTCAGATAAACAATGGGTATGATATATTTATGAGGTATCAAGATAAAAATACAGCAGATGAAGAACGAGAGCATTTAGAATCTGTTGTTAAGGGATGGATTCTTGATAAAAATCATGAGGTTGCTAGGTTAACATATAGTGACGATTATATGTTATATAACGTAAATTCGCTAATGTCTTTGAGTACTTCTGATATCTATTCAAATGGTGAGTTCGGTGTTAATAGTGTTGGAGTTTCTGTATTACAAACTTTCTTCCCTGAGTTAGAGGGTGTTGATAAAGTAAAAGGTTGTTGTATGAGAGATTTTTGTAAGAAGTCTGAAAAGTCTTTTACAAGATATGTACGTAAGCTTTTGAAATATGGAAAATCACCTAATGACATGAGAAGTATGTTCGCTTTCGTTGGTGCAGGGTATTGCTCAAATTTCAGACCTGCAACTGCTAAAACAATTTATGAGTTGTATGGAAAAGAAAACTGTAAGGTATTAGATACATCAAGTGGGTTTGGTGGTAGACTGTTAGGTTTCTTTACAGCTAAGAATACATCTGAATATGTAGGTATAGACCCAAACACAGCAGATAGTTGCAATAGATTTATTGAGTTTATGCAGATGCGTTTTGGGTTAAACAAGAAAGCGTATGTTAACAAGATAGGTTCAGAGGATTTCACAATAGATAATTATCCTCAATATGAGAATTATTTTGATATAAGCTTTACATCACCACCATATTTTGATACTGAAAAATATTCAGATTCTGACACTCAATCATATAAGAAATTTAATACATATGATTTGTGGGTGGATGGGTTTTATCGGAATACAATATATAATAGTTGTAATGCACTAAAAATAGATGGTACATTCGCTATTAATATCTTTGAGAAAGTTGATAACATTAAAGAGTATACAGAAGAATTTCTTAATGATTGTGGATTTTATATCATTAAGGAAGATAAGTACTTGTTACGTGTTATGAGTGGCACTCAAAAGGGTGAAGATGGTGAGTTCTACACAAGAAAAAAAGACTCCTACAATTACGAGCCAATATGGGTAGCAAAACATTATACAGAATTACTTAAAGATGGATTAATTACACGAGATAAAGCAGAAGAGTGTTATAATCGTGTGAAGTATGGTAATAAAAAGATTAGTGTTTAATCTAAAGAGGTACAAAAGATGAGTGAAGAAATGTTATTAGATGAAGTTAGTGAGTTTGATAGTGTATTAGGTTTAGATGATAATACTGATAGTGGTGTAGAGGATTCATTTGTTGATGAATATTCTAGTGAGGTACATATCTCTATTCCTACTAAAGAGATTAATACAATTCTAAATATCTCTAATGTATTAAAATCTAGTGGTGAGAACTCTTATGAGGGTAAATTAATTACATTTAGGGTAGAAGAGGGGAATGTTAGGTTTATGCTTTCCGATAACAAACGTAGTATTTCTAAGTTTGTTAAACCTTTAAATAGTGAAAATCTTATTACTGATTTCATTTGTTTATCTTCTGGTTCATTAGCACGTATTGTTAAATTATGTGGTAGTGTGTTTACTGTTATTGAGCGTAGCGTGGAAACTGATGGTGGTGTAAATAAAGAATATACTATTGCAGTTCATGGTGGTGAGGTTCGTGTAGATAATTACAACTCAGATGAATCTAGGTTTAATCATATTTATGATGATTCTTATAGTAACACTTCTAATCGTGAGAACTTAATTTCTTATATTAAGAGGTTATTTAACTATTCTCAAACAGCTGGTGGTAGAAGTCGTTTTTTATCATTTAAAGATAATACAATTACAGTAGAGTCTTATAATAATATGGCAAAATTGACATGTGATGATAGTTTTGGTAGTGGTTTTAGATTACATTTAGCAGATTGTAAGTTATTAGCATTGCTTTCTAATTCTGATAGTGGTGATAACATTTCATTTAATGGTAAAGGTGATTTGTATTGTGGTGATACATTTGTATTCAAAACAGAGGCTTTTACATTAGAGGATAATTCTATTCAACAATCTGTGTATGGTCGAATGGTAGTTGATAATAAGTGTGATGTTTCTTTAGACCATTTACGTAAAATCATTGATTTAGCATGTAACTTGCCAGAGACTACTGGTGATATTAATATTACATTCGGTGACTGTGTGTCTATTGAGATTGTTTCACGTAGGGGCAATTCTACGATTAAGTTGGATGCAGTTGATGTTAATGGTATTTTTGATATTGGCTCTATCTCATTGAGTGCTAATGCAGTTAAACAGGTATTGAGTACATTTAATGGTTTTGATATCGCTACATTACGATTAAGTCTTGATGGTATTGCTTTAGATAATGAGATGGTTAGTATCTTTGTATTGAAGAAAGCTTTTTAGCATATGTTAATGACAAATAATTATAGTGATGCTTTTGATGATTTTGCTATAAAAAATGGTCGAGATATTTTTACTATGTATAATGATATCAATACAACAGATGATGAAAGAGAAGAGTTAATTCAGTGGCTATTTAACTTAATCCGTTCTAGAGATAATGCAGTTCCTTTACATACATGGAGTGATGATATATTTAATAAGATAGTGTCTGGATTGTGTGATATTGATACATATACGATATATCAAGATGGTTCATTTAATCTCAACAACATGGGTGCTAATATATTAACACAGTTCTTCCCTGAAATTTTAGATGTTGTAAAGAGTGGTAAAGTGAGTCATAGAGACTTCTTTAAGGACGATAAGAGGTTAATTGGGTATTGTAGGACTGTTTTAAAGTATTGTACTAGTCCTTTAGAGATGTTTAAGATGATGTCTTTTAGGGGTTCTAGTAGGTGTTATAATTTCAGACCAGCAACAGCTAAGGCACTTTATGAGTTGTATGGAAAAGATAACTGTAAAGTACTGGATACATCAAGTGGATTTGGTGGTAGACTGTTAGGTTTCTTTACAGCTAAGAATACATCTGAATATGTAGGTATAGACCCAAACACAGCAGATAGTTGCAATAGATTTATACTTTATATGAGTAGGTATTTTAACAAGAAAGCATATGTTAATAAGATAGGCTCAGAGGATTTCACAGTAGAGAATTATCCTCAATATGAGAATTATTTTGACATAAGTTTTACATCTCCACCATATTTTAATATAGAACGATATTCTGATGATATAACACAATCACATGTCAAATTTAATACATATGATTCATGGGTAGATGGGTTTTATAGGAATACAATTTATAATAGTTGTAATGCATTAAAACTAGATGGTGTTTTTGCTATCAACATTAGTTGGGTTGATAATATTAAAGAGTATACTGAGGAGTTTCTTAATGATTGTGGATTTTATATCATTAAAGAAGATAAATATCTTTTAAGAATTCATCCTAGAGAGAGTTCTTATGGTAGTGATAAGATGTCTAAGTATGAGCCAATATGGGTAGCAAAACATTATACAGAATTACTTAAAGATGGATTAATTACACGAGAAAAGGCAGAAGAGTGTTATAATCGTGTAAAATTTGGAAATAAGAGGGTATTATGAGTGTTTCAGTTAAGGTAAATAACATCACTAACAACTTCTATTCGGATGAATGGTATACAGAGATAGATACTGTTAAAAAGATGTATGATTTGTTAGGTGTTGAGGGGGGGGGCAACAGTTTTATGTCCCTTTGATACTGATAAATCGTTGTACGTTCATTATGGTATAGAATGTGGTTATAATGTAATTTATAATATAAGAGATTTTCTTGATAGGGATGTAACATACGAGTTTGATTGTGTGATTACAAATCCACCCTTTAGCATTAAAGATGATGTTATTGAGAGATGTTTAGAGTATGGTAAACCGACTATGTTGGTGTTGCCTATGGATTCTTTGGGTGGTGTTAAAAGACATTCATTGTTTAAAACTTTTAATTCATATCCTAAAGTCTATATTCCTACAAGAAGGGTTAATTATGTAGATATGAATGGTACTAAACGTAAGGGTGCGTGTTTTCATTCTATCTATATGCATTTTAATCACTTTAAATCTAGTTCAATTATGTTGGAGTGTGAGGAAGTTAATTGTTAGGTAGAGGTCAATCTCATTTATGTGATAGGGTTGGTAATAAAAATGACGAGTTGTATACTCAGTATAAGACTGTTGAGGTTGAGTTAAAACATCATGACTTTAGAGGGTTGAGAGTGTATTGTCCATGCGATAATTATTTAAAATCTAACTTTGTTAAGTATTTTGTTGATAATTTTCAATCTCTTGGGATTGTTAGTGTTGAATCTTTAGACATAGATGGCAATTATTTTAAATATGACGGAATTACTGAGACAGTATTGCAGTATAACATTGGTGGTTATGATAGTCTTATTTCAGATAAAATAAAGAATCTGTGTGATGTTATTGTGACGAACCCACCTTTTTCAAATTATAGGAGATTTTATGAGTGGATTGTAGATAAGAAATATATAGTCATTTGTCCTATTACTGTATTGTATAGTAAGTGGTGTTTTGATGGTGGGTGGACTACTTGTGGGTGGACTACTGGGTATACAGGTAGGTTAAATGGAGAATATTCTAAGTATATATCATCTTGTGGTGGTTTAGTCAGTGTCACTAGTTGTTATTTAACAAATATGAATGTTAAATATTATCTTATTAAGCTACCTGATTATGTTAAGGATGATAATATTCAATATTTAGATGGTACTGATATAGTTAATGTTAATAAACTAAAAAACATTAACTGGGGTGCAGATTATCTGCAAGCAGTTCCAGTTACAATACTATGTCATAGACAGAGTGGTAGGTTTAGTGTTGTTAGAATTTTTAAACCATACATTAATGGGAAGAAGTCTTTTTATCGTGTAGTCATTAAAGTAAATAAATAACAACATTCATTTATTATTTGTATATATACCTTTAGGTGATATATTTTCATAATCAGTTTTAGTAATTTCTAGAGGTTATTAAGTATGGATAGAGAAATGAATAGGTTATTGGGTTTCTTGGGTACTAATATTGATAGTAATGTTGGTCTTGATTGGACTTGGACAGAACTTGTTAAACATGCGGAACAGGGTGATAAATTCTCTTTGTATCGTTTGACTCAATTAGCACGTCATTCTGAGCAACCTGAAGTCAAAAAATATGCGACTGAAGCCGTTGAACGTATTGAAAAAATCGTTGAGGAAGCCGCTAAACTAGAAGCTAGTCAGGTTACTACTAAAAGTGGTATCTACTTATCTAGCGAAGAACATTAAGATTCTTATATTTGAGGTGTAGTGTTTTACTACACCTCTTTTTAGTTGTAATATTTTTCATTGATATGGTATAATCGCTATAAGGTGGTGATTATATGAATATCTACATTTGTGATGTTCCTTTTGATAGGGATACTTTTAAAGACGTACCTTTATGTAAAATATTTAAGTATTATGAAGAGATAGAAAATTCAAAAAGTAAATTAGATAGGTATGAAATGATTAATTCTGAGATTGATAGCATTAATCATAAGATAGAGTCTTTAAAGGAAAGAATTTTTGAGTTAGAAAAAGAAAAGTATAGATTATTTGGTGATAATTCTTCTTTCTTAGGTAGTAAACTTTTGTAATATTCTGTAAATTATAATTGACATCATTTAGTAAGGGTGGTATATTATGTGTAACAGTAAAGACGATATGAAATTTACTGCAACATTCTCAGATGACGCTAAAGGTAAAGATTTTAAAGTCAGATTAGAGAATGTTATTTCTAAAGATGGTGTAAGTACTTCTGTTGAGTATGATGTCTTTAAGAAAGATGTAGAGGCTAAGTTAGATTCAGAGATTGGTTCTTTTAGTTATTCTACAGACAAAAAGACAAATGTTAAGATAGAAATACCTACAAAAGGTTAAAAAAAATTATTAAGGAGATTATATTATGGAAGAAAATCAATTATTAGAAAAGGTTAAGAGATATAAGGATTTAAAAAATAAAATTTCTATTCTTGAAGCTGAGGCAAAAGAGTTAAACAAAGAATTAAAAGACTCTTTACGTGAGAGTGGTAAAGAAGAGTTCATCATTGGTAGTTACGTTGTTAAGTTACAATCTATCTCTAAAGATAGATTTAATTCAAAACAATTCAAGGATGAAAACTCTTTCTTGTATTCTAAATATGTATCTACTGTAAATGAAGAGCGATTACAGGTTACTGGTGGCGATATTTTATAACTAGGTACTTTACAAAACTTAATTTATAATATATAATAACATATGTAATTGTGGTACGAGACATAATTACTTTTTAAGCTAGAGTGTACTTTATACTATCTCATTGTACACGTACAGGATAAACTTATTTTAGGTTTGTAGTTACCTAGATTTCACTAGCTATTCTAAAAACTACACAATGGAAAGGTGTCCGAGTGGTTTAAGGTGACGGTCTTGAAAACCGTTGTACAGAAATGTACCGTGGGTTCAAATCCCACTCTTTCCGCCATTTGGAGAGATGGCAGAGTGGCTTATTGCACTTCCCTGCTAAGGAAGAGTGGAGATATACTTCCACCGTGGGTTCAAATCCCACTCTCTCCGCCAAATATGACTCTATAGCTCAGGTGGATAGAGCAATGGTTTCCTAAACCATGTGTCGGCAGTTCGAGTCTGTCTAGGGTCAGGGTTACTTGATAATTTACCTTGACGTGGTGTAACCTCTTTAAACTAAAGAATTATCAGTATTTATTCCGATGTAGTCCAATGGGTAGAGACAGCTGACTGTTAATCAGTGTGTTGTAGGTTCGAGTCCTACCATCGGAGCCATATGAACTCTTAGTTCAGGGGTAGAGCGGTCGGCTCAAATCTTACTCATATATTTATATGTGAGGTTTCATGAATGATTACAAACAAATAGAATTTTCTCCCTTATACTATATTAATAAAAATGGAGATAGTGTGCTGAAGGAATGTAATCCAACTTATTATATTATTATAGATGGAAAGATGTATCATCGTAGACATACTTATGGCAAGCCAGAAAAAGAGTTAGATGAGAGTGTATTTTGCATTAAAAATAATATGATTTTTAGAAAGATTAAAATTTATAAAAATCCTGTTGGTTACAGTGTAGTTTCAGTTGGGGGAAGGCATTTATACGTACATCGGTTGGTGTATAGGACTTTTGTTGGTGTTATCCCGTCTAAGATGGAAATTAATCATATAGACCATAACAAAGAAAATAACTCATTAGAAAATTTGGAGTTATTAACACATTCTGAGAATCTTGAAAAATCTGCAAAATTTTACGGAAAAAGGGTTAGACCTAGATGTAAGTGTTGTGGTAAGAAAATTGATTATAGCGTTAAATCTGTGTACTGTAAGAAGTGTAGAGATAGTAAAGGGATTATTGAAAAATATCAATATAAGCCTAATATGTCTTTGAGGAAAGTAGAGCGTCCTGACAAGTATTTCTTATCTGAAATGATATTGTCAAAGTCATTTCTTGAAATTGGTAGGAAGTATGGTGTTTCAGATAATGCTGTAAGAAAATGGTGTAAATATTATGATTTACCTTTTAGAAAGAGGGATATTGAGTTACGCAAAGAGGAATTAGAAACTCTGCGTAAGAATTCCACTGTATCGGTGAAGGCTAAGTGGTAACATATGCTAATACCGAGGGAACTTTTGTAAAAAGAGACTCCGTAGAGACTACAAACATTTATTTTAATGGTAATGAAAATTATAGTAGTAAGATAACCGACTGGTCGTTGGTTCAATCCCAACAGGGTTCACCAAATAAGTTTCGCATACTTCTTCAAAAAGTATGCGTACATGCCTGCATGATGAAACTGGAAAACATGACGGACTTAGAATCCGTTGGTTGTAATGACCTTGCAAGTTCAAGTCTTGCTGTAGGCACCATTTATACATTATGTTATTAATAAAGAGGATACTAAAGATGGAAAGAATTACAATTTTTAAGGGTTTTACTATCCCAGTTATTATTAAGGTTGATGAGAAGCAACAAGTGATTACGGCATATAATACTAATTGTGAGTATCTAGCCGAAAATGCTTTTTATAAGCTAATGCAAGGAAAATCTCAGATTGTTTATTTTGATTTTAAACCTAAGTTCTTTGATAATTTGAGATTAAAGAGTACATATAAAGCTAAAGCACGTTGTCATGATGGTGATGTGTTTGATGTTAATGTTGGTAAGGAAATTGCAAAAGAAAAATTAGCTAACAAGCTAAGAAATTCCATTAAAAAGCGTATTGATGCAATTTTATTGCAACAGGCTATGTTGCAGAATGGTGTTGTATCTAGTAATGGTTATAAAGAATTACAGTAAAATAATATAAAGTTATTGAGAGTGTATGTAGAGATATGTACACTCTTTTTTATATAGATAGGATGGGGAGTTATATATGATGTGTTTAGTTATTGCAAGAGATAGAAATGTAAAGTTAGATAGTAAGTATACAATTAAAGACGCTATTGAACAGGTAGAGATGTTAGGTAACAAGATGAATTTAAAAGGCACATTGCGTTACTATGGTTTGTCTTATGTTGAAGATAGGTCTTTCTTTTCTAAATATAAAGATGATTTTAATTTAAAAGATATGAGGTCTTTATATAATCTAACTTTGGGTGAGTTGTGTAATTATAAGGATAGGTTAATCTATTCAGAATAGAGGGTACTATATGATTCAAGTAGGGGACAGGGTTGAGCATAATACATTTGTATCTTTCATTGGTGAGGTTGTTGAAATTAGACCTTATAAAGAAGAAACAAGTGTAGCTGTTAGAAATGATGAGGGTAATATCTTTTGGGACGATATCTCTACGTGGGATTTGTTACCCGATTCTGTTATACATTATGGTAAAATTGACGATGATTTTGATGGTGAGACTATCGATATAGATGCTATTATCGACTTAGGTAGTTTGGAGGGTTAGTCATCTGCTTTATATATACTCTTAGCGAACATACGATATAAGAAATTATATTTTAATATATTATTAAGGTACAAAGAGGAAGTAGCATAGATGAGTGATGTTATCTCAGATGTTACTAACAACAATATAACGAATACAGCTAAGATTGTAGGATATGTGGTTAGTAGTCCAGAAATTCATCATAGTACACATGGTGAGGATTTCTATGAGTTCTCAGTGAGAGTTCCTAGATTAAATAGTAGTGCATCAGATACTATTAGGGTTGAAATTTCTGATAGGGTATATGATGTTAATAAGATAAATAAAGACACTATTGTTTCAGTAGAAGGTCAGTTTAGGTCTTTCAATGAGCATAATAGTGATACAGGAAAAATCTCTTTACGCTTATTCTTGTTTACAAAGGATATTGAGATTTTAGATTCTGTAGAAGAGTTTACAAATAAAATTACTTTAAGAGGTTTTATTTGTAAAGATGTAGTACATCGAAGGACTCCTGGTGGTAGGGAGATTTCAGATGTTATATTATCAGTGAATAGGTTATATAATAAGTCTGATTATATTCCTTGTGTTGTATGGGTAACAAAACTGTTACAATAATTAAAAAATTTATTTGAACAGAATACCCTCTGTATCTCGTAAGGGGTGCAGACTCAACGTTAATTGCTTTTAATTCCTAAAGTTCTACGACCTAAACAGTAATTGGAAACGATAAGCTGGGACTATAAAGTCTAAGGTGCGAAAGCAGAAAAAATAGTAGAGATGGCATATGATGAAAAAAAGCATATCAGTGTCTGAGTGATAAAATAGTGAACCTCAGAAGACGTATGTTCTAAGTGCTGTAAACAATGGATGTTTAGCAGGGAAAGCCCTAAGTCTTAGTAATAAGATATGGGAGACCTCCAACGACTATCTCCTTGAGGGAGAGTAAAACCGCAAGCTTATGGCGGAGGAAAAATGTTGCTCCTGTTTTAAGATAAACAGGATGAAGATATAGTCTACGCTTATGTGAAAGCATAAGAGGTCTGCTGGTGACAGTAAGACTGCGTTAGAGGTTGCGTTCTAATGTGAATAAGATAAATATGTCTAAATTAAAATATTACATGTAGAGTTGACATTCTCTATGTTTTCTATATAATTTAAGTTGTATAGGAAGGGGGTGTCAACTTGGTAGAAAAATTAAATAGTAACGATAATAAAATATATAGGTCAGTTAAGATTAGGTTATTACCGACAAAAGAGCAAGAGATTTTGTTTTGGAAGAGTGTTGGTGTTGCTAGATGGTCATATAATTACTTTTTATCGGAGAGTTATAGGGTATATCAAGAGTGGTTAGAAGATAACAGTAAACCTAAGTATATATCTGAAAAAGATGTTAGGAAGTATATTAATAATCATCTTAAAAAGACAACACATACATGGCTTAAAGAAGTAGGAAGTAACGTTATGAAACAAGGTGTGAAAGACGCCAACATAGCATTACAGAATTTCTTTAAATATGATAAAGGCTATCCTAAGTTTAAGTCTAAGAAGAGGTCTAAACCTAGTTTTTATGTAAATTACGAAAGTTTAAAACGTACACCAAATGGGTTTCATGGTGAGAGAATTGGTGTTGTAAAGACTAGGGAGTCATTACCTAAAATAGGTAAAGGTCAAAAATACTGTAGTTCTAGAATTAGTTTTGATGGTAAATTTTGGTATTTATCTGTTAGCTTTGAGGTTGAAAGAGTAGATACTAAACTATCGGATAATAGACTTGGTATAGACTTAGGTATTAAAGAATTAGCTATTGTTTCTAATCAAGGTGGTACTATGGTTAAGAAGTATCATAATATCAATAAAACTTATGAAGTAAAGAGATTAGAGATAAAATTAAAACGTGAGCAACGTAAGTTTTCACGTAAGATTCTTATAAATACAAGTCATTATAGCGATAATGGTAGACCAATTTACAGTAAAGACTTAGAGTTGTGTAAAAACATTCAAAAACAAAAGGGTATAATTCAGAGGTTATATAGACGTTTGTTAAATATCAGAACTAACTATTTACATCAAACAACTACTGAGATAGTGAAAACCAAGCCATTTCAAATAGTTTTAGAGGATTTAAATGTTAGTGGGATGTTGAAAAATCGTCATTTATCTAAGTCAGTTTCTGACTCAAAATTGTATGAGTTTAGGAGACAGATAGAGTATAAAGCTGAGTTATATGGCATTGAAGTAGTGATAGCAGATAGATTTTATCCTAGTTCAAAGATTTGTCATGTGTGTGGTCATGTTAAGAAAGATTTAAAATTATCTGACAGATTATATAGATGTGATTGTTGTGGTAATGTTATTGATAGAGATGTTAATGCATCAATTAATCTAGCTAATTATAATATAGAAAGTATTAAATAAATGATATTCTATATATGTACCTATCGTTACTAGGGAATTTAAGCCTTTGGAGTGTTATACAAACCAGAGTAGCTTGTGCAAAATGGGACACTATGAGAAAGGAAGATATATTGTGAGGTATATCAAAGTGTAAGTGTGTAATATTTAAGATATGTACATATTTATCGTAACGGGAAGAAATTCTAAATACGTTTCAAGTATGAGTGTTGGTACTGAGATTGAGTTTGTAGGTAGGATTCAATCAAGGGTATATACTAAGAAATTTAACGATGGTTCTACACTAGAGCGTGAGGTATATGAGGTTTCAGTATCTGACGTTACTAAGATTAGTGATTAGTTGAGGGGTTATATTTATGAGTAGCATATTATCAGATGCTGTTGATTACAGTAGTAAAGTAATGCTAATACGTGGATATGCTTCATATTATACTGATGATGATTTAGTTAAAATTTTCAAGGTAGATTCCTTATACGAGATATTAAAGAATAATACATATGAAGAGATACGTACAAAGTTGTCAACAACTTTGACAAATGTGAGAGATGGTATATTTGACATCGGCGATGTTGTTACTATAAAGAAGCCTATTAAATTTGATGGTTCATATAAGACTGTTAAAGGTGTTATTATTGGTAAACATGTAAGGTATCGAGATGAAAATCTAAAAGATTATTATACTGAATTTGATATTATCGTTCAAAGTAATATCTATAACGATGGTTATAGTTATACTATCTATAGAGAAACAGAGGAGTATTTACGATTAGAGAGTAAGGATATCGTAAATAAACTATACTTGCAAGATACATTAAAACGAATTAGTAGGATTGATGTTGAGGTGTTGGTGTAGTAGGGGTTGTTTCAGTGGATAATTCAAATTTAGGGAGTGGTCTATTAGTATCACCATATGATAGTAGGGATTATAAATTTAGGGATTTATTAAAGTTGGGTTCTGTAAATATTCCTTATGAATATCAGAGTGATGTGTTCCCTTTTGTGTATAATCAAGGAAAATCTCAGATGTGTTGTGCATGTTCCTATAGTGCTGTTAGGTATTTACAGGAGACTGATAACAGTCAATCTTCTTTAACATTACCATTATCTCCAGCATTTAATTATGGGTTACGTCCTGAGGAAGAAAACTTTGAGGGTATGTATTTACGCACATGTCTTAAAGGTGGTACTGATATAGGTTCTATTTTATATGATGACATGCCAGGTTTCTATACAACAAGAGAGGCTTTCACTAAAGTTAGCAATAGTCTTGATTTGTATAGAAATAAAGCTGATGAATTTAGAATAGATTCATACTATGTATGTAGTTCGAGAAGAGAAATACAAGTTGCTATTTTAACAGCTAAGGCAGTCATTACAGGTATACCTATTTTTGACAGTTTTTATGACGTAGGTTCTGATGGTATTATACAATATGATGCTACAAGAGATGTGGTAAATTATGGTGGTCATGCCGTTACTATCACTGGTTGGGGTTATATTAATAATAAATTCCATTGGAGGCTTTTAAATTCATGGGGCATTGAATGGGGTAATGGTGGGTATGCATGGTTACCTGAGGAATATCCGTGGATTGAAAATGCATATGTTATCGTTGATACAACAACAAAAATGAAGTTTAATGATTATATCAGTAAATTTTACTGTTAGAGTATGGGGGATGACATAATGAGGATTACATATAAACCATCTTTTGGTAGGATATTAGCAATTATTTTCTTGGTTTTAGCATTTATATCTATGGTCTATTCGTTAGCAGTGGACACATATTTACATTATAAGATTCACTCTGGTGATTTAGAGTTATATAATATAGAATCAAAAGTAATTGATGGTGAGATATCTGCTAATGTGTTTGAGCGTATTGGTAGAATTGATGGGTATATTCTATTATACGATACAAGGACTAATTTAGTGTATATTGGTGATGATAGGGGAAATTTAACACCATATTATGCTAATAGTAATGGTAAACTTGTAATGTATGATAAAGTTAATAACAGGTTATTATACTAATATATAGAGGTTAAGTTAAAGACTTGACCTCTATTTTTTATTTATTACTTTACAATTCTTTACAGTTATGGTAATATATAAGTGTACTCTTTAGTATTGATTTTGAGAGTATTGATATTTTAAAAGATGTGGAGGTACATCATGAAAAAAGATTTACAACAAAAGATTAAAAGTTCTTTAAGTCTAGATGATATTCTAGCATTAGAAAATGGTCTTAGTATTGCTGAAAATGTAGTAGGTGATGAGATTTACATTTTCAGAAATGAAGTAGGAAACGGATATAGTATGATGTTCCGTACTAAAAAAGAGAATGAATTATACGTAGAGGATTTTGATGAAGATGGTAATCTAATCAATGTTCATTATGATATGATTAATGGTGAGGAGTAATAAAAATGGCTACACAAATGAATGATGAGTATACACGTGTAACAAAAGGAATGGTCTTTATTTATGACATTGATGAGGGTAAAGACAAAAAACAATTTAATACCACACGATTTAATCGTCCAGATTGCACTGAGTATGGTCGTAGACCTTGGGTAGTGGTTTCTGATAATAAATCTATTGATAAGATTTGTACGATTGCACCTATGTCTACAGGTCAATATGGTAAGGGGGATAAAATCAAAACTCATGTTGATTTAACTCTTAATGGTACTAATACGTGTATTATGTTAGAGCAGATGCGTTTTGTTAATACTCATGAACTAAAGGAATATGTCACTATTCTAGGTAATAGTACAATGCGTTTAGTTGATGAAGCAATGGCATTTCATCTTGGATTAAATCTCTACAAACCAAATAAGGTAGTTTCTATGCCAGCTAGTAAGAAGGCTTATGAAGTTATTAATGAGAAAAGTTCTGCAGAGGTTAAAGAGGTAACAAAATTAAATACAAAAAAGTCTGAAACAAGAGGACGTAGAACTAAATATGATAAAGATTCTTTAAAAGAGATTCTATCAGATTACAAAACTATGTCTGAGAAAGATTTCTCAGATAAGTATAATTGTAAAAATCATCAAGCGTATCTTTATAAGGGATACTATATTAAAAAACTGTATAAAACAAACTTTAAATAAGAATTGAAAGATGATATAATAGGGACTAGGTATTCTAGTCCTTATTTTTATGTTTAGAATGAAGGTGATTGTCTTATGTGTAGTGAAGCTATAAAGACTGATATAGATTTATTACTAGAGGATTTAGGGAGTGCTGAAAATCTTAATCATGAATGTATTATTCTATATGATAACCATGTATGTAAGGTATTCAATAAGGATTATACTGTAAATGAAGATAATGTACTTCTATTTGATTCATTGTTAGATTGGAGAGAGACTGCTTTAAATACATATCAATTAAAAAGTTTACTTTCTTCTTTAGTGGGTACAGATACTAAAATGTTATTTACAGCGTATGATGGTTCTACACATGGTTATGTTACAAGTTATATGACTAATAAATATAGTGACTATGGTGTTAATGTTCGAGTTATAGCTATAGGTGATAAAACTAAGAATATAATAGGTAGAGAGAATCATGATATAGATGTAGAAGAGGGTAGGATGTATGAAGATAAGATAACTATAGATTTCAATAGAAAGCTATAGTTATAGAGGTATGTAGTGATTCTGATTACATACTGTATTAATTAAGAACATAACAATAATACTATATAACTGATACTAATATAGAAGATAATACTAACAATACTATAAGGAATATAATCATCAATATAATTAATTTCTTCTAGCGAAGAAAAGAATTATATTTCAAGTAGGGATAGGTTAATATAATTAAGGTATATTGATTGAAGTGAGATATAGGAAATAAAACACAGGAAGCTGTTATAATTAATTGATGTAATAAATTAAGATTAATTATAATAGGACTGATTAATATAGAGGCTGGTTGATATGATATAGAAGATTAGATATCAATGAGTTGATAATATTAGATTGGATTATTTACATTAGGATAGTGGCACATAGAATATGAGAAGATAATATGTGTAATGTAGGTAAGAGAGGGTAGAGTGTGTTAATGAAATTACATTTGAATGAGAAAAGCACACAAGAGAGTAACTGTATTAATAGGGTATGTTAGTAATATAGGTTAGAGGTGTCCTATAGATGCGAGGATAGGTATTCTATTGATAGAGATGGTAAGAGAATGAGTGACACTATTTTAAGATAAAATGTAGAGATATTTAATAAAGGGAGACCAATGCGAGGTCAGTTAGGGTGATTGAGTTATGGAGATTAAGGAACTGAAAGAAGAGATATTAAAGAGATATGGTAGATATTTATTTGGGATAGTAGATATCGATGTATGGTATGATAGGGTTGAAATAGTCAGTCGAGTAGAGATAAAGAGAGGTGGACGAATTAGTAGTCATGAGGGTACGATAATTGTATCTCTAGTAAGGGATGATAAGAGATGTAAAGAATGTTTAAATGGTGTTACGAATAGTATTAGGTTAGGGTTTATTAATTATCTAAAAATAAGGGGTGATGAATTCAAGAAAGATAATAATGGTGAGTATGGGTTATCGAGTCGGTTATACTATATGGCAATAGATGATAGATATATTGGTGATAAGATACTAGATATCATGAGTAATATACATGGATTAAGGGAGTGTAAGGGTTTTAATGTAAATGTGCATAATCTACTATAGTGGTAGATATATAATCAAGAGGTATAGGTTGTGAATAGTATGGGAAGATATGTATGGTTTAGATTAAAAGACATGATTTCAGTTAAGGTTAGTTCTAGGGTTAGTTCTAAAGAAGTTGAGTATTTCTCTTATGGTAAATGGGGATAATAGTTAATAACATTACATTTAACACAACTAAACAAATGTAGACATAGATAAACAGATATATACAAAATCATTCTATATATTGTAATCATGTATTTGACAGTATACTATATATAGTAAGACCAAAGAGGTAATAAATGGGATTAGATTATGATTAAAATTATATTGATACTATAAAATAGTGTGGTTTTGGTTATAGGAGGATTGTGTTGATAACAGAGTTTGTAACAGAAGATGTAAATCAAAATGATATACAGAATAGTGTATTAAAGCGAGATGGACGAGTTGTAGTATTTGATAGTGGTAAAGTATTCAATGCTATGTTGAGTGCGTATAGTAGTTTACATGATAGTATTGATAGTGAGTACGTTAATGTATGTAATGATGCTATTAATACTATATTAGATGAGTATGATGCATTAGACGATAGGATATTGGGTGTAGAGGATATACAAGATATCGTAGAGAATACGTTATTAGATTCTAAATATAATGATGTTGCTAAGGCATATATATTGTATCGAGAGAGTCGCACATTAAGTAGGGAGACTACAGTTGACAAGGTAGTTAGTGAGATATTAGAAGATAGTAATGATTATTGGTCTACAGAGAATAGCAATAAAGATTCTAAATTGCTAACTACACAGCGTGATTATATGGCTGGTGCTATTAGTACAGATATCATGCGTAGGAAGATATTACCTAAGCATTTGGTAGAGGCACATGATACTGGTATCTTGCACGTACATGATATGGATTATATCTCAATGAAGATGTATAATTGCTGTTTGATTAATTTAGAGGACATGTTACAGAATGGGACTGTTATCTCTAATGTAAAGATAGATAAGCCACATAAATTTAGTACTGCGTGTAATATAGCTAGTCAGGTGATTGCCCAAGTGGCTAGTTCCCAGTTCGGAGGTCAATCTATTACATTAGGTCATTTATCACCTTTTGTAGAGGAGACGAGAAAGACATTTAGGGATAAGTTTCCTAATGCTAGTGAAGAGTTGCTCAATGATATGGTTCGGAGTGATATTGAGGCTGGTATACAAACATTACAGTATCAAGTACTGACATTGATGACCACTAATGGACAGGCACCATTTTTAACAGTATTTATGAATTTAACAGATGTTGAAGATGGTAGTCAGCGTGAAGATTTAGCGATGTGTATTGAAGAGATGTTAAAACAACGTATACAGGGTGTAAAGAATACAGATGGTGTGTATATTAGTCCGGCATTTCCTAAGTTAATTTACGCATTAGATGAATGTAATATCACTAAAGATAGTCAGTATTTTTATTTAACAGAGTTAAGTGCTAAGTGTAGTGCTAAGAGGTTAGTGCCAGATTATATCTCTACTAAAATTATCAAAAAACTTAAAGGTGGTGATGTATTTCCACCGATGGGTTGTCGTTCATTTTTAAGTGTAGATACTGCTACAGAGAATTTAGCACGTGCTAAGAATTGGGATAGACATAAGTATCATAAATATTATGGTCGTATGAATTTAGGTGTGGTAACATTAAATCTTGTAGATGTGGCATTAAGTTCTAAAGGTGATATGTCTAAGTTTTGGGAACTGATGGAAGAGCGTTCTGAGTTAGTACATGAGGCACAATTAATACGATACAATCGATTAAAAGGTACTAGGTCTGATGTAGCACCTATATTATGGCAACATGGTGCGATTGCACGATTAGATAAAGGTGAGGTTATTGATAGACTTTTACTTAGGGATTATGCCACTATTAGTTTTGGTTATGGGGGTTTGTGTGAGTGTTGCATAGCTATGTTGGGTAAGTCTAATAAGACTGAGGAAGGTCAACAGTTCTGTAAGGATGTATTGGACTTTATTAATAGGAAGTGTGAAGAATGGTCAGATTCTGATAATTTAGGTTTTTCACCATATGGTACTCCTATGGAGAGTTTGACATATCGTTTTGCTAAGACATTGCGTAAGCGTTTTGGTGTGATTAAAGACGTAACAGACCATGACTACATCACAAATTCGTTCCATCTAAACGTGAGGGAACAGGTAAGTGCATTTGATAAGATATCTATTGAAAGTCAATTCCAAGAATTGAGTTTAGGTGGTTCTATTATTTATACTGAAGTTCCTAACATGCAAGATAATATAGAAGCTGTTATTCAGCTTATGCAGTACATGTATGAGCATAGTATGTATTCTGAGATAAATACTAAATCAGATTATTGTTCTTGTTGTGGTTTTGATGGTGAGATGATAATCAAAGGGGAAGAGGGTTCATTGTATTGGGAATGTCCTAATTGTGGGAATACAGACCAATCTAAGATGAACGTGTGCCGTCGGGTTTGTGGTTATCTGGGTACTAATTTCTTTAATCAAGGACGTACAGCTGAGATTAAAGATAGAGTATTGCATTTAGATTAATATAGGCTATTGTAAAGTAGTGTAAATTTTGGTATACTTTAGGTGTAGGTAATGACTTATACCTAAAGTATATTTTTATTTAAAAGGATGGTTATTATGAAATCTAATAGTTATGAGCAAGACGTATATATTCTATTTACTACTTCTGATTTGTTTAGTTCTCCTTTGTTGGGTGTATATGCAACTAAGGAAGAGGCTGAAGCTGAGTACTTAGAAGTACAAGAGGAGTATGGGTTAGAAGATTTTGAGTTAAGTATTGAACGTAGTACATATACTTTTAAATTCAAAGAAGGGGTGTAACTATGGTTAGCAATGAATTTATTCAAAGCTTATTATTGAGATATTCTACATATTTGTTTGGTGGTAAATGTACAATAGTAGTTATTGATGGTGCTATGGTAATGTCATGTAAACAAATTGATGATGGCATTCAGTATACTGCGGATTATGTCTTTGAATATGATGGTAAAGATACTGTTGATTTAGTAGGCATTGATGTTAAAGTTACTGATACTGTAAATGGGATTGAATATTTTAGTATTCAATCTAAGAATTCTTGTTATATTTATAGTACACTACAATTCGTAGTGCAGATGATAATTGATAATGATTTAGATTTAGTAGATTGTGCTAAAGTTATTATTAAGGATGAATAGGTTGTGATAGTATGGATGTAAAAGATAAAATTCTTGTAGATATACAAGAAAATAAAAAGTATAAAGATTTAGATATTGTTGGGTTTAGTGGAAGTGATGCTACTCTTATACGTAACATTTTCTCTAAATATGATGAGGATTTTAAAAAGATGGCTAAAGAGGATAATTAACTATGTTACGTGTTAGTGTCACTGAGGTGATTTCTATGCATGAAAACGTCATAAATGTTTATGGTGGTATTCATGGCATTAGGGATAAAGGATTATTATCTTCTATTGTTAGTGGTGTTTTTCAAACATTTGGTGGTAATGAATTATATCCTACAGATAAAGTTTGTAGGTTGTATTATATGTTTGTTACTAATCAAGTATTTTTAGATGGCAATAAGCGTACTGCTACAGCTTTGTGTATGTTTCTTAATAAAAAGTATGGTATAAAGTCAAATGTCTTTGATGTTAATAATCCTCATAGACTATCTTTAGATGTTGCTAATGGCAACATTTCATATGATGATTTATTAGAGATGTGGTGATTAGTTCATGGATATAGAATCATATAAAGATAAAGTAATTGCTAAAATAAATTCCATGTCAGATGAAGATTTAAGCATGATTTTTAGTGAGGTTCTAGATGGGTATGAAAAACCAATTCCGTTGATGGCTATACCTATTGTAGTTCCTAGTCTTAGTATTAAACGTACATTTATATTAGTGTTTAGGAGATGTAATATGTATCGAAAGTGTGGTGATGTTGTTGCGATATGCAGGACTAAAAGAAAATGATATAGTCGATGGTGAAGGTATATGCGTTTCCTTTTGGGTTCAAGGGTGCGAACATTTTTGTTCTGGTTGCCATAATCCTGATACATGGGATATTAATGGTGGCTTAGAACTGCCTAATACTTATGTAGATGATATCATTAGCTTGTTGTCAAAGAATGGAATACAAAGAAATTTAAGTATTTTAGGTGGAGAGCCTTGTTTAGATAGTAACGTGAGTATTGTGTTACCATTACTTAAAAAAGTTCATACAGAGGCAAAATTCTCAAAAATATACCTATGGAGTGGCTTTACTTTTGAAGAATTATTACAACGTGATAACACAAAAGAGTTATTACATTATATTGACGTGCTAGTAGATGGTAGGTTTGAGTTAGAACATAGAGATATTACATTAAAGTTTAGGGGTTCACCAAATCAACGTGTAATAGATGTTCAAAAGTCTTTATCTAGTGGTAAAGTTGTGTTATATTGTACATAGTAGATAACATTGATTAATATATAAAGGAGATTGTATTATGACTGTTAAAATGCAAGAAGATTACAGAATTGGTGATTATGTAGGTACTTTTGGTTTAGTTTGTTCTGCTTGTGATGATTTTCTACAATCGTTGAATGATGATATCGACTATAAACGTGTAAGTGATTTGCATGGTATGGTAGTGATTGCAACAAATAAAGATAGGGATAAAATCTCTTTCATTGTTAATGATGTGCGTTTTGACTACCGTGATGGTAGATTATACTTTAATGATTACATGGATGCATTGTATGAAAGACCTTATATTCTACATCTAGTTATTGCTACTTTTAATGAAATGTTATTACATGATGTAGGTATTAGTAATAAAAGTTGTATTCAGAATTGTGTAACAGCATTTTTAATGCTACAGGGTTGGTTTGAGGATAAACGTATTTCTGATTTAGAGTATGAAATTGAAGAAAGTGATAGACGACAAGCCGCACGTGAAAATGCTGAGTTTTGGGAAGAATATTTCTTTTTTAACCCTAATGATGTTTAATAAGAGGTGTATATGGTAGGTTTAATTAATAAAATTTTGTATTACTTTGACATGATGTTGGTAAGTATTAATAGTACTGAGGGTAGTCTTGTTAAAATTGAAAATGATTTAGGTAAAACTAAAGAGGTTGCTACTAAGGTAGTTCAGATTAGTTTAGCTATTAGTGAGATTGTAGTTCTTTTGTATAAGGTGTATGGGGTATTCTTAAATACTTCTACAGTTATTCAAAGTGGTGCTTTGGGTGTTAATGATGATAAAAATAATTCCTATAAAGCTATGAAAGACTTGCAAAAGAATGTAGATATTGAATTACTTCAAGCTGTATTAGAAGATAGTACAACTGTACCAGATAGTTTCATTGATAAGTTGCATGCTGATGTAGAGGCTTATAAAGATAAATTAAATAGTCGTATTGAAGCACGTAGTGATACCTAATTAAAAGGGGATTAAATTATGTTATTATATTTTGCTGTAGATGAAGATGATACATGCTTTCACTCCTCTAAGATTTTTAACAATCTTGAAGATTTGTATAAAGAATTGATGGATTATCGCAACAATGTGCATTTTGTGTATAGCGTATCATTGTTTGTGTATGATACAGTTAGTAATAAAGAGTGTTCTATTGTCATTATTGCTAATGATATTACTTCTCTTTCATTTGACGTGTTAAAGTCATATGTTGACATTTTCACTACATATTATTATAAGGATGATATGGTTGTTACATCTATTAAGTGTGATATTGTTGGCGATGGATGTGGTAACTTTGGGTACGATTATGTAACAGTTACCTTTGATGATGAATCTGAGATTAGATTGTAAAGTAGATAAATACGCTAATTTATAGTATAATAGTACTGTATATTAGCGTATTTTTTATTTAGGAAAGGTTGGGTTTTGGTTTTGGGTATTGATTTATCTAAAGTATCAATTAATATTAAGGATATTTCTGATGATACTAAGAGAGGTTTTGAGGTATGCCATGGTGGTGTAGAGTTTGATTGTAAATTACCTACTAGAAGTACAACACATAGCGCTGGGTATGATTTTTATGCTCCGTATGATGTTGTTATTCCGTCTTTGTGGAAACAGGTTGGTAAATATTTATTACATTCATTAATACACTTCTCTTTTAATAGTTATAAAGAAGTTATTAAACCTACAATGATTAAGACATATATTAAAGCATATATGGGAAACGATGAGGTACTATATATTTATAATCGTTCATCTAGTCCAATCAAGAAAGGCTTGATTCTATCTAACTCAGTTGGGGTTGTGGATAGCGATTTTTATAATAATTTAGATAATGAAGGTAACATTGGTGTAGCTTTTTATAATTTCTATCCTTTTGATGTTACGATTAAAAGTGGAGATAGAATTTGTCAAGGGGTATTCGCTAAATTTTTAAAGGCTACAAATGATACTGTTCTTAACAATACACGTAGTGGTGGTTATGGTAGTACTGGTAAATAGGTTTTGGTAAGGTAGATATGGTTTTAAGTAAAGTAGAGATTTCATATAATGATATTGAAAATAACAATATTAAATATGATACTAAGAAAGCATTGTCTATTATATTAGATGATAGTACAAATAAAGATGGTTATTCTTTTATGATTAATCCAAAGGCTTTAAATTCATTATTGAAAGCATTAGAAAGTGTTAATGCTGTAGATAAGATTGTAATTGTACCTACAATTCATAAAGGTGATTGTAGGTATATTATCACTAAATGTTTTGGTAGGGTTGATGCTTTATTATGTTCTGAGTAGGTGGTAGATATGAAGTATTTTATTTCTGATTTACACCTAAGTAAGAGTGGTATCAATAAAGTGTCTGGTGTAGATTCACAATTACACAATCAGTTTGTATCTACAATGTGGAATACAGTTATTACAGATGACGATGAGGTCTATATTGTTGGTGGTGTTGGTGATTTATCATTATTAAGCACTTTAAATGGTAATAAAGTTATATTGTTGGGTAAGTCTGATTTAGATAGATTTAATCAATATGTATCATCTGTATCTACAAAGAGAGATGCAATTCTTGATAAAGAAATGTATCAAACATACTGCAAGAATGAATTTAATGTTCAAGTACTCTTTAGGGATACATTAGAAGTAACTTTATGTACAAATGAGATTGTTAGACTTTGTGTTGACTATGAAAATGCTACGATGTCTAAAATGTTTACACTAGCTAGTGGCATTGGTAATTATCAAAGATTATTTGGTAGTGGTTTAAATTTAAGTTCATTTGTTAGTGGGTACAAACCTGTTTCTGAGTATGATATTATTTCAAGTATTCGGAGGGGTTCAGATGAATTACTTTATTAAACATAAAGATAAGTTTCTTAGGTTAGTGTTTTTATTTATTAAATACCTACTATTTTATATAGTATCTATTGTTTTCTTTGAGTGTTTTCTGTTCTTATTGTCTTTGATTATTGGTTCAGATGCTTATATCTCATTTAGAATAATTGTTAATGTAGTAGAGTTCTTTGAGACTGCATTATTTATTATAATGATTCCTATTCTTTTCTTTTGTGAAGTATTCAATGTGAGTTTTTAGGTTAATGGTGGTGATGGTTAATTGGTAGATGGTAAGATACTATTCTTATGTGGTAAGGGTGGTACAGGTAAAGATAGTGTGATGGGGTTCTTAGTGCGTAAATATCCCGATATATTTGAAAGGTTTGTTATTACAACAACAAGACCTATGCGTGATGGTGAAGTTGATGGTGTTGATTATCATTTCTGCACTAGGGAAGATTTCGCACGTAAAGTGGTAAATAATGAGTTTTGTATCGTTGAGTATTATAATGTAGTTAATGGCAACTCAAATTATTATGGTGTAGGAGATATACCTAATAGTAGTGATAAAGTGTATGTTCTTTGTGGTACAAATACTCAATATGATAAATTGAAAGCTAGGTATGGTGATAGGGTTATTGGTGTATATTTGTATAATACAGCATACACAAGTCTAACACGTATGTTATCTAGGCTTAGAGATAGGAAAGAATCTAATGTGTTGGAGGCTTGCCGTAGGGTTTTGTCTGATAGTCAAGATTACATGTATATCGACTTTAATTCTTTTGATTTATTGATTAATACAGAAGACTGTACATTAGCTGATGAAGTTTCTTTGATATATAAGTTATTTTGAGTAGAGAGGTGTTCTATGAAGGTAGCTTATTTGAGTGATATTCGGATTAATAGTCTTGTAGGGGAAGAGACATGGCTTAATGAGTCCTTTGATTATTTTAGTTCAATTATGGCTCAGTTTATTAGTCGGTATTCTGATACGATTGATTATTTAATTCTAAATGGTGGGATATATTCTGATAGTACTAGATTTCTTGAATTTGTTGATTTTCTAGATACTTCTTTTAAATCTCATAATATACATACTAAAGTATTGTTTAATGTAAGTAATATAGAGTATTATAGTAATTCAGTCTTTGTAGATAAGGTAGGTCAGTTTTATGATACTGATAAGAAGTTTAAAAATCATAGATTATACCTACCACGTAACCCTATCATAACTAAAGATACTTGGATATTTGGTGTTGATACATGGTATGATTACTCTTTGTATAGGGGTAAACCTATTTCTTTAAAAGATATTACTAAAAAAGATAATCGTGGTTTCTTTGGTAAGTTGTTTAATAAACGAGTTAATCTAGATAACTTTAACATAACAGATGAGAGTGATTATGCTTTTGGGTTACAAAACACTTTTGATGTAAAACGTACAAATGATTGTGTAGATTCTTTTAGGCATATATGTGACAGGTATGATAGGACTATTGCACAGCCCACTAACAAGGTTGCTTGTGGTTATTTTTATAGCAATGCTTTGTTTCTAAGCGATAACCCTAAAAGGGATGGATATAATGATGCTTTCAGTGGTAGCTTTAAGTTTGATGAGACATTTAAATCTCATGGTATCACTGAGTATGTGTGTGGTAAAGTAAGTTCTTATCGTAGTCATATTACTATGGATGGTATTATGTATAGGAATAGTGCTACAACATTACGTAAAAAAGGTTTCATTACAACAGATTGTTTGTTAGGTGATGTGTTGGTAGTAGATTATTAATAATCATTATCAATACTGATTTGGTTTAGGTAGTGGTGGTAGCTTATGAAAGTCATTGACGTAGATAGTATTTTAGAACAGAAGAAGAGTATAGCGTACAATACTAATAATGAAAGATACTTATCTAAGCTAGAGGTGTTAAATGTTCTGTATGATGAGTTACCTAGTGTTTGTGATTTACGTGCTGATAATGTGTTAGATTCTAGTAAATATGTTCAATTAGCTAGACATTATAATTATAAGAATTATCGGTTACTTCGGTATGGTGATATCAATAAGTTAGGGTTGCGGAACTCTTTGACTCCTTTTCATCATAACTTTATTAAAAATATGGGTGGTGCTGTGTTGGTTATTTTTAATACACTAAATAATAAACCGGTATCATGTGTATTTAGGGGAATAACAGAAAAAGAGTTCATAGATTATAGTGCGTTACAATCTATGTATGGTTTTGATATGATAGACTCTAACTTTAAATATGGTGATTGGATAGTTATTGTTGAGGGTTTATATGACGCTGATGTATTGCGTTCAATATATCCTAATGTATTAGCAATGCAGACATCTAATGTTAACTCATTACAGGGTGAGATATTGTTATCAATGTCAAATAAGTTTATTGTGGCTTTTGATAGTGATACTGCTGGTGGTGTTGGTTATGATAAAGCATATCATAGATTAAAACGAGACAATACAATCGTACAGAAATTACAAGTATATGGTAGTGATAAAGACGTTGGGATGTTAGAGGAATTTATATCTAATAGTAGTGAATATTCTAAGCGTAAAGCTTATTATACAAGTACAATCGATGAATTAAAGAAAGGTAGTATACTCGGATGGTAGACAATCAAGGTACAAAACAAGATAAAAAAGTAGTTGCTTTTGCTGATAAAGGTAGTAAGGAGTTAAATCGTAGCGTTAAGCGTAAAGAGTTTGTTGAGGTTATGGAACAGATTTTTGAGCGTATGAATGAGACAAATCATTATTTAATGGAAGATATTAACTCAATGTATGCTAATCAAGTATTTCCTGTACAAATGGGACATGCAGTGGTTGAAGAGTTGTTAGTTGAAAAAGGTATTATCACTAAAGAAGAGATTGATGAAGCTTTAGAAAAACGTAAACAACAATTATTAGAAAAAGCTAAGGCTATTAAAACAAATGAGAATGGCGATGAAGAGTTAGCTAGTGATGAAGAGTCTAAGGTTATTGAAAATGAAGCTGTTTTAAATGCTATGGCTGATACAGAAAGCACTACAGAAGATAAGCATATAAAAGAGTAATGATACATGGTTATAATTGGTTTGGATTATGTTAAGGAGTTTTAAGACTGAAATCAATCCAACAGAAGAGCAGATTATAAAGATTAACAAAACAATAGGAGCATGTAGATTTATCTATAACTTTTATATTTCTCACAATAAGAGGATTTATGGAGAAAAGCAAGGTTTCATGGGTGGTAGAGAGTTTAGTGTTTGGCTTAACAATGAGTATATACCAAACAATCCTGATAAATTATGGATAAAGGAAGTTTCTACAAAGTCTGTTGCTAAGTCCATAGATAATGCATGTATAGCCTTTACTAGGTTTTTCAAGCATAAGAGTAAGTTTCCTAGATTTAAGAAGAAAAATAAATCTGACATAAAAATGTATTTTGTTAAAGATTATAAATCTGGTTGTTTATCTGAGCGACATAGAATAAAAGTTCCTACTTTAGGGTGGGTTCGCTTAAAAGAGAAGGGATATATTCCGACAACAAAAGATGGCTTCATTGTAAGAAGTGGAACTATTTCTAAGAAAGCTGGAAGGTATTATGTGTCTGTTTTAGTTGATGTTCCAAATAAAACAGACACTAAAAGTAATGACTTTGGTATTGGTATTGACTTAGGTGTAAAAGAATTTGCTACTTGCTCTGATGGTTCTGTTTACAAAAATATAAATAAGACACATCGTGTGAGGCAAGTAGAGAATAAGTTAAAGAGAGAACAAAGAAAGTTATCTCGTAAAGTTATTTCAATAAAGAGAGGAGAGTCTACTCAAAAGAATTTCGCAAAACAAGAGTTAAAGGTACAGAAGCTTTATCAAAGATTGACAAACATCAGGACTGATTATATTAACAAGACAATAAGTAAGATAGTAAAAACCAAGCCGTCTTATATTGTTATTGAAGATTTGAATGTGTCTGGTATGATGAAAAATAGACATCTTTCTAAAGCTTTAGCACAACAAAAGTTCTTTGAATTTAGAACTAAATTATCTCAAAAATGCAAAGAAAATAATATTGAATTAAGAGTTGTAGATAGATTTTATCCATCATCTAAAACATGTCATAAATGTGGTCATATTAAGAAAGATTTAAAATTATCTGATAGGACTTATAAGTGTTCCGAGTGTGGTTATGTTGGAGATAGGGATATTAATGCAAGTCTTAATTTAAGAGATGCTAACACTTATACAATTATACAATAAACATAATATATAAGTATGTACCGAAGGCTTATTTGGGAATTTACGACTGTGGAGTATAGAAGAACTTGTGAGTAGTATATTTAATTTATTAGATTATTAAAGCATGTACGTTGAGGCAGTAAGTAAAAATCGTGAGGTTTTACAATTCTCATTATAGATGTATATCTATAATTTGAGTAGCAGGATAAATAAAAAATATAAGTTTACATAATGCATAGTTGAGATATACTATGCATTTTTTATTACAAGAGGTCTTTTGTATGGGTGATAAAGTTTTTAAGAGTAATATACGTTTAAAGTATAACTATAGTAATGGTAAGGTTGGTAATACAGTATTTAGACCTTATGTGTATGATAGTAGTGGTACAAGTGACACATTTTCAACTCAGTTTAATTATACTGATATGGTGCATCCATTAAATACTGCTGAAAATGGTGGTGATAAGTATAAGTTACGATATGATATTACACATCAAGATAATGCACGTGGTGGTAAGAGGAATTATCTATTTTTCAAGGGTACTAATGGTGTTAATTCCATGTTTTCTGCATCTAATGAAAATATGGTTAGAGACATGCGTATTAATCCTGACTTTTCTATTTCTAGACAGGCATTGAATTTAAATGATTTTATTATTCTTAAACATGACCTAAAGTTTGATAAAGGGACGATTAAGTATAAAGATAAGAATAATAAAATTTATACTGTTGAGGGGTTAAGTACTTTTTCTAGCGAGACTGATACTTCTTCACGAAGTCAATTTTATGGGTATGGTCAACCTGTTCATTATAACTTTAGTTCTAGTAATAATGTTAGGTCAGACATCGTTAGAGATTCTTCTTTTTTTAAGAATAATGGTTATTCTTGCTTTATGTTGTTAGTTCATTTTGGTGTGAGATTTGTCAGTGAAGATATTGCGTCAAATATTTACACTATGTACTGCTTTGTTCCTATATGTTATTACGACTTATCGAGGCTTAATAATGGTGCATTATCGAGTGTATGGAAACTTTATGGTGATACTGTCAATACAAGTAACCCCTATTCTATGTTATTTTATATTACCAATAGCTATAATGGGTTAGGTAGTCGTGGGAATGGCAAGATTTGGGGCAATAATGCTGTTAATGTTTCAAATGTTAGTGCTAATTATGACGCTAAGAGTATACCTGATGTAGAGTGGGTATCGCCAAATACTTTTGGTGTGTCGAGTGGTAGTTTTGTTCCTAGTGATATTTTAAATGAACATAGGAGAAGTGGACGTAAACCTAGAATTACTGTAGAATTCACTGCATATCGTATGAGTGAGATGAGTTATAAGTACTATATGTATGGCGATGGTCAAAGTTTGTGGAGAGGTAAGCCTGATAATTATCCTAATTATAGGGTTAAGTGGTATCCTACTAACGATGTTGAGGCTGGTCAACCTAATTACTTTTTAGAGCATGAGTATATTTACTAGTACTATATAGTAATACATAATATATAATAGTATAGGTAATTACATACGATTTCATACATCTGTAATATTTCGTAAGATATTGTAATATTCTGTAAGATATAATCTTTATCTTATTGTAATGTTTAGTAATGTTATGTAATGTAAAAATATAATAATTATAAGGGTTTATTTCTATTTAAAGTGTATATATTTAATAAAGGTATACGAGGTAATATGGAAGAGTTATTTAAGGATAGGGAGATTCGTAAGTATATTAATGAATCTCTAGCTAATGCTGTGTATGATGACGTACAGACTAAAGAGTGTGATGTTTGTCATACAGAGTCTAAGAATACATATGAGATAGACGGTCATATTGTATGTGATAGGTGTATTAATTTTATTAAGTTTTTACAAGATGACTTTGATGTATTGTTTAATAGCAAACAGGATGTATGGTCTAATGTACAAGTTAGGTATGATTCTTTAACAGAGGGGTATTTTACTCCTAATATTGAGAAATTGTATGATACAGCTAAAAAGTCATTTGGTGGTGATATCACTAAATTGATTAAATCCTATGGTATTAAAACTAATAAGGATTTATGTACTAGGTTATATAAAGGTGAGTTATTCATTGATAATAAGCAATTAGCTAAACCTAGTAAGTTTAATCGTTTTATTGATGATTTTGACGTAAGGTTTAATACAGCTGTTGGTTATAAGGCTATTGTACCTGATAGTGATGGATATGTAGCTAAATATAGTACAGTAGGTAAGAATGATGCATTTATTAGGGATAATATAGATTTCATTAAGAAGAACGCTAGTGATGTATTGAAGGATATTGTAAAACCTACTATACGGAATTCTAATGACCAGTCTGACTATGATGAAATAGTTAATTTGAGTGGTAGTGGTAACTCTAGTAAAGTACAGAAGAGTACTGTTGCACAGACTCCTAAGAGTGGTAGTACGATTGGTAGTGGTCAGAATACATCATCTGCCACTAATGTTAAGACTTCTAAGGCTAGTGGTAATACAAATGACTTTGAGATTCCTTTGGGTAAAGACGGTTTTGCATTACGATATACAAGGAATGATACACAATCTAAATTACAGAGAGGTGTAGTGGAGTATCATTGTACATTTAATTATAAGAGTAAGACTATTAGTCATATGGAAGTAGATATCGTATCTATAGATGATTTTGATGAGATTACTAAGAACGCATTTAAGTGTACTAAGCTATATAAACTATTACCATTTATGAGTGATGATGGTGATTATATTGTAGATATCGATACAGAAGGTATCGTTACTCATTTAGAGTTAGATGTAGATAACATTCAAAAGAATGGGTTTGTATTTAAGATTTTAAATCATACTAAATCCTTTGATAAGGATACAGTAAAGATTATTGACTCTGCTGTGATTACATCATATAGTAAATTCAATGCATATATTTCTAAATATATTCTTATGAGTATTGGTAAGGATTTCAATGCATTTGTTAATGTTAAGTCTAATACATTCTATACTTCTTTAGGTAAGGTAGAGTGGTATTTATCTGATTTAACTGATAAAGGTATTCTTGTTGAGTTGGTATATGGTAGTCGAAGTGCTACAGTAGAAGTAACTAAGAATACAGATAATGTAGGTCTAGTAGATTTATGTTTACGTGGGTTGTTAATTAGGAATCAAGATGTATTTGATACATTATTTGGTAATAACTCTTTATCTTCTATGAGGAGTATTAAAGTAACATCTAAAGTAAATCCTAATATTACAGTAGAGTGGTTATTGGACGCAGATACAATACAAGCATTTATTGTGAGTGGTGAATTAGCATTACAGGGTAGTTTTGATTCTAATGCATTAACATCATTTGTAGTGTCTAGTTGTAAGACATTGCAAAAAGACATTGAGCGATATACCGATGATGTATTATATCGAGATGGGTATGTACAGAAGAGTAATAATGCAGTCATTACTAATTGGTTTAAATATCGTGATGCTAGTGATACAAGGTTAAAAGTATTATATCGTCAAATTGAAAATAACCTTAAAGATACATATGATAAATTAGATGATAGATTAGACTTTAAAGTTGAGCGTTTGGTAGTAACTAAGAGTGGTAATATCATTGAGTGTGTTTTCTCTATTGTAGATAATGATGGTGTATATCAGGATTTAGATACAATGAGGAAAGACTTGTCATTAAAATTACCTGATTATTATCATATGTCAGAGTCTAATGATAATAGTGGTTCATACTATGTACAATATACAGTAAGTGATGATGACGATATTGAAAAATTCGCTAGTGATATTGAATCATCTGTGTTAGAGGGTTTGTTTAGATTACATGCTACAGAGATTAATGAGGGTTGTGGTTATACTCTTATTGGTGAGGGTGTAGCAGTTCCTATTAATGAAGCAGATAGTAGTCATACACATGCTGATTTAGAAGTTGAAGATAATGATACTGAAGAGGGTACAGACGTTGGTGGTGTTTCTACACCTACAGGTACACTTCATAGTACAGATGGTAGAGGAGTAGGTTCTTTGGAAACAAATAAGAAAATTGATGCAATTAGTTTTGATGATGTGGTAGTTGAAGAGGTTATTTCTGAGGTAGCGTTTAAATGGACTACTAAGAATGGCAAAAGGGTTAAAGTTAGGATGACGCCTCAGGAAGAGAAAGAGGCTAAAGAGAAACGTCAGGCTTACTATGATAAAAAAAGCTAAAGAGGCTGGTGATAAGGTACGTTCTAGTAAGGTGGCTAAACAAAATAAAAAGTTAGGTCATGACCTTGCCAAGAAAGCCGAAGATAAAGCTGCCGCTAAAGCCAAGAGGACATTAGCTAAGAGGTCAAAGGCTATAGACCGTAAGAATAGTTTAAAGAGCATGAGAGAGAAGAGGGAGTCAAAATATAGAGAAATGCATAGCAAACTTAATGATTTAAGGAAAAAGAGAGAGGGTAGACATAAGAGTATTACTAGGTAATAATTATTTAGATAGTTGATATCATACTGTACTGTATAGTTGTATAATTGTACAGTACAGTATTTTTTAGTATGTGGTGTTTTTAATTAATATGGGGTAGTTAATGAAGATTGTATTTACCAATAGTGATATGACTGTTGATGATACTAGTGCATATAATATTTCTGAGAGTAAAGAAGAGGATACAACCGATACAGAAGAGGTTGTAGACGATACTTCTAATCAAGAGGAAGAGGATATGGGTACAGAAGATACTAATACAAATAAATTAAGTCAAGAGGAACTAGATGCATTACGTGATGGTAAGGCTATTAAATGCCCTGAGTGTGGTAGTACTAATATTAATATTCATGATAATGGTGAGTCTTATTTCTGTACTGACTGTGAGTATTCATGGGATGTACGTGATGCTGATGATGATGGTGTTGATGATGATGCTGATGATTACATTGATTCAATGGTAGAAGAGTTAGATGAGAATACTACTATTGAGTGTGGTAACTATTATCTATTAGAGAGTGGGGATACAGTATACGTGGTATCTAATACTAATCAATCAGTCGATGTGTTAAATCTAGATACTATGGATAGGTATACAGTATCTGAGAGTGTATTACATAATAAGATTACAGAGTGTGTTGAGTATATTAATAAATAGGTGGTGTATTATATCGTGAGTACTTTATATCTTGATGATGAGATGATGGGTTATAAAGATATATTCCTACAGGCTATTCAAGATATAGAATACTTGGGATATAGATTTAAACCAATATTATTAATACATACTTATATGGGACGTAGTAAGAAGATACTAGGTGTTACATATTGGTATCATGACGATACTTGTTTAATAGAGTTTTCTGTAGATAATCATAACATTCATGTGTATGATTATGGAACTCATGTCATTCGAGATAATCAGTTATCAATTAATACGATTTATCATGAGTTGGCACATGCGACTGTAGAGTGTCATTTCAAAGGTCACGGTAAAGAGTTTAGGAAGTTAAGGAATAAGATATTAGAAGTATATAAGATAGACATAGGTGGTGCTATGTCTGATTATAATTAGGTGGTAAGATATGGGTTATTTTAATATTATTGAATCATTGTCAGATAATAGAAAAGAAGTAGTTAACGAGGCTACTAGTATATTACGAGATTATAAAGCTATTTTATCTCAGTTAGAGAAAGCGTTATTATCTTGTAAAGATACATCAGTACATTGTGGTAGGACTATTCTATTGTCTTTACGTTTAGCTAGTATGGGACATGTACGTGTCATTCCTTATTTTGACGTAACTAAATTACATCAAAAGGAAGATGCTAAAAATGGTAGGGGGTTTATTTATTTAGATATTAATGATATATTTAAGGTAGATAATCTAGCATATTATCATATTGAGGGTGTTGCTAATAAGCAGACTGATAAAGACGTAGCAGATTTCTTAATTAAAAATTTAGCAGATGAATTAAAACGTGAAGAGTCATTTATAATGGATGATGATTATTATGTTGAACAGTTTATGAATGATTTCAGAGATGTGTTGGGTGTAGAAGTAGAAACAGTCAATGATGCTATTAAGTGTATTAAGAGTGGTTCTGACTATAAGAAGTTATCTGATTTAATTATTAAAGGTCTACAAGATGCATTAAAAGACTATGTATCTAATGTAAAAGGGTTAGTTCCTAATACAAATAAATCGGTAGATATGACAAATGATACAATTAGTATATGTTGCATTGATACTAAGAAGAATATGATTTATATGAGTCGTTTCCCTGGAAATGATAGATTTATTGTAAATCCTAAGAAGAAAGATTGGAATGGGTATACGTTCCAGTATGAGTTAGATAAGGTAGGGGATGCTGTTTCTAAGTATAAGTCTTTGGAATGTTTTAATGCACTTGATATATCTTTCAAATCTCATAAAGAGGGTAAGGTTGAAGATAGTGGTCATGAGGTGGTATCTTATACTATTTATGGTGACTAATTTTGAGAGTGGTTGAGGTTGGTTATGAGTAAAGTATTACGTGATAATAAAGTATTATTACAGAAGATAAAGCATAATACTTTATTATCAGATAGATGTGCAATGATGTCATCTGGTGTTGGTTTTGCGTTTTCATTTAAAGTAGATGATTATGTAGTAACAACAAATCGTATGACATTGTATTTTAATATACCTACAGATGCTTATACATGGGTAGAGTACAAGAATGACAATGCGTTTCTTTGTTTAGATACATCTAAGTTATTTACATTTAATAATATTGTAGCTATTCGTGATGATTGTAATGTACAGTATAAGGATTTCAATCAGTATACTAGTAAGGTAGTTAATGACTTTGTAACTGAGGTATTTTATATGGGTGGTATTGCAGTCGATTCCTATATGGTTAAGTTTTTACAACATTGTGGTATAGGTGGTGTAACCATAGATAATCTTCAAGATTACATCAGTGACACAAATACCTATAATCTTGTATTAGAAGTTGTATTAAATGAGATACGTACATTTTTAACTGATGTTATTTATGAGAATTTAAACACAGATAACTTGTATAAATCAACTGGTGAAGATACAAAAGGTGTATTTTATATTAATAAGAGATATTTAGGTGTAGTAGCTGTATACTTAAATAAAATGGTTAATGAGGTAGTATTACCTAATAGTTGTAGATTAGAGAAGTGTGATATCTTTACAGGTAGGAATTGTCATAGTGCTACAATTAGTAACTATATTAAAAAGGGTTGGAAACTTCCTAAGACGATTGATATCGATAAACAGTTTAGTTTTAGAGAACGTAGTGGTTACTTTATCACTATGAATAATTGGTGATGGTATGAGTAAATTAATACGTGATAATAAGAATATACTTAATCTGTTAGTTAAGAAGGCATACCCTTATCAAGATATTGTTACTACTTCTGTCTTTGTTCATTACTATATTAGGGATGGGTTAGCTTGTTATAGAGTAGCATTTCGATTATTTCTAAAGACTACTAGGGATATGTATACATGGGTAGAAGTTAAACATAACTTATTCTATTGTTTAGATATTAATAAGTTGATGAGGTACAATAACTTATGTTTAATTGGAATCAGTGGTACTGCTAAGTTTGATTCCGTTGGAATTAGTGGTGAGTTGCTTAGATATACTATGAATAGTATTACAAGTTCACTTAATAACACTAACTTAGAGGCTATCAATCGGATGTTACATTTCTATGGCATTACTGATACATCGTATGGTTCGTTCTATGATTTTTGTAATGATACACAGGTATATAAATCTTTTATGACTAAATTAGAGGAAGAGGTTACTCTTAGGACTGAGCAAGCAGTTCAAAATTTCTTTGGCGAAGTTAGACTTGCTATTCCTATCAAGGATAGGTTAATTAGTAATACTCAATTACCTTTGTTAAGGTATGATACTAAATCTCAAAATGTGTATACACCTAATAGTGGCTATATTTTTAATGTTGATTTAATGTCTAGAGCTGGGCATGGCAAAGATGGTAGAGATATTTTTTCTGTTGCTGATGTTTTAAGCAGTAGAATTTATTTAAAATATAATGGTTTGTTACAAATAGCGACTGATAATGATTATGGTATACCGTTAGGTGGTGCTTTTTAATATATGAAGAGTTTACTGAGGGATAATAAAAGCATACTAAATTATCTAATAAACAAAGTATATCCTTATCAGAGAGATGTCATTGTTTCTGTTAGGGTTAAGTATTGCTTAGGTGATACGATTATTTCTACTAGTGAATATCATATTGGTATTAAAGCTACTGAAGATATGTACTCATGGGTAGAGAGTGGTAAGAACTTATTATATTGTTTAGATACTAGTAAATTAGAATATTATAATGTAATATTCTATGGCTTACCTCATAAAGAAGATTGCAATTCCGATGTGTTTAGTGATGATTTATTTGATGATGCCTATAGCAATATATTAAAAGCACTTAATAGAAAACATATTAATGTTGAGGCTAACTTAGATATATTACATAGATTATTAGAAAGTTATAGTATCTATAATAGATATAGTTCTATACATGATTTCATCAATGATAGCACTATGTGTCATGCACTTAAACTTTTTATGAGAAGTAAAATTAAGGGAGATATTGTATCTTCTATTTTACATACATTACAACATGTTGAGTTCATATCGTCTATTGATGAGAAGATGATAGATACATGTAAGTTACCATTATTACGATATGATGCTATATCACAGTACGTGTATATTCCTTATTATTCGTACATATATATTGTACGACTTATGTCATATAAGGGTAGTGGTAAGGATTATAGAAATATTATATCTGTATCAGATATAGTAAATAATACAATTCCAACTAATGTTAAGCATTGGTTTAATAAAGACATGAGATTAATTTTAAATAGCAAGTGTGTTTGCAATATAGATATTGAGGGTAACTATTGAAGGGTGGTGATTAATTGGCTAAAAATATATTACGAGATAATAAAGCAATATTGAAGCGTGTTGTTAAGGGTTATAAAGATTCTGCTAATAGTCTTGATTCTTATACATTTGTTAGGTTCTTAGCTAATGGTTGTTTAGTTAAATTTAGGTATAAGGACTATGCATATCATTATGTTATCAATGGTCTTTCTCTTGATGTAGAGCCAGAGGATATCAAGGTAGTAGAGTATAAGGGAAAAGCAATTATTTGTTTAGATACAAATAATATATTTAAGTTTAGTCGATTAAGAGATGATGGAATTCTTATATATCCTAGTGATATCTCTATAAGTGAATTATTGCATATTATGGCTAATCTTGTGTACAACGATTTATCCAGAAAATCTGCTGAGTTACTTGAAGATTTAATGTCATTTTATACATCTAAGTTCGGTGAGTTCTGTGATAGCTTAGAGACATTTAGTAAATTATTTGTTAAGCATAATAAAGAAGCTTTTATGTCGATGTTGGATGATTTATGTTCAGATTTATCAATAGATAAGAACTGTTATAGGTTGGCTAGGACTGTTTATACTAATAATGGTTTATTAGGTTTGTGTTGTATTGACTTTGAGACTGATACACTTGTACATGCCATCGATTTAAGAAATAATATAGAGGATTTAGATATACTTACAAAGTCAATTACTAACAATAAGATAATGTTTAAGTATCTTAGGGATTGTGTTGTTAATCGTAAAGTCTTAAACAGTTTTATCGGCTTTTGTTTATCCTATAAGGGTAGTGGTAAAACTTATTCTTATGATAAGAGTTCTATGATTGAGTTGGTGTGTTAGTATATGGGGAATGTATTACGAGATAATAAATCAATATTAAATAAGACTGTTAATATATTCAGTAATGCTATGAGGCATCGTATGTCATGCATTGAGGTTTCATTCAATGGGACGATTACATTCATATATAAACAGTTCAACTATAGTTTTAGGTTACAGGGTGTAAGGCTTAAAATCAATCCAGAAGATGTAAAGCTAATAAATTATAAAGATAAAGCAGTTATATGTATTGATACGAATAACATATTCAATTATAATAGGCTCAAAGAAGAGGGTTTGTATTATAATGGAATATCTGACTTTATGTCCATACAGAGTGTACTAAAGAATATGGGTAAAGTAGTGTGGAATGCTATGTATAAGACACATATTGATTTATTTAGAGAGTATTGTAATAAGTTATCTGATGTGTGTGGTGGTTCTTGTGGTGATTTAGACTCATTCTTGAAGTTATTTATTAAATATAACTATCCTAATATGGTATCTGTATTACAGGATTATATCAGTACTATGAGTATGGATAACTATATGGGTAGAGTATCTAAGACTATGTATGTTCAAGATGGTTTGATTGGTGTATGTTGTTTTAATTTTAAGGATAATCTAGTTACATCTCCTTATTATAGTAAGATTTCAATGTCTGAATTACAGGTATTTACCGCATCAACAAATCAACGTGGTGTTAAATTACTAAATATTTCAAGCATATTGTCTAATAAAAACAAAATTGATGTTGAATTTCTTAAATTAAATTTGAGGATTAGCAATAATTCTAAATTCTTGTCTGATGATGGTATGATTAAGTTAGGTGTTGATGAATGAGTGCGTTACGTGATAATAAAGTATTAATACATAATGTGTATAAGTATGTCAGAGATAGGGGTATGGCTCACATTCGTATTGGTGGTAAATCCAATACAGTACCTATGGCGATACGTTCTAAGCACAATCGTACTGGCACGATATTTGATGTAAGAGGATTATCTGTTGCATTAAATCTTAGTCATTGTGTTATTAAAGAGAGTGGAGATATTGTATCAATAGGTATTGATAGTCAAGATAGAGATGCGTGTTATTTAGCCTTGTTGGGATATGGGTATAGTCTTAGAAATTTTATGTTTAATCGGTTATTTACAGTTGATGTAGCTTCTAATCAAGAACTGTATAATGAGTTTACTTATAAGTTTACATCTGATTATTCTTTTAATGTTGATAATGGGATTACATCTCTTAGTAAGTTACAGGATTATATAGGGGCATCAATCGATACTTCTACATGGAAAAAGGTTTCTCATAATCGAAGAATAAGTCTTGTAGATGTAGGGAAGATAGCAGACTCTATTATGAGCAGTAGGTATCGTTATGACTTATCTGCCACTACTGAGTATCTTGTAGAGAGATTAGAGGACTTTTTCTTTGACAATTTAATCTCCTTTAAAGATAATAATGGTTTTAATAGGAAAGCTAATTTTACAGATTTTATACCGATTGTATCATTTGATTTCTCTAAGAGTGGGAGAGTTAAATTTTATAGTTCTAGTGGTTATATTATCGATAAGACTATTTCAGATATTGAAATTAAAGATTTATACAGTGCCATTGTAACTGAGAAGATGTTTGATAGTGTTAAGATATCTAAAAATGAGTTTAACTATGAGCAGTTTACACTCATTATTGGTAAGTAGTATTGTTGTACTGTATGGTATAATATATAATAATATAATGTTACTTTTAATAGCACATTCTATATAGGTAGAGTGTGCTATTTTGTTATAATTAAAGGGGTAGAGTATAGTGGCTACGATTCAAGAGCGTGTGGAAAGTATTATTGAATCATTACATATTAGAGAGGGTATGATTCAAACTGCTAAGGCACAGAAAAGCATTTTAGATTTCAAACCTAAGTTTGTTATGGCTGACGGTAGTGAGAAGAAAACAGATAAGGCTCCAGCTAAAGTATTAGATGGTGTAAATAAGAACATTAAAGTCGGTTATGCGACATATTATGGTATTTTTGATAAGTATGTTGTTTTTGCATATAAAGATAGTAGTAATTTAATGTATCAAGAGGGGTATGTGTATAAGTTCAAAACTGAAGAGGATGCTAAGGCTTTCTATGATGGTGGTATTGATATGGGTAGTATGAAAATCATTAAAGGTACTACTGTTGTTGCACCATGTTTATATTCACTAAAAGATAAGAAGTTCATGTCTATTCGTGAGGCGGTTGAGGGTTTAGCGAATGGGTATGTACGAGATGCATTATCTTCTCTTGATAAGTATATTGGTACAAATGCAATTCCTTTTGATGTTGTTGACGTGACATATGAGTATAGTGTTTTGAGTGCTAATAAGCTTAAATTATATGACAGAGGGTATAATTGTAGTCTAGAAGTTGAGATTAAATTAAAAGATTCTAAATATCCTGATAAAGATACATTCAAAGTGTTGTCTAATTCTGTTGATAGGTATGTTAATATGGGTGCGATTACAGGTTTATCTAATGGTAATGAATATCGTGACTATATTACTATGCATAGTTATTTGTGTAATTAGGTGATATATGAATAAAAGAAATAGTATATTAGATACTCTTTCTGAAGGAATGTTAACCACTATTAAAACAAATAAAGGTGGAATATTCGCTGAGATTTGTAAGGGAAAGATTGATACTAAATTTAATAGAGTTGTAACAGGTAATATGATATATGATACTGTTGCTGAAATAGTATTAAGACGTAGAGAAATATCATCTAGAGTAGTAGATAATAAAACATTCTGTGATTATGGCGATGGGTATATTCTAGTTGTATTTCATAAGTTAACTATAGCTAGAGGAGTATTGTTAAAGACAGATTTTAATTCAAGGCATTTAGAAAACACAATATCCAAAGTATCATTATTACCTAAAGACTATCAGAGTTTTACTGATAAAGTTGATAGGGTGTTTAGAGTTTCAGCCGATGTGATGTATGATACATATCATCATAGGGCATGTCTTAATATTGGGCATTGTATAAATACATTTTTTAGTGCATGGTTTAAGATAAATACTACAGCAGATTTTAGAAAGTATTTAGTGAATGATACTAGATTGATGTCTTGTATTAAGGTCGATAGCGTATCGATTGGTAATTCTAAGGGAATGGCTTGGGTATTATCTTTTGGTTTTGATATTGTAGATATAGAACGATTTAACGAGATTAAGTCTTATCTCAGTGATAAAGTAAATAATATGTCATGCTATGGGGACATTAATGATAAGGTTGCTGTTGATTTTTATATTATTTAGAGGGTTATATGTCAGTAAATAGAAATATATTAGATTCATTGAGAGATATACATGAGGGTATGCTATCTTCAATTAGTAATAATAAATCACTTAGTAAAGATGGTGAGGTATGGCTTGATGCTATACTAAAAAAGGATATCAGTAAGGTTTCTAAAGATAATATTGATGCATTTAGGATGTTCAATAAATCTAAGTTGACAAATAGTAGTGTGGTTCGTAAATCCGTTAAAGAAACATTAGTACAGAAAGTAAGCTCTGGTGTTGTACAAGAGGTGTATTGCAAAACATATAATGTAGGGAATACACATTATATTGCATATCTGTTCTCATCTAAAGGAAATACAGAGTATTTACGTGCCGTTGTACATGAGTCTGATGAGGATACAATAGCTAAGTTAGTTGATGAGTTTAAGTCTGGTAAAAACATTCCTAATAAAGCTATTAATGTAGATAGTCTTAGGGGTTGTACGTGTGTAGCTAATACATACTATAATTCTGTAACATTCGAGTTCTTTGATAATGTTGATAAGTTCTTATTTGAGATGTTTGATTTATTTATTGCTATTGTTATTGATTCATTTGATAGTGATGTTCTTAAAAAGGTAATAACACTTAGCGAGCCATTCATTTATTTGGATGATATGGATTATTCTGTGGAGTTAAACTTTGTATCAAGAGATAAAGTCGTGTTAAATCAAGTGTATGATTTGTTATCGTCTATTTGTAGTAGCAGTTCATTAGTTAAGAATTCACATTATATTGGTTTACGGTGGGAGTTCTAAATGGGATATTTTAATATTATAGATTCATTGAGTGATAAAAGAGTAGATGAGGGAATGGTATCATCTATTTCAAAGAATACTAAGAAACAGAATAAAGACATTAAGCGTATGATTGATGCTGTTATTAGTGGTCAGATTTCTAAGTTATCTAGTAAAGATATGGATATCAGTCTTTTAGTACGGAACGATACAAAATTATCTAAGAATAATAAAAAGAATGAGAAGTACTGTATTGTGGGAACTAAAGCTAATTTCTTGCGTACTGAGGTGCGTGGTTATGAGATTAATGGTGATTACGTTGTAGCTGTTATTGGATATAATTTACATAAAGGGACGACTGTTGGTAAGGCAATGTTATGGGAGTGTTCTAATGTAGATGTATTCAATAAGTTTAAAGAGAAGATGGAACATCAAGGTGGCTTTGATTCCATTTATGATGTAAATACTAGTATGTATCGAAGTGGGACTACATATTATGACAGCAATAGGGATGTGTATTGTGAAAACACTAAAGAAGCGTTGGATATGATTTTCTCTTATTGTGCAGATTCATTCTGTTCCAGTTTGTCTAGGTCTGATATCATAGAGGCTTTTAGTCAATTTGAAACGTGTAGATTGGATATATCATCTAGTCAAGATGCTATGTCTACTAATGTTTTGATAAATTTGTATGGTGGTAAGTCAGAAGTTGTTGATTCATTGTATAATACTATTGGTATTAAGGTGAATAGTTTAGGTAGTTTTTATAGGGTTATTACATATCCAAAAGACGGACAAGTCATCATTTTGTTTAATTTTTAGGTGTTAGTATGGGTTATAGTGATTTAATTGATAGGTTGTTAGATACACGTATCAATGAGGGTATGTTGTCTACTTTAGGTGATAAAGGTATTAAGTCTTTGTTAAAAGCATTAGATAAAGGAGATGCTAAACAGCTTAAAGGTAGTAATATTAGGATTGATACACATTACTTTAATAATTCACCATTTAGTCGAGATTTATTACCTTATGTTGTGAGTGGTGAAGAACTACCGAGTATTAGGGGTAAGGATTATAATATATACCACTTATCTTGTAAGGGTGAAGATTATATAGTAGTTTTTGAGTATGCTAATCAGATTGATGAAAACAATCTTAGTAGGTGCGTAGTTCATTTATGCGATAGTAAAGATGTTGTGAGTAATATATGGGGTTATGTTTCTAGGGGTAAATTACTTCTTTCTAGAGCCAATGATACATTTAGTGGTTGTAAGATTGTAGCAGATACTTATAGGGTTAGGAAGTCAACACAGTTGTTGCCTAGTTCATATAAAAGTGAGGCAATACTTAATAATGACTTAGAAGTGTTTTGTGCTATGTTTGATAACTCTGTTGGGTTTATTAAGTCTGGGTTAAGGTCAGACTATAAAATATTTATTAGTATGTTGGAAGATACATGCATTGACTACTTTGTAGGACTCAAATCTTCTACGCTCACTATTAATTTTAGCTTTAAGACTAAAGAGGATTGTATGAAGATATGTAATTACATAAATGGTAAGAATTTTGGTAGTTCAGATTTCTTCGGACTCACCTATTATGGGTATAATGATTTTTCATTAGAGTTTTTCTTCTAGGGTGGCATAGATGGGTTATTTTAATATTATAGATTCACTTAGTGATAAAAGAGTAGATGAAGGTATGATTGACTCTATATCAAAAAACAGTTCATCTGTTAGTGGTGATAAGTTACTTAAAGCATTGTTGGACTGTGATATACAAACTATACCAAATAAAAATCTAAAGTCTACTACGTCTTTTTATAATAAATCACCTTTTAGTGAGGTTGATTTGATTGTTAAGTATGAAAAACTACCTAGCAATGATGGTAGAAAATGTTATATCTATCATTTAACTAAAGGTAAAAAGCATTATATTTCGATTTCTGCATCTTCTTATAATAATAGTCTTGATGGGTTATCTAGACTATTTATTTACGAAGCAAAAGATGAGAGTGTTGTAGATTATATTTGGGATTTCGTAGATAAAAATAGATTAATTTTTGATATGGATGATATGAATTCTGGTTTAAAGGGTTGTAATACCGTTGCTAATACATATCGTGTGTTTGGCAGTAAATTATTATCAGATGTATATGGTACTGCTAGTACATCATACATTTTAAAAGACACAAAAGAGGTCTTAGGTGCATTATTTAAGAGTAGTGTAGGGTTATTTAAGTCAGATTATAAGGGATTTAAATATGAATCAGATATGAGTGAGTTAACATCTTCATGTGTTGATTACAAGATTAGATTTGATGAAGATGTGCTTTATATTACATTTAATTTTAAAGACGCCGAAACTTGTAAGAGAATATATACTCTTATTTGTGAGAATCGGATTAGGAGTAATCAATTATATTCATTATATTTATCTGGTAATACAGATATTGGTTTAGAGTTTTATGTTTAAGTGGGAGTCTTATATAGTATGTATAGTAAAAGTATTGGTACAATTTTAGAGAGTTTACATGATACAAGGGATTATGTAGGTGTTAGTGAGTCTGTTTCATTAATTAAAAGCATTGTAGATAAAGACTTAAAAACATTGTCTAAATGTAGCATTAAAGGTGATACTAACTTTGGTAAACATAGTAAGTATTATTTAAATGTGATGAGGGGAGTTAATAAAGGTGATTTTAGTGAGTTACATTTCTCTAATGGGACATATGTGAAAGCATACACAAGTGATAAATCAGTTATGTTGTTATTAAGTCATTTGGTTGATATCTCTCCTAAATCTCATTATATGAGTAACTCATTTATTCGTTATGAGTTTGATAGTAAAGAGACAGCATTGAGTTGTTTTAAAGAGTTAGAAGGTAGTAAATATTCTTCTGTAGATGATGCATTGAATAATACTTATGATATCGTCATGACATATAATGGTAAAGACGTAGAGCGTCATGTTGGTACTGAGAGTGGTAAAGCAAGTGCTAGTGCTGGTGCTAGGGTAGTTTCTGCATTACAAAGTGTGTTTGATGAGTGGGTTAATACTGAGTATGGTAAATCTGTTGAAAATTTACCTGTGTTACATGATTGTTATATTAATGGTGATGTAGATTATATTTCTAAACATAAAATTCCTGTATTAGAGGTGTATGTAACCTATTATATGGAAGATAAAACAACTGTAGATGCGTTTATACATATCTTTGGCTCTAGATTAAATGGGTATTATAAAGTTGATAAGGATAGCGTTGTAATTACGTTACCTAGTGGTATTAGATAATGAATAAAAGAAATAGTATACTTGAATCCTTGTCAGAGGGTATGTTAAATAGTACTAATCAGATTAATAGTGTAAAACATACTAAAATTGGTGATAAGTTTGTTAAATACATATCTAATGTTAGGGACGAGTTAGATTATGATGGCTTTTATGGTTTTGTGAGTACATATGCTACAAATTCAGCTAGTAAATATACAAAAGTATTGAGTGGTTATAATAGACTTAACTGTTTTAATGACTATTGGAGCATTGAGTGTGGTGATTGTGAGATACGTATTAAGACAAATAATGAGGATGAGATATATGTATTTGTAGACAATCCATATTCTAATGAGAGTACAGAAACACAGGTTAGAGACAACAATATATTAGTGTATAAAGGTGATTTTAGTGTACTTATAGAAGGTATCGTTGTTGATATGGTACAGAGTATAGATGGCAGATGTAGTACTATTGATAAATATGTAGATTTAATTACGGATTACTTAAAAGAGGAAGGGTATACGTATTTCGGAACAACATATGGAATAGATATGTCTGCTAGTGGGAATACTGAAATCATTTTAGAAGAACAATATTCTTTACTTTGTGTTTGTGTTGGTGATGAGTTTTATGGGGCATTTACAGATGATATACTAGGTACTGTGGTAGATGCAAGTGTTGATGTGTTTGTAGCTAAATTATACTCTAAGTTGAAGCTACCAACATTGGGTTGCAGGTTGACAATTTCATTTATATCCTCTAAGGAAGCTAAAAATGTGTTAAAGATGTTAAAGGGTATTGGTGTTGATTCTTGTGTAAATAGTCTTAAAGTAGTTGGGACTTCTTTGGTTATTGAGGTGTACTAATGAATACTAGGAATTCTATATTAGAGTCATTATCTGAAGGCATGCTTGCTAATAGTTTCAAGTCAAATGGTACATCTCTTAAAGCATTTAAAGATTTACTTAGTGGGGATATACCTGATAGTACTGCTTTATTTGTTATTGGTATAGATTTTAATGTAAATAATAATTATAAGACATTTTTAAAGTCAAAACGACATCCTGATAAGAAAACAATATTGTCAAATGTATATAGGATTGCTGATGACTTATTGTTAATAGAGTTTAAGTATATGAAATTACCTGTATGTTTACTTGTAACTTTTAATAATGGTGATTCATTTGATGTTGCTTGTGATAAGTTAGAGATGGCATTTAATTCTCCTGTGGATAGGGCAAGGGATGTAATTTCTAATTTAACTTCTTATGGTATAGTTGGTACTACATATAATACAACTAAAGGTAATGGTACATTCTGTGTTGAGGCATCTGAAGTTATAGAGTCATTCTTATATTGGTACTATAAGAGTGAATCAAATAAAGGTGTTAAGCGTTGTTGTATTGATAGTGAATTATATAGGTATGTAACTATTACAGGCATTATCTTTAAAAATTTGTGTTTTGGTAATACATCAGATTTACAAATAGATGTAGTGTGTTCTATTAATAGTGATGAAGATAGTAAGGTACGTGATTTAGTAGATACATTAAATACTCCTATGAATATGTTCGCACATATTAATAATGGTTCACTTGTTATTAGTTTATTGTTAAAATCATAGATTTTTATTAGTTTATTTGTTATATAGTAATATGTTTACTTTTTATAGTGGTGTATATTAATGAATAAAATAAATAGTATATTGGAATCATTATCAGAGGGTATGCTTTCTGTTAATAGTTCTCATAGCAAGAGTTTTATGGACATTGTTAAGGGAAAATTGTCTAAAGGTGTTGAAGCTGAGTGTGATGATGGCATTAATTTCAAGATTCCTAGTAAATATGCGAGTGTATTGACAAAGAAACATAAACCTTTGAAGAGGTTTGGAAAAGTCAATGTATATAAAATAGGTGTTCATGATAAAGATAGTGGTGCATTACTAGTTGAGTTTACAGATACACCATTACCTATAAATGTGTGTTTGATGTTTAATTCTCTTTCTGATAGATTCGATGTTGCTTGTGATAAATTACAGACAGCCTTTACTGGAGGTGTAGATAGAACTGTTACATTAGCTGAGTCTTTAGGGTATTTAAAAATTGGAATAACATATAATACAGTTAAGGGGAATGGTACTTTTTGTACTGATATTGTAGATGTTGTTAAGTCTTTTATTAATGCTTATGGTAGTGGTAAATACGAGAGTGATTTACGTAAATATTTAATTGATAGTGATTTATATAATTATGTTACTCCTTATAACATTGTATTCGGAAGTTCACTCATGCTACATAATAAGCCTAATTTACGTTTAGATTTGTTTTTTAAGATTCAATCTATGGATAATGTTAGTAAGATTGTGGATACGTTTAAAGATGAGCATATTTCTATTTATGGTAATTTTGCAATAATCACTTTATTATTAAAGGGTTAGAAATAGTAGTTTATTTGTTATATAATAACGTGTTTACTTTTTATATGCGAGGTATAATTAATGAAGAAAGTTTTAGAAGCTTTAGATAATGAAAGTACAGTAGTACAGTTGGGTGAGTACATTCATGATACAGTAGAGATTGAAAATGTAGTACGTGATGCATTTGATGGTAATACTAATGCTATTGATGTGACACTTGAAGATAATGCTTTGACAGTTAAAGTATTATCTGATACAGAAATGGGTGAAGAAGTTTCTGATTCTGTATTGTCTTATTTAGAGGATAAAGCTAGTTTTGATTATGAATGTGAGTTCAACACAAGTAGTGTTCGTGTGGCTGGTGAGCAGTACATTCAATCAACTATTAATATCACTGCTACAGATAGTACAGTTGAGAAACGTAAAGTAGTAGAGTCTGTTGTTAATGAGTCAATCTCTGTTTCAGATATTATGGACAGTGATGCATTTGCATTGTCTTTTGGGATTTTAAAAGAGATTAAGTCAAGTAATAAGCCTTTCTTTAATATGAATACATTTAATTCTGTGGTTGCTGACCAAGTTGCAAAGTATATTTGTGGTTTAGAATCTTTTGCTGATGTACTTGATGAATACAAGTATGAGTTAGCTGATGGTGGGTGTTCAGTTTCTGTAAAGCCTAATGTTTCATTTGATTTCAAGGATAGGTCTTATCAGTATCAAGTAATGATTGAGTTAACTGTAGGTGATTCTTCTATCATTAAAGAGTTTATCAGTAGTTTGAAGTCTAATGTAAAAGATTTTGTTAAAATTCAAGATAAGGGTAATACAATTTATATCGCAACTAAGTTCTTTTAATTAGTTGCAAATTTTAAGTATATTAATGTATAATGTATTTATAGTGATATGTTAGTCCACGTAAGATATTTCAGAGCATACACTAGATATTTTAAATTCACATAAGAAAGAGGTTCATAATATGAATAAAGTAGAATTAGCAGAAGTGTTGGTTAATAAAGAATTAGTAGGTACTAAAAAAGTAGCTGTAGAAGTTGTAGAGACTTTGTTTGATACAATCACTGAAGAAGTTAAAAAAGGTGAAAAAGTGTCCATCCATGGTTTTGGTAGTTTTGAGAGTGTAGTACGTTCTGCTCGTAAAGGTCATAACCCTAGAACTGGTGAAGAGATTACAATTCATGAGAAAAAAGCACCAAAATTCACAGCATCTAAAGTATTGAAAGAGTCTGTTAACCAATAATATAAGGGTGGTTTAATGGGTATTTTAAATAGTGCTAGTGTTAGCATTACAGAAGCTTTGTTAGAGAAACGTAAGTCTTTAATCAATGAAGATGTTAAAGAGACTGAGTTTGAAAAGAAAGCTAAAGAAGAGTTTGAGGAAGATTTAGATAATCAAGAGGTTATTGAGAGTTCTGAAGATTCTGAGGGCGAAGAAGAGATTACAGAGGGTAGTGATGATAAAGTATCTCCTGTAAATCTTATTATCAATGCTAATTATCAGAAATTAGTAGGTAGTAAATACTTCTTTGTTCCTGATACTGCGAATGATAATTTTGAAGAATATTCATTCTTTGTGTATGCGTTAACTAATGATGGTATTGGTGACGAATCACAGGGTGTTAGTGACGTTACTAAAGTAGTAAAACGTGTTACTAAGAAGTTCTGTGGTGATACTCTTAATGACTACAGTGGTCCTGAAGTTGATAGGATTAAAACAAAAGAATCAGATATTCTTAAATTTAAAGTTACATATAAGGTATCTAAATAAGTATATTATGCAAGAGAGTGTAGATTAAGTTCTACACTCTCTTTTTATTTTATACTTGTAATATTTTGTAAAGTTGGTTATAATTAGTGTGTAAAAGTTCATATCATTGTTATTACAGTAAAGGAGATTATATCATGAGTGAACATAACCAATTTAAATTGAAACAATATTCTGATGTTTTTAACAAGAAAGTAGTTTCTGACTATTTATATCTTGTTGGTACAAGTGGTGCTTATAGTAGTGCTATTAGTAGTTGTGGTTCACAGGCAATATTTGAATCTACATTTTTAAATGGTGGTAGTAGCGATAAGATTTCTTCACATTATCGATACTTTAAAGACATTACTAATTACATTCGTTGTGTGAATGGTTGTGATATTGGTAAGATGGATGTCTTTGATTTACTGTTTGTCTTAGCACAGGGAAGTAGAAAGATTAAGTTGGATTCATTTATTAATAATGTGTTTATTCGTCATTATAATGTCAAACTATTAAATCACCTATATTATTTGTGTGATGGTGCTAGTATCAGTTATTCTGAGTATGAGAAGCGATTTGTAAGTATCTATATATCTTTATTTGGTAATGATGCTTATGAGGATAATACTGATTACTTCGATGATTTCATGGATACTACATATTCTTTGTTATATACATTCTCTAAACGTACATCTGAGGTATTTTCTGATGAGACATTTGAAAAGTCTTGTGCTTTTAGTTTTAAGATTTACTTAACAACTAACATTAGATTGTTACAAAGTGATAAATATCAATCTAAGGGTGTAGAGTTTGATGCTTGTGTTGATTTATATTCTAATGTACTAGTACGTGCTAAGAAAAATGCTTTCATTATGTCTAGAAAAGATAATACTGAAGATTTGGTTTCTTATATTAGGGACTATGAAAGTGTTAATGGTGCTAAATGTGTTTCTAATGATAGAACAATTTACAATTTCTTAGATACAATGTTTGATTATTTGGGTTTATTGTCTAAGCATAAAGAGTTTGTAGAGTCTATTATGAGTGGTGCTGATTTCAGTGAGTTAGATAGGGATTATAAATTACATAAGTATGAAATTACTGATGTAGATGAATTAATCAATACTATTAATACAGAATTGATTTGGGTTGCATTAGAATTACCTACAGATTATGAAGATTACATTTGTGATGTTCCTTATGGTGTGTCTGATATCATAGAAGATGATGTTGAGGGTGATGAAGATGGTATTACAGCTAAGATAGTAGATAGTGGTAGCATTGTAGTTACTCCTGTTGGCACATTATCTTATGATATCGGTTTAGATACAGAGAGTGGTACTTCATTTGGTTATGATGTTAAACATGACTTTGATGGTTCTGATGTTGCTGTTAAGTATGATAAGTCTATGATTCACTCAGTATTGTATGCTATCATTCGTGGTGACATTGATTCTTCTAATTATAAAGAAAATTTGTATATTGATGATACATGGTCTTTTATTCAAGATATTGTTAATGCTACTGTTGGTATCTCTTATGGTTCTGTTGTGTCTATTGTAGAAAGTTTTGTGTGTGAAGTTATTTTTGATATCAAATAATAGTTATAAATAACATTATAATCTGTACAGGTATAATGTAAGGGGTATAGTGTTACATGGATATGTTGATATTTATTAGTCAATTCATAGGCTTCATTGTATTAGGTACATTCATTATGTATGTAGTGGTTGAGGTTGTAAGAGAAGCATATATTATGTTGTATGGATTGGTTAATTCTTTTAAAAGTGATATAAAGGATATACATATAGGTGATAGTGCTACTAAAATATTGCTTATTTCATTGTATAACAAAGGTTATCGTTATGTACGTCTTTTGTATCATGAAGATGGTAAAAACTCATTACAGGTGGCAATTTCGCAAGATTTAGGGTATTGTGATGATGTGTATGTAGATGACTATATAGCTTTACAGTTATATAGTGCATGTGTTGCCGATACGATATCATATGCTATTAGTGATGTAATTGATAGATTATAGTTGTAGGGGTTAGATATGGATATTAAAGTGTTAGATTCTAAGTATATTAGTAGTTATGTAGTTAATTCTATGTTAGAAAAACATGTTATTAATGAGACTGAGTTCTTAAATGTGTTGAGTGCTATGAAAGAAAAAGCTAGAGTTGATTTTAATAAAGCACAAGAAGATAAAGAGAGTGCTAATGGTGAGGATTCCATTGTTGCACATGCTGAGTATGAAATCTTATCTGTTGTAGAGGCTGTAGCTAGGGAATATTTAACTAGTAATAAGTAGATAGTTACAATACCTAATTTATGTAGTAGGTTAACAATTATCTGTATGGTTATGCATAAATTGAGGTATTTTGCTCAGGCGAATACCTCAATTTTTTGTATATAAGTATAACTTTTGTGTATGATAGATTTTCAGTTATTTCATGGTTTACAATACAAAAGATGGGGGATTAAATTATGGCTTGTATAGATTATGGTGCTTATGTATTAAAAAATGGCACTATTGTAAATACTAAGTTTATGGAAGAGTTGTATGATGAAGAATTCGTAAAGGGAAAGACATTTAAACTTTGTACAGATGATGTATGGTTTTACAATCATGAAAAGACTCATGTAGATTACAGTGGTCATGGTGTTATTAAATTAGATGATACATATGGAATTGCTGTTTATAAGGGTAGTAGGGCATGGTTGTTCAAGGTAGTTGGTGATGTCATAGAAGTATGTGACATCCATCAATTATGTGTTAGATATGCTAGTGAGTATAGACATTGTGAGTACTTTCGTGGATATGGTTCTTGTGAGTTAGATGGTATTCATATTCTTGTATCTTATGGCGATATGAATAATGTGTATGGTAAGAATAATCAGTGGATTTATGAGTATGATATTAGCTATAAAGGTGAGTCTTATAAAATCATAAGTGGATATGATTATGGTATTCATATTACAAATTTAGATGGCACATACTTACATGAAGATTATATTCGTGCATTAGAATCTTATCAAACTCATTGCGTTAATTATCATGTTGATATGAGTTTATATGGTTACTCTTTTGGACATAATCCTTATGATATGTGGTATTACTATTCTAATAGACGTTATGAAGATAATAATAAGTTATCTTATAAGCGTAGGGATAAGATGCGTAAGAGAGCATTTAATAAACTTATGCATGGTGTGTACTCTTTTAGATTTAACGATGGATTTGTCTATAAGAAATAAAATTAAAAGTAGGGTTTTAGAGTATGGTATATTTAATAGGTGATATTCATGGTGATATTACACAGATAATGAAGGAAAATCTTCACAAGGATAACATTAAAGTTAAGCGTGGTGATACAGTCATTGTATTGGGTGACTTTGGTGTTATGTTTGCCGATACTGAACAGCATCGAAGTGCTTTAGATTATATAAGTAAGTTAGATTATAATGTGGCATTTATAGATGGCAATCATGAAAACTTTGATTATTTAAAATCACTACCTATTGCAACTAAGTGGGGCAATAAGGTACATAAACTTAATAACAGGTGCTTTCATCTTATAAGGGGAAACATATATAAGATTGAGGGGAATAAATACCTATGTTTTGGTGGTGCTAAGTCTATTGATAGAGAGTATAGGGAGTTAGGAGAGAGTTATTGGTTAGAAGAGGAACCATCTTTAGAGGATAAGTGTAGGTTACATAATTCTTTTAACGATATAGATAGTGTTGATTTTGTATTAACTCATACATGTAGCAATGCAACGCTACATAAAATGAAGAGGATTAAGCCTTTTAATGATAATTGTGAGACAAGGGACGTTTTAGATAGGATTGAAGAAAAGTTATCTAGTAGAGCATTGTGGTTCTACGGTCATTTTCATGTGGATGAGGTAGTCGATGAACAGCATATATGTTTAACCAATGAAACTGTATACTCTATTGAAAGGGATTTATCAGTAACTAGACATGAGCATTTGTTTAATTTCGATACATTTAGGTTCTTTGATTACATTTCATTGCAGCGTGTAAATCAGATGTTCAATAGCATAGGTAATGATAATATTGAGGAAGTACGAAGATTGTATAATAGTAAGGAGTAATACTATGTTACGTACAAATGATAGAAGTAAAACTATGGCTTTATATGTAAGAGATATATGTAATATGTTAGAGTCAGATGAGTATGGATATAGAGAGAATAATCTCTATAGATGTAGTATACCTATAGGTGGTAGTTCTAACGTAGAGTTACAGTATGACTATGGCTTAGGTAGTGTAGAGATGGTTTTTAGTAATGGATATTCTGTTACATTACATAGAAGAGATAGGAATACTTATACTGCATCTGTATGTTATGGTTTAGATACAATCGATAATATTTTATGTAGAGATAGTTCAGATATTGATTATATTATTTTCATGTATCTTCTTTATAAAGTATATGTTAGTGTATGTGATATGTGTGGTGAGGGTGATGATAACTACGTTTTCACATATGATTGTGAGGAAGCTATCAATTTTGATGATATGTTCTATCATAGTATATCTTCATTGCATAAGTATTTTCTAACATTTATTAAGAGTGAAGAACTTGAAGATTATAAAACAGATGGAAAGAATGGTCTTAGTGTTTTTACATTTGAAGACAGTGTATATGGTTCTTTTGTTGTAGATTATATCCCATATACTTTGGGTGGACAAAAGAAAGACCTAATTGTATTTAGGTATAATGAGTTTGATAAGATATATTTCTATTATGACGTACTAAAGAGAGATTATGTAATAGAGAAGAATGATAGGGTTGTTAAGTATAGCAATATGTCATCTATTGTTAGGGATTTAAAATATTTGTTGCGTAAAGTTAATAGTTTGTCTGGTGGGAGTTTTGATAGTTCAATGTATTTAACATATAACCAACTGAATAGTACGTTATTTAGAATGATTTATAGTGTGTTGTTGTAGTTTTAATAGTGTATGGATATGCTCCATACACTATTTTTTATTTAGTTTATACATTTATGTTGAAAATTTTACATATTAGGGGTTTACAACATGAATGTAGATGTGGTATTATGATTTTGCAAGGAATATTACATAAGTTTACAACTTATGTAAACACTTCATTGTCATGTAGGGTAAGTGATAATGACATATACGCACACATCTTTGTAATATTCCTTGTATGTATATTTTTATTTCATTTAATATGAAGGGGTTTTATTATGAAATTACAAAAGAAAAAAACTTTACTAACTGGTTTGGTTATGGCATCTCTTGTTGGTAGTACAGCAATGGCAGCTGGTGTCGATAACACTGTAAATGGTGGTTTTGGTGCTGAAGCTTATGGTTATACAAATACTATCACTGCAACAGGTACATCAGCATTTTCTGTTGGTTATCAAAATGAAGTATCTGGTGCTAATAGTATTGCATATGGTCATAATAATAAAGCAGTTGGTTCAAATTCTATTGCTGGTGGTGAAAATTCCGAAGCAAAAGGTTATAGCAGTGTATCTATTGGTTCTTCTGCACAAGCATTATCAGATTATAGCTATGCCATTGGTTCTCAGGCACGAACTAATGGTGCTAACACTGTTGCTGTAGGTAATGGTTCATATGCAAGTAACGATAACGCATTGGCTGTGGGTTATGGTACTACAGCAGGTGGTAAAGACTCCATTGCTGTTGGCTCATTTGTTAAATCTAATTCTGATAACAATGTAGCTATTGGTACTTCCGTTACTACTGATAGTAATGATAGTGTTGGTATTGGTACCGCAGTTACTACTAAATCTAATAATAGTGTTGGTATTGGTAACAATGTTGTTAATAACCTTAGCAATAGTATTGGTATCGGCAACGGAGTTGCTACTGACTTTAATACTATTGGTATCGGCAATGGTGTTGAAACTAAGGTTCAAGACACTATTGCTATTGGTAACGGAGTAGTATCCAATGGCGAATCTTCAGTAGCTATTGGTAATGGTATTCATGCAGATGGAGTTAAAAGCGTAAACATTGGTACAAATGTATCAGCTAAAGGTGTATCTTCTATTGTTGTTGGTCGTGATACAGAGGTATCTGGTGATGATACTACAGTAGTAGGTGCTAACAATGGTACTGTTGGTGCTGACCAAAGTGTTGTTGTTGGTTATAACAACAAGGTACTAGATAACTCTAAAGAGCAGTTAATCTTTGGTGTAAATTCTCAAACTAAAGGTCAAGGCTCCGTTGTTGTTGGTTCTCATGCAAGTGCTACAGAGATTGATGCATTAGCATTAGGTAACAACACCATTGCCGATGTACAAAATGGTGTGGCTATTGGTACAAATTCTGTTACTGAAAGTCCTGTTGGTACATCTACAGTAAAAGACAATGCTACTGATATTCGTTTCTCTAACTCTACATTCGCAGGTGCTACACCTGATAGTGTAGTATCTTTCGGTACTCATGGTCGTGCTGGTGCTGGTGGTGTAACAGAATACACACGTCAACTTCAAAATGTTGCCGCTGGTAGAATTTCTGCTACATCTACAGATGCTATCAATGGTTCTCAGTTGTATGATACTGCACTAGAAGCTCAAAAATATAATACTGTAGTAGATGGTGTTAATACTACTGTTACATCTAAAGACAATGATTTTGGACGTAAGGAGTACAAAATCAATGTTAATAAAACATTAAAAGATATGGATTCTGTTGAATTTGGTAAGATTACTGATAATAATCGTGCTGTTATTGGTAAAGATGGTGTTCAGTTCTTTAATGGCAGTGAAAATATCAATGTTAAGCCTACAGGTATTCAAATTGAAAATACCGATACATTAACACAGGCTACATTCAATGGTGGTGGTATGCAAGCTAGTGATGATAATGCTACCATTCGATTCACTACAACTGATATTAGTGCTGGTGGTCAACAAATTCATGATGTAAAAGAGGGAACTAAGGATACAGATGCTGTTAATGTTAAACAGTTGAATGATAAAGCAAGTTCTCTAGATAAGGCTATTACATACAACACATTTAATATCAATAAAAATGCTGAAAAAATTGGTGAAAATGCTAATAACATCACTAAAAATGCATCTGACATTAAAGATTTAGGTAATAAGGTAGGAAAGAATATTGCTGATATTCAATCTTTAAATAATAAGATTGATGTTGTTGGTGAGGGTGCTGTAGTAAAAGCTAATAACTATACTGATAAACAAGTCGCTAAGGTTGGTGCTAATGCTGCCGCTTTAAGTGCCTTGCATCCATTATCTTTCAATGCTAATGAAAAGGTTGAGTATGCTGTTGGTTATGGTAACTATAAAGGTTCTAATGCTGTAGCAGTTGGTATGTTCGCACATCCTAACGAAAATACATTGTTATCTCTAGGTGCTACATTTGGTACTGGCGATAATATGATTAATGCTGGTGCTACATTCCGTATTGGTAAATCTTCTAAACAAGTTACTAATGCTAATACAGCCGTAGCTAAAGACGTTCAAGACTTAGCTAAGAAATACGAAGCTTTGGCTCAAAAATATGATAACCTTGTTAAACATTTAAATGCTGTTGAAGGTACTGATTTTGATGTAGAATATCCAGATGTACCTAAAACACATTGGGCATATGATTTTGTTAAAGATTTGTCTGATAAAGGTTTCTTAGTTGGTTACACAGATGGTACTTATAAAGGCGATAAAGCTATGACTCGTTATGAGTTCGCAACTGCTTTATATCGTGCATTACAACGTGGTGCTGTAATGGATGCTAACATGGTTAAAGCTATTAAAGAGTTTGAACCTGAATTGAAAGACGTAGAGAAAGCACAACGATTCGTAGTTGTACGTGAAAGTGGTTCTGATAATGAAATTCACAAAGTTGAACGTGTTCAAGTAAACACTCAATATGGTGAACATACATATCGTGATGCTTATGGTACAGAATTGAAATAATTTCATAGTCTTAAAAGAGTAGGTAGATAATACCTACTCTTTTTTATTTTGTAATTACAAAACTTTACAATACATAGTATATATGTTATATTAATAATAGATTAACTATGTTTAATGTGGTATCTTGTGAGAGGTGATTGAGTGTGAAAGATAGATATGTTAATAAAGCTATTGTAGGTATGATTGACAGTGTAGATGATGTAACAGATACAATGTGTAACATTTTAATACATGGCATTAATAGGAAGTTTCTAGTGCCTAAGTGGTGGACTGTTGCTAATAAGGTAGTAGTTTGTTTTAAAGGGTTTCAATTTAGAAATAAAAAGTTGGAATCAGATTATCTAGTCATACCTATTTTTGTTTTGCAGAATATAAGGTCTAAGAAGTATATTGTTGGGAGTGATGTATCTAGTGTATTATCTAATGTTGATACATCATATCTAGTAAAAGAAATAAATATGAATTATATTGAAAACTACAGTTAGGAGATTATATGCTAAGTCAAGAGTTACGTCCTAAGACATTAGACGATATGGCTGGTCAAGAAGAGGCTAAACGTCTAATAAAGGCGATTATTAAAAACCCAGAAAACGCACCTAAAGTGTTATTATTTTGTGGTAGCTTTGGTACTGGTAAATGTGTTACAGGTGATACAAGAGTTCATACTAGTGATGGCTATAAAAGAATTGATGAATTAGTACAAAACCCTGAATATGATGAAGAGGGGTTTATGGATATATCACCTCAGAATATTAAAGTTGTTGGTAGTACAGCTACACATTATTACTATGGTGGTAAGAAAAAGGTAGTTGAGATTAGTTCACCTAGCTTTAAGGTTAGGGGTACATATAATCATAGGGTTAAGGTGTATGGTGGTAAGGGAGGTTTACAGTGGAAAAAGCTTAAAGACATTACAACAGATGACTTTGTTGCTATTCCGTTAAAACATGATATCTTGTTTGATAATAAATCTAAAACTTATGAGTTCATGAAAGAGGATATCTCAGAAAGAGATAAGGGGTATTTCTTAGGGACTTTATTTTTCAATATATTGTCTTATGGCTATGTGAATGATTACTACTTTGATGGTATCATCATAGCATCTACTAATGTTGAGTATCTTTCAAAAGGTTTAAAAGAGGATTACTATAGTATAGTAGATAATAAGGGTATCTGTATTAAGACTAGTTTAAGTAGGTATATAAAAGACTTCTTTACAGATGTTGTTACAATACCTGAATTTGTATTTTCATCAAATAGAGAGTTTATTTGTGGTTTCTTGTCTGTTGTATGTGAGTATTATCGTAAAGGGTTTGAATTTAAATTTGGTAATTTCACAGAGAGTGTGGCAAGAGATTTACAACAACTATTCTATTTACTTGGTATTGTTACACGTGTTGATGCTGTTAGTGGTAGTTTATATGACTTAAAGATAGCAGATTCTGCCAGTAGACATAAAGCTTTTGAAAGTTTATTTTCTGATTTAGGGTTGGTTCGTTACTTTTTTGAGGGCTGTGTTAATTATAGATGTAGTAAGTTAAAAATACCTAATGATGAGTATACAAGGTTTATTGCTGATAAGATGTATCAGTTAATTAAAGATGGTAATAACTTAAATAATTTACCACTATCTATTTATATGCACATGAGAGAAAGTGACTTTAGATTTATTAATAATAAGAGAACTAAAACTATGTCAGTAGATTCTTATTATAAGTTAGTTGGGGTTGCTCAGGTTCTTGGTATAGATGTTAATAAGAATAGAACTATTAAGGGATATAGTCAACTATTAGAAGATTATATGTTTGTTAGGGTTTCTTCTAAGAAAGAATTGTATAAGGAGTATGACGTATATGACTTGACAGTTGAGGGTACACATACGTTTACAGCTAATGGGTTGATTAATCATAATACGACTGCATCACGTATTGTTGGTATGGAGTTAAATAATATTAAAGATGATAATTATGATTTATTAAACTCACCTTTCTATTATGAGTTTGACTCTACTGTCGTAGGTAATGTAGAAGAGATTAAAAAACTACGTGATATCTTTACTGTTTCATTTGGGGATTATTGGAGAATAGTCGTTCTTGACGAGACCCATACTGTCTCCAGTCAAGCTCAGGCAGCCATGCTTAAAATGTTTGAAGAGACTAAAGGTAAGACAATTTATATTCTAGCGACTACTGACCCTCAAAAGTTACTACCAACTATACGTAGTAGGGCATTAGAGATTAATTTCAATGATGTTCCTGTAGAAGCTATAGTAAGTAATTTAACTAAGGTATCAGAAGATAGAGGTTTAAATCTTTCAGAAGAGATTAAGTTGTTAATAGCTGATAGGTCAGGTGGACATATGCGTAATGCACATATGCTATTAGATAAGTATATTCTGTTGGGTGAAGAGGATTTCAAAGATAGTATTAAGTCATCTGTAACATTATTCTGTGATTATCTAATTGCTACGTATAAGAATGATAAAGATGCTGTATTGTCTAATATCAATGATTTGTTGAGTATTCCTAAAGATAATCTACAGTCTGATTGGTCTATTGTTATGACTGAAAGTTTACGTTCTTTCTGTGGATTTGATTGTAGGCATAAAGATATTAAGAGATTGGTAGATACATATGGTAGTGATTTCAATATTATTGCCCAATGTTACATGTCCACGTGGGTTAAGAATATGTTTGTTGATATGCCATATACGCAAGCTACATTACTTAATATGTACAAGGTTGTTCAAGGTGCTTTAGAAAAGAAACGCTCACAGAGTGGTGTTGGTTCTGTTCAATCCGTAGCAAGTAAGTATGGTAGACCTGTTAGATAATAAAGTTTAGTAAATTTTTGTAATTAATACTTGCATATGTTTAGTGTTTGTGTTAATATGTAATCAAGGGTTAGGTACAGCGTATAGTATGTACATAACAACACATAGTCTACATGATTTTTTCACTCCTATGTTGTACCTAACTTAGTAATAATTATCAAATGTAAATAAAGATGCGTACAGAAATATTAAACATATCTGCCAATCCATTAGATACAAGGCATCTTGTTACGTAAAAAAATTATATTTTAAAGACTCATACAGCTAATTTATGTTGGGTATACATTAATTGAGTCTTGTATAAAATATAGTGATAAAATTATATATAGTGGGGTAAAAGTTATAAAAGACTCATACAGCAATCCTAAAAATTTTTATGCTTTGGAAAATAAAAATGTCTGAGTCTTGTTCATAATTTAATCTCCTTTTAAATAATAGACCCGTACAGCTATTATCTTTATGATGAATGAAAAAGAAGAAACGATGGTAGATTATGCTACTGTTAAACTGAACCACTTCTTGTGCTAGTATAAGGTCATATCACAATTTTATATAAGATTTCTATTGATTTGGGGTCTGGTATTAAAAAAATCGTAGTTTGATTGTATAATCTTAAAGATAGTGTAAGTGGTATGATTTAGCATAAGAGGTGGTTTTTTTTATGTCTGAAAATAATGAAAAAGAGACAAGTACATTAAAAGAGACATATACTTTAGATGAAATTCTAGAGACAAATGCAGTAGGCTTTGAGGCAACTCTTGAAGAGATAAGTAATTGTATTTTCAAGAAAGATTTTGAGAGTATTATGAATCTACCTGAAAACTTTATTATTGAGGGTTTGTCTTATAATGAGATGCATAATAAACTGTTAGGCTACTATATGTTTCAATTAACAATTTTTACTGAGACTTATAGTGGAACTAAAGATTTACTAGCTTTTCTTAAAGAGTTACGTAATATGATAGAGAAGTATGCTAAACTCTTTACAGATAGATTATTAGAGGTAGGGTTAATTCTACCTAGTTACGTTCATTAATTACAGAGGAGATTTGTTATGAATGATTTTATGGAATTACTAAAAAACAATGTAAAGACTACAACTACAAATGGTGCTGTTTCTTATAAAACAACAGGTAGTGCTTTGTTAGATTTAAACAACTCAGTACCTTTGTTGCGTAATAAAGCTATTGAGTATTTATCTAATAGTAATTTAATTGCATTAGATACTATTCTTTCTTTATTTAAAGAATCAGTTATGGAAGATGCTAACTACACAATGAAGTGGTTGATGTATCTACGTGATATTAATGAGGGTTTAGGTGAGCGTTCTTCTTATCGACTAATTCTAACTGAGATTGCTAGTAATGTGCCTGAGTTAGTTTTTGCGTTGTTACAAACTAAAAAATTACAGGAATTAGGTCGTTTTGATGACTTGATTTATGTGTGGGATAACACAACAAATGAAAATTCTAAAGGCTATATTTTTAACTATTTAAAATATCAACTAAGTGAAGATATTTTATTAGATAAAAGTGGCGAAAGCATTTCATTGTTGGCTAAGTGGTTGCCATCTGAAAATACTACGTCACGTAAAACTAAAAAATTAGCTACTAGATTTAGAAAAGCTTTGGGTATGTCATCTAAGTCTTATCGTAAAATGCTATCTACTTTACGTAAGAACATTGATGTGGTTGAACGTAAAATGTCTAACAATCAATGGGGCGAGATTAATTATCAAGGTGTTACTTCTAAGGCTAACCTAATTTATCGTAATGCGTTTATCAAACATGACCCTGAAAGACGTTCTAAATATTTAGAAGATTTATCTAATGGTAATGTTAAAATTAATGCTGGTAAGATGTACTTATATGACATTATCTGTAAGTATAAAAATAGATGGGATAGTGAGGTAGATGATACTTTAGAAGCATTATGGAATGCACAGGAAGTACCTAAAGATTATAATGATATCTTGGTGGTACGTGATGGTAGTGGTTCTATGAAAACTGATGCTTTTGGTACAAATGTTTCTGTATTAGACATTGCTGATGCATTAACAATTTATACTACACAGCATAACAAGTCTAAATACTATAAAGATAAATTCATCACATTCAGCGATTCACCAGAAGTTGTTGATTTAAGTAAATGTAATACGTTACGTGATAAGCTTTCTGTATTAGATGAGTATGACGATTGGTCTACAACGAATGTTGAAAGTGTGTTTGATTTAATTCTAGAGACTTCTATTAAGAATAAAGTAGATGCTATGGATTTACCTAGCACTGTTTTGGTTGTATCTGATATGCAGTTCAATTCTGCTATGGGTACAAGACCAGACAATGATACTTTATTTGAAAAGATTGCTAAGAAGTTTGAATCAGTTGGCTACAAGTTACCTAAGTTGGTATTTTGGAATGTTTCTTCTTATAATAACACAGTACCATTACAGAAAAATGATAATGGGTTGGTTATTATGAGTGGTTTCTCTAAAAACAATATAGATATGATTTTACATGACAACTTAGACCCATTAGAAGTTCTAAAGGCTGAGTTAGATAGTAAATACAGCTTTATTGATACAATTATTAGTAAGTCTTAATAATTACATATAAATAATAATGAAAAGTGTAGATATTTAATATCTACACTTTTTATGTTATAATGTTAGTTAGTAGTTACATTTTCTTTTTAACAGTCTATATTTAGATTATGGGGTATAAAATATGGCTTTACAACTTTATGAAGATGATTTGTTAGATGAAGAGGTGCTTTCTACTAAGTTAATTACATTAGCTGAGATTATAGTAAGGAAGCATTTCTATGCCAGTAGAGAGGATAAAGAGGATTTAGTTTCTATTGGTGTTTTAAAAGCTGTGAGGATGATTCATAGTGATAATTTTAGAAGTGATAAGGGGAATTTATGTACATTCTTATACACTGGTATGAGGAATGACATGCACAACTTCTTATATCATAAGAATAAGTTTGACACAGTAGATTTTGACACAACTTTTGATGATGGTGGTAGTTTAGATTACTACTTTGAAGATGAAGTAGCATCTGTAGATTATAGTCTAGTGCATTTAATCTGTATGAGGTTTAAGTGTTTTGGTGATGCTTTGGAAGATAAGGTTATTGCTAAGTTAAAATCTTATGGTTTTAAGTTGGATGGGTATATTTCTCATGATGTAGGTAGTCAATTAAAATGTAGTAATGATATTATTAATCGTGTTGTTGGATTACTTTTTTGGGAGATGCGACAACGAGAGTTGAGTTCATTATTTAAGGATGGTGTGTTATGAGTTCTTATGGTTCTATTTCTACAATCACTATGAGTGATGAAGAGAAAGATTTATATGCTGAATATTTGAGTGTTTCTATTGGCAATCCTGTACTAGAGTTTGTTAAATATATGTTAGGTGATGACTATTTAAAATTCATTGATATTTGTAGTGGTACAAATTTTAATATTCCTAGCAATAAAGCTTTAGAGAGGGGAATTAATAATGTCAAGATGTATGCTTATGTTAAGAAGTGGAATTTCTCTAATGCATCTATTGTAAATGCTGGTAATATTTATAAAAAGACAGAGTTAGCTACAAGACGTATTGTGTTGTCAGTTGCGAACGCTTTAGGTGTTAAAGATACACTAGAGGGTGAGGCTTTAGTTAATTTTGTAGAAAATATTGAACCATATGCTGTTAAGAAGAGTGTTGAGACTTCATCTGACAGTGTATGTTGTGATAAAGATACTTCTGAAGTGTCAGAAGAGGGTTAATTTTAAAAGAGTAGGTAATATAGTTATAATATGGTATCTCCTATGGATAATAACGATTTAATTTCTATCTTAGCTAAAGGTGAAGAAGATGAGATTAAACAAGATACTAAAGATAGTCAAGTGGGTAGTGAAGATACAGAAGATGATAGCAATGGCGTTGGTACTTCTTTAAAAACGACAATGTCAGCTATGGATGTATTAGACATTGAGGATAGTTCTAATCATAGTACAACAGGTATATCTAGTGGTAGTGGTGATGTTAGTCAAGATTTAGAGAATTGGATTGATGGTAAGGATTTAGCACCATCTGATGATTTAAATCGTTTTGTAAGTGCTACTGATGTAAAGTTTAAATATGGGTTAACACATAACACATTAAATAACTTTACATTGATGGCACAGTTACAAAAGTTCTTAGATACGTCAAATGAAATTTTATTCAGTGAATCTGCCGCTATGAATCTTTCTCCTGATGAGTTAGAAAGTAGGGTTAGGATGGCATTTACAATGTATGCTGAGTTATCTAGGATTAATCAACGTACAGCATTAGCGTTGGAAGAACAGCGTAGAAAATACAATGATGGTTCTACTGATATTGATAAGCTTTCATTGTTGTTATCATCTGTACCTAGCGATAAGTTAAAAGAAATTTTATATGCGATTACAAAGTCAAAGGGTTGATATATGGGTAATGCTAGATTAGAAGATTTATTGGGTGATTCTAGTTCATATACCGCTATGACTGATAAGGAAAAAGACTACTTTGTAAAACTTCTACAAGAGGAGATGAAACGTAGGGAAGATAGTGGTAGGGTTGAACAGGTAAGAGATATAGTTAGGATTGAGGATTGGATTAATTCTGACTATTATGTTGGTTCTGACCAGAAGAGCATATATCCTTATTGGAAAGACTTTATCGTTGATATATTTAGGGATACAAGAAAAGACGATGAAAAGATTAATTCGGTCATATTAAGTGGATGTTTTACTGGTGATACTAAGGTTAGTTTACTTGATGGTAGAGAGTTATCTTTCTTAGAATTACTAGATGAATATGGGTATGATGGTAAATTTTTGGTTTATTCTTGTACATCGGATGGTGATATTGTACCTGGGTTGGCTCATTCAGTTCATAAGACTAAGGTATCGACTAGAATTGCTATTGTAAAATTAGATAATGGTGAGGAGATTAGGTGTACTCCTGACCATAGGTTTATGTTAAGGGATGGCTCTTATACTGAGGCAAAAGACTTAAATAGTATTTTATCTTTAATGTCTTTAAATAATACAAATGTTATTTCAGTTGAGATAACAGATTCTTGTGTTGATGTTTATGACTTAGAGGTAGATACATATCATAATTTTGCATTGTCATCTGGTGTATTTGTACATAATAGCATCGGTGTCGGGAAGAGTACAATCGCTGAGTTAATCATGATGCGTAAGATGTATGAGTTGTCTTGTTTTAGAAATATTAATGCTATGTTTAACTTAATGTCTAAAACAAATATTATGTTCTTATATTTTTCAGTTAATCAGAAACAGGCAGAACGTACTGGTTTTGGTGAGTATAGGGCATTGATTGATAATTCACCTTATTTCAATGAGAATTTTCAAAGGAATCCTAGATTGAATTCATTGTTAGTATTCCCAGAGGGTATTTCATATGCATATGGTTCAAGTGCTAGTGATAGTATCGGTATGAGTGTAATATGCTCAATGCTTGACGAAGCTAACTTTTTGGGTGGTAATGGGCCGTCTAAAGATAGTGAGAAAGCTACTGACTTATATGCTAATATCGTAAATAGGTCTAACTCACGTTTTATCGTAGATGGTGGTATCAATCACTCATTAAATATTTTGGTATCATCAGCTACGTATGAAAACTCAGCTACTGAACGTCAAATTAGATTGTCTAGAAATGACCCTCATACTATAGTTGCCGCCCCTGCTCAGTGGGATGTTAAGCCTAAGAACTTTAGTAAAAAGTTCTTTTATGTATTTAAGGGTTCTAATTACTTAGAGGCTAATATAGTTAATTCTACAGATGATGTGAATAACTACAGAGTGTCTGAGGGTATGTCTAAACATAAGTATATTGATGGTTTAGAGGATTATGAATCCATTAATAAAGCTATAGAAGAGTTACCACCTCATATGCAGACTAAGTTCTTAAAAGTTCCTGTAGATTTGAGGAATGGCTTTGAGGCGAACCTATTGCGGTCTTTACAGGATATCGGTGGTGTATCTACAGGCTCACAAGGTAAATTATTTAGTTCACCTATGGTCTTGCAAGATTGTATAGATGTAAATAGACATCATCCATTTGTATCAAAAGAGATAGTAATATCTACAGGTGATGATATTAATGTTAAAGATTATTTAAGGGATGATTTTAGGTTAAAGTATCCTGAAAGACCTAGATATCTCCATATTGACCAATCGTTTAGGACGGATAGCACTGGCATATCATGTGTCTATGTTGATGATATCGTAGAGGAAGATGGTGTTAAAAAGCCTGTATTTGGTGTTGATTTTATGTTACGTATTAATCCACCAAAGCCACCTAAAAAGATAGCGATTTATAAAATACGTAACTTTGTTATTTATCTTGTAAATGTTATCGGTATGAAGATAGGTAAGTTGACATACGATATATTCAATTCTGAAGAGTCTAGACAGATTCTAGAGGAAATGGGTTTCAATGTAGGTTATTTATCTGTGGATAGAACAGATAAACCTTATCTAGACTTAGTAGAGATAATGTATGAAAAGCGTATAAAACTATATGATTATCCTATACTTCGATATGAGTTGCTCAACTTGTTACATGATAGGATAAGACGTAAAGTTGACCATCCTAAAGTAGTTACAGATGATGGTTTTGTTGATTATGATGGTAAGGGTAATGATGGTGTTACTGGGACTAGGGTAGGTTCTAAGGACGTATCTGATAGTTTATGTGGTGCTATTCAGAATGCGTTACAAAGTACTGTATCTGATGCTGAGGGTAATAATGGTACGTTTAGTGATTTCTTAGTGGCTAATCGAATAGGTTCATATGCTGGTATAGATGCACCAACTGATATATCAGTTGAAGAGATGATAGATAGACAGATAGATGATATGATAGAAGAGATGGAGATTAATGGTTTCTATTAGATTGGGGTATATATGGCATGGTATGATTTATTTGTAAATCGTAGAGGTTTACAAGATACTAGCATTTCTAGTGACATTATTGATGAAGTAGGTACAATAAAAGAAAGTGTACCTAATGATGTTGTTAGAGAGGTTAAGATTGTTGAGGATAATAGGGGCAATACTTTCTTTGATGGAAATATTGAAAGTATACACTCTAAACCTATTAATGAGGGTTCTGTTAGTCTATCCCCTAGTAATTTACAACAATTATTAGGGACAGATGATAAAAATACTTTAGGTCAAATTGTTGAGGGTATTAGGGGCGATTACTCTTTAAAAGAGATTTTTGCTGAGAATGAAGAAATGTCTAAAGACTCAGTAATTGGTTCTGCTATGGAGATTATTGCCGATGATGCATGTACTCCTGACGAGACAACAAATAAAGTTATTATGATTGAATCCTCTGATGAGGGGTTGAAAAAGTTCTTAGAAGATTTCTTGATTAACAATATTAAAATTGATGATAGAGTATGGTCTTGGGCATATGAGATTGTTAAACATGGTGATTTCAAGCTAAGGCGAAGAGAGTACTACGCTGGTTCTGCTAATAGTGGTATTAAATCTGTATACTATGAAGATGTTATTAATCCTTATTTAGTATCACGTATAGAGTATATGGGTAATGTACTTGGTTATGAGGATGAGGACTATTTATTTGATAGTGGTAGTTATCAAGATGCTGGTCAGTTCACTTCTGGTACGATGAGTGGTAGTGCTAAATTTGAGAAGAGTGATGAGTTTGTACATTTCATTTCTTCTAAACTTTCTAAACGTGAGAAGATTAAGTTAAATGTTAGGAAGTCTGATAATACACAAGAGGAAGTAACATGCTATAGGGTAGTAGGTACTTCTGTTGTAGATAGTGCTAGGACTATGTTTAGAATTAATGCACTAATTGATAATATTCTTGTTTTATCACGTATTGCACGTTCAACTCAATTTAATCTTGTTAAGATTGAGGTTGGTAATGCTAACGCTGGTCAAACACAACAAATGCTTTCAGATGTTAGACGTAGATTTCAAGCTAATTCTAAGATGACTAAGGGTGTGGGGTTTAGGTCTGACCCATCACCTGTTCCAATTAATAGTAATATATATTTACCTACAAGGGATGGTAAAGGTGATGTTACTGTTGAGAGCATTGGTGATGGTGTTGACGTTCAATCTATTGTTGATGTTGATTATTTTACAGATAAGCTTTTTGCGAGTTTAAAAGTTCCTAAACAATATTTAGGTTTTGCTGAATCATTGGGTTCTATGGGTAACAATTCACTTGTTAAACAGGATTTAAGGTATGCACGTTCAATTTTAAGGGTTCAACAAATTTTGATTAATGGTATTACTGATTTGTGTGAAAACTACTTAAAATATCGTGGACGTGGTTCTGATGTTGGTGCATTTAAGATTTATATGCGTCCGTTACCGACTAGTGAGACATCTACTAGGGTTGAGGAATTTGTATCTAATCTTCAAATGATAGATTCAAGTAGTGCTTTCTTAGACTCATATGCTGATTACATTGATAAGGCTAAATGGCTTAAATCAATGTTAAATCTTGCTAATATTGATGCGAATGAAGTTGCAACAGATAAATTTAAAGACATTCTATCTGCTTTAGAGGATGGTACTTATGATGAGGGCGAATTCGCTACTGAAGAACCTAGTGGTGAGGAGGATGCTCCGTGGTAATTAAATAGTGTTGTTTTTATAAGATATATCGTATATAATAGTATTAGTTATATACGATATATCTTTTTTATTTTTAGGTGGTTGAGATGAGTTTAAAAATTAAAAATGCACCTTGCTTTAATTGTGGGGATAGATTTGTTGGTTGTCATAGCAAATGTGTTAAGTATAAGGAATTTTCTGATAGTAGGAATGTCAATAGAGATGTTAGATTACAAGAAATAGATGTTGATACATATTACAATCGTAAGCATTTGTCTATGAGGAGGAGATATTCATGAGTTTATTTGATGATTTACAGAAAGCGATTTTGGATGGCGACATGGATTTAGTCGCTGATTTACGTAGACGTATCATGCAAGGTGAGAGGGATGAAAGCTTAGATAAGAATATGATACAAGCTATCATTAAAAAAGAGCCTGGTAGGGTTATTCGTTCAATCATTAATTCTGATGATTTGGATGAGATTTCTTGTTTTAAAGCGTGTAGTTCATTGTTAACACATAACATTATTGAAGCACAAATAAATAATAGAGACATTAATGATTATCCTATTAATGAGTTATACATTATTTTAGGTACATTCATTAATGATGGTTTAGATAGAGGTAAAGATGACTTTAAAAAATTTGTTACAAAAAGGTACAAGAGATTCATTTAACCTTGATTTGGAAGATATTCTAAATGAGGAGTATCTTCCTTTTTCTTTTTTAATTGATAAAAATAGGGATGCTAGATATTATGAGGATTTCTTAACAAAATATCAAGCAATAGCTTTTGATAATAGATATGATAAACTTCTAAAAGAGGGTAAATCTTTACAGTCTATTAATGAGGCAACAAAGAAAGAGTTGCTAAGTGGTGCTGAAAGTAAAAGAAAAGCAAGAGCAAAAAAGCTAACAACTACCTATAAAGGTGTTAATAATGATGGGTGTATTGAGTTTGTAACGAATAGTCAATATACACCTAATAAGAAATATCAACAAAAGATAAAGTTAAATGATGTCAAGGATATAAAAGCATTAAAGGATTTCAAGAAGTCTGAGATAACACGATTGTTATTAGATGGTGATTTGTCAGTATACTGTAGTTGTGAGGATTTTCTATACAAAGGATATAAGTACATGGCTTGGAATATGGGTTATGGTTTAGATAAAGAAAATAGATTCCCTAAAATTAAGAATCCAAACCTAGAGGGTACTATTTGTAAGCATTTGATAGCTGTTTTATCTGTTATGTCTTTTAATAACAATAAAATAACAACTGACTTATTTAAAACTAAAGTAGTTGGCTCTTTACGAGATAAGAAGAGTAGTAATTTATCTAAATTACGGAGTAAAGAGGCTTTAACAAGGCATAAAAATAGGTGGAATGGTTTAGGCAAGGATATAGCAAAAGGTAGAAATGCTAGGTTAAGGAATAAAAACAAGGCAATTAGTGTTTCTAAAGGTAGGCGTAGGTAATTATAAGTAAATTAGTAAGGTACTATATATAAGATTAGTACTAAATTTATATAAGTTTAATACGTTAAATGCGTTTTTTGAAGTAAAGGAGTATTTCTAGTGTCTACATATTTAGTAAAGTATAGGCTAGATTCTAAAGTATTCAAAGATGTCTTTGGTGACAATTTAACGTCTGTTTTTGATTTGCCAGAATTGAAAGAGACAAACATTAAGAATAAAAAAGCAAAAGATATCTATGAGACATTGTTGAGTCAGTCTAGGTTATACAACGTAAACGCAACTCCGATAAGTGACTTATTTGTTAAACTAGATAAACAATATGGTCTATCCGAGGGTTCTGAAGTATGTTGTGTGTATACAGATAAGCAAGTTGATACGTATAAGTTTTTAGGTATGGACGTATCTGATGATTTTAATGTGTATATTAAAACATATAGTGGTTCTATTCGTGTTGAGAGTTTGTATAATAGGGATTTAATCCTTAATTCTAGCTGTGAATTTGACAGAGGTCAAACAAAAGGTAAGATTTCAAGAAGTAGAGCCAAAGAGATTGCTAACGAAGTATTTAGTGAAAATGGTATGGGTTATGATATCGCACGTGCAGTGGCTACAGCTTTGAAATGTGGTGGTGCATACTCTTTAGCTAGTGGTGTTAAGAAGATGGGTATCAGTAGTACAGAGGAGGCAATGGATTTATTGTCTAAGAGCGTTCTTGCTGATATTGTTAGAAATTACACTGGTGATAATGGCTCTAGTTCAGAGAATGATGTTTTCGATAGTATTGTTTATAATATCGTAAAATCAAAAGTAAATGTACAAAATATGGCTGTTTCTGATGAGACAGTTAATGATATTGTATTTGTTACATTAAAGTACTTATTCTATTATTGGGGTACAATCGCTGGTTTATATTCTAGGGTTAAAGTTGTATTGGGTTCTTTAGATACACTGTCTTATATTGCTAGGTTGCAGTTAGGTGATACAGATTTCTTCGCTCAATATAAAAATATGTATGAGTTTAGAGAGATGCATCCTAGTGAAGAGTTTGATAACGCAACTGAGTTGGCTGAACAGCCAGCTGTTGGTTTCTCTTTAAGTGGTATTGTTAAGACACATGCGTATACAGATTATCTAGCTATTAAAGGTGCTAGTGATATCATGCTTAATATTGATAGTGCTGAAGCTTTTAAAAACTTTAATGATATTCTTATTTCCAATGTTGATAATACAGACCAAAATTCTTTGGGTGATATTGAAACATTGTCTAATGAAGAGTTACAGGCTTTAGCTAATATCGATGCATTACGTTATATGACTAGTGATGATTCTTCATTAAATCCTAGTGCATACGATTTATCTGACAAGGATGAGAGGGATTTGTACTTTGATAGTGTTGTTAGGACATATGATAAAAAGTTCAAAGCATATAAACCTGTTAAAGATACTGGGATTGTAAATTCTTTGTTGGATACTGTTGAGAATGGTACTATTAACTCCTTAGAGTTGATTACTAGGGATGCTGAAGATGATGGAATTACTGATGTTATTTCATTGACAGGTACTGAGTTACAGATTGATACAGATAAGAAGATGTTACGTAGGATTCTTATGTTAGTTCATAAGATGAGTACTAAGTTATTGAAGAAATTCTTATAATATGGATAGTGTTATCACAAAAGATAAAGTTACCTACATTGATACTGAGTGGCTTAAAAAATTACATTCATTTAGTAGTGTTAATAAGTTTTTTATAAAATCAACTCAGTTTGCAAAAAATGGTGAAAAGAAAAAGGTACGAGAACTTAGAGACAGTAGAGATTATGTTAGGGTGTCTGTTTCAGATGCTGATAGTGAGTTTATTAATATCTTGGGATTATCTGTTAATGTATTGAATGGTGATATAGCTTTAGGGTTAAATGTTACAAGTGATTATATTGTTATAGGTAATATATCTAGCGTTATAAAATCCTCATTTAAGGTTAAAAACTTGCCTGAGTATTTTAATATCAATATGTTTTTAACTATGGTTAAGTTTAACATTGAAATGCTTGAAAATAGTATAGTTACTGTTCTTAGGGATATGTATGAGAGTACATTACCAGATAGTCAATCAAATTCTATTGTATATGCTATTGTTAGGCAAAAGTCTGAGTTATCTGATATAGACAAATTTATAACAGATGTTATGGACATGATTTCTTGTGGGTATAATCCTGTGAGGGGTTTTATAGATTCATGTGTGTCATTATCTTGTAAGTTACAATCACAGGCTGTATTATTCTATGGTTCTTTTATAGAGAATATTTCTAGTGATGATATAGTAAACACATATCAGTATGTTATTAAAAATAGAGATTCGATTGATTGGTCTGATATTATTAAGACTTCAAAACCTAATTTAGATTTATTGACATTATACTATATCTCAGAGGGAGTTCCTGTTGCGTATCTTATTGCATTGCTTTCTTATGGCTTCTTAATAAAACAGAGAAAGATAGAATATGCATCTAAGCCTAATGTAAATAAAGAGATAGAGTATAGTAGATTTCTACATAGAGTAGCTAATTCTATACAATCAAATAATTATAGTAGGGATAGCGTAAAGACTATCGTTTATAATATAATTGATGTTTTTATATGTAAGGGTAAGTTTAATCTACTACAGTATGCTATTGAGAATGATAAAATATCAATAGTTGAGTATTTATTAAAGTCATTGAATGTTGATTGGGTATTGAGTGACAATACCATTTCAGTTGATTGGTTTTCTGCAATAGTTGTTGATTACATTAAGAATATATGTCCTTTGGTATATAATGGTTCAATGTATAGAAAAACTATGTTAAGTAGGCAGAAAGACTTTGTCAGGGTTTCTATTCCTAAGTTGTATCATGTGGGTAAATTGGTAGATGATATTTCATATCCCTTATTGGGGTTATTTAAATAGTAAATTAGTGAGGTTTCGATGAGAGGTTATCTCTTTTATAAAGATAAGACACTTCTAGAATTGAGAAAGTTTTTGACTGTAGGTGATTCTATTTTTGGTAAATTTAGACCGCAAGCAGTTTCTTTCATTAAATACGCTAAGAGTGACTTAGATTCTGAGTTAGAATTAATGGCTCAGAATGGTAATTTTAGTTTAGAGAGTATCAACTTAGAAAATGTGTTTCCTACTAAGTATAAGTGGTTTGTTAAAGATGTAAAGCTTAAATCTCTTAGGAAATATTTACATGAGGTTGAGAGTCGGATTGGTGAGTTTCAAGGTGGTAAGGAAGATAATCTTCGCTTATTGGTTGGTATTCACTTTTTAAGGTTTTTATTACTTTCTAAGATTGTAACATTGTATGTTTCTACGTACAGTGAGATGAGACGTGTTGGTCTTGATGCTGATAAGTTAACTTTGAATGATTTAGGATTAGGTCAATCTATTTTGAAATATATTAATTCATTTGAGGAGTTTGATACTAAGACTATTGATGATTGGTTGGCTTTGAGTGTGGATAGTTCCACAATGAAATATTACTTCTCAACTATGAAAAGGATTATGACAATCTTAGATTTCAGATAATAGGACTAATTATTAAGTTGTCTATTTTGTAGACAAAAGTGTAAACAAGTGGACAAATGTGTATACATTTCTTGTTTACACTTGCTTAATGGTAGGTTTCAAGCCTCAGTGATTGCTACTATCGAAAGATATGTTGCAGATATGAACTACGTTATGGGAAAGGTTAAAGACACACCTTTAGATGTACTCGTCAGTCTGAAGCTCTGTGAGTGCCAATCAAGAAACTATGTTAATGTTCTGCATAGATAACAGAGAAACACATGTACCCTCCATGACATTGGCAAGACGAAAAATTCTCCGTAAGGAAGGTATCCAGAGATGGAAAATAATATTGAATATTGCTTTGTAGTTGATAAAGATAATAAGCCTTTAGCACCAACAAAGGTAGATAGAGGGTGGTATCTTATTAGAAAAGGCAGAGCAAAGTTAAAATCTAAATATCCTATGGTAATTCAACTAAATAAAAAAGTTAAACCTGATGAAAATGACAAAAGTTATATAGTTTGTGGTATAGATGATGGTTCTGCACATGTTGGTTTAGCTGTTGTTCAAAAGTGCCCTACTAAAAACAAAGTAGTCTTTAAGGGGACTATTGAACAGCGTCAAGATGTAAAACATTTAATAGATGTTAGACGTGGGTATAGACGTTATCATCGTTATCATAAAAGATATAGACCAGAAAGATTTAATAATCGTTCATCTTCTAAAAGAATCGGCAGATTAGCACCAAGCATTAAACAAAAGAAAGATGCTATTTTAAGAATACTATATCAATTAAACAAATGGGTAGGCATTCAAGAATATTATCTTGAAGATGTTTGTATAGATATTCGTGCAATGACAGATGGGTATAAACCTTATAAATGGCAATATCAAAAATCTAATCGTTTAGATGAAAATCTTAGAAAAGCCACTCTTATTCGTGATAACTATAGATGTCAGGAATGTGGTAAAACTGATTGCAGATTAGAGGCACATCATATACAAGCTAGAAAATGTAGTGGAGCAGATACTATTGGTAATTTAATTACGCTTTGTTCTAAATGTCATCAAAAAACAGAAGGTAAGGAACAAGATTTTGAGGATAAATACTTTAAAATTATTAATTCTAAACCTAAGCGTTTTGATTATGCAATGCATGTTATGCAGGGTAAAAACTATTTACGAAATAAAATATCAGAATTAGGATTATTGCATTTAACTAATGGTGGTGAAACTGCAAATAAAAGAATTGAGTGGGATATAGAAAAATCTCATAGCAATGATGCTATATGCATTACAGATAGTATTCCGGACTCTTGTAATATAAAAGAGTGGATTATTAGACCGATGAGAAGAAAATCAAAGGCAAAAACTGATAATGTACTAGGGATTAAGCATAGAGATTTAGTTTCTTATACATATAAAAATGGAGAAACTTATAAAGGTTATGTTACATCTTTATGTCCAAAACGATTAGCTTTGAGTTTTCAGTCGAGAGATAAGCGTTGTGATAAAGTAAATGCACGAAAGTGTAGATTACTTTGGAAGTTTAGTAAGATTTATTGGTTAGAATAATATGTATAATATGTATAGTATGTATATTATACATTTGTTTGTAAGTAAGTTTATTTTTATAGGGGTTATACATGTATAGTATTAGTAATTACTTTCCGTTTTTAGATAAGGCGGATTTTGTTAAAAACGTGCGTGAGGTTCATGCAGTTGAAGAGTTCTTAGGTTACGAGACTTTAGTTGTTGATTTAGATTCATCTACTAAAGATTCATCTAAAAAAGTATTTAAAGCCTATAGGATTATGCCTAGTAATACACTATTCTTAGCAGAACTACCTAATACTGTTTTCAATATTTTTAGTGGTACATTCGGTAGTGAGATTATTGTTGATATTATGGAATTTGACTATCAAGCTGTTGCTAACTTGATTGAGGTAGATTTAGTTAATGACATTGATAGAGCAATATTCCAATGCAATGGTGCTTATCTTGTTGAGGATATTTTAACAGATACATTCATTAATGCATGTGCTAATGGGTTGGATGTATCATCTGAGACATATTCTGAGTATAAGGTATTAGAGGATTCAGATAAACTAGATACAGTGTCTATGTCTGAGTGGTTGTTTAGTAATGAACATATTGATGAAAGTTATATTATGGAGTCTGCGTTAGATACATTACAACTTCTAAAAGATAGACGTAAAAAAGGTAAATCTAATGATGCTGAAGATATTAAAGGTAAGGACGCTGTATATACTTGGTTAGATGCTTATTTTTCTTTACCAGAGGGTGAGGAGATGAAGAGTGGTGGTCGTGAGGTAGTTCCATTACTTATTGGGCCAACTGCTGTATTTAAATCTGCTACTGTTAAAGAGTTGTGTAAAAAATATAACTATAGGATGGTTGACTTTAGGGTTGCATTTACCTCTAGGTTGGACTATAGTGGTCTATTCCAAATTGGTGAGGTAGAGGGTAAGAAATATAGTTATGCTTGTCCTATGGAAGAGATTGTAGTTTGTTCTGATGGTTTCCGTGAGTTTTGTAAACAATCATACCAGAAATTAGAAGATATTCTACAAAAAGGTTATACTGAGTCTAGTGTAGCATCTGATGGTAATACTGTTGAGACCGAGAAAAAATATTTAACTGATGAGCAAAAAACTAAGATTGTTGAACTACAATTACAGTATAAAAACTATATGCGTACACCAGTTCTATTCTGTGATGAAATTACGAGATGCTTTAGTGGTTCTACTAAAGTTAAGTTACTAGATGGTAGAAGCTTAACAATGGAAGAATTGTATAATGAATTTGGTACTACTAAACCTTTCTATGTTTATTCTTGTGATAAAGAAGGTAATGTTGTATTTAAAAAAGCATATTCTAATGGTGTTACACGTAGGGATGCTGACGTTGTTAAAGTAACTTTAGATAATGGTTCTAGTATTGTTTGTACTCCTGACCATAGGTTTATGTTACGTGATGGTTCTTATGAGATGGCGATGCATTTTGAGAGTGGTCGAAGCTTAATGTCTACATATTTTAATTATAAAAATAGTACTAAGACTATTTTTGGTAGTACATATGAGACATTCATAAACCCACGTGATATGAAAGAGTACTATACACATAGAGAGGTTGCTAGACAGTACTATAGTGATACTTATGGTAAGTTAGGTAAAGATGGTTGCTTTAGAAATGCACATCATGTAGATTTTAACTCTTTAAATAATGTTCCTGAAAATCTTAAAGTTATGGATAGGATTGAGCATTATAATCTACATATTCATGGTGAAAATTCTGTTAGCAAGAGATTACAAAGTGTTGATGGCTACTTAGATATGCAAAGGGGTTGTATGTATAAGGCTATGCAACATCCTGACTTCTTTAAAAATCAACGTAAAGGTTTAGAGGAGTATTGGGGTTCTAAGCGTCATAACGAGGTAATGACATCAGACGAAAGAAATAAATCCTTTAAGACACAGGAATTTAAAGATATGTGTAGTAATAGGTGCAAATCTCAGTGGAGTAATGGGCAGTTTGATAGTATTGATAGGGTATCCGCTAATCATAAAGCTAATTTTGAAAAGGCTGTTAGGTTTGTTAAAATTCTCAGTGATGTTGGGTATGATATTAGTATTGATAATTATCAAGGCTTTGTAGATACTTTTACAGGTCAACATGGTATTTATTATTCCGTAGTTGGTATTGATTGGTTTAATGTTGATGAGAATGGTTACATACTTTCTGATGTCTTTGATGAAGTAAATTCTAGAGATTGGGAAAGATTTTTCAATTCAAATAAGAAAATTCTAGATAAAATTAAATCTCTTAATTATGATGAAACAAAACAAGGCATCTGCGATGGAACTTATGATACTTCAGTTGGTGATTATGTAGATTTATCTAATAAAGGTGTTAGGGATACATTAAGTTTCTTAAATTACTTACTAAGTGAGTATGGTGATTTTACTAATAGAGAGTATATGGAATATCATTCCAATAGGGATTTAGATAAATATCATTTTGCTTTCAGATATGGCAATTTATGTAAACACTTTGGCTCTTTTGCTAGAGCGAAAGATTTGGCTAGTGTTTATAATCACAAAGTTGTTTCTGTTGAAATATTACCTTATAAGGAAGATGTTTACGATATTGAAGTAGAGGATACTCATAACTTCTTGATTGACTTAGGTGACGATAGTGGTGTATTTGTTCATAATTGCCGTGATAAAGGTGTAAATGGGATTTTGGTACAACTTCTCAATCAGAAGAAGTTAAATGATATGACTTTGAATGGTTGTAAATTTGTTGCCGCTACTAACTTAGACATTCAAAAAGGTGTTGAGCGTGAGGAATATCGTATGGAATTAGATATGCTTTATGACGTTAACACTGATTTAGACGTAGCATACTCTAATAGGTTTATTCCTTTAAAAGTATATCCTAATGACGTAATGGATAGGTGGTTTGAGTGGGCAAGTGGGACTACTGATAAGAGAGGCTTTAAAGGTGTAACTAATATTCATCCTGTTGTATTAGAGTTTTTAAATAATAATCGTGACATGGTGTATACAGATAAGCCTGTATTGGATGCTATTGCTGAGGGTTTATCTGATAATGAACAGCGTACACAAGTATTCCCTAACTATCGTACATGGGATATGTTGTCAGATTATTTGTACTCAGTTGATAAAACTGCTGAGGCTGAAAATGATGGTAAAGAAGATAGTGGTGAGGAAAAACTTTACAAACGTAAAATCCTAGAGGGTTATGTTTCTAAGTGGTGTTGTGAGAAGTTTATTCCTTTCTTAGAATCTAAAGGTTATAGTAACTACGATGATGTAAAAGAACCTGTTAAAGATGATGTAGGTGACTTCTTATCAACTGCTTTAGAAACAGGCTCTCCTGCTATGTTAATTGGGCCATCTGCACTCGGGAAATGTGTTACTGGTGATACAATTATTCGTGTTGATGGTGGTATTACTGAAATTAAGAATCTTGATTTCACAGATGGTTATCTTGAACGTGAGTATGTTGTAGATGGTTTAACCGATTATGTTACTACTTCTCATACATATAGAGAGGTTTGTGATGAAGTTGTTGCTATCAAGGATAATTATGGTAGTGTTATTAAGGTAACTAAAAATCATCCATTACGTGTGTTATCTAAAGAGGGTGTTGTTTGGAGGAAAGCATTAGACATTAAAGAAGGGGATGTTTTATTATCTAAGAAGTTTGATTCTTCTTATTTCAAAGATATTAAACATGATTTCAATGCCTATATGTATGGCTTTGTATTAGGTGATGGTTGTGTTTCAAATAAAGCTAAAGGTTGTAATAGTTTAACTCTTTCTTATAATAAAGAGAGAATAGTTACATTATTAAATGAAAATGGATTTATTGAAGATACAACAAAACGTACAAGGTCTGACAATTTCCGTAGTGCTTTAAGAGATAGTGGTAAGATTTATAGGTTATATAAAGAGTTCCCTAGAGAAGGAAGAAACCTTAAAAAAGAGTTGTGGGAAATTGGAGTATATAATTATACTTGGGGTGATGTTGATAAAGAGCATTTCCCTAGAAGTGGTTCATATGAATACATTCTAAATGTACTTGCTGGTTATATTGATACAGATGGGTATATTGCACATAGTGGTGATTATGGGTATGTAGAGTTCTGTTGTAAGAGTGAGTCTTTGATTTCAGATTTACAAGATGTATTATCTTCTTTAGGTTTCAAGGCTTATCGAGGTAAAGATAGGTATGATAAAGATTATAATAGATACTATCCTAGATTGCGTCTTAATGCTAGGGATAGTGTTGAGTTGATGTTATTAATTAAAGACTTATTAGTATTAAAACATGAACAGGCTGAGGAATTAATTTCTAAGTTTGGTGGTAAGACTAGACAAGGTAAATTAGATATTCCATTAGAGTGTGGCTCTGTTTTACGTGATGAGATTAATTTCTTAATCAAGGTATGTTTTGAGTCTAAGGGTATGACACGTACTCAATATAAGAATTTAAAAACAGGTTATTTCAGTAACGACTTAGATAGACATAGAACTTCTATCAATAATATTCTTTCCTTTATTGAAGATAATAAATTAGAGAGAGAGTTTATTGCTTATCCATTATGGGATGAATTTAAAACAATTTCTTATTTAAGAAATTGTAATGTTAGTACTGTAGTTAGTGTTGAAGAGATTGGTACTCATGTTGTATATGACGTAACAATTCCTAAAACTCATACATTTATTGCTAATGGTTTCATTTCTCATAACACCAGTCGTGTTAAACAGTATATGAAAAAGGCTAAGATTAAAACAGGTTTAGAGCCAGTCTTAATCAATGTTAACTTGGCTAGTAAAGATGCTGTTGACCTTATGGGTATGCCAGTTAAACAGTCATTAACAGAATATGTTGGTGGTGGTATTCTTAAAGGTAGTGGTCTTGATGATGTATCTAGGGAGTTACAGAGTGTTGTAGCTAATGTATCTGCTGATATTAAGTATGGAATGACTGATATCATGACTTTGAGAGCCCCTGATAAGACAATTAAAGATAGGTTTGTGACAGCACTTAAAGAGGGTAGAGAGGTTATTCTATTCTTTGATGAGGTTAATAGGGTAAGTTCTAATACTGTTACATCTGCTGTATTTGAAGTTATTTCTGACTATCGTTTCGCTGGTGTTGACTTCTCTAATTATAAAGATAAGGTTAAAGTAGTTGCCGCTTGTAATATGGCTTGGGAAGGTATGGACGATGAAGCTGGTGGTTATGGTGATACAGGTACACTTGACCCTGCCTTTGCCGCTAGGTTCTCAATCTATTGGAAGAAAAACTATGATGAGAATGATGTAGCATCATGGATTGAGTTTATGGAATCTCAAAAAGAAGAGGGTTTAATTGATGGTACATTGATTGAGTTCTTCAAGGGTTTAGATACAGAGCAAGCTTTAAAAATTATGGCTAGTGTTGAGAAACGTACATTGGAAGATGCACAACCATCTACACGTAACATGTTACAATTATCTAAAGATATTAAATCTATGCGTGGTAAGAGACAAGAAAATGGCACATTTAAAGCTAAGGCTTTCAATGGTAAAATCTTGTTTACCGATGACGTAGTAATGCAGTTTGAAGACTTAATCTTAGAAAGGCAGTCTGACTCTTTAGAAAGTCATGCTCAAAAAACAATTAAGTTCTTGGATTCATTATTATATGGTAGCGATAGTTGGGAATCTTTGTTAATTGGTGATACTGTTAAAGTTGGTGATACATCAATTTCCGCTAGTGATATTGTTGATAGCTTGGCTCAGTGCAGAGATGATTTAAAACAATTTACACTTAAACCTATGTCTGCTGATGATAGAGTTGAGTGTAGTGATACTATTGATTTAGTAGAAGATTTAGCTGGTTTTGTAAGGCAATTAGATATCAATACTAGTAATAAGCGTGAAGATATGTTTAAAATGTATCTAGGGGAAAGTATTTTAGGTGAGTTTACTAAATACTTCAATAATACATTTGGTACAAATCTTGATGAGGATATCACTATTGAGCAGTTAAGTGATAAAACTCTTATTATTCCATTTATGAAGATTGTACAACGTAACTTCTCTAAATATAGTGGTAATACTGAGAGCATTGTTAAATATTGCTTAGATTTATGTAATGATTTCATGGAAGCTCATGGCAAAACATTACCTAATGAAAACTATGCAATGTTCTTAACAGGGATTAAAGACATTTTACCTAATGCAGATAATATGGTACTTTTCTTGAAGAGGTCTGGTGAAAATCTAGAGGATATGTATCAATTAGCTGAGGGTGTTGGTGATGATTGGATTATAGATATTACTAGTGATTTTGGTAATAAAGTATCTAGAGAAGATATTGAAAATATCAAAAAAGCTATTAAAGAAAGTAAAAAATCAAAGACACCTAAGAATGTTAAATACAATGTATTATAATTAGTTTGTATGATAGAGGTGTTATATTCATTATGATTTTGTCTTGGATATACACCTCTATTACTTTATGGAAAGAGATATAGATATGCTAAGTTTTAAACATGTTAATGATTTTATTTCTAGATTACCTATTGATACGTTACCTGATTTTGGTGATAATGTTGTAAGTAGTGGTGATTTAGTTGAGTGTTATGCACCAGATTTTAATTTCTCTGTTTTAAATACTGCAATTCGTTCTTATAACCCTTATAGTTCTAAGATTATTGATAATGGTGTAGATTTTGTTGAATTAAATGATACAATTTATGTTGATGGTCTTAAAGTAGATGTAAGGTATTATGTTTCTAAGGGTGCATATGGTAGTGGTACTATTGTTAAATTAGTAACAGATGCTGTATATTCATTTGTTAAGGGTGAGTATAGGACTTTTAGTGGGTTTAATACATATAACGCTTTCATTGAAAAATTTGTTGTTTAATTGATTTGGGGGATTATTAATGGGGTTATCTGTTAATGAGCGAAATAGAAGAAAGAGAGTATTAGACTATATTAATAGCTTATCTACTGAAGAGGTAGAGGAGTTAAAAAGTTATAATACAATCACAGAATCTCTTAATAGTGGTAAGTATGTCAACATGCAAGCCATTCAAGATATATTAGACAATAATACTTTTGAAAAAATTGTATTTGGTGAGGGTGATTCCTTTGATGATAATAAGGCAGTAATTAGCTTGTTCTTCATGTCTAATAAAAATGTAAAATTAGCCGAGGGTTCTAAAAATGTATTTAGGATTATAGTCAAACGTGATTTATATTCTAGAGATGATGAAAAGTACTTTTATGTTGAGAGTGGTTTTGATGATAAGATATACAGTATTACTGACTTTAACGAATCACCTATAAAATATAACACTAAAGAAGCGACAATGACATTTGATTTGTTGGTAGATAAGTGTGATTATAATGCTATCTACGATTCAATGTTGCCTTTAGTTGAAAATAATTTAAAGCGTTTTGATTTAATGGCTTATTCTTTGTTTAAGTCAGATTCCATTAAACATTTGAGGAATTTCAATATTTCTACATTAGCTGTTGGTCTACATAAAAAGACAGGTAGATATATTTATCACTATAACCCTAGATTTATTCTTAGGGAAGCATTAGAGGAATATGTTAATAGGGGTGAGTTGTATAATTCATTACAGGATTGTTATGTGTACTTGTTAACATTCTTTATTGCTCATGAAATGGCACATTTGATTACTAACAATCAAGTTCATTTTAGTGGTGGTAATAGCGATGTTGATTTAGATGGAACATATGCTAGTGGTGGTATGGATAACGTAGTTATGGATGGGTTCATTAATGCTAAACTTAAAGTAGCATTAGCTAGAACTCCTAACCTAACACGTAATGGTTCTGCTAATGGTGTATTCCCTGCTAATTGTATTAAAGATACAATTCATATGAGGGTACAACATAATGTAGGTTTAAAGAAATTTAAATCTGCTGATGATATGGTTAATACAGTTGTTGCTACACTAAATAAGGTGTCAGGTTTAGATAAAGAAGCAACAGTTGATATAAAGAGATGTAAAGATAGTTTAAGTAACTATTGGGGTGCTGATGTTTTTTGTAATTTCTTTGTAGGTTCTGCTTTCAGGGAGTTACGTGCTAGTTCTCACATATTCCAAAGGGTTATTACCGATGTTGTTAGGGTATTGACAAGTGGTAAGATATATTGGAGTAAGTCTGGTGGGATTACTGATGAAGAAAAAGTTTCTGATAAAGAGATTTTAGCTAATGGTACACTTGTAAAAGTTAAGGGTACTAATATTGTAGGTATTATTAAGGGATATAAACCTGTTAAAAAAGATGACTATATTACTCTAGATGTATATACAGTTAATAAAGCTAAGATTGATAGTGTTGATGTTACTGATTTAGGTAATGGTGCTAAATTAAACTCACCTGTGTATATTGATAGTGGTGATTTTTATGCTGATTTAGATAGGAAATATATCATACCTATTGATGGTTCTTATGGTTCATGGGTAGATGGTACTACTGAAGAGAAGACAAGTTTATCTGCTGAAGATTTAGCTGACGATTCTTCTGATAGTAGTGACTCTAGTAATGACATGGGTGATATGGGTGGTGGAACACAGCCTAAGTCCGTTAAAGTCGGTGACATAGTATGGATTTCTAAGAAGAAGAAATTTGGTATTGTTACATCGATTGTAAATGGTTCATTCCATGTAGAAGATGTGAGAGAAGAACCTTGTATTGTTTTAGACGATTCAGATAATCATTTATAATGGGGGTATAAAATAGATGGCTAAAAAACAGTTAAAGAAAAGAATATTTGTACCTACAGGTAATGATTTAGGTGAATTCACTATTTTTGATTTACAGCCAGTAGATGTTACTTTTGTTGATAGTGATGACAATTCACAACAGAGTAGTGGTGATAGTAAGATGGGTGGTTCTAGTAGTTCTATACCTGACCCTGTAGATAGTAACCCTTTGAGTAAGGGTAGTAGTTCCAATGGCTCACAGGGTTCTAGTGGTGGTAAAGATGCTAACCCTTATGCTAATAACAGTGGTGATAATAATTCTAGTGATGAATTTTCTAAGCAGGACAGAGATTTAGATAATGACCTATATGGTGAAGATTTAGATACTGATAGAGAAGAACAGAGCAACAATAATAATTCAGATGGCGAAGGTGGTTCATCTGGTGATGATGGGAGTGGTGAGAGTGGTGGTTCTTCTGGTGGTATGACATCAGAGGATAATTCCTATGCACCACCTAATTATGATGGTTCTTCTAATATGGGCGATGATAGTAGTTCTTTAGATAGTACATCTGAAATGGAAGATGCATTAAATAAAGAGCAAGAGAATATGTCTGATACTGCTAAGGAGAGAGCAAGTGAGGTTAGTGGGGAAGGTTCACAATCTTCTACTTCTCAAAAAGAGGGTAACTCAAATCAACAGAGTGGTGATAATTCTCAACAAGGTGGGCAATCTCAGTTAGGAGATAGTCAATCTTCTCAGTCATCTGATTCTAGTGGTGGTGATAATTCTCAACAAGGTGAGGGTTCTCAATCGCAAGACAATCAAGCAGGTAGTGGTAGTAGAGGTGATAAAGGGAATAAACCTAATGATGACTTTAAAAAGGCACATGATACTAAAGGCAACGATTTAGATGATACTGATGGTAAGGGTGTTGTTGATAAGATTGTTAGGGAAGCCGCTAAACGTATGCAAGAAGAGTTAGATAAAGATGAGACATTAGCTAACACTAACCAACAATCTTTAGACAACTATAAAGACTTTGGTGCTGGTACAATGACTACACTATTTAAAGGTAATAGTATGGTTGCTGATTGGAAAGCTAAATTAGAAAAACTTTTCAGAAAAGCATTAGGTCAACGTATTACTATGAATCCTAACATGATTAATAAACGTATCGAAGACGCACCTCCTGGTAGGGAAGATATTGAAACACAGATGGTTAAAGTTGCTGTTTTGATTGACTGTTCAGGTTCTATGGGTAGTGGTGCTTTTAAGAAAGTTATCATGCAGATGGATGCAATGATTAAAGCCGATAAGCAGATGAGGAATGTATTATTCTACATCATACCTTTTGAGGCTTGGAGTGCCGCTGAATGTGTTAAGCGTATGGTTAAGTGTAAAGGCACTAAACTTAAAGCTGAATTGATGAAATTTAAAGCAGAGGGTGGTACTAATATTGTCCCTGGTGTTCATGCAATGATGAAGAAAGTTAAAAACCCAGACTCTATTATTGTATTATCTGACTGTGGTGTTAATGTTAGTACAACTGTCTCAGATTCTACCTATCAAAAGTGGTTAAAGAAATATCGTGATAGGATTATTTGGGTATTAACTAGTAAAAGAGATATTTCTTATATGGGTGCGATTGACCCTTATGCTAAGAAACAAGATAGATATGTAGTGTTTAAGGGCAATGGTGATTAATTTCACGTAAAACATATAAATATTTTTGCACGTATTATATATCAATATGTACAATATGAGAGGATATGCACATTTTGTATATCCTCTTTTCTTTTAATGGTCTATCATGCAGATATTTATGGTAATAATGTTTTCAAGATATATAAATTGGTGTACATTCTCTTAAAATATAATTATATATTTGATAAAAATCTTCTTTAGTATTATAATAAAGATATTAATATTCTTTATTATTACGAGAGGAGGTGTTATCGTCTATGAATAAAAGTTTTAAAGTTAGGATTTATCCAACAAAAGAGCAACAGTCTTTATTAGAAAAGACATTTGGTGCATCAAGATTTGTGTATAATTATTTTTTGAAGTTAAAGAGTTATTTATATCAAGAGTTTAAGATACAAATTAGTTATAATCATACTTCAAAAATATTAACTGGGTTAAAGAAACAAAAATCGTGGCTTAAATTTTTTGATAGTCGTGCATTAAAAAATGCTTTAAAAGACTTAGATAATGCTTATGGTAAGTTTTATAAAGGTTCAGGATATCCTAAGTTTAAACGAAAAGATGGTAAAAACTCTTATCGTACTAATAGTGTTGCTATTAGAGTAGATAATTCTTTTATCAAGATTCCAAAAGTTGGTATTATTAAATTTAGAGATAATTATAATTTAGAGGATAAAAACATTCTTAAAATTTATAATATCACAATATCTAAGACACCTAGTGGTAAGTATTTTGCTAGTATATCAGCTGAGGTCTATATTCCATGTTTTGAGAGAACCAATCAAAACATAGGCATAGATTTAGGTTTAAAAGATTTTGCTATTCTTAGTAATGGTGAGAAGATAGATAATCCTAGAATATTAAAGCATCTTGAAGTTAAATATAGAAGATTAGCTAAGTCATTATCAAGAAAAGTTAAAGGTTCAGCTAACTATCAAAAAGCTAAATTGAGATTAGCAAGATTTCATGAACATGTAACCAATATTCGTAAAGATTTTCTACATAAGTTATCAACTAATATAGTTAGAAGTTATGATATTATATGTATAGAAAGTCTTAATATAAAGGGGTTAATGAAATCTAAATTATCAAAATCATTTCAAGATGTTTCATTGTATGAATTTGTGAGACAGCTAGAGTGTAAAGCTAGTTGGTATGGTAAAACTATTTCTAAAGTAGATAGATTTTATCCATCATCACAACTATGTTCTCATTGTGGGTATAAAAATAAAGATGTTAAGAATCTGAATATTCGTGAGTGGACTTGTGCTAATTGTGGTACACATCATGGTAGAGATATTAATGCATCAACTAACATTTTGAATGAAGGATTACGACTCTTAGAGAGTATATAAATATATAATTATAACCGTGGGACACATGGGGATAGCCTACTGAATCTGAATTCCAATGCTTTTATACTAATGTGTAGAAGTAAGTATTCTTGGGTAGGAACTTCAATGGCTTAAAAGTCATGAGAGGATGTCAGGTACATTATAGACCTTAAAAGTAGATTTTGTATTTCAATTTTATACATATTGTTAACTAGCATGTGGTTAGTTGATAATGTTTTATTGTTACTTTGGGGGTATTAGGTACTGCATGAATAATAGTGAAAAGACATACTTATCAGATATTTCTGTATTTGATAGGAGTGTATACGAGAGTAATGTACCTACGGATTCTACCTCTAATTCTGTTCTAAGGGTAATTAGAGGGCCGCTTGCTGAGTGGGATTCTCTAAATAGGAATGGTAGAAAGTATTCTGAGAAGTTATGGGATAATGTTCTTGCTAGTCCATACGTAACAGAACAGTTAATGTATAATACCCTATATGGTGAGGCTAATCACCCCGCTGATAGGATGGAAGTAGATTTTGAGAGGGTTTCTCATAGGATTGCTAAGATGTGGAAAGTGCCACAATCTAACCAAATCTTCGGTGAGATACATATTCTTGATACTCCTTTTGGTAGAATCATTAATACATTATATGAGGCTGGTGGTGTTATCGGCTATTCATCTAGGGCTGGTGGTGCATTACATCAACGTAAGGATTATATTGAGGTAGATGAGAATCAATATAATTTTATTACGTTTGATGCTGTTCCATTCCCGTCTGTTCAGTCTGCACGTCCTAATGATGTTGTAACTGAGGGTGTAGTTGAAAAACAGACACTAGAAACAAATGTTCATAACGCTCTTTTTAAAATTATTAAAGAGTGTGATGAAAAGGACTTTAAAAATATTAAGTCCTTTATATATAGCATTGATGGTTATGACTTAACACCTGAGATGTTATTACTTGAAAGTGTTGAGGATATAATTGTTGCTAAACGTGATGAAGCTGTTGTAGATGACGGAGACACTATTGAGGTTATTGATGATAGTGAATCACAAATTGATACTTTACAGCGAACACTTCAATCTATTAAGGCTCAAAAACAATCTCTTGAAAAAGAAAATGAGGGTTTGAAACAAAGTTTAGATAATGCTCTAAATAAAATTTCAAATGTACTTCAAGACTCTAAAAATAAAGAGGTTGAGATACAATCTGAAGTTGAAAGCCTAAAAGACACTATTGCAAGGAAAGATGCACAGATTATTGAGTTGCAAAATGAGATTGATGGGTTACAGTCTGATTTAGATGAATTAAACTCTATTGAGGAAGCCTGCAAGGCATTAAAGTATCAAAATACTTCTCTAATTCAAGAGGGTGTGACTACATCTAATAGAGAGTTAGAACGTAAGCTAGATGAGAGTTTAAAAACTAATAAGTCTTTAAGTGAGGATAATAAAAATCTTTCACAAGGTAAAGACAAATTAGAAAATGAATTATCTGAAGCTTATGATGAGATTGCATTAGCTGTTACTGATATTAATAAGAAAGATGCGTTAATTCAAGCACAGCAAGATACAATCACAGCTTTAAAAACAGATGTACAATCACTAACTGAGGAATTAGATGGTGTTGAGGGTGGTTATCAATCTGCTATTGATAGAAGAGATAACCAAATTGAAGAATATGAACAGAAGATTAAAAACTTAGAGGCAAAAATTAGAAAGCTTAGTGGTGAGGTTGATTCACTTGATGAGTCTTATAATTCCATTAAAGCTGTAAATAAATCAATCAAACATGATTTAATTTCAGTCATTGCTGGTAATTATGGGTTAACAGTAGAATCTGTTCAGTCTAAGTTGCCTGTAGGTTTTAGTAAATCTGATGTGTATTCTATTTGCGAATCTATGAGTAATAACAATAGTATGAATACATTTAAAAATTCTATTGTAGACACTCAAATTGTTAATGAATCTCCCCGTGTTAGAAAAGAGAATATCGTAAATGCTAAACCTAGAGTTGGTGAGTTATTCTCTAATCGAAGGGGTTAGTGTTCATTACTATATAAGTTAGTATAAATTTTATTTTAAGGGAAATAATTTAACATATGAAAACAAATATTTATGAGCAATATCGTCCATTGTTGGAATCTTGGAGTGCATATACAGATGTAGTTAAAGAACATGTAGAGGGTTACTCCGATGTAGAAGCAACTCAACTTTCTTTGTTGCTTGAAAACACAAAATCTGAATTAGAAATGACTAAAGGTCGTATGATGAATGGTACAGCTATTCATGAAGGCACTGACATTTCTATGGTTAACACTTTCACTTCTAATGTGTTCGATATTATCACAGCAGTTATGCCTAATTTGATTGGTGAATAAAAATATTTGTTCGTAGTCCTTATTTTCAGTGATGAGAGTAAGAAAATACACTTAATTGCTAGGAGTCCATAAAGCTAACTAAACTACAACATAACTTGAAAGGGTAAGTGTGAAAGTTGCGAAAGCAGAAAAAATTAGTTAGATGACATAAGGTGAAATAAAAGCTATAATATAGTATGATATAATTATAGTCCTAAGTGTTGCAATAATTGGTAATTAGCAGTTATAATATATTTATTATGATTAAAGATATTGACTTTGTAGAGTGTCCTATATGTGGTCATAGAGGACAGAGGTTGGTTAGGCATATTAAAGGTAAGCATGATATGTCTTTTGAAGACTTTAAAACTAACTATCCTAATTGTGAGACAACATGTAAGGTTGTTAGAGATAGGATAAAGAGTAAAACTAAAGAGTCTGTTAACACAACTTCGTGTAGAGAAAAAAGAAAAAATTGGTATACTTCAGAAGAGGGTAAAACAGTTCTAAGTAAGAATGGTGCTAAGGCTTGGCTAGATGAAGATTTTGTTATAAGACGTAATAAAGCTGTTTCAGAAAGTTCTAAAAAGATGTGGTCTGATTCTAGTTTTAGGTCTAAACAGTCTGAATTGATTAAGGTTTCTTTAAATACTGATAGGGTTAGGAAGTTACATCATGATAGATTAGTTAAGATGTGGGAAAATCCCGAGTATCGTTTGAAGATGACTTTAAATGCCGCTAATATGGTTATAGATGGTAAACTTGGTAAGAGTATTAGTTGTAGTGTTGGTGGTGTTAATTACGTCTTTAAAAGCACATGGGAAATGGAATTCGCTAAAGTTTTAAATACTTTGGGTATTAGTTTCTTATATGAGGAAATAAAATTCAAATACTTTTTTGATGGTATTGTTAGAGTATATGTTCCTGATTTTTACTTAGTAGATTATAATGCTTTCATAGAAGTAAAACCTAAATGTTTTCAATCAGAAGAAATTAATGTCATTAAGCTTAATTCAGTAAGAGATAAAGGATATCAAATCTTTTATGTTGGTGATGGTGAGTATAATAATATCGATTATATAAAATCATTAATAAATAGATTGTAATTCAACGACTATCCTGAAGCACATGGGCATTAAAATAATATGTGTGTATAGACGTGAAATTCGTCAAAAGGAGTACGGCTCTAGTGAGTGGGTGAGAATCCCTTAAATGGAAATGGTGTACCCCTATATAGGGTGTGATATAGTCTATTCTCATATGAAAGTATGAGAGTGCTAATGGAAACGATTAGTACGTAATATTAAAGTGCGAATGATATTGTATCAGTTCAACCTCTTGACCGTAGGAATGGTCAAGTATTCTTCTTGAAATTCACTTATGGTAACAACAAAGGTGGTATCAAAGCTGGTACTGATATGATTTCATCTCAACGTGGTTTCACTGGTGGTGATTTCAGTGGTGAACACGTAAGTGGTGAGTCTTTGACTATCACAGGTGGTAATGTATCTCAAAAAGTATTGCATACACCTATCAAGCCTGGTACATTCCGTTTGACTTCTGTAGATAAAATCGGTTCAGAGTTAGTCGATGTTCCTAATGCTGATGGTAAAAAAGGTACTATTACTGATACAGCTACTACAGGTTTAGGTGCTGGTACTGTTGATTACGTAACAGGTGAAATCACATTGACTGGTGTAACAGTTGCACATTTGGAAGCTGATTTTGATTATGACCAAAATAGCTTTGATGCTCCTGTAGACCAAGTTGATGTACGTGTAGTTTCTGAGCCAGTAGTTGCTCGTCCACGTAAATTAAAATCCGTATATATGTTCGATAAACTTTGTGCATAAAGAGTTTCATTTTATGCAATGTCGCCTTATCATAGAAATATGGTGAGTGATAACTCTACGAATTGCTGGGAGTTCCTAAAGTATAGCACACTACAACGTAACTCGAAAGGGTAAGCGTGAAAGTTGCGAAAGCAGAAAAAAGTTGTTATAATACCCTATGATGAAATAAAAGGTATTTTAATATATTATTAAGATATTTCTAAGGGGGATAATAAGAATGGATAATCAGCAGTCAGTGGTTACATATATTGAGTGTCCTTATTGTGGTAAGAAATTAAAATTTTTAAATGCAACTCATCTTAAACGTCATGGTAAAACAGTTAATGATGTTAAATCTGAGTTTCCAAATCAATCTTTTGCATCTCAGTCTTATAGAGATAGGCAAAGAGAAGATACAAGAGATAGATGGGAAGAAGATGGATATAGAGATAGAGTTTCTGCTACATTAAAAATTACACAAAACAGGGCAGATATAAAAGAGAAAATAGCTAATGGTAATAGAGTTAAATGGTCTGATGATGAATATAAAAAGAGGGTTTCTAAGAAGATAAGAGATACTCAAAATAGACCAGATAAGAAATTACATATGTCTAAAATATCTTCAAGAGCATTAACAGATGGAACTATAGGTGATATATGGCATCATGTTACTTATGGTGATAAATTGTTATGTTTAAGAAGTTCATATGAGTTAAAAACTTTTAATTACTTAGTGGAGTTAAATATTCCTTTTGAGTGTGAAAGTATTAGGTATGAATATAAATTTGATGATTTTATTTTATATCATGTAATTGATTTTTATTTACCTCAATATAACTTAATTCTAGAGGTAAAACCTAAGTATAAATTTAAAGATGGGTTTATTAAAAATCATAATGAAGAGTATAGAAAAATTATTGCAAAACGTGATGGTGGCATTGCTCTTGGATATAAATATATTTTCATAACAGATGATAGTTTAGATAGTAGGGATTCGTTCTACAAAGCTATTAGTAAATATATGTAGTCAAAGATTCAACGACTAACTCAGACATGGGTGTAGGTTATTATGAAAGATGACCGAAGTGTAGAGTACCTAAGTTACATTAAGTAATATGGTAAAGATATAGTCTGTTCTTATATGAAAGTATAAGTTTTGAGTTGTTAAACTTTCATTTAATACAATTCAATTTAACACAATTAGGTTGCATATGATTTAAAAATGTCATTCGGCTTAGATATGGATACAGTAATCTTGAAAGCCACTTCCGGTGAAATTGGTTATGAAATTGATAACGAGATAATGCAGGACTTGTTGAAAATTGCTGGTAGCCAATCTACTTGGAATAAACTTCCTGAGTATAAAGGTCAAGACGTTAAAACACATGAAGCTACATTGTTTAATGCTATCAATGATGCGTCCAATACAATTCTTGGTAACACTAAACGCTATGAAGCTACATTTATTATCTGTGGTAAAAATGCCGCTACATACATTGAATCCTTGAATACAAATATCGGTCAAGTACGTGAAATCTTCAAACGTGTATCTACAAATGGTATCGTTGGTGGCCCACACTTGGTAGGTATCTTGGATGAAAAATATAAAGTATATAAAAATCCATACTACCCTGATAATGAAATCTTGGTAGGTGCTAAGGGTAAGCAAGTTAGTATTGCTTAGTTGATACATTTTGCCCTTGTAAAACCCTGTGAATTGCTGGGACGTGCTAAAGACTGTTATACCAAAGTGTAAAAATTAACAGTATGAGTTGTGGGTTAGCACTCTACAACGATGAAATGTACAATCAGCAGCCTTATATATTTACATTTTCTCTTATATGTTGTATTATTTACATGTAAGGTAGGTGTAATTTATATGTGTAAAGACTATGTTGAGTGTCCTATATGTGGTAAAAAGTTAATGAATATGACATCACATATAAAGGCACATGGTATTGAGATTAAAGATTTTAAAATTAAATATCCTAATGTAGATTTAGTATCTGAGTCTTATAGAAGTAAAATGTCTAGTAAGATGAAGGTAGTACGCAATAGAGATGATGTTAAAGCTAAGACATCTGAGAACTCAAAGCGAATGTGGGGTTCTAGTGAGTTTAAAGATAAAATGCATAAAATTCATCTTGAAGTACAGTCAGATAAAGATTTACAAAAAAGAAAGTCTAAAACATTAAAGAATACTTGGAAGAGACAAGAAGTAAGAAATCGTATTATAGATGCTCAGAAAAAGGCTCAATCACTTGAAAGTGAAAAAGAAAGAAAATCACGTCAAGGTAAGTTGAATTGGGAGTCTAAAGAGTATCGTAGTAAGGTAAGAAAATATAGAAGCGTTCGCATTTTGGATAATGGTGAGCCTATGATTTTTGCTAGTTCTTGGGAAGTTAAGGTTTCTGAATATTTAGATAGTTTAGATATTGAATGGGATTATGAGACTTTACAGTTTGAATATTTTACTAGTGATGGTAAATCTCATAATTATTATCCTGATTTTTATCTTAGGGATTTAGATTTAATTTTAGAAGTCAAGCCTAAACATGAAATAGAGTTAGAAGTAAATCAATTAAAGTTTAGTTCTGTTGTTTCATGTGGACGTAATATAATGTATATTACACAAGATGATATAGTCAATATAGACACATTTAAAGATAAAATATATGGGGTTCATCGACTATCGAAAACAGAGATGTAAAGTAAGACTGGTAACTCGGTCAAGGTTATTATAGGTTACATCTTTTAAGTGAGTAGAGTAGGAATTAAAATTCCGAAGTGCAGGGGGTTATTACTGATAACCTAAAGGTAATAACTATGATATAGTCAGTGCTAACAAGAAATATGTTAGTTATTTAATTTAATAGTCAGTTAAAATGTTAGGAAATGTTCATCGAAGCTGGCTATATTTACGCTCCTTATTTACCGCTTTTCGCTTCACAATTATTGGTTGATGCAGACTTTAAATCACAAAGAGGGTTCTGTACAATTTATGCAAAAAAAGCTGTAAATAAATACATGTACCATCGTTTGACTTTGGTAGACAACAAACAAGTAGCCGCTAACTAGTCGATAGTTAAAGCTATAAGTCATCAGTAAACATGACTGTATATAAATACAAAACTAAATAATATATCCATTCAAATAGGTGCAGTTAATTCTGCACCTATTTTCTTTTTATTTGTTTTTTATGGCTTTATACTATATAATTTAATTGGTATATAGTACTTTGCATTAGTTGTAATTATATTAAGGGTGATTAAATTATGGAAAATATTATAGCTAAAGAGGGGTTGTTACATAATATTCCTAGCGATAGGACTTGTAATCTCTGGTGGTTTTGACTCAACTGCATTATTGCATATGGCTGTTAGTACTAAGAAGATAAATCAAAATATAAAAAATGTGTATGCATTGTACGTTAAGAGTAACCTATTAGATAGTGGTAAAGTTGAATTAGAAAGTAGTCATGTAGATAGGTTTATTTCTTATATTAATCAAGATGAAGATTTAGTAAAGCTGATTACTTTTGAGAGTTCATTCAGTGATTTGGAGGAGTACTCTTATAGTGAGAATTCCTATGATTTAATATTCATTAATGCTATTAACTCAGTAGTATGTATGATGGGTGGTGCTGATATGAATATAGTATTAAATGGTTCTTTAGATAGGGATTCTAGAGTATATCATTTACCCTATTATAAGAAATTGGTAGAGGGTTTTAATAAAGAGTATAGGGGTGTTGACATATATATGATGTTTCCTTTTATACAGTGTGATAAGCCTAGAGTTGTAGATTATTTGTTAAACAATAACCTCTATCAGTTTTGTACTTGTTGTGAGAATCCTAGTAGTGGTGAATTTTGTAATAGTTGTAAAGGTCATTTAAGTGCATTATATGATTTAGCACTTATCTACGGTGTGTATGGTGATATTGTGCCTAAAGATGGTAATGATGGATTTGTTAGGGATGAGATAGCTAGAATTTTGGGGGTTAAGTCAGATGAGTGATAAACCTAATTTACATGGTGGTAAGGTTAAAAAGAAATATTATCATAATGGCATTGTTAATAAAATGTTTGAAGAAGATAAACAGCCTGAGGGGTTTGTATTAGGGATGTTGCCACGTACAAAAGAAAAACAAGACGCTATTAATAAGAAAAGGGAAGAGACTACATTAGCTAAGTATGGTGTTTCTCATGTGTCGCATTTAAGTGCTGTTAAGTCTAAAAAGAAAAAGTCTTTACTAGAGCATTATGGTGTAGATAATCCATCTAAGTCTAGGGAGATACAAAATAAGAAAAGAGATATCTTTATTAAGAAGTATGGTGTAGATAACCCTATGAAGTCTGAAGAGATTAAACAGAAGTTTAGGGATAACTATAACACTAAATATGGTGTAGATAATCCTTTCCAATTAGATGTTGTTAAAGATAAAATCAAAGATACTAATAGGGAAAATTTAGGTGTAGATTATCCTACACAATGTCAAGAGGTTAGAGATAAAGTGCGTTCTACTTTCATGGAACGATATGGTGTACCATATACGTTTATGTTATCTAAAGAATGGGTAGAAGCTAATGACAGTAAGCCTAATCGTGATTTTGCTAGTTTATTAGATGCTAATAACATTACATATGAGCGTGAATTTAGGTGTGGTAAATACTCATATGATTTTAAAGTAGGCAATACTTTAATTGAGATAAACCCTACAGCAACACATAATACATATTTTAGTCCTTATGGTGATAAATCTGTTAAAGATAGATACTATCACAGAGATAAATCTAAGTTAGCTAGTGATAGTGGTTATAATGTAATACATGTGTTTGATTGGGATGATAAGAGTAAGGTTATCAATCTATTAAAACGTAGGGATATAGTATATGCTAGAAATTGTGAGGTAAAATTAGTTGATACATTAGAGTGTAATCAATATCTTATGGCATATCATTTACAGGGAAAGTGTAATAATCAAACAATTAGGTTAGGTTTATATCATGATAATCAATTAGTGTCATTAATGACATTTGGTGTTGCTAGGTATAATAAAAAATATGAGTATGAGTTGTTGAGATATTGTGCTAGTCATAATGTAGTAGGTGGTGCTGAGAAGTTATTTAAGTATTTTGTAGATAACTATAAACCTAATAGTATTGTGTCATATTGTGATACTTCTAAGTTTAGTGGTAAGGTATATGATACTTTGGGGTTTACATTAGATACTATAAATAGTCCGTCTTGTCATTGGTATAGTGTAAAAGAAGATAAACATATCACAGATAACTTGTTGCGTTCACAAGGGTATGATAGGTTATTTAGAGAAAGTTATGGTAAAGGTACTTCTAATGAAGAATTAATTCTTAATAGAGGATATTTACCTGTATATGACTGTGGTCAGGCTACGTATGTGTGGTATAATCATAAAAACATAGAATAAATTTAATGTTACCTATATATAGTATTGGATATATTAAATTTAGAGTTTGTAAAATAACAGAATGGGTATATTAATTTAGTTTTTGTAGATTGGTATATGTTTACTGAGGATGTATGGGAAGAATTCTATGTAAGTATTCCTATATATCCTTTATTTTACATTAAAATTTATAGTCTACTAATTGCCTAACAGTGTTAGTGGTAACGAAAAATCGCTAAAATTAATTGATGTTAGTGCATTTAGTTGGACGGATGTCCTTTCAAAATCTCATAATTATAATTGATATTTATATAATTTTCTGTTACAATAAAAGTTAATTAAACTATCTTTTATTAGTACAGAAAAGAGGTGAGATATCTTGAATAAAAGTTTTAAAGTTAGGGTATATCCGACTAAAGAGCAACGTGTTCTTTTAGAAAAGACATTTGGTGCGAATCGGTTTATTTATAATTACTTTCTCAACTTAAAGAGTAAGTTGTATGAGTTTTATAAAATAAGTCTTAGTTACAAAAATTCTTCTAAGATTATGACTGAATTAAAGAAAACTAAAACATGGCTTAAAGACGTTGATAGTGTTTCTTTACAGCAAACTCTTAGAGACTTAGATAGTGCATATCAAAACTTTTTTAGTGGTCGGAGTGAATATCCTAAATTTAAAAAGAAGCAAGATAAAAACTCTTATCGTACTAATTCCAACATTAAAATAGATAATCGATATATAACAATTCCTAAAATAGGAATGTTACGTTTTAGAGATAACTATAGATTTGAGGATAAACATATTCTTAAAATTTATAATATCACTATTTCTAAAACGTCTAGTGGAAAATATTTTGCTAGTCTGTCAGCTGAGGTCAATATCAAACATTTTGAGAAAACCAATCAAAGTTGTGGTATTGATTTAGGCTTAAAAGATTTTGCTATATTTAATAGAGGTGAAAAGATAAATAATCCTAGAATATTAAAGCATCTTGAAGTCAAATATAGAAAGTTAGCTAAATCACTTTCAAGAAAAGTTAAGGGTTCAGCTAATTATCAAAAAGTTAGATTAAAATTAGCAAGATTTCATGAATATGTGGCTAATGTTAGAAAAGATTTTCTTCATAAGTTATCGACTAATATAGTAAAGTCTTATGACATTATTTGTATTGAGACTCTTAGAGTTAAAAATATGATGAAAAATCATAAATTAGCTAAGTCTTTTCAAGATGTGGCTCATTCAGAGTTTATGAGGCAATTAGAATATAAAGCTAAGTGGTATGGTAAAGTGTTATCAAAAGTTGATACATTCTTCTCATCATCACAATTATGTTCTAGTTGTAGTTATAAAAACAAAGATGTCAAGAATCTAAATATTCGTGAGTGGATTTGTCCTGAGTGTGGTACATATCACGATAGAGATATCAACTCAGCGATAAATATTCTAAATGAGGGATTAAGACTTTTAGAAGTGTAAATATATAATTATAACCGTGGGACACATGGGGATAGTCTACTGAATCTGAATTCCAATGCTTTTATACTATTGTGTAAGAGTAAGTATTCTTGGGTAGGAACTTCAATGACTTTGAAGTCATGAGAGGATGTCAGTTTACATTAGATGAAGAATGGGAGATATAATGGGATTAGAGTTAAAAAATACAACTAAAAACACAATCCGTATTCCTGATTATAATTATAATGGCACTTTGGTTTTTGAACCTGAAGAAGCAAAACCTTTGGATAGCATTGATAAAGTTGGTTTCTTTAGACCATATGCTAGGGCTGGTATTATCGTTCAAAATTCTGAGGAACTTGGTTTATCTCAACGTACTTTAGACGATATCAACAAAGCTAAAGAAGATTTAAAAGGTCATGTATCTAAAGTGGCTGATAGTGTGGTAGAAGGTGTTAAAGCTGTTTCTACTAAAACACAAGATGCTGTTAAGTCAGTATCTGATAATGCAGGTAAGATTGCTAGTGATGTTGTAGAGGATACTGTGAATGAAGTTACTGAAAAAGTAGAGAAAGTTAAAAAATTCACAGCTGATTTTCTTGATACATTAACACTAAAAGAGTTGAAAGCTACAGCAAAAGAAGTTGGTGTAGATGCTGATAGTGTTAATAAAAAAGCAGATGTTAAAGAGATGATTTTATCTGCTCAAAACAAAAAATAATATTTTGAAAGGTGAGTAGTCATGAGTAGGATTGATGATAATTTACTTGTAGATAGTAGTTCATTTAGCAATGACTACATGGAATCACTTTCAAAAGAGAGACGAGATATTATAGAGGATTGTATGGTGGCTTTAGGCTACCCTGTAATCACTCTATATATCACTCAACGTCAAATAGATAAGTTAATAGATTTTTCTACTAGGAGATGTGAGAGTAAAGTATCATTACCTTATTTGGCAACATTTAATGTTGCTAATGGTGTAGTTGATGTTACAGGGTATGATATGGAAGCTGTTAGGCAGATATATAATGGTGTTGGTAGTGGTGCTAGTAACAGTAATGCTGAATTGGTTGCCAATCCTGATAGAGATGGTGGTGGATGTAACCTAAGTCTTAGTGGGTGTGATATTTGTAATCAACTGTGTCAGTATCGTGGTATGCAAGCATTAGGTAATGGTGGAGACCTTAAAGGTATTTACAACTATGTTGCCTTTTCTGGTGCTATGTCTGAGATGAATATGTTGATGACAAATGATTGGTACTTAGACCCTACAGATAATAAGTTATATATTGATGGTTTCAGTGGACTTGTAACAGTAGAGTATGTTAAGTCTAGTAATACTTTTGAAGATATAGCTAAGAACTCATTTTGGAGACAGTGGATTCGTGATTATACACTTGCTATGGTAAAAATCACTGAGGGACGTATACGTTCTAAGTATAAAATCAGTAGTGGTGTGTTTGAGATTGAATCTGATGAGTTGATAAATGAGGGTAATACTGATAAGCAAGAATTAGAGCAACGATTGGAAGATGGTGGCTTTGGTTATTGGAATATCATGAGAGGTTAATATCTTATATAGATAGAAAGGTTAATATTAATGAGATTTACAAATTCTCCTTATGGGGATGATACTCCTACATTATTAGGTGGTGTTGGTGGTGGTCAGCCAGTTAGATGGTTGTACTCCGAATTTGGACATTTCCTTAATGTGTGGGGAAAGAATAATAATGTTAATGTTACTTTCAATTTAAAATCTAAAGACGATATCGATAGTAAGTTAGATGCGTTACGTAGTTATGTGCGTAATGGTTTGTTAGCTAAAGACGACCTATGTGAGTTGGAAGAGAGGTTACGTACATATAGTAATCTTGCTAGTGGTGGTAATGGTAGTCATACTCATTCTGCTATTGTTTCTGAGGCTCATGCTAAGGGCAAAAAATATACTACTTATAAAGATGGTAAGTTAGTAGAAAAGGTTGGTAGGGGTGAGCGTAAACACGTTACATCTGCACAACTTAAAGCTTTAGCTGAAGCACGTAAGAAAGCACATACTGATGAAGCATGTACTAAACGTAGAAAATCTATTCAAGCTAGGCGAGATGCTAAGACTTTAGGTTTATAATAGTATAGCATTATACATAATACACATTACTTTATGTATTGTGTACAATTTGACAATTATAAATATGTTGATTTATAGTTATAATTATATATTGCGAATTTACACTTCTTATAGTACAATAATAGATATTAAAATAGATTATTAGTACATGGGTGGTGTAACTTCATTGAATGAGTGTTTTAAAGTTAGGATATATCCTAATAAAGAACAGATTAGGGTAATTGAGGATACGTTTAATTCTACAAGATATTTGTATAATTACATGCTTAATCTTAAAGAAAAGTTGTATAAGTTCTTTGGAATTAATTTGAGTTATAACAGTTCTTCTAAGGTTCTAACAGAGTTAAAGAAACAAAAGACATGGTTAAAGTTTGTAGATGCTGTTGCGTTGCAACAATGTCTTAAAGACTTAGATAATGCATATCAAAGATTCTTTAAAGGTCAAGTGGAATATCCTAAATTTAAGTCTAAGAAACGGAGTAAAAACTCTTATCGTACTAATATGAATATTAGTTTAAATATTGAAAATCGTACAATTAAAATTCCAAAAGTTGGTAGTATTAGATTTAGAGATATGTGCGACTTTAAAGGTATTACTAAAATTTATAGTGTTACTATTTCTAAGACATCTAGTGGTAAATATTATGCTAGTATATCAGCAGAGGTCTATACTCCATGTTTTGAGAAAACCAATCAAAATGTAGGTATAGACTTGGGTTTAAAATATTTTGCGATTTTCAGTAGTGGTGAAAAAGTAGATAATCCTAAATTCTTTATTCATGCTCAAAATAAGTTAGTTAAGATGCAACGTAAGTTGTCTAAGAAAGTTTTTGGTAGTAATAATTATCATAAATACAAAGTCAAGGTAGCTAGATTTCATGAGAAAATAAGGAATAAGAGATTAGATTTTCTACATAAATTATCACTCAGATTGGTGAGAGAGTATGATATTATTTGTGTTGAGACATTAAGTGTTAAGAACATGATTAAAAATCATAAATTAACAAAATCATTTCTAGACACTTCTTTATGTGAGTTTATAAGACAATTAGAATATAAATGTTTGTGGTATGGTAAAACTATCTCTAAAGTAGATAGATTTTATCCGTCCAGTCAGATATGTTCTAATTGTGGATTTAGGAATAGGGATGTAAAGAATCTAAATATACGTGATTGGGATTGTCCTAGTTGTGGGGTTCATCATGATAGAGATATCAATGCATCAATTAACATTTTACATGAGGGATTAAAGATACTAAGTTCATAGTATATATAATTTTAACTGTGGGACACACAGGGATAGCCTATTAAATTTATCTGACCGATGGCTTTGATTGTTTTAATTGAAGTTAAGTTAGATGTAAATAGGAACTTCTTTTTAAGAGGGTGTCAGACATAATAATAGTTAATATAGTATTTATTTTTAATAAGGGGATTCCTAGATAAATGAGGCAAGTAAGAAAACTTAGCAATTTGATTGCTGACGAATTAGAAATGCAAGGTATTGAGGTTGGTTCTGCATTGTTTGAATCTACTGTATCTAGCATTGTTAAAAGCGTAAATGAAGCCTTGAAAGATGCTGACAAAAAAGACGCTGGTAATACAGACGTGTTTGAGGAAGTAGAAGAGGGTTCTTTCTATTTTGCTACTGCCGATACAACTTTGGGCGATTATGAAGTTAATCAAGACGAGATTGTAGAATTGGTAACAAATGGTGAGCCATGTATCGTAAATATTTACGATGCTGATGGTGAGTTGCGTGAGGAAGAAGTAGAGGTTTCTGCTGAAGACTTCGTAGCATTTGTTGATAGTGCTGATGAAGTTGTTGTTGAAGATGTAGAAGAACTTTTCGATGACGAGGAAGAAGATGTAGAGGAAGGTGCTAAAATCTCCTTTAAAGGTGGTAAAAAGCGTAAAATCAACGCAAAAAAAGCCAAACTTCTTTTAAAATCTAAAGAAAAAGGTGAAAAGTGGAAAGTTCAAGGCGATAAATTGGTTCGTAGGACTACCGCTGAAATTAAAGCATCTAAAAAGAACATTAAGAAAGCTAAAAAAGGTAAAGCTAAGGCTAAGAAAAATCGTAAAAAAGCAATGAAAGCCAACGAGTCTGTAGTTGTTGAAGGTTTCGATATTTCTGCTAATGGCACTATCTTCCATGTAGAAGATGGTGATGTTCTTTCTTATGAAGATGGTTTCTTGACTGTAACACGTGATGGTGTAGAAGTATTCTCTAACTTAACTGTTTCTGAATCTTTCATTTCACGTTGTGTAGCTGAGGGTGTTGTTGACGATTGTGAAGATTGTGATGACGAAGAAGAAATTCAAGAAGCTAAAAAACGTAAAACAGTAAAAGAGGACGAAGATTCTGAGGAAGATGAAGAAGAAATTCAAGAAGATTCTGACGAAGACGAAGATGATGACGATTCTGACGATGATGACGATGATGACGATGACGAGGAAGAAGATAAAGACGAAGAGGTTTCTGAGTCTATGTTAACTTTCAAGTCTGGTAAAGGTTATTGTCTAGTATCTGAAGGTCGTGAGTTACAAATGGGTAACAGGATTCGTGCAAGAGCAATGCTTTTGAATCAAGGTTTTGAAGTTTCTTCTGAAGATTTAGACAAAGCTTCTAGTGGTCAATTAGTTATTCTTTAATAGGTAGGATATAGATTATGGGTAGGTCGTATCTAAGTGATACATTGAAGCTTATCCTGTCAGATAAAGTGAATGTACCTGATAATGAGATTGAAAAGTTGTCAGGTACATTTTATAGATTAGGTCTATCTGATAATGATGAGGTATATGGAATACTTTTTATGATTTATTCCATAGCTATTACTAAATCACAGTTACCAATGTCTATGGGTAATTTCCGTAACATTTGGAGTAGGTGTGGTGGTATTAGTTTAGATTTTGTATCTACTTTAGCTACATTTGTTAAGTGTGGTATTTTAAAAATTAAAAAGAGGAATAAATCTACTGTATTAGATATGTTGACAGTTGAGGAAGAGGAAGATACTTCTAATGTTGTTATCTTTGTAGAGGCTACAGATTTGTTTAATGAATGCGTGTCATTATTATCTAATCTTTTATATACATATCGTAACCCTGTATATGAGGGTGTGATACAAGATGAAGTTCCGTCTTTTGTAAAAAGTTACGTTAAGCGTTTATATGATGTATTGGATGATTTACATGTGTTTGTAGAATTAGAATCATTTTCAGATGAAAGTAATTCTAGACGAGTAAATCTTAATATTAACAATACGTCTAGGTATGACATTAATGATAACGAGATTGAAAAGTTAGCCAAGTCTTTCATTAAGAATAGGGAAAGTAAAATTGTTGATGTAGAGTGTTACAAAGATACAAATAAAACTTTATTCTTGGGAATTGACTTCAAACAAGGTACTAAGGATTTTAATTTCTCATGTGCAACTATTTTCTCATTCATTGAGGAATTAGAGTTAAATCATGTTAGATAGTAGGGGAACATACAATGAATTATATTAATCGTGGTGGTAAGTCTATACTATCTGCTATTCGTGAGGGTGCTAAACACGTAAGCGAGCAGAATGGCATAGCTAATATGAAATTGGTAGATGATGCTACAGTTAAGAGTAGTATTCAAGAAGCCTTTGGTCATATTCCTAATAGTTCTGATACGAGTCAAGTTCCTTTTACCAATTCTTATACTAAAGTTCAATCTACGATTGACCCAGTAATTAGAAATAGTACTTCTAGTGTAGGAACTAAGGGTAGTTCTAATGTTTCTTTGAATACAAACGCATTTGAGGATAAATTAGTTAATAAGCTACAAAAGTGTGTTGAGACTTTATCTGATACTGGTGAGTATTATAATGCCGTAGATGCATTGTTTACATTGTATACTATGGGTGCATTAACTGATGGTGTTGTTGATTCTATCACTAGACGAGATTTAAAAGAGATTAAGTCTATTGTTAGTGAATTTAAGGATTTAGTAGATTCTTTCTAAAAGTTATGTAAATGTGTTATAATGCTTGTAGGTTTATTTTACAAGGAGACTAACATATGAATACTATAACAAAAGAAAGTTTATTTCAGATGATAGTTCGGTCTGATGAAATATTACTAGTGGATGTGTCAAATTTTCTGTATCGTTATGCTTGGGCATATAAAGATATGTATATTGATATTAGTGGTACAGATACGTTTATTGGACATATTCATGGTTTTCTTAAATTCTTAACACGTTTAGAGGGTACGTTTAATAATCCGTCAATCGTTTTATGCTTAGATGGTTCTGATATTACAAGAAGAGAGATAAATCCTAGTTATAAAGCGAATAGAAGTAGTCATAGTGATGTTAAAACTATGATTCAGTCATCTACTAATGACATTGTTAAGATGTCTAGTTTGATAACTTCTACATATTGTTGCTATGATATTAGTTATGAGGCTGATGATTCAATACATTCTATTGTTGAGAGTGTATCTAGTCTTTGTAGTAAGAATAAAATACGTAAGAATGTTTACATTTTATCTAATGATAAAGATATGTATCAGTTAGTTAAAGATAATGATTTTGCTACTGTAAATATCATTCGTAAAATAGGTAACAATAATTCGTGGAAGGAAACATCTGATATAGTAGATGAAAGTGTTGTAAGAGATACATTTAATGGTGTTTCTCCTAGTGATTTAGTTAAATATCGTGCCATTGTTGGTGATAGTTCAGATAACCTAAAGGGGTACTATAGATTTTTAAAAGCTAAGGCCAGTGAGATTGCTAACAACTATGATTATGATATGTGTAATAATACACTAGTTCAGAAAAATGGTTCGCTAGTCAGTGACGATATAGTAGATAAATATCTTCCAATAATTCTTGATAAGTTTCACATTTTTGAAAATAATTATAAGATTATGAAAATGAAGTCATTTGACTTTGAGATATCACCTATTTCATTGAATTTATCAAGAGAGGATGTTTCATCTATATTATCACTAATAAATTTATATCGTATGGATTGGTTTTTACACTATTGTATGAGACGTAGTTTGTATAGTGACGTTGTAAGGGATTTATGTGGTGTCTAGTTTTTACGTGTATGTTCTAGAGTGTAGTGATGGTACATTATACACAGGCTACACAAACAATCTTAAACATAGGTTATACGTTCATAATAGTGGTAAGGGTGCTAAATATACTAGGGCAAGATTGCCTTGTAAGTTAGTTTATTCTGAGGTGTACGCATCTAAGCAAGAAGCAATGAGTAGAGAGTGGTATATCAAAAATAAACTATCTAGAAAAGATAAATTACAATTAATACAGTCATATTTGTGTGGTATACATGGGTAGTTCTTTTAATGTTTTCAAATTTAATGAATATCACTTTATCTGTTGTATTGTATTGTAGTAGAGAGGTAATATGGAACATCTTATTGTGTTAGCGTTTAGTTTACCTTTTATTTTAGGTATTTTAGCTACAATTTTAGTCTATGCGTTTTATTGTGTTGTTAAAGCGATATTGCATAGGGTTACAAAATAACATAGATTTTTATGAGTACATGGTAATTCATGTACTCTTTTTTTATTATATGGTGTATAATAAGGGTGTATGCATTTTCGTATTTTTGGTTGAGGTATTGACTATGTTAGAAAACTCTAAAATTGTGTATGTGGCCCATCCTTATAGTGGCTTATCATCTAACTATGAAAAAGTGTCAGACATAATGAATGTGTTATGCTCAAAGTTTAGTGACAAGACATTTATATCTCCTATTCATGCGTATGGGTTTATGTATGAATCTGTTGATTATGATAAGGGGATTAATTTATGTTTCAAGCTTTTAGATTTGTGTGATACTGTACTGTTATGTGGCGAATGGGAACATTCTAAGGGGTGTAATATGGAAAAGGATTATGCTTTAGATAAGAATAAGATTGTAGAGGTGTTATAATGATACAAGATATTCTAGAAGGTGTTAAAGATATAAAAGACTTAGCTAACAAGAATAAAGCTTTTATGGATATGGGAGATTATAAATCTGTTTCAGATGGTTATCATACTATAGGTGATTTGTATGAACATAGGACGTATCTTTTTGCCATGATTTGTAAACTCTATATTCCTACAGTGTATGTATGGAAGACTAAGAAACATGAAGATGGAACTATGTATGATGATATGTTTTTAGTTGGTATTGATTTACCTAATGGGCAGATTTCATATCATATTAAGAATAAGTATTGGGATTTATTTAATGAAGTTCAAGAGATTCCTAATGCAACTGATTATGATGGGTACACATCTGAAGATGTTATCATTCGTATGGGGGAATATATTAAAAATGTCTAGGTTTGATTATACGTTTAAATCTATGTGTGAGGATATTCTATCTAGTGGTATTGTTTCAGATGGTGAGACAGTTAGACCTAAATGGGGAGATGGCTCAGATGCTCATACAATTAAAAAATTTGCTGTTGTTAATCGATATGATGTTGGTAAAGAATTCCCAGTACCAACTCAACGTCCTTTAGCTTTTAAGTCTTGTGTAGAAGAAATGTTATGGATTTGGCAACTACATTCTAATAATGTTAACGATTTAAAAACAAGGATTTGGGACAGTTGGGCAGATAGTGATGGCTCTATAGGTACTGCATATGGATATCAGATTGGTAAGACATCTTTCTATCATATTAAGTCTGATGATATACATAGGGATATTTTAAAAGTATTCCCAGATATGTGGTTTGATGATAAAGAATCTATTTATTATGATGGTGATAGTAGACATCATATTGTATATCATGGTGGTAAAGATGGTTCTTATTTACTAGAGATGAATCAGATTGATAAAGTATTATTTGATTTAGTACATACACCATTCTCACGTAGAATTATTGCTCATATGTACAACATTGATGAGTTGAGTATGATGAATTTATACCCCTGTGCTTATTCTTGTACATTTAATGTATCAGTTGATTGTAAAGGGAATAAAGTATTAAATCTATTGTTAAATCAACGTAGTCAAGATATATTAGCCGCTAATGCTTGGAATGTGGCACAGTATTCTGTACTGATGCATATGATTGCACATCATGTTGGTATGAGAGTTGGTGAGTTGGTACATGTAATTGCTGATGCTCATATCTATGATAGACATATTCCTGTTATTCAAGAGTTAATAGGACGTGATACATATGAAGCACCTACTTTTAGGTTAAATAAAAATATCACAGATTTTTATGATTTCACAGTAGATGATGTATCACTTGTTGATTATAAACATGGTGAACAGATTAAAAACATACCTATTGCTGTATAGAGGATATAACAATGAAAGATAAAAAAGCATTAAAGAAGATTATTAAGATTATTGAGGGTATTAATAATACAGATGATGTATTAGATTTACCTAATACACATAGGATGAAACGTAAAGATATTGTATCAACTATAGATACAGTTATCAGTATATTAGAAGACGATACAGATACGTATACTAAAGAAGATGCTATAGATTTACTATTCAAGATTAGAAATAATACATTATAATATAATACACATGTACAAGAGTATGCTTGTATTGTACAGTAGATAGAATAGATGATACTCTATAACACAAACTAGGGTATCATCTAATAAGCACACAGTAATAATAGACATAATAAAACAGATATATAAGATACTAATATTAATAATTATATAATTAACAATAATACTATTAATAGAAATATAATAATGAATTGAATTAATTTCTTCTAACGAAGAAAAGAATTCAATTAGAGATGGATGTATTATATCAATAAAGTTAATTATAGTAAGAGAAAGAAAGTATAATATATCTGGAGACTAGGGATTAAGGATGATACTGAATTAATAACTAAGTGAGCGAATATATTATAGGAGATTGAGTTGATTGATTTGAGGAAATTAATTAAAAGAATTTTCAATTAATATAGGGAAGTTAAACAGTGAGTGAGTATCGTAAATGTGGTTAGAGTGTATGGGTTTAATCACATAAAGGAAAGAACCATATAGGTGAAATAGTGTAAAATAGTGTAAAATAGTGTAAAATAGAGCAATAATATATTGTAGTGACACACATGTAAACTACTTGTAATATTTTGTAAAATAGTGTAAAGTATAGATAGGTGATAAAATGAAAATAGAGAAAAAGTTGATTGATGAATTAAAAGAAATAGAGAGTGTAGGGTACGATGAGGTAAGTGTGTCTGTGGTTAGGGATGTATTGAGACGAATGGGAGTTCGAGTTAGGACAGATGCAATGGTACTAGGTGATGATTTAAGGATTCTATTGAAGAGTATGAGTAAGAGGGTGATGGAGAGGTATGAAAACTCATTACAAGGGATAGATAGTCGTAGAGAGAATAAGAAGAGGACATAATAGTATGTAGCTTAAAAATGGAAAGGAAGTAGTGAGAGTGAGTCGAGCATTTAATACAGATGGGAAGGTACGGACATTATTATCTATTCAGGGTGTATTAGATAGTTTTGATGTAGATGTTAATTTAGTAGATATTGATGATAGGGGTGTACAGAGGTTACATAATGCAGTAGCTGAGTGTAATCAGATACGGATTGGTATAGAGAAGATAATATCTAGGTATCGTGAGGTTATTAACTACGTACAAAGTGTTACAAGTGGTAGTGTGGTATTAGAGAAGACGATAGACATAGAATTATTACGTAAATTAGGGTTAATTAGGTATGGTGTTGACTTATATGGTGTTGATAATGTATATGTCAGTGTGTATGGTAATTTTACTATAACATTTGGTAGTGGTTATGTAGAATCAATGCTACTAGATGATATTCTAAAAGCTAAGGATATACGTGATGGTGGTTACGATAGTTGTGGTGGTTACGATACGTGTAAATTATTATTAAAGGGTGTAGCACAGAGGGTAGAGAGTGTATTAAGTAGGTTGTATGTAGTATTTGTACAATACATGGTGTCTAAAAGTGTGTCAGATGAGATATGGTCTAGGTATGCTAATCGTGTAGTGTCTAGTGTCTATCATAGTAATGTAATCAAGACAGGTACGATTTATGCTGATATAGATGTAGAATATACACGTGTGACTAGTTTTAGGTTTGATGTAGTTAATACGTTTAGTGTATCTTTTAGGGATAATCAGTACGATGTAGGCTATATTAGGAACAGTGAATTTTGTTATGATATTACTAGAGAAGAACTTAGTAGCGATGAAGTAGATGGTATATTGTATGTACTAGAGACATTAGCGTATTTACATGATATGGTACTAGATAACGTAGATGGTGAGTATGCATTTAATGTACGTGCTGATGATATTGGTAGTGTGACGAATTCATTTTTAAGGCTACATCGTAATGGTGCATTACGATATGGTACTACCTATGTGAGGGGTTGTGTAGGTGAGTTTGATGAGGAAGACTATAAGGTTAGTTTAGTTGTACATGTTGATGATTTATTCGTTAAAGTAATGGCATCAAAGATATTTACTTTTAAAACATTCTATGATATGTATTTAAAGGTATTAGAGGGGTTTATGGAGTCGGAGTGATAAAAATGGGGCATAATAATCGTATAGGGTATGGTAATGGTAGTAATGGTAGTAATGGTAGTGATAGTGGCACTAGATTTGGTATAGAGATATTTAGTGAAGGATATAAGAGTGCGATACGGATATACCAAAATGGTAAGGATGTGTCTGATTTGTATAGGGATGAGATACAATATGTAAATCAGAGGATAGCTATGGTTGTATCAAGGTATAGGGAGATGTATCGATATCAGATAATGATGTCATCAACATATGGTGGTGGTTATATCGTTGAGTTTGATGCTAATCAGATACGAGATATAGGGTTTGATGGCATAGACTTAGTGTATAGTGATTTAGAGAGTTTATCTATACTGTTCAGTGAAGAATTAAATGGTGTAATTGATAGTGTATTGGATGCATATGTGTATAGTAGGACATGTAATGATGTTTGTGGTGTTTTATCACAGTATGTAGACGATAGTGATAGGGCATATTGGGTAGAATTGTTAGATAAGGTAGTTAATGATATAGCAGATATATTGGGACGATTCTATGTGTATTATGTGGGGTTGTTAACGAATCGAGATGTGATAGAGTATATGCTACAGAGGTATGATAAAGGGTTGGTTGTTGGTAGGTATCATAACGAGTTAGCTATTGGTATATTGCATATGAGGATTGATATTGAGTTATATCGGATACAGGATGTAGAGGTTGATATAGCACATACTTATTGGATAGATGTTGGGGATGAATATGTTGGTGGGTATCGTGTAATATGGGATTCTATTATGAAGAACGCATATTATTTACCATTAGTAACAAAAGGTAGTGCTAAAGGTTTATGTGATGTGTTAGAGATGATAGCGTATGTTAATGATGCTATGTTGGGGTACTATCAAGACAATCAAATAGATTTGGTACGTGGTGATTTGTGTAAATCAGATAGGTATCAATCTGTAGCTGAGAGTTTTCTAGATGTGGTGTTAAATCGGTATGATATACCAGATTATTATGAGTGTGGTGGTATCGTGTTTAATTATGATGATATCAGTGATAGGGTAGATATGTTTATACCAATAGAAAAGTTAAGTAATAAGGTGATGGCATCGAGGGTGTTTAATGTGGGACGATTTGTTGATTATTATCTAGGTATGCTAATTGAGTGTGCTGAGCGATTTAAAAAGGTACGATATGACTAGGTACAGGTAGTAAAGGAGATATAAAAAATGAAAGTTACTAGAGATGATATAGATGGTGTATTGATGTCTTTGGATATACCATATGAGTTGTATCGATGTGGTTTGATGTTTGAAGATACTAAGAAGTCTGAGGATGGTAGTTTAAGAGGGTTTGATTATTATTTTTTTAGAGAGACTGAGTATATAGGTGATGCTATTGTGTCTGTAGCATCACGCTATCGTGAGTTGGCATTATATCATAATCGGTGTAGTGATTTACATAATGTGGTGAGTGTTGATATCGATTTCACAACTATAAAACGATATCGTAATTATCATAAAGAGGAATGGTTTCAAGAGTTAAAAACCAATGTTAATAGGGTTCGTGTTAACGATAATAATTCTATTAGTATCGAATTTACAGAAGAATTTACAAAGCAGTATATGGTATATATCATTGATGCTAAGGCGATACATGATAGGTTAGAGGATGCTGTGTTAGATGGTAGTGGTGATATCGTACCGTTTAGTATGTGTGATGGTTATGGTGATTGGTGTCAGTTGTTAGATAATGTAGTAGATGGTATCAAGAGATTATTGGGTAATGCATATCGTATTTATTTAGATTTCATGACAAATCCTGATGTAGCAGATGCATTAGGACGTAGATATGGTGGTATGGTTCGGTCTAGGTATTATGATTATTTAGGTGATAGGTTATTTGTTAAGACAACTGTGTATGTAGCCAGTGGTAGTATTGATATGTTGTTTGTAGACCCTGTTATGGGTTATGATGTAGATGGTGACGATGTCAGTCATTGTACTATTGATGATAATCATATGAATATACGTGATATACATTCTGATAGTGATATTAACAGGTTTTTAGATATTCTAGAGATGATGGCATATAGTAATGATGCGTTAATTCAATATCTTAAAAGTAGTTATGAATCGTTGGGACGTGAAGTTAGTGGTTCACTGTATATGCCATATCGTAAAGGTGTTTGTGATATTGTTGATAGGTTTAGTAATTTTATTGAGAGTGGTTTACATCGTGTTGGTTTAGATGGTGTTACAGATGGTGTATGTGTATGTTCTATTGATGACTTCTTTTATGGGGGTTGGCAGTTTAGGTTTTCATTACCAGTTAGATTGTTGTCAAGGAAAATGATGGCATCGAGGGTGTCTTGTGGTGTTTTATGGTTTGATATGTACATAAACATGTTGCATTTGTATGCTAAAAAGGTATTTGGTGTTGATATAGATAGGTAGTCAAAACATACAAAACTTTACAATTCATTACAGTTATGGTATAATAAGTATGTAAGATATTGACTGTAATAAGGAGATATAAAAAATGAAAACATTCGTAGGGTTTGATTTTTACACAAGTCATACACGAGTTAGTGATGATTTATGTTTACCTACTATTATTGAAGGCATCAGTAATGCTATTGATAAGTTTAGAGATGCATATCGTTTGTATCGTGTTATGGGGTTAAGTAATAACGTACAAGATATGAAAAGTTATGCATTAGATATCGGAGTGGTTAAAGTATATATTAATCTTGGTGATGATAATTATTATGTATCTTTTGACTTAACTGATACTATTGTAAGTGATATGCTACAGTCCTATGATTTTAAATCTAGGGGTTTGTCTTATAATGGTTTATTGGATAATCTTGATGTATATAAACAGTGTGTTAATAAGATAATTAGTACTATTAATAATGCGTTATCACATTTGTATGCATTGTTTGTTGATTACTTATTCACTAGTTGGGGAAAGACTAAATTCATTGGTATGTGTGAGGCTATTGTTAGTCGTGTTGGTGCTAATAACTTGTTGTGTGGTAGGGTACATTTAGATTGTTCTAAGCATGTGTCTTTCGATTTTAGTTATTCTTTGGTTGCGTCTGTTGATTTCATAGATTCTTTTGATGTTCGTCCTGCTAGGGTTTGTTGTAGTGGTATTAAAACTATTGATAGTGTGTTGGATATTTTAGAGATGATTTCTTTTACAAGAGATATGATACGTTCAAACTCTATGTATGATTTTATCAATCAATATGGCAATACAGATGATTTAGATTACTTTAAAGGTAAGGAATGTGTTAGTAAGATTCTAAGGGTGGTTAATCATAAGAATGATTTAGGGTTAGAGTATTATAAGAAGATAGAATTAGATTCTAATATATCTGCTATGATGTCTTATGGTACACAGACGTTTAGAGGAATCTATCTAGATTGTAAACTAGATTTTCATGTTTCATCTGATGCATTTTTGCGTAAAGTAATGGGTAGTGCTTTCTTTGATACTAATCGGTTAGAAGAGATATTGTATACATCATTGTATCTATTTGGTCGTTGTGCTGGTTGTTGGGAGTGATAGTATGTTAATCACATTTGATACAGGTAGTAATGGTTTCATACTATCTAGAGGCAAGAATAATTTATCTGGTACTGAGTTGAGTACTTCGTTGGGTAAATTGATTGCACAGTATAGAGATGTGTTAGTGGTTGCTCATAAAATACCGTGGTGTATTATTAATGTTGCTATGGCATTTTCTTCTAGGGTTGGTAATGTTTCATTTGTGTGTGGTCATAGTGGTGCTGACTCCTTTTGTAAGATTTCACTTGTCGATATTACCTGTTTAGATACGTTGTTTAGCGATAATGACGTAGATTATGAATCAATCTCTATTATAGTTAGTGGAATATTGGAGGATTCTTATTTTAGTTATATGGCTTCTGTGTTTGATTCGTGTTTTGATTTTCCTGATATTGAGTTGTACAGTAGATTTAATACACGTGGTAGTATGCTTAAACCTATGCTACATCAAGAGTCAATACAATTTATTTCTAATAAGATTTCATACGCACGTGTTAGAGAACGATTAGAGTTATTTGGATTTGATTTTGCTATACGCAATATCGATGATACTTTGAGGGGAACATTTACTGCTGTTGATGTTTGTAAGATTTTAGAGACGATTCAATACATTAGGGATAGATTGTTGTCAAGTGGTTTTTCTTTTGATGTGGTTGTTAGAGGTGTTGGTAGTGTTTATCCTATCGATTACTTTGAGTGTTGTAGGGGTGAATTAGTATCATTAGTTTATGATAGACGTAACTCTGGTAGTATTACTACTGTGTTGTCTGATGGTACTACAGTTGGTGTATATTCAACATCTATTGCTGATGACTATATTACATTTAAATTTTTGATTCAATCTAGTAGTTCTATGTATAAATTAATGGGGACTTCTTTCTTTGACGTTAATAAATTCTTTTCTATTGTAGAGCGTTCTGTGTTTGAATTTGGTGAGTTTGTTGGTTGTCATAGGTAAACTATCGTTAAAACTTTGAAACGAGCATACAGTTGCGATTTCGTGTATTAAATTAGGAGATTAAAAATGATTAATATGATTGTTTGTATGGATAAAGGTGATGGTATTGGTGTTAATGGTGGTCTGTTGTATCATCTTAAAGGTGACTTAAAGCATTTCAGACAAAAGACATTGGGGACTACTATCATTATGGGGAGAAAGACTTTTGAAAGTCTACCTAATGTGTTACCACATCGAGAGCATTGGGTAATTACACGAGATACAGATTATAAAGCACCTAGTGGTGTAAGAGTGTTTCATAGTCGAGAAGATGTATTAAAAGAACTTGGTGATAGAAGAGCATTTGTTATTGGTGGTTCTTCTATTTATGATATGTTTATTGATGATGTAACTTCTATTTATGCAACAAAGGTAGATAAGAAGAAAAAGGCTGACACATATTTTAAATTCAGTCGAGATGATTTTAGTTGGAGTCAGATTGGAACTCAGCAATGTGATGTGGATGAGTTGAGTGGTGAGCGTTTAACCTATACATTTGAGGTATATACACGTAAGAATTTGTTAAAAGTTGGTAGGGAAGAAGATATCACTTTACAAAACTTAACATAATATGTTATAGTGTAGATATCATAAAATACTTTAAATATTAAATTGGTAAAGGAGATTAAATTTATGCATTACACTACATTCGCAAGCACTGGTGATAATATTGGTGTTGTTGTACACATCACAGATTTCATGGATAGAGATGATGTTATTGAGCAACTTAATCACTATCGTTGGAGTTACGATGCTGTTAAGATTGATGACGATGAGGTAGTGGCAATTATTTATTTACGTGTAGGTATTGGTCGCAACTTCCAATATATCTCTAAGCGATTAGGGTGTATGGTTCAAGTCAATCCTTATAGCGTTATATATGGGTTAGGTGCTATTACTACTTATAAAAGTGGGAATTTAGTCAATTATTCCATTGATTTTGATGATAGATATGAGTGGTGGTTAGTGTGGGGTGATAAATCTACATTACTATCCTTTGGTTTCATTGATTTTGATGATTGCGACTCACCTTATTGTGTTGATGACAACGAGTTAATTGGTTATGAGTTCTCAGATGAGGAGATTGAAGAATTTACTGAGCGACTTAACACAGGGTATAATTGTGGTTTTTAGATTTTTAGGTGGGTGTGTTTTCATGCCTACCTTTTATTTTACATTGAGGTATGATATGAAAAAGCTTGAATTTATAAAAGAGATTATTAGGATTTCAAAAGAATTTGTGTGTGGACATGATTTTGATGCATTATACTATAGTCTAAAATTAACCTATAGTGTTAATGGTGAGTTTGCTATAAATGAGATGCTACGTTTTGTTGATGAGTATCATCAAGATGGGTTTTTAGATTACTTTGAATGGAAAGAATTACGTAGAGTTGTATTAGAACGTGATTTCAGTCGCTAAGGTGGTAACTTATTATGAATTTAATTGATGGTAATAAAGTTGTTGTGATTAAAGATAGAGGCTTTACCTTGAAGGCTATTTCAGATATTTATATCTTTGATGATATGTTATATGTTCATGGTTTTAATGGTGATATAGCTAAAATAAAATTAGATAAGATTTCTGATTTTAGACTTTTTAAGGATGTAGTTGATGAAGTATTTGCATATCATCAGGCTTTAAATGGACTTGTAGCATGTGGGAGGTAAGTATTGTGTATTACTTTATTTTATTTAAGATATCGCTTGCATTATTCCTGATGGCTGTTTTATTTGCTTTTCTTAGTTTATTCTTCCCTTATTTTAGTAAGGGTGAGTATGTTATGGATGTTTTAGGTCATATTTCATTGTTTATATCATTGGTATTTTTGGCTTTATGTGGATGGTTGTGGGTTTTTGATATTTGATGGTGGTGTTATAATGGATTATTTCTTTTTCTTTAAGATTTTTGTAGCATCCTTTATTATGACTTTTATTTTTGTATTTAGTATGGGTGGATGTGAGCGTTTTTCTTGGGTTTATCGTGTTTATGATACTTTATCGACAATTTTTTCTGGTATTGCAGTGTTTTCTCTAATTATTACATTGGTATTGTGGGTGTTTGACTGATGAAATACTTAAAAAGAAAAATGGTAGGTAGGTGTTGCTTTACTTTAGATTGTAATGCAACAATCAATAATAAAATTAGGGTGAGTGGTTTACCTTTTGAAAGATATATTCAGTATATCAAGGCTAGTAAACTGATGTGGTTGAGTAAGTAATAGATTGAATTTCTTTATCGTTAATTACAAAACTTTACAACTTAATAGGTATAGTGTTATAATGGTTATGTAGATATTACATAACCATTTTTATTTAAAGGAGATTAAAATGTTAGATTTGTATAGACGTGCTTTTCTAAGAATTCCAGTATATTGTGATGATGCTGTTAAGTCAGCATTTCCTAATACAGGTACATTTGAAGTAGATGGGTTTTTCTACACTCATACATATAAAGATTCGTTACTTTGGGAGTTAGTATTGGCTGATTCTGTATGTTCTGAACAGATTACTGAGATGGAGTTTTATCAAGAAATTCCTAAAAATCTTAACATACATATATTTGGCAATGGTACTTCTATTGGTATTCAGTTAGATAATTATCAAAGGGGTTTCTATGATTTTGTAGGTAAGACTGTACATGTATTTTGGCATAACTATTCTGTTTACTTTACCTTTGATTTAGGTAAAGTGAATATTAAATATCGTAAATTAGACATTGATATTACAAAAGATACTACAGAAACAATTCATATTTCATATATTGACGTTGTTTTAAAAGCTATACGTCTTTTTAATATTGGTATTTACAAGGTGGTTGAGGGGTAGTATTATGTCAAGTTTTGATTATATTAATATTAGCGAAGATATTAAATTAAAGGATGCTTATAAATTTCAAAAGTCTATTATAGACAATAGATACTATTCAATTTCAGATATTTGTGGTAAGTATTTACGTGAGTTTAAATCTTATACTAAATGTCTTGTTGTTGTTAGCGATTCATCACATCTTAATAGCTTTTTCAATATAGTAAGTTATACTAACTCACAGATATTCCTTGATGGGAAAGATTTAAACATATCGCCTATTTTTTGCATTGAGGTATCTGAGCGTTATGATGGTAAGTTTTTGGTTAAATCCGTTATGACTTGTTTTTCTTCATTTAGTGATTTAGAGGATTTATCAAGCTTTATTGCAAACTCTTCTTTTTGTGATAGAGTAAAGCTTAGATGTCGTATAGATGAGTTGAATAATCAATTTCACCATGCTGATTTATATCTTAAACTTTATGGTAGCGATGGTTTAGTAGATGTGTGTTATGGACTTGTTCTTAATCGTGAGCAGTATACGTCATTAGTTGATACGATTAAGGAAATTAATAAAAGTTTAAGTGGTTATAGGTTAAGTGTTGCTGAGGGCAATGCTACATCTTATTACAATGTGTCGTGCAAAAGGGATATGGTGATAATGTAATGAAGTCCTTATTAATAATGAGAGGTTGTCCTGGTAGTGGTAAGACAACTCTTTTAGAAGATTTAGGGTTAGATATTTACTCATTGAGTAGCGATAAATTGCGTTTAATGTATAGTTCACCTGTTTTGAACGAAGAGGGTAACTATACGATTAGTCAAGATTGCAATAGTGAGGTATTTGATACATTGTATAAAATGTTAGAATATCGTATGTCTAATGGTGAGTTTACTGTTATTGATGCAACACATTGCTCATCGACTAAAACTGTACATAAACAGATTCAAGAGTATCGTAGATTAGCTAAACGATATAACTATAGGATTTATCAGTATGATATGACTATGGATTTATTGAAAATAGCTAGGCAGAATGAATACCGTAGGGGTATGTATTCTTTTGTACCACATCATGTTGTTGATAAGATGTATAAGGTTATGGAAGGTACTCCTAAACTTCATAGAGATATCACTAAGATAGATTCTATTGAAGATTTTATTTCTTCATATAATACTGATTATCTATGTGATGCTAATGTGTATGATAAGGTTAGGGTAATTGGTGATGTTCATTCATGTAATACTGTTCTTAAAAATGCTTTATCTGACTTTGATATTAATACATTATATGTGTTCGTTGGTGATTACTTTGACAGGGGTATTGAGCATTACGATACATTAAAGACTATTCAAGATTTATCTAAACATAAAAATGTTGTATTATTAGAGGGTAATCATGAATCACATTGGATTCGTTATGCACATAGTGAGAATGGTGATGATTTAGGTTACAAGCGTTTCAGAGAAACAACTTTAAAAGATTGGTTACTACATTATGATAATGAATCGGATTTAAAGAAAGAATTACGTATATTATATCGTAAACTACATTCTTGTTATTTCTTTAAGTGTGGTAATATTAGATATATGGTTACGCATGCTGGTTTGACAAAGTTCCCTGAAAATGCATTATTGTTATCATCTACTCAATGTGTTAAGGGTGTAGGTGGTTATGATTTTGAGGTTTCATTAGAGTATACTAAACAACAGCGTAGTGGTACTGAGGTTCAAGTATTTGGGCATAGAGGTGTTTCTTCTTCTAAAGGGTTTAGTTATTCATTAGAGGGTAGAGTTGAATTTGGTGGATATCTAAAAGTTCTTGATATTGATGAGAATGGTCAAGAGGTTGTTGATTATAAAAATGATGTCTATAATAAGAATTATTTAGATGATGAATTTAAGTTTCAACAGGAATTCGGTAAAGTTGTATTAAATACAGACTCTGTAGAGGTCAATGTTATAGCTAATTCTAAATTGGTTAGGATTCGTGATTGTGGTGATATGGTTAGTCTTAACTTTACTGAAAAGGCTTTCAGACATAATCTGTGGGATGATATCACTATTAAAGCTAGAGGTCTTTTTGTTGATAAAGTTAATGGTAATGTAAAAGCACGTTCTTATGATAAATTCTTTAACTTAGGTCAACGAGAAGATGCTAATGAAGAACTAGATAAGTTAGTTTACCCTGTTAGAGTTGCTAAAAAAGAGAATGGTTCTTTAGGTATTATTTCTTGGGATAAGCAAAAAGGTGATTATATTTTTGCTAGTAAAAATTCTACAATGACTGAGCATGCTGGCTATGTTAAAGAAAACTTTGGGATGGTTGATTTTAACATTCAGTATGCATTACGTACAATTTTAATGAAGTACAACTGTTCTGCTGTATTTGAGATGATTCATCCTAAAGATGTTCATATCATTAATTATAATAAATCTCATAAACTTTTCTTATTAGACTTTGTGCCTAATAAACTACATTTAGATAAAGGTATTCATATTGACTATGAGTTTTCTGAAATGTGTAGAAAAGAGTTTAGTAAGATTTATGAAGAAAATCCTATGCTTGCTTTTGATGATGTATTTAGGGTTGTGTGGTCAACAACTGTTTCTGATAGAGATGCTTTAAATGTGTATCTTGAAAAAGCTAAAAATTGTGATTTCGAGGGTTATGTTTTTACTGATTCTAGAGGGTATATGACTAAAATCAAGTCTGATTCATATTTAGAGTGGAAATATTGTAGGACATTGTTAGGTCATTATATTAGTAATAATGAAGTAAATACAGACTCTTTGAACGAATTTGAAAAGAGTTTCTATGGGTTCTTGCGTACTCATTTTGTTAGTGATTTAAGAGATAAGAATATTTTAGATGTTAGAGATATGTATAATGATTGGTTAGGTAACAAGTGATGAGTAGATATAATATTAATGATGAAGTTCCTTTGAATTCTAAAGGGCAAAATGCTAATATTAAAGCTAATATCTTGTCTGATGATGAGATGCGAAGCTTAGGGTTTACTGACTACGCAAAAGATAGATGGTATTTTTGTAGAAGAGTTGGTGGTGAAAATAGTGATATTAGTTTTAATATCACTATTAACAAGAAAACTAAAGACATTCAGATAGATGTTTTAGATGAGATGTTTTTACAGCCATATGATTTTCAAATGTACATTGGTACAGTTGCAGTGGCTAATCGTGTTTATGATGATGTACAGAATTATATGAAATTCTTTATGGATAATGGTGTTATTTATGGATATACAATGGGTGATTATATTTAAAGGTTGGTGATTTCATTGTATACTAATTTTTATAAAATTCGTGATATAATTGATTCTTTGTCAAGTCATATTGATTATGCTCAGGATTGCTTAGATGATATGTTTACATTAGGTGACTCTATTGTTACGTTTGATAGTTATACTAAAAATGCTACTATCATTATTAATAATGATGTACATCATATTACAGATAAGTTTTTATTATCTTATATGGGGTATAATGATTATATCTTTAGTTATGACGCTAAGTTTGATGGCATATTAGATTTCTTCTATGCTTTTCTAAATAATTTCAATGTTTCATTTTTAGACATGGGTTCTAATGTCAATAAGATTGTTGAGTTTAGAAAGAGTTTTGGGTTTGATACAGATTCTGCTAGTGTAGGGTTTTTACAGGGGTTCTTTATGTATATTCATATTAAGTTGTCTGAATTAGATAATTTATAGAGGTTTATTCTTATGGAAATATATTTCACAAGTGATTTACATTTAGGTCATGAAAATATTATACGTCTTACTAATAGACCTTTTGTTTGTGTAGAAGATATGAATAATAAGTTAATACACAACTACAACTCTATTGTACATAAAAATGATTTAGTGTATATTTTAGGTGATTTAACATATAAGATTTCTGTTGATAAGTCTAATAAGTTAATACAACAACTAAAGGGACGCAAGGTCTTAATTCTTGGAAATCATGACTTAAAATATGATAGTCATTTGTTTGAAGATATTCTTGACTATAAAGAGTTCAATCAGAATAAGATTAAGTATGTGTTGATGCATTACCCGTTAATGAGTTGGAATGATAGTTATAAAAATAAAAGTATTCATTTACATGGTCATATTCATGCTCAATATGTGTATAATTTAAAAAATAGACATGATAATATATTGAGATACGATGTAGGGGTAGATGCTAATAATTACTTTCCTGTGTCTTTAACTTCTATAAGGGATTTCTTTAAAGTTCAATTAGAATTCTAGTGAGGGTGGTTAAATGTCTTTTGATGATATTAAATTTAGTAGTGATTATTCTGCTGAGGATATCAATAGAATAACAAAAGATTTCGTAGATATGGTTAAGTATCTTAGAAATAATGAAACATATTATGGTTCTATTGTTAATGAGTGTGATAAGGCTTTGGGTGATTTATATCACTATTGTGAGTTATATTATCCTACAACAAGAAGTGGTAAAACTAAAGTTGTAAGTCTTATTCGTGATATATCGACTATTAGACGTAAGGCTAAGGATATTTTAGAGTTAGTTGAGCCTATCTTTAAGTTAGATACGTCATATACAAATGAATTGGGTAGGGTATCTAATTCTATTAATAAGTCATATAACAAATTATATATTAATGGGCGAAGGTATGTTCCTCGTGTTTTAAATGATTTATTTAAAGATGGTGGTGATTAGTGGGTGTCTGGTGCATCTAAGCTTAGAGATAGAATAGATGGGAGAATAGATAAATATATTTATTCTTATGCTGATGCGTATTTTAATGATGTTGACAGCAGAATATTACATGATGAATTATATAAGAAGTTGGTTTTAGACTTGAAAGATATTATAGAGGAAGAATGTAGTCGGATAGGTTTAAAGTAAAGTGTTGTTTTTATTTATAATCTGTGGTACAATTTATTTACAGGGTTTGATAGTTTAATGAGTCTGAGTGGTTATAAAAATTCTCTCTCAATCACTCTCACATAAGAAATAATCTCCGTAATTTCAATGGAAGTTTTTCTTCTATAATCACTCAGATTCATTAAGCTATCAAACATTTGTATTTTGCCACGTTGTTGCATAAATTTCTCCTTAAAAGCGACTCATATATTTCATCGTGATTATATGAGTCGCTTTTTATTTTAATTTAGTGGGGTATGGTTTGAGCGATTATAAATTAGAGGATAAGTACATCTCTTTCAATGGTATTACATTGGGTGATGACCAGATAGAGTGTGCTGAGTATATGTTAGCTAGGAAAGGGTGTATATTGGGTGGTCAGTGTGGTTTAGGTAAAACACTTATTACATCTGTGGCTAACAAAGTATTGTTAGATAAATATAATACAGTTGTTTCTATTATAGTTTGTCCTGTTAAGGCCCTAAAAGCTTTTAGAAGAGAGTTGTTTGAAAAGTTACTTCTAAAAGAAGATGAGGTAGGTATTATATCTGCTGACTATACTTGGTATAACTTAGATACAAATAGGTTTTTTGTGTGTACGGATACTCAGGTAGAGAAGTTGGATAGAATTACCGCTGAGTTAAAATCTAGAAATATTCCAATGATTCTAAATGTAGACGAGGCACATAAGTTGCAAGATAAGAAGAGTAAGTTTTCAATGGTTATGTCTAACATTCGTTCTAGATGTTCTATTGTATGGCTTATGACTGCAACACCTATTCTTAACTCTTTAGATTCTTTGTATAATATTGTTAACTTTTCTTCACCCGGTTTTCTTGGCAAGAAAGATGCTTTTGATAATAATTTTACTTTGTGGAATTTACGTGACCAATATATCAAGCGTGGTGGTAAGGCTACTAAGATTAAAGTTAAAGATGTCTATGGGTATAAAAACTTAGATATTCTAAGGGAAAAGCTTAATGATATTATTATTGTTAGGGGTAAAGAGTATAATCTTAAATTTACTGCTTTAGAGTGTGATTTATCAGATAAAGATTATGAGATATATAAGAGAGTTTCTAGTGGTATCTTAAATTTTGAGGATGATGCTAGGAATTTCTCACGTAGGATGCATGATTTACAGCGGTTTGTTGATAGGGTTTATACTGATGAAACAATGGAAGATTTGGTATCAAATTACTGTGATACTGAATATTCACCTAAAGAGGAATTATTGCTTAATTCTTTAGAAGGTGCATTTAGTAATGGGTATAGTGTTATTATCTATGCTGAGTATAAGGAAACAATTTCTAGACTAGAATCTATCTTAAAGAAAAACAAGAAAAAATTAAATCTTGGTAAGATACATAAAGTAACAGGTTCTATTAATATTAAGGTTAGGGAAGCTGTCGAAGAGAATATTGGTTCTAGAGATGTTGTGTTGATTACATCTGCTGGTACTGAATCAGTAAATCTACAGAAATGTAACACAATTATATTTTATGATATTTCATTTTCAACTAAGAATATGATTCAAGCAGTTGGTAGGGTTTGTAGACGAGACTCTAAGTTTGATACTCAGTACGCTATTCTTTTGGTAACAAAACGTACTATAGATGAATATAAGTATCGTATGTTCAATAATAACTTGAATATGGTTAAGGGTGCTGTTGGTGCTGGTAAAGATATACCATTATCAGAGGATATGTTATTATCAGATGCTAATGATTTACGTGTTCTTAAAGATGAGTTGCTTTGGGCATATAAAGGTTCTAAGAAGAGGACTAGAAAAGCTAAGACTACTGATTATAAAGTTGTTGAAAAGCAACTAGTTCCTTGTACATATGCAGATGCTAGTGGTGAGATTGCTAGTTATCGTTTTTTAGTTGAGCCGTGTATTTCCAATACTGTTGGTTTTGATTTAGACTCGTGTACTAAGTTGTATTCTTATATTTCAGATAAAGAAATTCCTTTTGCTGTTATTAAGACAAAGTATCATCAATACTTTACTACAGAAGAGGGTAAGAGGATGCTTTTATCTCTTAAAGATGGTGCATTAAACAAAGGTAGAATATTACTAATAGGGAATAATATAGAGATTTCTAAGATGATACAGAAAGAAGTATTGAAGCTTTGTAAATAGTCTTTGTTTTATGTTAAAGAGTGGTTATTGAGTAGAATATGGTGTATGATAGGGGTATAGGTTTCTCTATACCCTTATTTTATTTTGGAGGATTATATGAATACTAGAAATAAGAGTAAGTTAAGAGCATTGATGTTAGTTTTGATGAGTCGTAAATATGTGGTAGATATCATATCTTTTGAAGATGATATTATTAATATCAAGATAAAAAAGATTTAATATAGTATATTTTTCAAAATCCTCTTTACAAAACTTTACACATGTGTTAACATGATGTCAACAGATAAAGTATGTTTCTATTGTGAGGTGATTGAGGTGTATTTTCGTTTATATCATTTTAACAGAGGCTGGGTTAATATACGTAAAGCTATTAAATTGTTGGATAAGGGTGATAACTGTAGCTATATGGGTGTTGAGTTTTATTCTGATGATAGTTTTACTGTTTGTGTTTGTTTCATGGAGGATGGTGTCAATGAGTAGTGTGTGATTACAGTGATGACTTTATATTAAAAGCATTGAGGTGGTATTATCCACGAACTAAGTTTTTTATTTCAGAGGATGGCATTTTAATGGGTAAAGACTTTATGTTTGATGGTATCTATAATGTTTTTACTGTTTCAGATGATATGAAGGAGAAAGCAATAGTATATTATGGGGATAGACAGAAACATAAAGATTGAGAGTTCTTATATTTTTAATGAAAAGTATTATATTAGGGTTTTTGTTATAGTAGATGATTTTAATTCTATTACTGTTGATGGGTTAGATGATATAGTTCATAAAGTTTTAGATAATCATCATAAATGTAAATTTCCATATACTATTACACCTGTTTGTGTTGGTAGTGAGGATTTTCTCTTTTCATTAGATTATTACATTAGGGTTTCATATAATAATGAATTGTCTGATGATACTAGTTCAAATGTTTGTGATGTTGGTTATAGTACTCATGTAGTGTATGTTCAATGGTTTAAGTGGTATATTACATTTAAGGATATTTTTAAGCCAGATGATTTAAGTCATTTTTTGGTAGGTCATATTGGTGATGGTGTATTTTTCAAAGGTTTACGTAAGTTAGTTAATTTTATTAAAAGGTAGATTTAAAAGGAGATTTTATTATGGATAAATTTTGTGATGTAAGAGTAGTTTCTATGGTTAATTATTTTGCTTTACCAACTTCTTCATTATGTTGTCGTGTTGTAGGTGATAACCTAAAAGTTGTAATATGTGATGAGGGTTTATATGCTGGCATGCCACGTCCTAGTGGTGGTTTCATTAACAACAATAATTCTTATCGTTACATTGAAGCTATGCTTGATACTAAAGGTGAGGTTGTTGAGTTTGAAGGTTATATTAACGCTGGGTATGGTTTTGAGTATTTTGAAAGGGATTCTGTTTATGCATTGGGTGCCATCACTAAAGAGCCTAAGGTTAATACAACAACTATAAAGAATTTTATTAAGGAGTAATGGTATATTTTTAAGGGTAGATTAAAAGGAGATTTTATTATGTTTAAGAATTTATTTTACAATGCTGATGGTTCTGTTAGAGAGTGGGTTTATATTGTTCTTTCTATCGCATTTTTGTTTGTTGTTATTGGTGGTTATCGGTTCATACTTGCTGACAATCCACCTCCTGAAAAGATTTTATCTCAACAGTATACTAATGTTTTAGGTAAGAATTTAAACTTAGATGACAGCTTATATTATGCTAGTTATGGTTTTACTAAGGATGCAACTACTAAAGGTGTGTCTAAGTTTAGAGATGTTGATTTAGATTGGAAAAAGATTGATGCTAAGGATTTACCTACAGAGGTTAAATCTCATTTATCTCAGTCAGATGTTGATTTAACTGTTTATGTTGCTGATGTTGATGAATCTTTAATTAAGGGTATTACTGATGTTAAGCATTATGTTCTTGTTAGACATTTTAATGAAAACAATTCTGATAGATTAAGTGGTGTATATACTGTGGTTAAATTAAAAGATGGTGGGGTTAAAGTGTTTACACTAGATGATGCTATTCGCTTTATTACAGCTCATTTAGTTACTAAAGGTAGTAAATAGCATGAGAAAGTATATTAAAAAACCTGTAACTGTAGAAGCTTTTCAGTTTTTCTATAATGACGATGCATCTACTGAAATACTAAAGACAGAGGGTGGTATCGATAATTGTTTCTATGATTGTGATGGTAAACTCTTTTTACGGACACTAGAGGGTGCTATGGCTGTTCGAGATGGTGATTATATCATCAAGGGTGTTAAAGGTGAGTTTTATTCTTGTCGTAAAGACATCTTTTACAAGACATATTATGCTGATGATATCGTAACTAAATACGTTGTACATTTGGAACGTCATGATGTATTTTCACCTATGTTCTTTGATACATTTGAAGATGCTGTTTCTTGGGGTAGAGCAATTTTTGAAAAATATAAGGACATTAATGATTGTGAAATTTTCTTATATCAAAGTTTCAATCATCTAGTAGATGATACAATGACAACTTTTTATGTTTCTAAGTGTAAAGAATATATTCCTTATGTATGGGATGAAGATATCTTAAATCATTTACAGGTTGATGTAGATGATAATAGGGAGTGCTGTTGTATTGCTGATTATACAACAGCTGAGGAAGAAAAAGATTTAGGATTAATTGTCAACGAAGCTATTAGGGGTTGGGTATTCAAGCATAATCTGATTGATAGGGTATGGGGTTATGATATTGAATACGATACAACAGTTTCTGTTCCAATTAAAGAATAGGTATATTTAAAGAGGTAGTATTATCACTACCTCTTTTTATTTTACTTTACACTTCTTTACATATGTGTTATCATTTAGTTGTAGATATTCTAATATATTTGTGTGAGGTAGATTGATATGAAATTGAAAAACTATAAGGTTTTAGATGGCTATCTTGTTGTTAATGATACGATTTATTTTTATTTAGGTTCTTTACGAGGTATTCGTTTAGATGATAACTACTTAAAATTAGATAAAGAGTCATGGGTAGGCGAATGGTTTAGTTTGGTTGATTTTGATGGTGATATATCTGATTTAATTAGATTTGTTGATAGCACTAATAATCTTATTAAAGATGCTAAGTCAAAAGAGTATTTAGTTGTTGAGTGGGGAATTTTCTTTTTAATTATGTTGGTGGTAGTTGTTGTTTCTTGCTTTGTTGGTATGGTTATTGGTGTTAGTTGTGGATTACATATATGAATATAAACATTGATTTTGATAGTTTTGATTCGAGTAGCTTGTTCTACAAAGATAAAATTAAGAGTTATTCATTAGATTATATCAGTTATAATCATATGTTTTTATTAAAATTGTATTAGTACATAATGTTAATACACGTATTAAGTATTACAAGAATGGGATTGAAGATAGGGATTCTTGTTTTGTTGGCAAGATGTTCGCATTACTTCTTATATTGTTTATAGTATTTGTGGTTTATATGTGTGGCATATCTTAATAATATTACATAACAATATTAAACTTTACAATTCAATACATATATGGTATTATTTAAGTAAGATATAGTGATTGTATCTAAAACACTGTATGAGTGTATTATAGTATACAGCTTTATAGTGGGAATGGGTTTGTTATATTAGGCATAAGAGCGGTACATTATACTTTTTACAAACTTTGTTTTATATAACTTATTTTGATGGTGATGACTCATATCCTAGTGTAAGGTTGTGTAATGTTTTACATCGTACTTATTTATGTCTTTTTATTATATAGAAAGCTAACACTATTAGAATACATCAACTGATACATTCACTATATCGAATATTATTAATTTAGTTTTCAAATATTACTTTACATAGTATTACTAAACAATACAAAGTGATACAAAACAAAGTAGTTTTTATAGAGGGGTATATACATATGGATTATTACATTAAAGAGTTTTTAAAGACTAATAAATTAGAGACTGGTGTACCATTTAAGGTTAAGGAACTTAGACGTTTAGTGGTAGTTGATGAGGATGGTTCTTTTAAGTATGAAGATAGTGGTGAGGTATTAGTATTAGGGGATGTATTTAGTATTCTAAGTGGTGCTTATCATGTAGAGTTAGCTAACACTAAGTATAATTGTGGTGATACTTATTATTTTGTATCTGATGCATACAATGTTAAGTCATCTACATGGGGAGATAACATTTATGATTATGCTTTATTGAGTATGGGTAATGTATTCAATGCACGATTTGAGGCTGAGAATCATAAAGAGGAAATCCTTAATAAGTGTAGAGAGATTAATACTAAAGATACTAAGGTAGTAACTAAGAAAGATATTTCTGAAGTGTTAAATGATAATGTCAACATCTTATCTAATAAAGTCAAAGACATTGGGGACACTGCTACATTGTTAAATAAAAAGCTTAAAGATGGTGTAAGTGGTATGGCATTGTCTATCGATAAAGATAGCATTGATAGTGGCAAGTATAAAGGCTATACATTACATAATGGGGTTAAAAAAGACTTTGATATTAATGCAACTAGTTTAGGTGAGGCTATTCGTGAAGCATTAAAGAAAAGCTTTAAATAATATAGGTAATATTAGTTAATATAGGTAGGTGAGTGTGGTATGTTAGAGAATACAATTAAGATGATAGTCAATACATTAGATTATTATTATAAAGATAATCTAATTGATGGTGTAAGTACTGATACAAGTGGTAGTAATTATGTTATGTCTGTTGATTACTCTTTAGAGAGTGCTAAGTGTACAATAACGGATGGAACTATGACGATGGATGCTACTCTATACTATAATGATAGAGTATGTAACTTGTATATTAGGAATTATACAGAGGGATATAATACTTCTACATTAGATACTATCATTCAAGGTATTTGTCATTATGAAGAAGTGTTACAACGTGAGAGTGATATTGAGGTTAATGTAACACTTATTTAATATAGGTGATACTATACAAAAGATAATTATGTGAGATAAGGTGATTTATTTATGGGTTTGATTCAATTCAAGTTGCGGAGTGGTGCTTTACAAAAGGTGATACAGAAACGTATGATTTCTATAAGTGAGTTATCTAGACTGAGTGGTGTAAGTCGCCCAGCTTTGTATAGCTTAATTAATGAAAATGTAAATTATGTTCGTATTAGTACTTGTAGGAAAGTAGCAGAAGCACTTAAAGTTGATGTAGATACATTGTTTGAGGTAGCTAGTGATACAGCTACAGAAGAAGTTAAATAGATGGAAAGATTTTATAGTTTAGATATCAAGACACAATATGTGTTACAAGATAGTGTTAGGAAGGATACATTTAAGAACATAACAACTGTTGATGGTGTTCAGTGGTTGTTATGGACTTTCTATCATTGGGGTATTAAGTATTTAACATATGATACAGTTAAGGGGTTACAATTATTTCATGGTAGACCTGTGTATGATGTAAGTACTAAAAGATGGTATGGTACTAAAGTAGTAAAAACAGAGACTGTAGAAGATACTACTGGTACAAGTGGTGAAGTTCATTGTGAGGGTGATATTCGTGGAGAAGGCACTGTTAGTTCTGGTATTCATAATGGGACTAATGAAGTTGAAAGAGGAAACATCACTAATGAAGTTCATAGTGATATTCTTCCTATGGATAATCATAATGGCGAAGATTTAGAGAGAGGTAATACAAATGGACATGGTAGTAACAATCATTCTAATGGGGATGGGACTAACATTCATGACAATGACGGAGAATTTGATGGGGAGAATACTCATAGCATTTCTAGTGATGGTGGTGTACAACCTGTTATTTTAGGTGCTAATATACATGAGGTAGTAGAGTATACTGACAAAGGGAATGTACCTAAAGACATGTCTTTCTATTTACATTCATTGATTTCTAGTGTATTTGAGTTGTCTGAGGGTATGGCTATTGAGTTAACTACACAAGCTATTGAAGATGATGTAACTAGTAAAAAATTAACAGATGGTGCTGTAGTAGAAGTATCTAATAATGGGGTGACATGGTTTAAGCGTTATTTTAAATCGATTGAGCCTAACTTGTCTACTAAGTATTGTGTATATGGTGGTGGACGTACAAAAGATACAGTACGAGATATGGCTGATGTAGAATATTATCAGTATATGAGGTATACAGATACTACACATACTGATATGAGTACGACTAGTGTATGTGCTAATGGGTGTGGTAATTGTAACAGTACTACAGTTAAATTTGAGGGTGTGAGGAATACAGTAGATGGGAGAGTTGTTTTTGCTGATAGGGGTAGTTTAAATAGATAGGATATCTATAGTAGATATAATATAAAGGTTATGGGTAATAGTAAGAGTTGTAGTAATAAAAATACTAAAGATGAGATTAGGTATCTTCCAGAAAACATTGTTAAGGTGTCGATTGATATGGGTGAATATCTAAGGCTTAAAGAAGTAGAGAAAGAGTGTGTAGGTCTTAGGAAAGATATATTAGCATATAAAACAGATTCTATTTTTGTAGAAGAGCATGAAGTGTGTTATGAGCGATTACATGAAAACTTATACAATGAGTTAGAAGTATTGTATACTAAGTATCGTGGTTCTGCTATATGGAATTTAGATATTACATTATGTGGTGTTATAGCTTTCTTTGTTAGAAAGTACTTAGAGGGTAGTCCTGAAGCATTTGATTATGATGAGAATTCTAGATTGCGTTACAATACATTAGTACATGCTGTTACATCATTAGAATATTTTTTTGATAAATCTACTAGTGAAGATAACTTAAATGAGGAAGATAGGGAATTAGTATTAGAAGCTTTATCTGAGTTGAGAGAGTACTGGTTCTCTATGTGGACATAGAGATTTACTGTGAGAGGATTGAGATATATGCGTTATGTTTTATTGGGATTTATTCTATTGACTTCTCTTTTTATAGGTGGTTGTGGTGATTGCTTTGTTGGGTGTGGTGATACTACAGTCAAAAATCAGCCATCATTATCTGCTAGTAGGGAAGAGAAATTAAACTATTATATTACTAGTCAAAGTGATAGTTTAATTGAACAGAATAAAGATTCAGATGTGTTTAGTCATAGATATACTGCTAATGAACTTGGTACTGTTGATTATTTGCCTAAGACTTTTGAATATATGGATAGTAAAGGGTATAAGGTAGATTCTATTAGACATGACGATAATACTGCATTATATTTTGTTTCTAAGACAATGTATTTTATTAGCAATGCTAACAAAGGTGTCACCGTGACGTATAGGAAGAAATGATATAGAAAATATGTAAGTGGCTTATGTACGAGAGTATACAGTAACGCATATTATTTATAGGAAGTAGTTATATGGATAAAAAGGTTATCATTAAATCTATAGTGTTTATATTATTTTTTGCTGTTTACTGTTTTGTAGAGAGCAGACGATAATCATTTAAAAGGGGATTAAATACATGGTAGTAAATACTGATATACGTATAAAACTTCGGTATATTCCATAGTATGTATTATTTAGTCAGTTATATAGGAAATTGTACACAAATGAGTAAAAAGAAAAAGAAATTAAAACGTATTAAATGGTTTAAAAAGGGTAGATATAGAGATAATGGTCATGTAGGTAGTTTATCTGATGGAAATATAAACTGGAATTATTTTGAATACTAATTTACAAAATAATTTAGATTATCTCATCAATGGAATAAAAGGGGATTAAATATATGGTAGTATGTTCTGTAAAAGACTTAATAAATGAATTATTAGAGACATCGTGTTATGTTGATGATACAGTAGAAGTTGTCAATGCTGTAGGTACACCATATCAAATTGCTAAGGTAGTTAATAAAGATGGTATTGTGACATTGGTGTTAGATGATGAGTAGATTTCTATGTGAATTTAATTTTCAACAAATATTAGGCAGGCATTTATTTAAGAAGTATGTGTGTGTTCCTAATGTATCTATGTATGAATACAGAAATGGTGAATATGAAGCCGACTTTCTGTATTTTAATTTAAAGACACTACATCTAACAGAGGTTGAGATTAAGTTATCTGTACGAGATTTCTTAAATGATTTCAAAAAGAAACGATATCATGATAGTAAGGAAGTCATGTATTTGTATTATTGTATGCCTAGTGAGATGTATTATGATAATCAAGAGTTGATTGATTCTAAGTTAGGTGACGCTGGTCTAATATTGATTAATGGTGTAGATACTGACACAGAAGATGGTGCGTTCTACGAATTTGATTGTTATAAGAAACGTGCTAAGAAACGCAAAGGTGTTTCTAAGTTATCAATCGATAGAGCAATGTATTATATGCGTATAGGTTGTATGAAGTGGATAATCAAATAAAAGGGGGTTATATTATGGCAACAATAGAAAACAAACGATTTACTAAGTTTAGATTACAGTTAGAATTATTGGCATCACATACAAGTTACAATCCTGAGGATTTAGTATTCAAATATTACTTTAAAGGTGTAACATTACCTACAACTAATTATGGTGATATTAAATTACATGAAGTACGATATAGGTTATGCGATTATTTCGTGATTGAATACTATGTAGGGAATGTACGACTTGTTGATACATATGACTTAAAGGTTAGTGGTGATTTAGATTGTAATAATATTATCAAAGAGGTTGTACAGTGTATAAGTGATGTTATTGATTGTGTAACGATAAACTTTAAAGATAGAACTGTTGCTAATGACTTTATGAATGAGTATCTCAGTAATTCTATTGATGATAAAGAAGATACTATTCTGTATCATTATAGTGGAAGTGATTTTGTTGTTATCTATACAACCGACTTTGTTAATAAGGGTGCTTATAGGATTAATAAGTTCTTTGTAGAGAATTTAGTGGATTATGAGTATCTTAGAGGTGATACTATTAAGAATTTTAAACTTATCAAACATTATACTGATGTGGTGTATAGTGATAAAGATACAGAGGTTGCATATTATTAATTTATAGAGGTATATATGTATGATGTTTCATTTGAGATATTATTAATACAGTTAGCATTTGTTATATGTGTAATTTGTTTATGCTATGGGTTATATCAATTAATCCTACCTAATATGAAGCTTAAAACATATTTACGGTTTGAGAATATGTATCATAATGGTGAGTTATTCAATGCATCTAATTTTGATGTATATTGGAGTGCAGATAATACGACATGTGTAAGTGTAGGTGAAAAGTATGTCGTATTTGGTATAACTGAAAAAATACTAATTATGATGGTTACTCAGTTATGGTTGTACATAAAAGAAATTTGTATGAAAGTGCTATGTATGAGGAAGACTATCTTAGGAGTTATGGTAGTGTGCTAGATTTTGTGTTTTATATAGTTGCATATCGGTATCGTAGGTATGGTAAAGAGATTGTTAACTATTATGAAGTATCTTATGAATTAAGTGGTAAATAGATTTATTGTGTAGAAGGGGTTTATAATATAGTGTGTATTCATAGGGATGTAGAGCATAGGACACGTTCATATACAGAAAATAATGAAGTGATTAGTACTCATAAAGAGGTACTAAAAGATTTAGAGTATATATGGGGTTGTTACCCAGAGTTACGTTTAGGGCAATTACTATGTTATATTGCATCTGAGGTATTGGGTACATCTGACCCATTCTATTTAGAAGATAGTAAGTATCAAACATTTAGGGATACTGTAGCAGATAGGTATAGAGATATATGAAAGAATCAAGTGGATGGTTAGATATATTTAAATACACGTACTTTGTACTACAGTTGAAGCTAGAAGTATATTCCTACTAAATCGTTTGATTGGTAGTTCTACAGGATTATATCAACAATGTATTAATAAGGGTGTATTAAAGTTTCTAGATGCATATGAGCGGGCGAATGAGGGTAACTATGAAAAGTTTTTAAAGTCTGTTGAAAAATCAGTTGAGGATTCAGATGATAAAAGCTTTAAGGATTATTCTGAGGTATACCTAAATGGGTTTAAAGCACATTATAATGTAGAAAGAAATATGCGTGTTATAGCTACTAATGAACTAAAGAAACAGACAGAGGAGTTAAAGTGTAATGAATATATTATTTAAGCGTGGTGTAGTTGTATTTTCAGTGTTGACTTTATTAGGTACTACATATGTAGGTGCTATTAGTACTGCTAGACCTGTAGTCATTAGTAGACCACCTGTTGTAAAATCTACACCAGTAGCAAAACCAGTAACTAAAACTAGTACTCCAAAGAGTAGCAGTACTAAATCTTCTACTGAGACTAAGACAACTAATGTAACAAATAATTATTACACTACTAATAAGAGTGGTGGTTTCTTTGATAGTTTCACAGGTGCTTTTGCTGGTACGTGGTTCTATCATACATTATTTGGTAATAGCGATAACAGTAGTTACAATGTTAATACTGAAGGGACACAAGAAAGTACTGATAGTGGAGATACAGAAGAGGTATTTAGTATTAGTTATTGGATTACGAATAATTTAGAATATCTTAAAAACTTATTATTTGGTGTTAAGTAGGGTAGATATTATGTTACAAAATCTAAAGAATAAGGAATATATACAAAAGTTATTAAATGCTGAGAGTTGTGATAGAGTACATGATTTGTGGTGGGATAAGCCAGATGGCTTGTTTGTTAAATGTGTAGATACTATATTTGAGGATGCTGTTGGTGATTCTACTAATACTCATAAGAGATATATTTATCAAGGTGTAGATGGTAAATTTTATGAGTATTCCTATTGGGAAGATTATTTTGGTGAAATTGATTGCTATAGGTTTAGAGAGGTTACACGACAGCCTGTAACAACATATGAATGGGAGTAGACAATGATGAAAGATTTACAAGAAAAAGCAATTAACTCAGCAAGAGGAGTTTTATTCAGTAATTGTGGGTATAGTGCTGACAAAATCACTACAGATAAGATGTTTATTGTTTGGTTTTGTAAAACGTTGCAGAATTGGAAAGCTATTGTAGGTGGTACTGAAATTAAAGAATTAATTGAGGTAACATACAATGGTGATAAAAATGAAGCATATGTAGATGTATATGATAAGAAGTTAAACGTAGCTATTCCTTATGATTGTGGTATGAGTAAAAATGTATAGTATTAGTATTCATCCACCAATCATAGCTATGCTAGTTCTTATATTTTTAATGTTATTAGATGTGTTAGTAGGGATATATCTTTGGGATACTGTTACATTATTAAGACGTGGTGTAGGTATAAAAGATGTTTTAACATATATTGTTAAATTGTTACTATATGTAATGGTTTATCTGTTTATAACATTAAACATGGTACTAATATATGTTAACTTAAAATAGAATATGGGTATAAAAGTTTTTTATGGGGATAATACAAATAACTAAAAAAGTTTGTATTATCTCTTTTTTATTACATTTAGTATACTATATGTGTAATGGTAGTTCTTATAAAAGGAGATAAAAAATGATTCCTAGTTATAAGTTAATGTATGAAGTAAATAAAGAATGTATTTCATATTTACAAAGTGTGTGGGGTAATGACGAGTGTGAGAGTTGTACATATACTGAAATTTATTCAAACTTAATGGAAGAGGTATGTGATGGGGCATTAGATGTTCCATTGTACACTAAAGAATCAAAAGAATATTACAAAGTAAAAAGAGAGGTAAACTTTAATAAGTATATGCTAGATATCTTGTTAAAGCTATATGAAAAGAATAAAATGAAGTATACGTATCAAGTAGATAACGTAACATATTATTCAGATGAGTTTTATGTGTTAGAGAAAGAATTAGAAAAATTGCTAGTAAAGGAGAATTAATATGAAAAAGAATAAAACGTATAAAAAGTTTGATTCACAAACATATCGTATGGTCATGAGTATGTTAACCTATTTTGAAAGCCTTGGGGTTAAGGATATTGTAAGATATGTAAATTGTAGCAAGGTGTATTACAGAGTTAGAATAGATGGTTATTTTCTTAAACTTGATTTGGTTAGCGACATTATGAAGAATATACCTAAGAGATATGTGGTAGCATTTGATATCTTTATGGGTAAAGTATTTAAACGTGTGATTCAGAGAGTACATACGTTTTATAGGGATGAGTATTATTCTATTAATTTCTTAATGGAGTATCTACAGGATAATAGTTATATTGTACCTATTTGGTTAGATGATATTGATTGTATTCGTATGTATGCTGAGAGTGATTATGACAAGGGTGTTGCCTTGAAGTTGGTTAATACTGTATTAAATAAGAAGTCAGAAGTCGAGGATATTTTAGGTGATACTATGGTTAATAATAAAAACACTACAATGCTAGCTAAAGAAGATTTAGATAAGAACTTCTCTTATTTATATGAAACATTACTTAGATTACATATTAAGGGTTATAATACTCTTGAAGTTGGTGATAATATTATTGCTGTAGTACAGGGGTATACACAAGAAGATTTAGACAATCATGCAATTAAACGTAAGACATACTTAAATATCACTTCTACGTTTGATTTGTTAGATTTATATAGACCATTGCGTAGGGGTGTATATTCCATTAGAGGTATACTTAATTTACCTTGTGCAGGTGATATTGTCTACATGGGCGATAAACCTTATTATTTACATAGTATTTCTCTTAATGATGTAGGTACAATGTATTTCTTATATCCTAATCACTTAAATAGAGAGATGTATGAATTGTTAGGGGATAGGAATTTAGAGATGACATATAAAGTACGTATGGCTAAGAAGAATACTACATGTAATATGTTTGAAGATAGTTATCAAGATAAGTGGAATGCATTTATAGGAGGTTAATAATGGTAACACAATATTTTAACGCTGATGTTATTACATCTGAAGAGTATGTTGGATATGTACGTACTATCTTTCAATTACAATCTGCTATTAATATGGTGGGTTTAGATGGTGGTATTCAAGTTGTTAATAATAGATTACGTTTCTATAATGCAGAAGATGAAGATATCACACCTGAATATAAAGATTTGAAAAAGTTGGGTGTGAATACTAATCTTCTACTTAAACATAATAATGCTATTTCTGATTGTGTTGTACACTTAGAAACAACTGTAAAGGAATTGTATGATAAGGTATGTCATACTGTTGTTAGTGATTATGGTAATATAGCTAGATACTATCGTGCCAATGAAGATAAAAATTTAGTACCTAGTTTCGTGTATTTACGTGAGTTCGATAATCAGGATGAATCTGATAAAGTTAAACTGTTGTATGAGTATCAATATTTGTATGATTATATTAATAATCTTTGTAATATGAATACTAATAGAGGTATGGATGATATTATTAAGACACAGTATGATGTACATAGGGATTGTGTTAATTTTGTCATAGAACATACTAGTATAGATGCAGTCACTCCGTGTACTATTGTTAGAGATAATATAGCTATTCGATTGTTACCTACAGTTGTGTTTAGTGGTTCTCATAAAATTAAAGTTAGGGATGTGTTGAATAATGTCGATACAGTTATTCGATACTTGATTAGATTACATTCTGATTCATTTAAAGTTGCTTATGATGGTTTAAGTCGCACAGATTCTAAGTCTTTTGATAAGGTAGGGTTGAAACAGATTAATTATGTTACAGAGGGTAATGGTTTTGTAGTATTTGGTGATAATGTATTTTCTGTGCATGTTGATAGTGATAGAGTTAAACATTTAGTCAATCAATTAAATTATGTGCATAAAGTCGATTGTTTTATTAAGGCTATTGAAGGTCATCAGTACCTATTAAATACACCTATTATTGATAACTATGTGACAGTTGCTAGTGCTATACAGTCTTATTTACAATATCAATATGAAAGTGTTGTGGGTTATAGTGATTATAGTAAGTACATGCCGTATGTGTGTTTGTTGTTATCCGCTACTAGTGTGAGTTCTGTTGGGTACGCACATATTCATCAGAGTGTTAATATGCATTTAATTCATTATCGTAGTTTTATGGTTGATACGGATAATAGTGATAGGTTAGATATGTTGTTGTCTTATATTGATTTTTGTAAAGATAACTATAATTCTGATTTTACGTGGCACAACGATAGACATGTTATGGTAGTTCATCACAAGCATAAAGGAGATGAAGTTCTTTCATTGCATAAATATATTGATGACCACTCTATTGGTTTTAATTTAGATGTAGATGATGTATTAGATTTACTAAAACTATCTAGAGGTTTAGTTAAGAGTTTCTATAATACATTAAATGCAGATAAAGATGTTGTATTCATTGATGCGTTGAATGGGTTTAGAATGATTTCAGATATTGCTAAATCTAAAGAAGATAAATACATTACACTAGATTATGAGATTGATAAATATCTTAATTGTAATACTAATTATATGGGGACTATTAATAGTGACTCTTTATTAACATGTTCTGATATGGTGTTTCCTTTAGATGGTGTACGTTATTATACTAAGGATGTAAGTAACTATAAACCTATAGTATCTATAGTTGAGAAACGATATAAAGGGATGAGAGTTGTATTACGTCTTATACTTGATAAATTGTATGGTATCTTTAGTGAGATTAAGGCTAGGGACATTAAAACAGTATCTATTGGTGTAGAGGATTTCAAAGATTATAGTAACTTATCATTCATTGTTAAAACATATGATGGTAGAGTTGAAACATATCCATTACTTGTTACTGATATGTTTAGCTATGCTGTGTATAGTTTGTTTCATGAGGATATTGGGTATCAGATTTATGATGCTACATTAAAGGAAGTATATGATATCCTATCTGAAGTCAGGGATATGATGGTAACTAGTTTTAACTTCATTGATTTTGATGAAGATATTTTTGTAATAGTTGATAGTTTACGTACATTATCTGTAATAGTAGACAATTCATGTGATAAAAAAGGGGCAGAAAAAATGAAAGTAGTACATTCTAAAGAAACAAAATTAGTGCGTTCTAGTGATGCTAAAAATCTTATGTTAGCTAAAGACCTAGCTATGGAGTTTATTGATAGTGGTTATGATGTGATTATGCGTGATGGTGAGGATTTAGTGGTATATTCTAGTACAGATAATAGCTTGCAAGAGTATGTACCAAAGTCTTTACAAAACATTTTCTATGACGTAGATAAGTTAGACTTGTTACCATTGACATATTACGTGTATATGTGTAAGTAATGTAAAGGAGATTAGATTATGATATACAATACAGAAGAGATACGATTAACAGATGAAGAATATGTGAGATGTATAGAATTATTCTATACATTAAAACATAAGGGAAATAGTTATGGCTATGATTCTAAGATTACATCTATTGAAGAGAAGGGCATAGATTTTGAAGGGGATTTCTTTAATTTTGATTTAAGTGAGGGCATAGTTGAACAGTTTGAAATGTTATCTGTTATGACGATTAAGACTGTGTTAGATAAGTTACGTTTTATCTTGACTCATGCTATTTATAGTTTGTATGAAGTGCAAGAGTTATTGAAAGAGAATAAAACAGCATATCGGTTATGCCCTAATTTTACTCTTAATGCATATTTAGAGGGGAATGTATTTAAGAATGTTCTTAACTACCTATTAGAGTGTCATAGATTATATAATTACTTTGTAGATGGTGATTATTTTAATTGTTGTATTCGATATGTACATGATGACTTTAAAAATCCATTTCATATGTACAATAATAAGGGTGAGGACGTACCGTTGTTATCACCTGTGATTCAACACGTAGCATTTACAACTAATAAAGAAATAGCTGTACATGAGGTTATGGATAACCTACATGCGGTTATGTTTATGTTATCTAAGTTACATCTTGATAAACTCAAATTGTTACGTAAAACCTATCAAGATGAATTAGAGAGTGTTAGCAATGGGTATCATATTCGTGTACGTTACAATGATACTAGAGATGTAGGGTTGATTAATACATTGTATGTTAATTTACCTAAAGATATTAAGAGTGAAGATGTAGAACATATCGATACTGTTAGATTGGTTAAAGATGTAGTTGATGCAATTACTATTGGTGTGAGTTGTAATTATTCTTGTGAGAAAGATAAGATAACTGTGTTTGATGTCGTAAGTGCTATGGTGTGTCATTCAGATATATTATTACGTGATACATATGGGGATGGGTATACAAATTATAGTGTAACTGCTAAAGTGTTCTTAGATAAGATGAGTTGCAACGGACTTAATAAGCATATATCACAGGCTATGATGTTATATATCATTTATTACTTTAGGTACAAAATCAAGAATGATACATATCTTCGATTAGAACGATTGAAACATTCACTAGAGTTTGAAAATGGTACATTTGATAATGATGTAACATGTAAAGACGGACATATTTTAATTCTTAATCGTAGGTACATTGAGAGAGATGAATTAATAGGGAGTATTATTAATTTTAATACGTTACCTGTAAAAGAGTCTGACTATAGTACTATGATTCCTAGTGTGTTATGCATGATGTTAGATGTCTTGAAGGTTATTGGTTCTACATGGTATTATCACGCAAGATTTACTACACCAATGCATATGGTTCAACTTATGTATGAATTACGATATGAGAAGTATGATAATTTATTCTGTGAGTATTATACAAGTAGTGATACATTTAAGTTATTGCCAGATACATATTGCTCAAATAGTGATGACGACATACCTATCAGTTGGTATCGTTGTGGGAATATGATATTACCTACATATGGCACATATGATATAAATAATATCTTAAAAGATACTGTGTTTGTTAATAGTGGGTATCTCACAGAGGCTAGAATGGGTTTAATCACTTTGTTGAAAGTGGTTGATGATACACTACAAGATGTTACTAAAGAAGTTGATAGCTTAGAGTTACGATATAATATGTCTGACTATAATTATAATATGGAGTTCTATATTACATTCACAGATGGTGAGACAGTAGTTAGACATACTGAGTTTAATCTAGCAGACTTCTATTATCTGTATGGGTTATTATTATACTGTGAAAGTACTGAATGGAAAGAACTTCTATTCAATACTAAAATCGGTATCTATTCTTTCAAGACAACAATTAAAGATATGGCTTATCGAATTAATGCAGTTGCTAAAGAATTCTATACATTTAGTGGTGATATAATCGATAATGATGTGTATAATATCTTGGAATCAGTTATGAGTCATGCTAAGGGGTATAAAAAGAGTAATGGTAATGATGGTAGTATTATGAAAGAGTTGAAGGATTCTTTGGGTGTTAATACTATTGACCCTGTTGTTGAGGTATTAACTAAATATAGTAATGAAGTTGATGTTAAATATATAGCAAGGGTATTATCTAATGAGTTCATGCTTAATGGCTATGATTATATTGTTGTAAAAGATGATAAGATGAAAGTATATTCTACAGATGGGAGTAAGTGTCAGGTCATTGCTAAACCATTACATCGTTTCTTCTATAATGCCGATACGATTGATAAGTTACCTTTGTTGTATTATTTAATTGATTAGGTGTACTATGGATGGTGTTAATGCTATATTAAATTATGCATATGGTGTATATTCTATACTAGGGATTTCATTATATGTGTTTGTTGTATTGTTAATCAGTGTTGTGTGTGGTATTAGTAAGTCATATCAATTAGATGTGTTCTGTAGAGTATATGCTAAAGTATCTATATTGTTATCATTAGCATTTGTTGTGATTGTTTCTATTATTAATACCATATCATTTATATTAGAGTAGTTTTAGGGGGAGTGTATGAATAGTGTTTCTACAAGTGTATCAGATGTACTACAGCATTTAGGGATTGAATATATCAGAAGAGATACAAGTAATAATTACTATATGGTTACAGATAGTGGTGAGAAGATTTCTTGTGATGAGTTCTTTAAAGTTGTATGTATGCATCTATTACAAGATAGAGATGAAATGTATGTAGATAAGAAATAGTTTAAAGAGGTAGTTAAAATCTACCTCTTTTTATATTATCACTTTACAATACTTTACACATATGTTATACTATATATGTACCAGATAGGTGGTACTAAATATTGTCTTTCAAAAGATAAGGAGAAACAAAAAATGGAATTGATTAAATTACTTAGCGGATTGCCTTGTTTGTTGTCTATTGCATGGGGTTTTGGATATGTAATTATGCAAGGTAAGGGTTACTATCCAACTAAATGGTATAAATTAGTTGGTTTAATTTTACTTGTTTTATCCATACTAGATATTTTTGTTATTAATGCAGATTTATATCCTAAGTATTAATTTACTTAGGATATAGCAAAAAGGAGATATAAAATGGTTGTTGTAGCATTTATAGTAGTTGTAGTTATGGTGTATGTAACTATGATTGGTAGCAAAATTCATGAAGAGTGTGATAGATACGATTCTATTAAGACATATGAAACTCTTAGGAATGACAAAGAGTTTCTTAAAAAGATTGGAGGTTAATTATGTTTTTACCTGTAATTGGTTTGTGTGTGTTGTTGTTACTTATTTATGTAGCAGTAACATTGTTTAAAATTAGAAAGAATTATCATTTCAAAGATGCTAGTTATGTTGAGGTGGTATCGGTTGAGCGGGATACTAATTTAATTCCTTTCATTGTTGATTTCTTTGGGAAGATGGTACTTCCTATGGCTATTTTAACTGTAGAAAGTTATACATGGTGTGCTATTCTTTTGTTTGTATTTGTTATCTTTGGTTTTTATTCTATTAGGGTTGATATGAATTTCTTATATGCATTAATTTTTAATGTGTATAAAGTTAAAACAGAAGATGGTATTGTATATACTGTATTTTCTTTTGAAGATATTGAGTATATTACTAGTGGTAAATACTTAGAGGTAGGCAATGGGGTTCTCTTATACAGATGAAGTAAATACTAGGCATCATATTGTTAATAGTGAGATAACAAGACCGTATCTTGTTAAGGCATTAGATATAGATGATGCTACAAAAGAATATATGGGTTTCTATTATGGGTATGTCATTAAGCATAGTCATTTTACTGATGAGCGTAAGGATTATCTGTTACTCATAGATGAAGCTACGCTACAGAAAGATGCTAGTGTGTCTAGGGTAGAGATTGATTATAATACGATTAGGCAGTCTACTGGTGTGTTAGATAGTAATGGTAGATTGTTATTTGTTGGTGATATCATTTCTTTTGTTAACAGGGATGATGTTAAATATATTATTGTTAAGGGTTGCAATGGTTTTTGTTATATGGATATAGATAACAAAGATAAAACAAAGATTCCTTTAATGTGTAATAAGTATAAAGATAATGTTAATACAGATATTGTATATGTGGAGGGTTAATATGTCAGTTGAATTGATTACAGCACAAATCAGTACATTAGAAGAGAGAATTAAGGTTTCAAAACAATTATTATCTAAAATTGATAATTTAAGTGATACAGATACAAATGCAATGAAGAAACAAATTAATGATTGCATTGTGAGTTTTGAGGTTTTGAATTTCTTGTTAATGGAGCGTCAAGTGATTGAAACAAAGGAAGAAGAACTTAATTCTGTACTAAATACAACAGATAATGTAGAAGTACCTACACAGACCGTTGGGTTAGATGGTGAGATAATTGAATAGTTTAGCGTTAAGTATTATAGGTGGGTTTGTTTTAATTGTACCTACAGTGTTGTTTCTATACATTATGATTCAATTATTGTTTAGAGTATTAAGAAATGATATAATATTTTCTAGTGGGTTTATACATTTATTAATTGTATATGCTATCATATTTAGTATTTGTTTTGTTGGTGCATATGTTGTGTACATATGCAACTGAAAGGTGTTGTAATGGCAAGTAAAGATTACATTTTTAAGATGCTAGCCGCTAGTTCTCATAGTAAGGATGCTAGGGAAGAACATGATTTCTATTCAACAGAGCCTAGTGCTGTTGAGGACTTGTTGCGTTATGTAGATTTACAGCATAAAGTTACTGAGCCTAGTTGTGGTAATGGTAATATTGCTAATGTGTTACTTTCTCATGGACATGAGGTAGATGCATATGATTTAATTGATAGGGGTTTTGGTTATACAAAAGACTTCTTATCTGATAATACTCAGATTGATGGTGATATCGTAATGAACCCACCATATAAATACGCTATGGAGCATGTATCACATGGTATGAGTATTTTAAAAGAGGGTGGTAAACTTTGTGCTTTTCTTAAAGTACAGTTTCTTGAAAGTCAAAAACGTAAACCTTTGTTTGATGCATATCCTTTAAAATATATGTATGTGTTCAGAAAACGTACAAATTCTTATCGTAATGATGATAGGTCTTTAGGTGGTAGTGCTGTGTGCTATTGTTGGTACGTATGGGAAAAAGGTTACACAGGTGAACCAACAATTCGATGGATTGATTAGATAATTAAGTATTTGTATATGTGTAACTTTTGATTTTGTGTTATACTATATACAAATACTTTTTATTTTAAGAGGAGATTAATAAAGTGGATAGATATGGACGTGTAATTTACGATAAAAACTTTCATACTAAGAATTTTATTCTGCATTATAAAAATCTAATAGATGTAGATAAATTTAAAGCAGATAGGGTATCATATGGTAAGCGTATAGATACATTATCTAAGCAGTTATCAGAGATTGATATGGGTAAGAATATTTTATTTATTGGTAGTCATGATATTCATCGTGAGTTATTCTTAGCTATGTTAAGTCGGTTTGAAACATTACAATCATATTACTATTGTAGTATGATGCAACTACATGATATCTTTTGGGGTAATAGAGGTAGTGAAAATACTCATTTAATGGATGAGGATAAGATGTATTCACTACAGGATATTACCGAACGTGTATTGTGTGTATATATCAATCGTGAGATGATTCCTACACGTAATGCTAGTGTAGTTGGTACAGTGATTACTAATAGGTGTATGTTACCTAATAAAGTCAATTGGTTGTACTTTCATGGTTTCACATCTGATATGTTAGATAGGGATGGTTATAAATCTATCTATGATTTGTTTAAGTCAGGTGATAGTTTTACTATTATTGATTTAAATAAAGACATGCCAAACTTGTTTAGTAGTGAAACAAAGATTGTTAAGTCGACTACTAAAAAGCGTAAAAGTGTTAAGACAGAAGAGGTTGCAGAGACTTCTAACAATGTTTCTGATTTATATTGATAAGGGAGTGGTTTAATGAGAAACGTAATATATTCATGTCTATCTAAGTCAGACCCTTATTATGTGGATTATCTTAGAATCTTTGAAGAGGAAGCTGATAACTATAAGAAACAGTTCAAGATTGATGGTGTTCTTAGTGATGTGGAGCGTAAGTTTATGGATTTCATCATTAAGTCCTATGAAGTGAGTGGTGAGACACCTAGTCTTGATTTGTTTGTTAAGATGTTTAGTGAATATCCAGTAGAGGATGATTTACGTGTAGCAGAAGAGATTGGTATCAATGATTTTAGGGTATATATTTTTAATCTGATTGATAAGAGGGTTAATAAATATATTGCTAATCGGTTAGATGAGTTAAATGCTAAAGTAAAGAGTGATGGTATTACAGATGATATTGCACAAGAGTTTACTAAGTTAACATCATTGTCTAATCGTAATAAAGCTAAGGATATTAATATTGAAATAGATTCTAAGCAAGAGTATGATAATAAGAAGTTACGACCTGTTGGTTTAGTTACAGGTATACCAGAGATTGATGATAAAATCGGTGGTATGAGTCCTGGAACTGTAACAACGATTGCAGGCTTCACGTCCCAATACAAAACCACATTTTCACTAAATGTGGCACATCTTAACGCTTATGAGTTAGGGTATAATATCTGTTACTTATCACTAGAAACACCTAAAGAAGATATTAATTGGAACTTATTATCTTGTCATAGTTATAGTACTAAATTCCAACGATATAACTTTGTATCACATGCAAAGATGCGTTGGGGTACTATGACAGCAGATGAAGAGGATTTTATCTTTAATGAGGTAGAACCTGATTTGAAGAATGATTACATAGATGATGAGGGGAATACACGTAAGCGTGGCAAGGTTATTATTCTAGACGAATCTGATTTCAAGACTTTCTCTTTTGGCGAGATTTCTAGTGTTATTGAAAAGGTAGACGATAAATTAGGTGGTAAGCTTGATTGTGTTATTGTGGACTATATTCAGTTGTGTAAGTTTAGTGGTCAAGGTGTAACTTATGATGCTAACTCACAGATTAATAGCTACGTAACATTCTTTAGACGTTTAGCACAGAATTTCAAGAAAGAGATTAAGGAAGATGGTACTGAGGAAGTACGTCAGTTAACGATGATACTGTTAGCACAGATTAATCGTAGTTCTTGGCAAAAAGCAAGTCGTAATGATGGTAGATATGATATCACTTGTTTAGCAGATGCGAATGAGTTAGAACGTGGTAGTGCTAGGGTATTTACTACGTATACATCAGAGGATTTGAAAGCTAGAAAATCTGCACAAGTACAGATATTAAAAAATCGTGCTGGTCAAACAATGTATGACCCAGTAACTGTGTATGCAGATGGTGAGGCTTATGTGTTCATGTCAGAAGATGGTATGAATAGTAGTTTTGGTGGTGATGGTCTTGCTAGTGTTGAAAGTGCGTTCGCTAGTATGGATGATTCATTTGATTTCTTATAGAGGTATAATATGAGTTCTTTTACGTATAATGGTAAAACATATAATTTTGCACAAGATGTATATATTAATTCTAATGGTAAATGTGTAGCTACATTGACAGATGAGAATAATACAACTTGTGAATTAACATTTGTTGACGGTAAGTTAGTGTCTATCGTAGAAATTAATTAGTATGTCGTAATATAGTATAATATGTTATAATCTAGGTATATAGCGAATTATCTATATATAGTAGTAGTGTTATTAGATAAAGCTAGTAACACTACTATTTTTATAACATTAAAAAGGATATACATAGATGGGACAATTAGATAAATTAACTAAAAGCTACGAGCAACATATTATTAAATGTAGAGTAGAGGGTGATAGGGCAATTCTTGCCGTATTATCAGATGTACATCAAGGTTTAAATGATAGAAAGTATTTACAAGATACTGTAAAATTTCTATTATCGTTAGGTGATAGGTGTAAAGTGATTCTTGGTGGTGATTGTACCAATACAACAACTAAGAACTCAAAAGGTAATGTACTTGAAGAGTGGTGTAGTGGTAGTGAGCAGATTTATACTTTAGTAGAGGATATTAGACCTTTATATGAAAGCGGTCAGCTTATTGGTATCGTAGAGGGGAATCACCCTAAACGTGCTTATAACGATGCATATATCACTATTGAAGAGATGATTGCTAGTTTACTGGGTGATAAATCACTATATAAAGGTTGTATGGGTATTGTTTACTTTAACGTAAATGATAACTTATATGTACATCAAATTTTGCATAAACATAGGTCTACAGAGGGTGCGTATGATTTCTTTAATGCTGATGTAAATTGGTTTGAGCATAAGCATAAACCTATGACTAGAGCAAGGGTTAAGATTGAACACAATAAGTTTGTTAAAAAACCTGTAGCACGTCAAGTATGGGATATTTATCAATCTAGTTTTCAAGTATTCCCTGATTATGCTAAGAGTGCTGGATATAAGCCTAGTGTGAGTGGTTATTACTTGTGTGAGATGAGTGGTAATAAGCATAATCGAATTGCTACACCTTATTTTGATAGTGATTTTAGAAATTTAATTAAAAATGGATATGAATTCTAGGTGATGATGTATGGTAGATGAGTTCTTGAAGTGTTATCAGTCTAACACTTCATTGAGAGAGTACAATATAGTAGCTAAGCTTAGTATTGGTAGAGAGGGTGAATATGGTGAATATCCGTCTGAACCTTATTTAGATTATTTAGGGTTAGATTCAGTTGGGTTTGATAAACAGTTTGAGGATTCGTATATTTATAACAATATTTCTCTTAGAGACTTGGCATATATGGTTATGTATGCATGCTTAGATGATAATTATACGTATGTATTGCCTTGTAGTGGTTTTGATGTCAGGGTTAAGTCGTTAAGTTCATATGAGGGGTATGAGATTCATATCACAATACCTTTGAAGGCTTTTATGACAAAGTTTATGGCTAGTTTTGTTTATAGAGATGTGTCAGTTGTTATAGATTCTATTTTTAGTATGTATAGAGATGTAGATATAAAGGAGAAGATAAAGGGTGTTCAAAGAGAAGTCTAAGTTAGATGGTTGGGTGGATACGATTGATAGTTTTATTGAGTTAGAAGATGGACATGCAGTAGCATCTAATGTAATTACTAATGCTAAAGAGTTTATTAAATCTGTGTATGATTTAGATAAGACAAATCCGTGGTATCGTAGATGTGGTGTTAGGATTGTATCTTCAACTATTGGGAGTATTCTCATTTCTATTGAAGCTGTAAATGGTACACATCTTGATATTGAGTTTTTACCTACAGATATTATTAGTATGTATCATTATGATACATTGAGTGATGAGCATAACGTAGTAGATTTGATGTATCTAGATTCTATTACTGTAGAGGATGCTATCAAAGAGTTTACTATTGTGTTAGAGCATAGTGGAATTTAATTTTAAAGGGAGATTATATTATGGTAGTACATTCAGAAGAAGATATTATTGAGTTGGTTAAGTTCTTTAAGAAAGAATACAATACACTAGATTTAAATAATCAATGTAAAAATGTAGTAGATTTTGTCAAGGGTACTAAGTTAGAAAGACCTATGTCATGTACTGATGTTGATGTGTCTGTACATGAAGATAGCACAATTACAATTAGCTATATAGTTAAAGAGTGGGCAATTAATTTTATATTCTTCTCCGATAATCAAGTTCATGTTCAAGAGTGTACCAATCACGTAACTAAGTTTGAAAATGTAAAACGTGCGATTATGTATGCTAATCGTTTCTTATGTATATAGGTGGTATATGGAGTTAGTTTCTTTTGTATTGGTTTTAACATTGACTGTGTTAGTGTTAGCTGTTGTACAAGATTATTTTGCTGATAAAAATATATGGTATTATGCTCTTTCTGTAGCTACAATTCTATTATTTATGGTTTTATCTATGGTTGGTATACAGATATTATTTAGGGGTTAGATTATGATTTTTATCATTGTTTTTATGTTTCTTATAGTATCATTTTTGTATACATTTTTTACATTTTGTGATACTGAAAAGTTTAATAGTAATAGGGAATGTATAGTTTACATGCTAGTATCTTTTACTGTTATAACACTACTATCTTGTTTAGCTTGGTATGTAACAAAATAATAGTTGAGTGTATGATTAGTTCATACACTCTTTTTTGTTTACAAAACTTTACAATATGTGGTATTATTTAGGTAGATAGTTTATTTCATATAAGGAGATTATATTATGAGTAAGGTTCTTAATAAGATTAGAAGACGTGGTAATACACATTTAATTACTGATTTCATTCGTAGTCTACATGAGTATCAAATGCGAACAAAAGATGTATTATTTATCATGACTAGCTGTGGTTACATGACATGGGAAGATTTTTGTAAGGTAGCAAGACATGATTATTATAATAGAGGTTATGGTTCTCCTGAGGTAGCGATTGATTTAAAGATATTCACTACTAAGGGATATTTCTATCGTTATGAGATTTGTGACGGTATGGAAGAGTGGAGATTTCATTATACTGAGCATGAGATGTCTAATCATAAATTAGATACAAAAGATGTAAAGTCATTCGTAGGTGGTTGTTGGTCTACGTTATCAGATATTATTGAGAGAGGTAATAAAGATGAGTGATGGTTATAGAAAGATACGTGCTGATAGGTTTAACTATCTATCTAAAGAGAGTAATAAATTATTGTCTATTATAGCAACTTCTATTATGTTGCGTGAGATAAATCAGTGTGATGATATGTATAGTTGTATGTCAGATAGTGGTGATGGGTGTAATTTTCAGTATGGTATATCTAGGATTTACACAGGTGGTGGTTCTGTTAGCATAAAGATAGGTGCTAATATATTACCTATTCGTCAAAGTGATAGATTTGTATTTAGTAATGGTACTTTAGATATTTATATGAGTCATGATAAGACAGAATTTGTTAAGATTAAGGTTCATAAAGGTTTAACTAGTTGTAAGGTAACAACTTCTAAGGCTCGTAGTGTTTCTTTTGATAGAGAGAGATTGTTGATTAAAGATTTATTAGGTAAATATATGAGTTCTGCTAACATACCTATTGATTCTGATTTATATGGTGGATATGAGGATTATATTTCTATGATAGAAGAGATGAGTGTTATTTTAGGGTTTTAGTGTAAAGTGAATTATATATAAGACTTGTACATTCTTTCTAGAAGGTTGTATAATAAAAAGTAGTATTCTTATAAAGAAGTATGAGAATAACGACTGTACAAGTAGAAGTAGTGAAGCGTATGTTTATTATCTTAGTTATAGGGAGCAAGTTTTAGCCGATTATAATGATGATAGATAACAAAAGCATAACGAAACGAAAGGAGGCCGTTCTAATCTATGTCTAATAAGATTAAGGCTGTATTATCAATTCTAACATTTTGTGGTGTTCTTTTTGGGTTTGTAGGTAGTGCAGATGCACGTATGGTAATGACTACTGCATATACTCCTCATGAGCAAGCTGGCTATATGGCTAATGGTTTGTGGATTCAGGAGGGGTACGTTGCACTTGACTTTTTACCTTTGGGTACACAAGTGTGGTTGGATGGTGTTCCATACATCGTTGGTGATAGGATTGGTAGTGGTGACTATAATCATGTTGATATCGTAATGAATAGTTATGAAGATGCTATTCAACATGGTAGACGTTATATGGATTTACAATACTAGTATTTTAATTACAACTGAATAAGAGTAGGTACTTTAGATAGTTTAGAGGTATGGTGCGTTGACATCATACCTCTTATTTTTTGAAAAAAATAACTTAACAAAACTTTACAATTTAATATAGATATGGTATACTATGAGTGTGGTAAGGGTGATATTTAAAAGGAGAAATAAAAATGAAAAACTTTAAAATTTATGCCGTTAGTGGCGAAGATAATTCCAAATATGAAATTTCATTAAATGAGTTAGTTACTAAAGGTAGCTATAACGAAGAGGAAGTTTGTAAGTTGTTAGATTATATCGAAACAACTAAGTACAAAACTTTCCGATGGAAGTTAGTACATAAGAATTCCATTCATGCTATGGATGGTGATGGGATTCAACATTATCTAGTAGATTTAAAATAGTTTCAAAAGGAGAAAAATAAAATGAAAAAGAGTATGTATCAATACAATAATTTTGTTGGTTTAAATATGGCTGAAGTAGAAGACTTTATTCATATTTATGATTGTGGGTATTGGGATTGCGAAGCTATAAAGGTTGATGTAGATGTCTATGGCTTAATCAGTGGTAGACATGCAATGCCTGTTGATGAATACGTTTTCACTGAGATTGAAGATATGTTCAATTTTGGTGAGTTAGAGAGAGTGGCAATGGATAACATTGTTAAGACATCTGACACTTTTGTATTATATGTTACAGGTCTAACAGTGGCTACAGTTTCTGTGATTAATGTAGCTAAAAATTTAGGCTACAAACAAATTGCATTAAAACATTACAATAGAGACAATGGTCTTTATGGGTGTCAATGGGTATACTAATTGGGGGGGGATTAAATATGGAATCAGTTGAGACTGTGTATGGCATTTATCAGAATGGTCAATCAGTGGGTTTTCTTTCTCACGATAGTTTTTCTGAGTTCTTCAAGGATGTATGCATTGATTTAGTATGTGCTAAGGAAGAGAGGGAGTACATTACTGATAAAGTAAGTACAGATGTGTTATATTTTGAATTTGGGAAGTTCTTCTCAGATGAGGATGGGACTACATTATATAGAATTGTAGGGAAGTTTCCTAAAAAGGATATGGTAGCGTTGGGTAAAGAGTTTTATTTTAAAAAATAGAAAAGATATTTATATAAGAGATACTTTTGTTGGTATCTCTTTTTCTTATATCATAAAGAGTTATATATAATATATGATTTTGATAGACTATTTGTGCATTTATTGGTGGTAATATATGGTAATTTTAACAAAGAAAACGAAGTATGATTCAATCTTAGAGGGTGTTAAATCTACAATCAATGAAACAGTTATGGGTGATTTACGTAAGATTGGTAATAGCAAGACATTTACTTCTTTAAAGAGAGTATTAGGTGGTAAATTCTATAATGTAGAGACAGGATTTAGGGTTCATAAGATTAAAGACAGTACATATACTTTAGATGTTGAGTATTATGTTGAAAATCATGATTTAGATGCTAGGCTTAATCTTATTGTAAGGTGTGATGGTACTTATACATCTGAAGATAAGACAAATGGTACGACAACTGTTACTGCTAAACAGATTATAGTACAAGAACTAGACGCACCTGTAACTACACTAAATACATTTAAACCTTTTAAAGTTAAATGTAGTATAGATGTGGTAGAAGATTTACAATTCATTTCTACTGATTTTAAGTCTGTGGCAGAAAAAGTTATTACTACTTTATTTGATGAGTTATTAAAAAATAAAGAATTAGATAATAAAATTGCTAAGAGTACTGGTAATGCTAAGGGGTTTAGTTCTGTAAATGAATTTATGTTAGTATCATCTAGGTAGGGAATATATGGCTGATGAATATGGTAAAGATTGGCGATATCAGTTAGAGAGACAGCATAGTGTAAATAATCCTATTATTGTAAATGAAGATATTGAGTTACAGAGAAGAATGTTTTGGGAATCTGCGTTACATACAGGAATTACAGTAGATTTTTATAACTGTAGGTATGAAAAGCAAGATTTCAATCAAGACCTAAATCTGATGTGGGATGATGCTATACGATTGCCTGTTATCTTTGACGATGCACCTAAAGTTAAGGTTCTTAAAAATTTAGGTTGGTATACAGAAGATGATGAACGCCCAGAGTTGGTATATTTACCAATGTATAAAGATTGGATGACTAAAGAACTTTTAGATGTTAAAGAGAATTCTATTATACGACTGTATTATTTTGGTGGTATAACTACAGCTGACTTTAGGGTTACTGATAAAAAACTAGATAGTGTTTATGGTGTGTATTGGATTTGTAAATTAGCACCTGAGCGTATGAATGATTTCACTATGGTAGAATTAAATGGTGAACATTTCTTAAAACGTAGTGAGGTTAGACCTAGACATACTGAGTATATGAGTAAACAGTTAGAGGATGGTTATAGTTCTGATTATGAAAATACTTCAGATTATAGGACGTATGAGCATGATTCTTATGTTAATCAGATTGTAGATAATGATGACAATGATGGTTCTGCTGATAGTTTAAATTATTCAGATACAGAAAGTAATAATGTTGGCTATGAAGAGTCAGAGGATAATATGTCTACAACTTTTGAGTCTGTAGATGGTAAAAAGTATATAGATAATTTTGACGTTATTGACGATTATAAAATACCAAAGAGAGATAAAAAGGATAAAAATATTCGTGGTGGTAGATTTAATATAAATTGAGGTTAGTAAATTAGTATGAGATATAGTAGTGATTTAATCGTAGAGTCTTTACGAGGTCAGCTAAATGAGAGTGCTATCAATGAGGCTAAGGTAGTTACATTTGATGGTAAGGTAAATCCTAACTTTGGTCATGCAGTTATTATGGCTGGCGGAGCAGGTAGTGGCAAGGGAACAGCATTAAAGAGTGTTATTATGTTACAGGGTAAAATCTTTGATGTTGATGAGTTAAAGAAGTTATATGTTAAAGGTGCTAAGAGTGGTGTCTTTGACGATGAACGTAATGGTGATTATAACTTTAAAAACCCAGATGACGTTTCTTTGTTACATCAAAAAGTAAAAGACTTAAAACTTAAAGATAAACGTGAGGAAGCTTTCTTTAAATCTATTATGGCTGATAAGTTACCAAATATTATTTTTGATATTACTGGTGATGAAGAGTCTAAGATTACAAATATTGCTAAAATGTGTAAAACTATTGGCTATAAAGTGTCATTGGTGTGGGTAGTTGCTAATAGGGAAGAGGCATTTATTAGGAATATGAAACGTGATAGAACAGTTCCTGATGAAGTATTCCATTCAACGCATAATAATGTTAAGGCATCTGTATTTGGTTTCTTAGAAGGTCAAGGTGCTAAGTTCTGTGATTACGCTTGGATAGTGTTCTCTTCTGGCATTGATGCTAAGAAGTTATCACCAGAGGAAGAGAAAGCATTAGAGCAAAATAGGGTTATTGCCTTAGAGAAAAAAGGTTCTACATTTGTTGTACCTGATAAAGTATATCGTAAAGTTATGGTTGTTACTGGTAGGAATGAGATAGACCCTAAAGCACCTAAAAACTATTTAAGTCAAGGTGATTTCAGAAAAGACTTTGATAAGAAAGTAGACGCTGTTCGTGGTGGTTCTATGACAGTAAGGAAACAGCGTTTCTAATAGAGGTACGTATGAAGATACTACGTAGTGTTGTTGAAATGGAACATATAGATGGGATTTATATCACTGTTTCACAGCATATGTTTAAGTTGGGTTCTAAGCGTATACAAAAGGAGTTAGGAAGTCTTTATTACAAAGACTTCCTAATCTTTATGGCTGTAACACTAGCTAAAGAGTTTGAACGTGCTATTGATACACAGAGGTATAAAGGGACTAAGTGGGCGCCGTTATCTGTGTCTTATTTAACATATAAAAAGCGTATGGGTTTCTCTTTAAATACGTGGGAGGCAACTGGATATCTTAAAAATAATATTACAATATTTAAGAAGTTTAATAACTTTATAGCGGTTGGGTTTCAACAGAAACAAGTATATCCTAATAGTGGTGTACAAGTTAATATTATTGCTAGGTATGTTGAGTATGGTACAAATAGGAATACTATAAATGGTAAAAAGACAATGCCTCCTCGTCCTCTATTTAGACCTATAGCAAGTTACATTTCAAAACATATATCTAGGTATTATAAGATGTATTTAAAAGAGTTAGATAAGATTAAAAATAGTAGAGTTCCATATTTGTATCTTAGAAGTAAATCTGTTATTAAATCTTCTAAAGGTAGGAATAGAAGGTAGTAGGTGTAGTGTATGCATAGTCCTTTATATCAATATGATTTAGCTATGTACGATAGGGTACATAGTCTATATGATGAGGTATTTTTTGCTGATGTAGATGAGCAATTCATTACTAATGCAAGAGAGCATCAAGGTAAAGTAGTTATGCCATTTATTGGTATAAGTCGATTACCTGATTTCTCTATTAATTATGAATTCTATAATGATAGTCAAGTTAGAAGAGGTTGGACTAATCAGAAAGCTAGAAATGAAGATGGTGTAGAGTTTAGAGATAAACGTGTTATGGTACACTCATTACCAGTAATGTTGCAGTATCAAATAGATGTATATGCTACTAAACGAGATGTGTGTGATGGTATCATTTCTGAGTTATTAATGGAGTTTTCTGAAAGACCATATCTTAGGGTTCAGTTTATGGACATTGGTGACCATGTGCAAGAATTTCAATTAGCATTAGAAGATGGTGTTAGTGATAACACAGATGTGAGTGGCTTTGCCGAGACTAATAGATTTTATCGTAAATCTATAACAATAAATATTGACCATGCGTATATCTATCGTGTAGATAAAGCATTAGAGGTTGATAAAATTATTATAGATATTCATGATTTACCATTAGATGATAAAGACTTGAATAAAATTAAACCTAAGAATGGTAATAATTCCAATTCTAGTGGGTTTGATTTCAATACAGATGGTATTAGCCCTGGTGTAAGAACTAGGGATGAGTTAAATCTTGCTAATGAAGAGACATCAGATGGGTATCATAAAATTCAATAGATATAGTGAGAACGTATTCAAGTATTTGGATACGTTCTTTTATATATAGGTTTTGAAAACATTAAAAACAATAAATATCTGTGTATACTGAAGAGAAAATTATATGTACAAAAGATGGTAAAGTGAATAACTTATATTATAATATAAATTATCCGTTTTCGAGGGGGATATAATGGCTACACTAACAATGTTAAGCCCTGGCGTGTATATGAATGAGGTTGACAAAAGTCAATATACTACAGACTCCTCTACTTGTATTATCGGTATGGTAGGTGGTGCTAGGTTCGGCCCAGTGGGTGTTCCTACACTTATATCTTCACAACAAGAGTTGATTAAGACTTTTGGTGAGCCTGTTGAGGGTGAGTATGGTTTGTATAGTGCATTAATGGCACTAACACATGCCAGTCAAGTTATCTATACACGTGTAGTACGTGGTGGTACTAAAGCTACTTCAGGAAAAATTGGTACTGATAAGGTTCTTTATCGTTCTGCTGTAATTGGTGAGGCTAGTAATGGTCTTAAAATTAGTCAATCTGCGTTGACTGGTGGTAAATTTACAGTAATTGTTAAAGATGCACAGGATGTAGAGAAAGAAAAGTTTGAAGATTTAACTTTGACTTCCTCTGAAGAAAACTTTGTAGAAGCTGTAATTAATGCTAAGTCAAAATTGATTCGTGTTGAATTACAATCTACAGGTGATGTTACTGCAAAAGAGTTTGTGTTGGGAGATGCTGTAAAAGGCGGAAACACTGGTTCTAATGCACATGCAGGTAAAAAGGGTACAAATAAAGTACTCTTAGAATCAAAATACTTTGATTCTAAATTAAATGGGTGTTCCGCTATTTTCAGTGCTATTGATGAGTTTACTCAAACATTCAATGTTAGCATTGTTGATGAGAATGGTAATGTTGTTGAGCAATTCAGTACATTATCTTTAGACCCTAAATCTCCACGTTTTGTTGAGACTATTATTAATAATGGTTCTATTCGTGTAAATGCTAAAGTAGATACTGATACGTCTGTTAACTATGCTGAGGATACTTTAATCTTTAGTGGTGGTGATGATGGTATCTTGGGAATTACTGCTAGTGACATTATTGGTGATGTGTCTGGTGGTGGTTTACAAAGCTTCTCTAATCCAGAAACAGTTACTATTGACGTATTAACTGCTAGTGGTTGGAGTGATGCTAGTGTTATTAAGGCTGGCTTGAGTATTGTTGAGAATCGTGCTGATTCCATTTTCTTGGTAGACCCACCATTTGGTATGAGTGTACAAGAGATGGTTAACTGGTCTAATGGTAAGGGTTCTTATACTAATCAAAATGGTCTTGACACATCTTATGGTGCATTATATTGGCCGTGGTTACAGATTAGTGATAATTTCACTAATAAAAATATTTGGCTACCACCTAGTGGTTTCGTAGCTGGTCAGTATGCGTATAATGATAAGGTAGGTTTCCCATGGTTAGCGCCTGCTGGTTTGAATAGGGGTAGGATTACTAAAGCTATTAATACAGAGTACTCACCTACACAAGGTGAGCGTGATGCTTTGTATGGTCATAGGAACGTAGTAAACTGTATCACAAACTTTATCGGTCAAGGTATTGTTATCTGGGGTAATAAGACGTTGCAACGTCAACCAACTGCATTAGATAGGGTTAATGTTCGTAGGTTAATGAGTTTCTTAGAACGTAGTATTGCATCTAAGTCTAGGTACTTTGTATTCGAGCAAAACTATGATGCTACTTGGGAGCGTTGGAAAACACTTGTAGAACCTGTGTTGATTAATGCTAAAAATAATGGTGGTCTATATGATTATAAAATTGTGTTAGAAGCTACTGCACAAGATTATGAAAACAATCGTATGCCTATCAGTATTTACGTTAAACCAATTAAAGCCGCTGAGTTCATTAGTTTGACTTTCAACATAATGAATTATAGTGCTAGTTTCAACTAATAAGGGGGATATGATATGAGTCAGTTAAATGCCGCCTTTATGTCTATGGACTCAACGTATGAGGTTCAACGTACCAATAACTTTAGGTTTATTGTAGATTTAAGTGAGTTCTCTAATAATACATCATCTTCAAGTGGTGATATTATTGAGTTGGCTTGTGATAGCACAGGTCTACCTACTGTATCTAATGACCCTATTGAGTTGGATTATGGCAACTCACAAATCAAGGTAGCTGGTAAAGCAACTACTGATGATATTACAGTTGCTGTAAAAGACTTTATCGAACCTGACGTAGAGAATATTCTATGGCAATGGAGGATGAAAGTTTATAATCCTAAGACTGGTAAAGTTGGTTGGGCGAATAACTATAAACGTACATGCATGATTGTTCAATATGGTCCGAATGGTGAAGTATTGAGGAAATGGCAGTGTGATGGTTGTTGGCCGACTAGCTTAGACTTAGGTGAATTGGACTACTCTAGTGGTGATAAAAAACAAATTAGTATGAACTTATCCGTAGATACTGCGTATCTTGTACGTGATGGTCAAAATACTCATATTTATGGTACTGACTAATTTAGTTAGTTTTATAGGACATAACTTTGTTATGTCCTATTTTTTATGCTATAATATAGATGTGTGGTAATAATCTTTTCTCTGTGTTATTTATTGGGGGTTTATAAGTTGGAAAATAAATTAGAGGACTATCAATTAAGGTTTATTGATGAGTATCGTCAGTTAAAGGAGAGATGTGTTAAATTACGTAAGCTTTTAACTAAGTATGACGCAGGTGTGTTAGATTTCACACCTAAGTGTAATGCGGATATTCTAGGGCAACAATTAGAATATATGGATGGTTATCTATATATTCTAGAAGTTCGAGCAGAGATAGAAGGTGTTGACTTATCTAAGTATCTGTAGTAAGATATATGTGTTAGATGATTACTCAGTCATGGTTTTTAGTAGAGCGACATTTTATAAGAGTGTCGCTCTATTATTTTATATACAAAATTGGGGTAGGTTTTCTGTTTATGGGGTTTACTTATTGTCTTTCATGTGGTATATTGTATGTAGTAGGTGAGAGTGGTTACTCATCTACTACATGTGAATGATTGCGTTACATTCACATGTACCTCCCTGTACTAGTACGTTTGTTTCTTTTCCTTTCGTAGCGTACTAGTTATATATTTACATATTGTCTTTCTTATTGGAAAAATTCATGGTAGTTTTTCATGGTAAGTATGCAATTTCATTGTGTTGCATATATTTTTCTCCGCTAGAGTGTTATACTGATTACTTCGGCTCTTATCAGTATAACACTCTTTTTCTTTTATATGTCAGTTTAATAAAAATTTAATTGTTTATGTTAAGTTGTAGTGTTTTTGGTGATAGAGTTTTATATATAAAACTCATGGTGTTCATGTGTTGGGTTTGTTGTTTATATTTAAATTTCATCTTATATACATTTTTGTGAGGGGTTCATAGTAGATACATTGACATCATATTCTACTTTTACATTAGATGGTTATGTGTATATTTCACGGTACTTTTGATAGAAATACTAAAGCTAGTTGCAGATAATCATATTTTCAAATAGTAGAGGTGGTGTTTTATGAATTTAATTGAGATATTATCTGTGTTAGGTATGAACATAAGTTTAGGTGATGTTTCAATAGCAACATTACTTTTACTAACAATCATACAAATTTCTCCTATTGAGTTTAATCCTTTATCTGTTATATTGTCTATTATAGGTAGGGAATTGAATAAAGAAGTAATTGATAGGGTTGAGAAATTAGAAAAGGTAGGGGAGTCTAATAGTAGGGGTTTAGATAAACTATCTTATGAGATTTCTGAGACTAGGGCAATTAACGCAAGGTCTAGATTATTGGAATTTAATGATGACTTGTTACATAATGTAGCTAAGTCTAAGGAAAGTTTTGACCATATAATGGCAGACATTACGTATTATGAGCATTTCTGTAGAAGGCATGCTGATTTTCATAATCATGTTTCTGATATGGCTATTAAAAATATAGAGGACGTATATCGTAAGCGATTGTCAAGGAATGATTTCTTAAAATAGATTAATGGTTATATTGAATATAGTAGAGATAGTAATACTTTTTACTATCTCTATTTTTATGTTAAAAGAGTATCATTCACTACCTAATAATTATAATTGTTGTTTACATAATTTTTTGTTATAATTAAAGATAGTTTAATTATATTAGTACAGAAAAGAGGTGAGATGTCTTGAATAAAAGTTTTAAAGTTAGGATTTATCCAACAGAAGAGCAACAAATATTGTTAGAAAAGACATTTGGTGCATCAAGGTTTGTGTATAATCACTTTTTGAAGTTAAAGGGTTATTTATATCAAGAGTTTAAGATACAAATTACTTATAATCATACTTCAAAGATGTTAACTGAGTTGAAAAGACAAAAATCTTGGCTTAAAGTTACTGATAGTTGTGCATTGCAAAACGCTTTAAAAGATTTAGATAATGCTTATAAAAGGTTCTATGGTGGTTCAGGATATCCTAAATTTAAATCTAATAAATGGGGTAAAAACTCATATCGTACTAATAGTAGTGTAGTTAGCCTAGATACTGAGAGTCATACAATCAAGATTCCTAAAGTTGGTTTACTTAGATATAGAGATAATTATAAGTTAGATGTTAAACATATTCTCAAAATTTATAATATCACGATTTCTAAGACATCTAGTGGAAAATATTTTGCTAGTATAACAGCTGAAGTCTATATTCCATATCTTGAGAGAACCAATCAAGATATTGGTATTGACTTGGGATTAAAAGATTTT